TATATTGAAAGATTAAAAAGAAAAATATTGATAGATACTAAAAAACATAATGGTAAATTGAATAAAACTAAATTTAATTTAACTAATAAACAAATTGAAATATTATTTATTAATATTTAATTGAATATTTTATTTAAAGAAATTAATAAATTTATTTTATTAATTTCTTTTTTTTTTATTTATATATTTTTTGTTATTTATAAATTTTTTATTAAATTAATTTTTGAAAATTTTTACAATTTTTATTTATTTCATTTTCGTTTTATTTATTATATATTTTTTTATATTTTATTTAAAAAAATATATATAAAAATATATATTTAAATAACTACAAACTTATTTCCCTCTATATTAGTTAGTTACCAACGAAATTTAAAAATAAATTCCAAATTCACTTATACCAGAAGATCATGAAATTGATGCTCGAAAATAAATATATATTATTTATATGAATAAGTGTTAATAATGTTATTCTTTTTTACCTGCCGATAATATTTATTAATGATTTATTCAATATGTATTAAACCTTTAAACAAAATTCATTAAAAACGAGGTACAAGGATTATGAAAACATTTTGTGCATTAACTGTAGAAACAATACAGAACGGTATATCTACTACAGAGAAATTCCGTGGTAAAGATTTACCTTTATTTCGTCTTAATGGCGATTGGTACTGTTTCCACAGGTATAACAAGGTATTCAACTCTGTAATCATTACAGACGGCCTTACAATTGAGCCAGAGAAAATGTATTATGTTATTCTGGAAAATTACAAAGGTACTCTGCATGAAGTAGCAATGTCGGATATACTTGTTAAAAGTCTTTCTTCAAATAGTGTATCGATTGAAGGAAGTAAGGCTGAAACAACTGAAGTAACAGTTCCAGAGTCGGTTATTGATGTTGACTATAAGCCTACACTTGCCGAAGTAGCGGTTACTAAAAACTACAACGGTAAAAAACCTTTAACAACTCCGTTTACTGCTATTAAAAATACCATTGGTGCCGGTATTAAAAACTTAAAAGGAAAAGTTAGAGGTAGAGGGGACTCTTCATGCCATATCAAAAGCGAGATTACTGATCCAGGTTCAATCAATAGTATCGTTTGGAATGATAGATATAATAGAAATGGCTATTATGTTGGCATTGAGAGAACCTTAACTTTTGGTGTTAACCATTATACTATTGTATTAAAGGTTGACAACGGATTAAGCAAGAGAGTTTATAGAACGAATATGACGTTCCGTTCTCTTGAAGAACTTCATAAGAAGTTTCCTTATACATTTAAGGAATACAACTCTTATGATGGCGGTAAGATACTTAATGTGATTATATCAAATGAGTATAAGAACAATAAGTGTCTTGAAGATACAATTGGTAACAGAACGACCGTTACCGAAAACACATTAGCCAAACTTATCGATAAGTTTGACTAATAATTTCAGAAAGATACATTTATATGACCCCAAAGATGCTTTGCAAGTTGACATCTTTGGGGTCAAAATTTTTTTATGAAGGAGTTTTTATTTATGTATTTTCCAGAAATCGATAATTTTGATAGAACTAATTTATCATTTCCACTATCTATAACACCATTCCATTATGATTATGAAAATATACTTAAATTATATTGCCTTAAAAACAAGGAAGAGTTTTTTAAGAAAAATGCTGAATACTATTCAGAAGAAGAAAAATTAATCACTCTTGAAAGTATTAAAAAAAGTTCTATGCCGATTGATATAACAAATTTTAATAATTATTTATATAGAACTTTAAATAAAATGGATCAACTTCATTTTAGAGATGGAGATATATTTGTTGGTGTAAATAAATATATTATTTATAAATTTTATAATATGTTTGGAAAATTAGCACCTAAAGAATTTCAAAATGTAAATAAAAAAACAGTTATAAAAAAACCAGATGATTATCTTGAATATTTTGAATTTATGTTTAAACTTTTAAAAGATATGCATAAAAAATTCAATAAAGTTAAAAAAAGTAATAGCTATTTAGAATTATTATCATTTGTAAAATATCCAGATACAAACTTTAAGGAGTTTTCAAATGATCTTTATATTAAAAGTTATAATACGTTTATAGAATTTGTAAGAGATGGATGTTATAAATATGAATATGAATATAAATTATGTAGACTCAATTATATAACTCCAGAGTACAATGAAACTATTAAACAAGATATAATTAAATATGAACCTGAAAAAGCTGTTGAAAGATTTGTAATATATAATCTTATGAAACCTTATATCATGGCATTAGGAGACTATGAATTTGATAAAGAATTATTAAAATTATATAATTCCTCAAATATTATTGAAAATTGTCAATCAGCCACATCTTCTATAATAAAAGTTAATGATGATGGAACAGTAGATATTGGAAAATACAATGAGAAATTTTATCTTGAAAAGATGTTTCATATTTTAATGCATTTACATTTTGATACAAATTCTAAATACTATAAGAGTAAGAAAACAGAAAAGTATATTAATGAATATTTAGAATTTATAAAAGTTAATGCAGTAGATGTATATTGCTGTTTAAAAACTTATATGACAAAAACATCAAATAATGCTACAGGAACATTTTCTAATCCTGTATTTTTATATCCATTATGGGATATGATAAATAATATTTGTAAAGAAGTATTATTAAATAATAAAGATATTGATGAAACTTTAGAGCTTTATGGCTTAAAAGCTACAAAGTTTAAAAGTATGATAAAAAATGACAAAGATAATAAATATTTAACAAAAATGCTTATAGAAAATAATTTGGATATTAAAGAATCTGCTTTAAAATTAGGTTTTAAAGAAAAAGATCTTCCTAATATCCTTTTATCAATATAAAGAATAAAAATCTCTTAAGGCTAATAACCTTAAGAGATTTTTTTTTATTATTTCTTAGAAATCTTTCCACCTAAAAGATATACATAATCAGTACCACCCATATAACCAATACCAAGTGCATATCTCTTCTGGAATTCATTAATAGCTGCCATAGTCTTCTGACCACATATACCGTCTGCTATGCCACAGTTAAAGCCTAAGTCGTTAAGACGTTCTTGTACCCATCTTACTAATGGTCCACGATCATTACGTTCTATAGTAAAGTCAGCTAAAGCTGTATAAGTCTTTGGACCTGCGATCCCATCTACTGTTAACTTATAACCTTTATTATTTAAAATCTTCTGAAGCTCTGCAATCTTATCTTCTTTAGCAAAAGTCCAGATAAAGTCATCCATGTTCTTAGTTGCATTATTAGCAGCTGATATTACTGTAGTACCTGAAGGCTGCTTGCCATTCGTAAGCTCTAACACTTCTGACTTCTTAATTCCATAATAAGAATAGAAATCAGCTGTTACTGTATTATAATTAATAATTTCATTACCCTTATAAATTCTATTCTTTAAATCAAGATGAATCCAAGCATAATTACTTGTAATATTAGCAATACCTTTAAATCCCATATCTTGAGCTAAACAGCTTAAGAGCTTAGTACTAATAGGCTTACCATTCTTAACAAAGCTACAGTCTGCTGCCTGACCTTCTACGTGAGGTCCTGAACCATAACCTCCGACATTTCTATCATGAGTTGAGCATCTATATCCAGAAGAAATTTCACAATAATCAGCTCCAGTTAAATCAACAATTTCTTGAAGCTTTTTAACAAGATCTGTGTTAATAAGTGTCTGATGACTTCTACCGCATTTACACTTAAACTCACTTACATTAAAATTCTTAGTTAACTGTACATTAGCATTATAAGCAAAACCCTGTACTGGCATAATAATTCCTCCTTAAAAATTAAAATATATTATAATGTTGACAATACTAAAATATATTATTAAATAAAAATATATCCCTTAACACTATATAGTGTTAAGGGATATTATTAACTTTATTTATTCTTCTTGTAATATTTTTTTACTACTTCTTCTGCTTTTTTAAGATGAATACCAAATCCATTATCATTTTTAGCTTCTTCTTTAGTGTCATAAATATATGTAGACCAATCCCACCATAACATTCCACCAAAGCGTTCTTCAGGTAAAAATACTTCTAAACAAGATTCATAGAAATCAGCCTGTTCTTGTTCATTAACAGCTAAATCTGTTTTATCAAATGCCCAAGGTTCTTTACTTGCTCCTTCAGCACTACGACAGCCTATTTCCATAAAGAGGTATTGCTTTCCGAGCTTATCAGAAAGTTTATTCATACGTTCTTTAACTTTTTCCCATTCTTTTTTCATATCTTCTTTAGTATTACCATTTTCACCAACTGGATAGTAAGCAGATGTTCCTATATAATCTAAAGCACTAATCCATTCAGCATCTTCTTCATGATCATGATTAGAATTATATATTAATTTTCCTGAATATATCTTACGGATCTCATCTATAAGATATAACCATTCGTACTTTCTATGTTCCGTACCCATTAATTCACAACCGATACAGAGCATTTCTACACCTAATTCTTCAGCTAATTCTGCATATTTGAGCATAAAATGCTTATAATTATCAAACCATTCTTTCCAATATGAAGTATCATATTCATTTAATACCTTATCAGGGAATTTAATATATGCTCTCCATATTTCATCTTCGGAATTAAGCATAGGCTTTAAACATACTTTAACATTTTTAGCATGAGCTCTACGAACAAATTTCTCTATATCTCTGTCTGAAATTGTTCGTACATAATCACTGTAAATATGTGTCGAATAATAAGTCTTCTGATAATTCGTAACAGCTAAACATACCCAGTTGTTACCTAATTCATATAATATCTCTTGAGAATGTATACCTTTAGGACTAGATATCTCACCAGCATTAGCCATATAGCCATACGTATATCCTAAAATTTTTTTCGACTGAATTTCTTTATTTGGTGTATTAAAAGAATAGCCATCTGAATAACCTATCTCTGGATAGTAATTATTATTAACAAAATAACCACCATCACTACCAAATAAATAATCATTTACATTAACAGCCATATTTAGTTCCTCCTTTTTTTTATAAATATATATTATATTGTTGACATTTAAATAATTAAGGAGGTAAAAACGATGTCAGACAATATAGTTAAAATAGAAGGAAAGGCTGATATTAAAAACTATTGTAGAGAACATGAAATCTCTATAATAGATTTTAATGAACCTGTAGAATTGCAGGAATATTGTTGGTGCAATGGACTATTTGATGGTTGTTATAGTTTTAATCAACCGGTAAAACTCCCTGAAAATGCATCATGTGGTGATTTGAGGTATATGTTCAGAGATTGTTACTCATTTAATAATGATGTAATTTTCCCGGATAGATACAATGGTAATAATACATTATTCTCGCATATGTTTGATAATTGTATTTCTCTGAAAAGAATGATAATTCCTTCATTCTTTAATAAAGAAAAGGTTTTTAACAATTGTTATAGCCTAGAAGAAGTAATTATTAAAGATATAGATATTTTTAATAATTGCAGTCATGAATCATATACAGGAAATAATTTTCTACATGAAAATTTCTATAATTGCATTAACTTAAAAAGAGTCAATGAATTGACTTATGAATCAATGATGGAAAAAGACATTGATCTCTTAAGTACAGGAAGTGCTCATTTATTTAAGTTAGCATTCCCAGAAGATCAATTCATCTTTAAGAATTACTACGGAATTAAAAACACAATTATACCAGCAAGTTCAATGTTACTGGAAATTAAAAATAAAAATACAGGGGAACACTATGATTATGATTATAAAATAAACAGCAGAAATAATCTAGTCGAATATAATCGTATGATTGGACACATGGCCAAATACGGTAAAAATAAAATAGAGTTTAGTCCTGTTATATTTCTTGCATATGGTGAAACAGCTGGATATAAAACTATGCGAAAGTTTGCGTCATTAGGAAGACCTGATGATATGTTCAAAATAACTATATTTCTTGAAAATGATGACTTCATTCTTGAGAAAGCATATGGGCAGACAATAATCGAATTATAAAGGAGAATTTTATGTTAAAGATAAGAAACAGATTCGATTTATATGAATATTGTAATGAAAAGGGTACGCCACTTTCAGGATTCAATGAACCAGTTAAAATTGAACTCGAAAAAGGTGATAGATCTTTAAGTGGTCTATTCGCAGATTGTAATAGTTTTAATCAAGATATTATAATTCCATCTGGAGTTACCAATATATCTGCAATACTTAAAAACTGCTATAGTTTTAATTCTAAAATTATATTCGAAGATGGAGATAATAATGTAATATATAATGCAGCGAATGCTTTTAAAAACTGCTTATCATTAGAGCATATAGATCTAAATCTTCCGTATCTAAAAGAATCTATGGTTGAAGACATGTTTTTAAATTGTTCTTCATTAAAAACATGTAAATTGAAATTAAGATTTAATCCACTGACTAATCTTGGTGGAATATTCTATAATTGCTATAACTTAGAAGAGCTTATTATAAATGATGATAATAAGGGTATTTCATATCCTAATCCACGAGAAGATCATCTGTTTAAGCTTGATAAGAAAACAAAGAATATTTTCAATAAGTTTAATAAATGGAATTTCTTACATCTCAAACTATGTTCAGCCAATGAATATATACATAGGGCCGTGAGTTCAATTATACCACCAACACAATTAGCAAAATCCAAAACTTATGTATATACAGATGATGGCACAAAATATTTATTAAATTTTAATCAAAATAATCTGTATATATTACCAATAGTTATAATTAATGAAAGCACCAAAGAAAGATTATATCCTTCACCGGGTTCAGATATCTTTGGTAAAGTAAATGTAATGATGCTTACAACTAATGATGAAATAGGTAAGACACATAAAGTAAAATTCCTTTATACAGATACTTTGTTGGATCATAAAATAGTTCATGAAATAAATGAACTAATTGTAAATAAACCTTTTGAGTTAAAGATTTGTAGAAGAATAGGTTATAAAGATGATCCAACCTATCTAACAAGTACTTTTGTAAATGTGTATGTTGATAATGATACGTATACTACAATAAAAGCTAATTGTGAGATATTAAAAAATTTATAAAAGACAATAACAATTAATAAAAAAGGAGATGTTCTCAATGTTAGAAATAGAAAAGCATGATGACATTTTAAAGTACTGTTACAAAAACAATATACGTACTAAAGATTTTAACGAGCCGGTTAAAATATTAGATGGAGCAAATTGTAATGGTCTTTTTAGTCGTTTAGACTCATTTAATCAGGATGTAATAATTCCTGAAAATGTTCACATGTGTGATTTGAATAAGATGTTCTTTAACTGTCATTCATTTAATAGTAAAGTGATATTTAAAAGCGATAAAGATATTAAATATTACAATATGAATAAAATGTTTGACAATTGCTGTAGTTTAGAAAAAATAGATTTAGATGTTTCAATGCAAAAAAAGTCTATTTTTAAAGACTGTTACAATTTAAAAGAGGTCACGCTAAGGATACATAATACATCAAAACATCTTAATCTTACGTTTCCTTCAGATTTTACAAATTGTATTAATCTTAAAAAAATCAATTGTGAGTCTAAAATGAATATACTCAGTAAAAGTGAACTTTTCGATAATATGTTATACGGACTACTAAATAAAGAAATAATCTGTAGTTTAAGTTTCTTAAGGACATTCAGCGATTCAGTTGATGAAGATATAGCTATGGGATTTTATAATGAAAAAGATCATTCTTTATTTAGTCCAGACATGGTCTATTCAGATGTTTATGGTATGTCTGATTTCAGATGGTCCAGATTGTATAAATATATAGATAGACCAGCAATTATCAAAACTATTAAAATAACCGAAAAGCAAACAAGATGGGAAAATGAGTATATTCCATGTTTATATATCAAAGTTACCCCCGAAGAGTATGCAGAAGAATTATTAACTTATAATTTAGGAGGAAATTAATATGAAAAAAGTTATTAGTATTTTAATGATAATGATGTTTGCTGTTATGGTAAGTATTTCTTTTACATCTTGTGAAGATGAGGCCTCTACAGTAAGGTACAATCTTGCAAGAGAAGCTGATAATTTTAATTGTCAGCGAAGAATTACAGTAATTAATTGCATTACTGGAGACACTTTACTCACAGTAGAAGGTAGATGTAGTATTACTGCTGATCGTGACGATAATCAGCTGGAAATCCTTGTTGAATACGAACAGGACCAGTACAAGAAGAATATTATCGGATTATCTGATAATGTAGCATATCTTGTAGAAGACTTAGATATCTCAGACACAGATCCATATAACTATAAGGTAAATGTTAACCCTAAGATGTGGTGGCCTTATAAATTAGACGTTATTGATTAAAAATAAATTTATCCCTAAGACTAAAGAAGTCTTAGGGATTTTAATTAAAGGAGGAAATTATATGAAAAAGATGACTTTAGACGTTAAGATAACTCTAGTAGGTTTATTAGTATTAGCTTTTGTCTCAGGTTTATGTTTTAGTATGCTTTTTAATAATACAACTACTGTTAAAGCAATAACAAGAATGAAAGACTTACATTTAGAAGGCAAAACAGTTGCTAAAAATTTACATTATGACTTTCCAGATTTGACAGGTACACCATATATAGACATGACCATTCATACAGATGGTTATATTGCTGTAACATATGGTTTTAATAAAGTAAAATATGATCCAAATGATATGGTTAAAATGCCGAAATTAATTTATGATAATAATTTTTATTACTTAAAAGAAACTTATGACTCTTATTTTAGAGGTAATAATACAAAATTCGTAAAATCTAATACAGAAGATGGTTTATCTAGTTATGGATTTGAATGTAATGAAGTAATGGATAATGTATCTTATGATCATTTTACGTTTATTCCTCTTCAAATAGAAAAAGAAAATATAAGTACTATAATTGAAATTAGACATCCTGATATAGAAACTATAAAGATTGATGTTTCTGAATATTTAGAACCAAGTTCAAGGGATGCTTATCATTATGATGTTAATCATGATTTTAAGGTTGATATCATGGATTTAATAGATTTAAAGCGTTTCTTGCTAGGAGATCCAGAATATAGTAATAATGCAAACAAGTTTCAGTTTGGAGGTCAATAATGTTTAAAGTTTTAGCATTTATAGTAGTTATATGGTTATTAGTATTAATAACTGTAGGCACTATGCTTATCCTTACAGAAGTTATTGGAAAGGATGATAAGGATGACAATGGATCTAAACACGATAGTTAAACTAATTTGTTTAGCTATAAATATCACTTGTGCTATATGTAGCACATACTGGCTTGTGAAAACCAGTAAAGAATTCAAAGAAGTATTCAAAGAAATTACAAGAGTTTATGAAAATGAGGAAACTATTAATAATTTCATAGACTCAGAAGGAAAGTGGACTAAAAATGAAAATGAGTAGCGATATTTTAATATTTATTACGGAATTGTTTATCTGTATAATGCTTGGATTAGCCGTTATACTAACTACCTATTTGATATTTAAGTATATATGGACAGATATTAAAGAAATTAAAGAAAGTAAGGAGAATAAGGAATGAATCTTTTACACATATTTGGCATTATACTAGTTGTTACATTTGGATTACTAATGCTTGCATTAGTGATTTGGGTGTTTCATGCTGTAATAAATGGTATAAAAGATGATAATATTTTTATAGAATGGAAAAAGAAGAATAATAAGAAATAAAATTATATCCCTAAAGGTTAATAACCTTTAGGGATATTTTTTTTTTTAGATTATAAATTAGTTAAGTAATGCTTTAAGTCTAATAAGTTCATCTACTGTAAAATGAACAGATTTAAAGTCAGCACCAGCACCGGAAGAGAATTCAATACCTTCATTATCTGCTTTAATTGAGAAATTCTGATAAATTCTCACTTCAGCGTTTTCAGAAAGTTCAAGAATAGGTGAACCATTATCTTTTACAAGATGTCTGTTCCATCCTTCTGGACCCATATAATAACATTTATCAGCTTGTACTGTAATAGTATAATTACCAGACTCTCCAGTATGACTCATATAAGTAATACCTTCAAGTTTCTGATATCTTGTACTTAATGCATAAGCTTCTAAATCATCTAAAGCTTGTTGATCAAGACTAACTGAAGGATCTGTTGTTGTAGTTGATGTAAATGTAAAGTTTTTATTTGCTATAGGAGCATCTGTGTCTGTAATAACACCAGTCATTTGGAAACCAGATCCATCATATACACCAATATATGGATTATCAGCAACTTTGGCAACTGGAGATGCCCATGTATAATCATCACTATCAAAGATTCGATTACTAAGGCCCGGAACATTTCTATAGCCTCTATTACCAGATCTCATAATAAATCTAGAAGCATTCCACATTTCACTATGTGAATTTTCAGCATATTGTACAAAAGCATTATTATTAAAATGTAATTCAACTTTTTCGCCATCTCTATTTGCTATATCTAAGATTTGAATACTTTCATTACTACTACCACACATCTTAATTCTAGCTGATTGTTTAATTTCAATAACTGGAGTTGTAGTTGCTGGTTTCGGATTATCTTCAAGATATTTAGTAACACCATAACCCTTAGTATAACCAAGATTTTCATCATAATTATAGAAATATATAAGAGGATTATTGATACTATAACTTCTTTGTGTAGTACCATCATTAACTAAATAATAATACCATTGATAACTACCATTATAATGAATTGATGATATCATCTGTGTAGTACCATCTATACTTAATTCATGAAGTTGTCTTGAAACATTTGATTCATGAGCATTTACATAATTATACATAGACATCATTGTTGAATCAAAATGAAGTGATGGTTGATAAGCTGTAAATAAGAATTTTTCTTTAATCCATGTTTGGAATGTAGAATTAGTAAGTATAGATTTTAATTTATCACCAACAGGTGTGGTTGTGTAATATCTAGAATCTGTACTTGGTTGATAATAACTATAACAATACTGTACAAATACCATATAAGTTTCAAAGAAATAATTAGACCAATTAGATAAAGTATCTTTTACATCTTGAATATGATCATGTGTAATATAAGTTATATCAGTATCATACCAACTTTCATGTCCGACTAAAGCTGTATAAGCATTATAAATTTGTCCTTGTTTTGGTAATAATACTTTGTATTCTTCATATTCTGTTTTACCTACAATATTTGTTGTAACATATGTATTACTCATAGTACTTTCATCAATAAATGAATTACCAGTCATAATATCTAATGTAACACTATAATAATTATCTCTAATACCATAATCATATAAATAATGAACTGCATCTTTTTTACTGAAATATCCACTTGGCATATGTCTAAGACCATATGTTAAATAACCAGTTTTTGCATATACATTGGATAAAACTCTATCATCTAGTTTTCTATCATAGCCTGCACCTTGAGTAGAATTACTAATATAGTTTTTATCTTGAGGTCCGAAATGGAAGTATTCACCAGTCATATCAAGTATTGGATATTCGTAATCCATAAATCCACGATGATTATAATCTGAATAACCATTGTTTTTAGTTCTCATATAAATAGTACCAGCACCCTCTAATGAGAGATTCGATACGTCACCAAAACGAACAAGTGGTGCATCTTCCATTAATAATGTAGATCTATTAGTTACTTTAACATTACTGTTACCTTGAATTACAAGTGATGATGGACCTTCCATTTTAAGCCATGCTGCATTGGTTAAAGTTGCAACAGATCTACCAGTCATTTCTAAATAGCTATTATGATGTGAATCTAATGATGGTGCATAACTACCTGGTTCATATCCACTCCATCGTGGTGGATCAAATAAGAAATCATTTGTACCTTTTATACTAACTAATAAACAATATGTATCAGCAATATTAAATACACATTCAGGTGCTGTATCACCGCTTATTATATAATAAGGTTCGGAATTATTTGTTAAATATGATTTTATTCCAATTGTAAGAGTCTTACTTTGAACGTTAGATGAACCCGGATATGAAGTTTCTATTGTAAATGTTGGATCATTTAAGAAACTTGATGTTGGATGTCCTTCATTCTTTTGATAACTTGAACCTTCAAGGCCTTTTGGATTTTCGCTATATACTCTTATAAGTTGTGATTTTTCATGAGCTTTTAATTCTTCAATTGTAGGCATATGGTCAATATCACTCTTTAATATATACAGCCAATAAAATTTCTTAAATTCATCAAAGAATCTGTCATCCATATTAAATCTAGTTTTACCATGCATACGGAAAATAGTCTGCTGAATACCTTCTGACATATCATTACCCGGATATTTAGCTGTTGGATTATGACCACAATCCATTTCAATTGTTGCATAATCATGTAATCTTACACGAGCTTTACCATCAATATTGACTTCAGGTTCATCATGCATAAATACTTTAGCTTTTTCACGTACTCTTACATCAGCATCTTGAGTTAATTCTAATACAGGATTTCCAGCAATCTTTGTTGCATATCTAGACCACCATTCTGGTCCTACATATTTAAATTTAAAATTATTAATTGTAATAGTATAATTACCAGATTCACCAGAAGCTGTAACTGTACCACCTGATACATAATTAGCATAATTCTTTGCTTCAGTATAAAGAACAGCATTAAGATCACTAATAGCTTGAGCATCTAATCCAGTTGTAGGATCTTGAGTAGTAGTTGATGTAAATGTTATTGCAGTAGTCTGTGTCTGTTCAGTATCAGTAATCCATGTACCTGACATATGGATGAATGAAGCATCATACATACCAAAATTAGGTGAATCTTCTGTAACCTGAACAGGTCTTGTCCATTTATGCCAGTAAGTTGTAGTATTTTTACCAGTTGTATACTCATATATATCATTCCAAGGATATTTATTATCAGCTAACGCACCTCTCATGATACTTCTTGATTTATCATGCATTTCAGAATGACTATCACCTGTATGCTGTAAGTAAGTATTACCACTAATTAAAAGATTAATAGATTCTCCAGCTTTACCACCTATTTGAATATAAGATCTAGAACTTGCCTGTCCACCAATATTTACAATAGAATCATTTTTAATCTGAATTGTAGGTGTACAGTATTCTTCAAAGAAAGTTCTAATAATATCTGGATTTGGACTATATTGATCCGTATCTACTTCTGTAAAACACTGATCAAAATAAGACGTTGCACTAGTATAACCAGCACTCTTATAATTTCCAGTAAATGAATTTAATTGTGTATTTGTCATTCTTGAAGGAAGTTGAGTATCTATAATCACACCATCTTCCATTGCTATTGATGAGAATTTAGCACTATCTGTTGTTGAAACTGCAACAAATTTAGGATAATAAGTATCCATAGCACCATACATACTAACTTTTATTGGAAGTATATAGATATAATTATTTATTTCAGTACTTGTAATTCCATAAGAACTATAGTTAGTCATAACATCTGTTGGAGTATCCCAATCAGTTCTAAATACAACTAACATATCAAGTACATCTTCCCATCCAGTAATATTCATAATACTGTTAATATAGTTATTTCTAAACCAACCATATACTGAGAAACCATCAACATAATACGAAGATTTATTATATACTAATTCATAAGCTTCTTTTATTTTACCAACCTTTGGAACAAGAGCTATGTCTCCATCTCTACCTGTATTAAGTGAACGTTTTGCTTTAATTTTTTCAATAATAGATTCTGTATTTTCAGGTAAAGAAACAATATGTCCTCTTAACCAAATACTATTATTAATATATGGCTTGCTAGTAGGATCAAAAAGATATCTATCAAAATAATAACCTAAAGATGCTACTTTATCTTCAATTTCTTCTTTAGTAAAAGTTTCAGAGCTACTTCTAAAATAACTACATAAAGCCGCACCAGATTCTGCATATTGTAATCTGGTTGATGCTACAGCTCTAGATTTATAAGATAAATCACAATCTTCAGTTGCACCTTGACTACTATGTACTAATGATATATAATTAGAATTTATTAAATCACTATAAGTTCCACCTATTGCAACAGGTCCAACATTAAAAGCATTTCCATCCCATTCAATACATACTGGAATTTGTGCAGTATCACTAGTTGGTCTACCAGACATTAAACTAATAGTATTTAAATCATCAATATCAATAACTGATTTATTTGTTGTGCAAATAACTGAATTATCAGTCATATGAAGACCTGCATAATCATACATTTCAATATGTGAGTCATCCTGCATTGCAATATATGAAGTGCCTTTCATATTAAGAACCGCACCATGCATCATATCAATTACAGCTTTATGTTTCATCATTAAAAGACATTCATATTTAGCATTAGTTGTTCTAAATAAATTTCCTGGTAATGATACTTGATTGCTATAAATATCTTCAAAATGATAACTTGATCCAGATGATTGGTGTCTAGTATAATTAGTACCACCAGATATTGATTTAGTATATATTTCACCACATGTATAATTAAAAGAACAATAATAACAAGGAATTGCTGTTCCTTCAGGATAAACATTGCCGCTAAACACAAATACACTAGGTTGATTATAAGCATGATTAAATTTATAAACAAAATTAGATTCTTCTTTAAGTTCATTTAAATATGTAGCACCATTTTTATCCATTGCAAATCCATTAGTTGATGTACCATAAGTATCATCTACGTTCGCATGAGTACTATAATTATAATATACAAAACCATTTACTGCATTCATTATCTCATCAATGGTTGGAGGAGTATCTGGATCATCTAAATCTTCTTTTTTAATATAACATTGAATAGCACCTGAATATTGATTTACTGTTTTGGTAGTACTATTAGTATACATACCTTCCATCATGATAGAAGCATTACCTCTAACACTAAAATAAGGGTTACATCTACCATATTGATCATCAATTTCAACCATACCGCCGTGCATTCTTACTACATTATCACCAGTTAAATCTACTTCAGTATCTCCACCTGCAATAACTTTTGCACCATTTTTAAGAATAAGATGTGAATAATTACTTTTATATCTTCTATTATTATATGAATAAGAAGTTTTATCTTCATTAGTTAATTCTTCAGCAGTCTTACCTTTAACAGTTTGATTTGTAATCATTATTTGTTTTGTAGATAATTCAGATTCATTATCAAGGTCTATAGCAAGTCTTGTTTCATTATAGCCTTTTGATATTTGTTGACTTTCTGGAGCATATTCAGAAGGAACTGCTGGTTCTTCTATAAAATCAATTACATCAACATAAGCATTTGTACCTTGAGCCCAATCATTTCCATCACCAACTATAACTTGATTTACATCAGCGTCTATAGTCTGTTCAGCACCTGATACATTAATAACACCGGCATCAGTTGTATCACCATTAGTATATGTAATATAAAGATGATTATCAACAGTAACTTCTACATTAGCAATACCATTACCATCTTCACCATCAGAACCATCCTGACCGGCTGGACCAGTAATATCTGCAATACTAATTAAATTTCTCCAGTCATTAGCGCCTTCAGTGGTATATTTCCATTGAATATGGGTATCGCCCTTACGAAGTTCAATTTCTCTACCATCAGTACCGTCTTGACCATCTTCACCATCTTGTCCATCTGCACCTGTAATATCAGCTAAGCTTACAAGATTACGCCAATCATTTTCTCCTTCAGTAGTATATTTCCATTGAATATGGGTTTCACCCTTACGAAGTTCAATTTCTCTACCGTCTTGACCATCTTGTCCGTCTTGTCCATCAGCACCAGCTGGACCTTGAGGACCTGTTGCACCTCTGAGCTCACTAAGATCATATATATCAACCCAGCTTTGAGGATCTTCTGGATCATCATTTTCATATCTATAATATAAGTGATCATTTTCAGCCTTAAGGACTATAGCTTCTCCATCCTGTCCATCTTGACCGTCAGCACCAGCTGGACCTTGAGGACCAATATCACCTGTTTCACCAGTATCACCTTTTTGACCTTTAAGTAATTCAGTACTCATAAGATCAAGCCATTCAGCTGGAGGATCTTGTTCTACTGGACGATATTGAATATATGGATAAGGAACTCTATCGTCTACCTGAAATTCAATCCAAGGACCATCTTCACCTTGAGGACCAATTGGACCTATAGGACCAATATCACCTACTACTTTACCAACGTTATCATCTACACCGTCAGAATATATTACATGTAAGTAGCCTTCATTATCAATGTTAGTAGATCTTATAGTTCTACCTTCACCACCGCCACCATTTACATATTCAATATATTCACCAACGAAGTAACCCGGTACAATATCATAAGGACCTGGATTATAATCAGCTTGCTTACGAACTATTTTACCTGTTCTACCAATTCTGTAACCATCTTCAGTAGATAATACTTTATAATATTTGTCTTCGAATTCAGAATAGAATATCATACCTATATATGGGAAATGAATTTTATCATCTAATTCATTAAGAGATGATGTTACTAAACGACCATCGACTGGAATGTTCTTCCACATCTTAATAGATTTATTTAATGATACGTCTCTATCATGATTATCATGAAACATAAGTTTTAACATTCCTTTCTATAATAAAATAATATAATAGAGCTTAATATAAAATTAAGCTCTATTATTTTTATGTTTTTAATTATAATGAATTCTTAAGAGCCTTTAATTCTGCAATTGTAAATTTAACTGAATCAGTACCATCTGAGAATTCAATACCATCATTATCAGCTTTAATTGAGAAACTATCATGAAGTCTTAATTCAGCATCCTGTGTTAATTCTAACACTGGAGAACCTGGAATCTTTGTAGCATATCTTGACCATCCTTCAGGACCAGTGTACTTAACCTTAAATCCTGTAATCTTAAGAGTATAACCACCACTTACTGGATGTGAAATAACTGTTACAGTACCGCCACTTGAATATACACAGCCTTCTCCATCTGCAGCTAACTGTGCATTTAAATCATCAATTGCTTGCTGATCTAATCCTTCAGTAGGATCTGCTTCTGTAGATGTTATAAATTGAATATAATCATGATGAATATATTGCCACTGATTATCTATCCATTTATATTCAGTTGCTTTAGTCCAGAAATCTACTTCATCTTCATCTGTAATCCATGTACCTGACATATGGAATGTAGCTTTATCATACATATTGATAAGTGGTCCATTATCATGAATCTGAATTGGAGATGAGAAATATTTTTGATTGATGTCTGGACCAGTATAATCAGTCCAAGGCATCTTATAAGATTTATAAGCTGCTTCAAAAGTAGGACTTCTCATAATGAGCATTGATCCATCGTGCATTTCTTCATGTGAATTTCCTGAATGATGAATAAATGAGTTATTCATAATATATACATTAGAAGTTTCGCCTTCCTTACCAGTCATTTGAAGGAATGTTCTATAATTTTTAGCACCAAGATTTAACATTACATCTCCACATAAATGTACTGTAGGGAATACTTTTTCACTTAATAAGCCTTCTATTAAATAATTTGGTCTATAAGTATCGGTATCTTCTTCTTCAAAGAAAAGTTCTAATGGATCAGCATTATTAATAGTAGGAAGTTCAGCTTCTGTTAATCTAGAGAAACATTTTTTTGTTGTATCACTAGAAATAGCATCTTCTGTGTCAAGACCACTAAATGATGAAGGATACTTAGTAGAAAGTGTATCAAGTAAATTCCAGTATTTAACTTGATACTGTCCATCAATTGCATCAGGAGCTGCTGGAGTTAAATAAATTAAATTGCCCCATGATACACTATTTGAATATTTCTTATAAGCATCAGAACGTTTATCCCAACTAAATTTAGCAATAACTACTTTATCAAAAATGTCTTCCCAACCTGTCTGACTTGTTATTCTATTATAATATCTTGGATTAACCCATCCAAATTGACTGTCAAAATAATAAGAATCAAAGTCATGTGCTTCTTTAATCTTACCTTTTTTAGGAATAAGCGTAACAGCTGGATCGAGACATTCCCAAGGACTCATATCAGATTTACCATCAAGAGGATAACCATCAGCTTCTAATTTAGCAATAATAGCTTCAGTACAGGATGGATCACATACTGCATTGCCTCTTATCATATATTTCTTAAGAATATTGAATTTCTCTGAAGTACAAATATATTCAAATCCCATATCCTTAAAGCCAAGCTTTATTTCATCTAATGTAAAAGTCTTATCAGTTGTAAATCTTTTTACTAATGGCATACCAGTTGAAGGATGTGCCAGTCTTTTAAGATTTGCATTTCTTGTTGTACTACCACTTTGGTCTGTACAGCTTTTCTGCCAGTTAGAATCACTATCACCTAATCCATCTATATAAGCATGATTAATTCTAGGCCAATCATTTGTTGAAGAAGCAAATGTTGCTGTTTTAGTTGGTCCGATATTAAAGTTAGAACCATCACTTTCAATTGTTGTTGGAATACAAGTATCGTCATCAGTATAATCATATTGACGTCCACCAGTAGTAGCCATGTTAATTGAATTAAAATGATCCATATAAATTGATGTATAATCTCTAAGCCCTAAGTAACCATAGTTTTCTACATGAATAAATCCATCTTCTACGACTTCTGTTCTAGAATTACCAGAACAGTTGATATAAGGAGAACCTGCCATTTTAAGAACAGAACCTTCCCTAAGTTCAAGAAGGGCATTATCTTTAAGGAATAAAAAGCTGTCTACGTGATCATTATAATCAGTAGTAGGGTTAGCTCTATCATTCGTAGTCCATGTAAAAGGATATTGTCTTGTATAGGTCTTTCTAGCATAAAATTTTGCACCAGATTTAGCAGATATATTTACTCTATAATAATAAGTACCCCAACCGGTTCTAGTTACGTCTCCAATAGTAATATCATAATTTTCAGAATCAGTTACAATATTATAATATTCAAGTGTATCTTCATTAGTGCTTAACTGATTACCACTTGAAGTAGATTTAAAATAACTTGTATAATGATATTCAGTTCTCCAACCAGTTAAATTACCGCATTCTAAGAGTTCTTCTAATGTAGGTGTATTACTAAAATGTGATACTTCAGCTTGTATATAACCTGAATATTCTGTTTCTCCATGATATTTAGTCTGATCATAAGATGTACATCCTTCTAAATTTATAAATGTATAACCTCTTAAAACTACTTGTGGATTATAATTGCCATACCAGTCATCCATTTCAATGAGACCACCATGAAGTCTAAGTGTTGTATCATTATCAATATCTATTTCTGATTCTCCACCAAGAATACATTTAGCAGTATCTTTCATTATAAATTTATAATAATCACTATCATATTGTCTTATTTTATTACTATTATAAGTTTGAGCTTCACTATCTAAAGTTTCTAATGATTTACCATCAACGATCTGATTAGTAATCATAAACTGTTTATTTTTATTATTATCATTTTCTTTAATTGATAATCTATATTCTTCACGTTCAGGAACTGAAGGAGATGATGGAGTATTCTGTAATACATCAAAATATGTAGAACTTCCTTCAGCCCAATCATTACCATCACCAAAGATTAATTCATGCAAATCAGCATCAATTGTTTGGCTACCAGCAGGAAGAGTACCAGCATCTATTTCTGAATCATCATCTAATATGAGTATAAGATGATTATTAAGAACATTTACACGAGCACCTTTAATACCCATACCTCTAGCACCATCTTGACCATCAGCACCGGCTGGACCCTGTTCACCTTGAGGACCTTTTAAATCATCGTAGCTTACAAGGAATCTATATGATGAATTTGGTTCATCTTCATATTTCCATTCAAGACGTTCTAATTGATTATTACCTCTAACAACTATTTCTCTACCATCTTCACCATCTTCACCGGCACGACCAGTAGGACCTTGAGAGCCTGTTTCACCTTTAAGTTCATTAAGGTCAAATAAGAAAGTCCATTTATCTGGACTGGCATTTGTGGCTTTTGTCTGCAATTCATTCTCATCAGTAACTCTAAGTTGAACTCCTGGACCTTGAGGGCCTTGCGAACCAGTATCACCTTTCTTACCTTTAAGAAGTCCTGTATCATAAAGATCAATCCATGATGAAGGAGGATCTGTTACAGGTCTATACTGAATAAATGGATCAGGTTGTCTGTTATCTACCATTAATTCAATAGAAGGACCACTAGGACCTATTGGACCTTCATTACCAACAACTTTACCAACCTTTTCATCTACACCATCTGTATATATAATGTGTAAATAACCTTGTGTATCTATATTAGTTGATGTAATAGATCTTGATTCTTTAGCACCATTCTCATATTCTTCATATGTGCCTACAAAATAGCCCGGTATAATATCAATAGGATTAACAGCATAATCAGCATTGATACGAATAATTCTACCAATTCTATTATTTCTGTAACCATCTTCAACTGATAATACTTTATAGTACTTATCTTCGAATTCAGAATAGAATATCATACCAACATAAGGAAAATGAATCTTATCATCTAATTCATTTAATGAAGGTGTAACTAATCTACCATCAATAGGTAAATTTGCCCACATTCTGATAGGCTTATTAATAGAAACATCTCTATTGTCGTTACCATACATATTAATCATTCCTTTCTAATTATTATTTATATAATAGTATAAGATACTGTTTGGGATAAGTATATAAGATAAAATAAAAAACCCTTAAGGAATCATCCTTAAGGGTTTTTAGTGGAGAAAAAGTAACGATTTTTATTTTGGAAATAAAACTTTAAGTAAAATTACTTATTGATTTCTTCTGAGAACTTAGGGAATACCTTAAGAGAAACTCTCTTCTTAGCTGGGATAGTGATCTTAGCACCAGTCTTAGGATTTACACCTGGACGTTCCTTCTGTTCGTTTACTGAGAAACGACCAATTCCCGGAAGAATAAATGTAGCCTTATCAGCGTCTGTTGTCTTAGCAAATGTTGAGAAAGATTCTGAGAATGCGTTAAGTACCTTAGATACTTCATCCTTAGTGATCTTCTTATCATTCTTAGCATTATATGTATCTCTAACAAGTACACAAAGATCATCGATGTTTGTGATGTTTGTCTTTGTTGATACAGTAGCCTTCTTTTCTTCTGTTGCTGCAGGCTTTGAAACCTTCTTAATAATCTTAGTAGCCATGGTTAATTACTCCTTTAAATTAAAATAATTTTTAATAATGTCATATAATAGATTATGTAAATCTTATTATACTAATTTGTTATTTTATAAAACTAAAATTTTTTTTTAAATTTTTCTATTTTCGTAATAATTATTTCATTTTAATTTTATAATATATTATTGTTTAATAATTAAAAAATAAATTTTCAAATGAAAATATATATTATAATTAGGTTTAACCTAGAAAATTGATTAATTAAATGTTATAAAATTTGAAAATAAAAAGGTTAACAATAAAAATAGATATAGGAGGATAAAATCTATGATTGAAAAATTTGAAGAATTGTGGCAAGATATGTATCATACATTACAGGATACATCTAATCCAGATAAGTTCAATGAAGAAATCTTTCATCTAAAAGAAAATGATGATATACTACAGCAAGTAATAGATGCTTGTAAATCATTAGAGACAATAAGTGGTATTAAATTTATTTCAGCTACAAAGAAAGATGAAAGATCTTTATATGCTCCATCTACTGAAATTACAGATATTCCATATGAAAGATCAAGACTCATTCAGATTGATATGACATTTGAACTTTCAGATAATAAGGGAGAAACAAAGACAATTGAAAAGAAATTATATTTCCCTAAACTTATTAATGGATGTTATTATCTGATTAAGGACGTTATGTACTTTCCTATATTTCAGATTATTGATGCAGAGACTTATAGGACTAATAGTAGTATTACTATGAGAACTGCACTTCAGCCAATAGTTGTTTCTTATAAGAATACTACTATTAAGACTGTTGAAAATGAAGAAATAGACGGATATTATACTTTCAGTAAAATATTTGATACTAAGATTCCTATCTTTATCTACTTCTTCGCTAATTATGGAGTAAATGGAACTTTAAAGTTTCTTGATCTTGAGGAACACTTCTTGATATTAGATAAGAAGAGATATGATGATTTTGATTCAGATAATTATTATCTCTTTAAATTAGGAAGTATGCTTTATCTTGCAGCAGACAAAGATTATGTTAATCAGTCAGTCAACAATAAAATGATGATGATCACTTTTCTTAATGCTTTCTTAAAGAAAGACAAAGTATCAACAGATAAGCTGGATGACCTTAACTACTGGGTTAAGAAGCTTGGTAGTTACTTTACTAAGAATCCAACTAATTATGATACTAAGGGTAAATCAGTAAAATTATCATTTGAAAGACTTCTTGACAATACAACCAAGAGAATTATTAGATTAGCAGATAGAGACAAAGAATCAGTATATACTTTATTAAGATGGTTCTTAATTAACTATAATGACTTACTCTATCAGGATAATGATGATCTTGCAAATAAGAAGTTAAGATTAAATGAATGCTTTATCTTCCCATTACTTAAAACATGGACAGATGGTGTATTAAGAATTCTTAATGGTAAGAATATTACAATTAAGACTCTTGAAAGTCTGTTCAGTAACATTACACCAGACTTCCTGATTACCAAGATTAAAAATGATAATCTTAGATATATGAATAATGTAGATAGTATTGATATATCTAATAAACTTAAATTAACAATAAGCGGTAATCAGAGTATAAGTAATTCTAAAGGAGAAATTAAGGGAAAAACCCTTCATCCAAGTCTCATAGGAAATATTGATCTTATCTTTACATCAAATAATAATCCAGGTGAGACTAGATGTCTCACAATAGGTGCAAAACTTAATGACACATGGCACTTCTCAGATGAGCCAAATATTAAGGCAAGCAGTTATGATGGAGAAGATGAAGATATTAATTTAAATGAAGAAGTATTGGATGAAATCGAGGACATCGATGAGTTCTTTTAATTAATTATATATTATAAAAGTGTCTAGTAGACAATTATAAATATAGGAGGATTAATTAATGAAGAAACATCAGATTGAACAGGTTGTAAAAATGGCTGACAAGTTTAAAGAAGGTCATGGCTTTTTAGGCCCAACCTGTATGATACCGGGACTATCTTTAACAGATAGTAACCGAGCACAGATGGATGCTTCTCATCTCGATCAGAGATTACAGGTTTTAGAACCACAAGCACCATTAGTATACACTGGCTATGAGAATGAATGGGGAAAATATTCGTCAGGATATTGTGAACTTAAGGGTACATGGAAGGTTATGGCTAAGATAATTAGAAATGATTATCTCTATGTATTAATTCTTAAGAAGTTAAAGCATTCTAAAGAAGAGCTTAATGACCTTAAGACTAAAGGAAAAAAGCCTGAACATGATATTGGTGAATACCATATAGTAGAAAGATGTGAATGTACACATCTTACTGAAAAGTATGGATATCAACATGATAATACAGTTATTGATTCACTTAAAAAAGGTGATGTCCTTAAAGAAGATACTGTTCTCTATAAAGACAATAATAGAGATTCTAGAATGAATCTTACTCATGGAAGAAATCTTAATTTAGTGTATTTAACATATGCTGGATTAACTAATGAAGATGCGATTGTTATTAGTAAATCTGCAGCTAAGAAAATGGGCTACTATCAGGTTAAAGTAGTAGAAGTGTCTTTAAATACTAACGATATATTTGTAAATATGTATGGTAAAAAGACTAAAGATAAAAAGAAATATATTTATAAGGCCTTTCCTGATATTGGTGAAGAGTGTATAGATGGTCTGTTATGTGCTACTAGACGAATAGACTATAAGACTGCACCAATTATATTAGCAGATACCATTAATCTTATTAATGATGATATTAAATATAGAGGACATGGTAAGGTTGTTAATATAGAAGTTATTAGTAATATAGAAAATCCAGAAGAAGTTCTTGATAATATGTACAATAAACAGATTAAAAAATATTATGATGAACAACAGAACTTCTACAATAACTTTATTAAATATTCAGAACCTATTCTCACAGACACAACTAATAAGGTAAGTACAGACTATGTTGATCTTTACAACTATTATTGCAAATTAACCGATCCAAATAATAAGTTTTTAGTAAGTGACAATTTATTTGATCATCTTAAGATTAAATTTACATTACTGGAATCTGTGCCTTTAGATGTTGGTAATAAACTGGCAGGACGCTACGGTGACAAAGGAGTTATATCTTGTGTGCTTCCTGATGAAGAAATGCCTAAGATTGAAGACTTTGCAGGCCTTGGTGGTTTAGATCCAGACAGTGTTGTTAATTTCAATATAGACATAATTTGTAATCCACTCGGTATCATTAATAGACTTAATCCATCTCAGAATATTGAAATGGAATTAAACTATAACTCTAAATTTATAAGATATCAGATGGAACAGCATTGGGGAGAATGGACAGTTAAAGAACAGATCAAATACTTATTAGATTATATAAATGTAATTGATCCAAAGGAAAAAGAGAGAATTGAAAATATATTTAAAAAATTAAATGAAGAAGATAAAGAAGAACTCTTAGAAGGATTCATTAGAAATGGTATTCCGATCCACCAGCCACCTATTAATGGTGCTAAGAATATCATGGATCTGGCGAGAGTTTATGAATATACAGGCGTTGATAGAACTAAACTTTACAATATTGAAAATACAGTAATCTTTGGTGAAAAGTTTATGATGACTCTTAAGCATACACCACAGAGTAAATTTAGTGCTAGAAGTGTAGATCAGCTTAGTATAAAGAATATTCCAGTTAAATCTGAATTATATAAAGAATATAAAGCTGACTATTCTACAAACGCCATCAAGGTCGGTGAGATGGAAAATATTAATCTCGGCCTAGCAAATCCAGCAAATAAGGGTGCTATGCAGATTAATAAAAACTTCTTAGATTCTCATGCTAATAATGAGGAAATGAGAATGGATTTATTAGAGGCACAGTTATTTGATAATCCGTATGACTTCAAAGTAAAGACTTCTGAGACGATGTCTGAAAATAGTAAGATACTTAATACATTCTTACTATGTAGTCAGTTAGAGACTGAAAATGATGAAGATATGTTCACAGAAGACGAATAAATCATGATTTATTGGGATGTTAGCTTGCTTAATTTAAAAATTTGCGAGCTAACATCCCTCTATACTTTATTTAGACATATGGAGGATATTATTATGGAGAATTTATTCCCACAAGACACACAGTTCATCAATTGTTTATACACCTTTTCAAGATGGATATACGATAATGAAGGAATGAGAGATCATAAAGAACATGACTCTGTAATATTAGTATGGAAAGATAAAACAGGTAAAAAAGGTTATACTTTTATTGAGTCACCTGAGTATACTTTCTATGTAACAAAAGATATAGAAAAACAATTTAGTAAAATTGAAAATGGCTTCGAATATAGATATATATCTCTTGATGATGTAGTACCAGTTACTACTAAATATGAAAAAAGATATTTAGCTATGAGAGATGCCACAACCAGACAGGAAGTAAAAGATTTCTACAAAGCTTGTAAAGATGAACAGAATTATAAGAAATTACAGGAAATGCATTACTTCAATGAATTCCACAACTCAGATGTAAATATTACTGATTATTATGTAGATAAATTTTGCGTACAGAACGATCAGTCAAAATGTGATTATGGTTTAAGTATAGCAAGTTGTGATATTGAGGTTGATGGTGCTGATTATCCAGGATTCCCTGATGAAAATATAGCTCCATGCCCGGTTAACTTAATTACTTATTACAATGATCAGACTAATGTATTAACAGTATATATGCTAGAATATGATACAGATACATTTAGAGATTGTGTAACTAAAACTATAAAACAGAAAGTAAAAGAAGTTAAAGAAAAATACTATAAGTATTTTGATGGTTTTACAGTTAAATGCAAAAAGTTTAAAAATGAATTAGCATTGATTAAAAATTATTTTGATGATATCAATACTGATAGACCAGATTATGTAACTTTCTGGAATGCTCGTTTCGATATTCTGACACTATGGAATAGACTTAAACAGCTCTTGGCCGGTAGTGATCTTACACCAGAAGATATAATGTGTCCTGAAGATTTTCCATTAAAGAGAGTTATTATAAGAATTGATGACTCACAGGAATCACAGAACGATTTTACAGCAAGAACTGATGTATTTAATATATATGGTTATTCTGTATGGATTGATATGCTTCCTTTATATGGTAATATTACAAGACCTAAAGGTAAAAAAGACTCTTATACTCTTAATGCTATAGGTCTTGAAGAAACAGGTATGTCTAAGGAAGATTTAAGTGCAGAAGATACAGATATCAAGACTGCTCATTTAGATAATTATTCATTATTCTTCAAATATGGTTGCATTGATACAATGTTACTAGCATTAATAGTTAAAAATACCGGTTTTATAAATCTGTTACAGACAATTGTAACACTAACTCATACAAGAGCTAATAAGGCTTTAACAAAAACTGTATGCCTTAGAAACTTCGTTAATTACTTCTATAACTTAATGGGATATACAATTTCAAATAATAGATGTTATATCCATAATTTTGATAAAACGGGAATTTCTGGGGCTTATGTCGCAGACCCTAATTTATTAGATTTAATTGGAAGAATTAATGGTATTCCATCTAATAAGATATTAGACTTAGTAATTGATGAAGACTTAAGTTCTATGTATCCAAGTATATTAAGAGCACTTAATATATCATCATCAACTGCTAAATATAGAATAATAGTAAATAAAGGTGCTGAAGATATAACAAAACCATTTATGGAAGCTTATCTTTCAGATGATTCAGTGTCTTATTGTACTAAATATCATAATCTTCCAGATTATGATGAAATATATAATTTATTTGCATAAAGAAAAAAGATTCCTAAGACTACTTAAGTCTTAGGAATCAAAAATAAAATAAATAAAGAAAATAATAAAATAAAGGAGTAAACTAAAAAAACGGCTTGATTACTAGCCTAATTAAATGTTTTGGAGGCAGATTTAAATGACTCTTACAGATAAAAAAGTTAATACTTTTATTAAAAAACTTTATGATCTGAATCAGATTATGAAATCAATATATAAAGATGAAACAAATTTTTCACCTAAATATATTTTAACAGAATCAAAAGCTTTATATACAGATGAAGATGCTATACCTGAAATAGTTGAATATATCTTTGATGAAAAATTTGATGGTGAATTTAATGTAATAATTGATTCAAAAGATTTATATGATTTTTTAAAAGATTTTAAAAAAGAAATAGTTAAAATAGAAATTGAAGAAACTTCAATAAAAATATATAATGAAACTGGTATCATTAAAAGTATTTATAATGATAAAGTAATATCATATAATATTATGGATAAATATAATAAATATAATAATACATATAATAATGAAGAATATATTCTTAAGACTGATATACCTGAAGATATGATCTTATATATTAAAGAAAATAATAAAAACTTAATTGAATGTATTATTGATGCAGATAACGAAAGTGTTCATATTAAAGATTCTGTTGATATATCAAAAATAGAATCCTATATAACATTCTTTATAAATAGTAAATTTATCAATGGACTTTCATATAAAATAAAACATCTTAAAAAAGGTGATGTAGTTGAATATACACCTATAGAAGTTTTATTATATGAAGGTAAGGGCGAAAATTACTATAATTTAAATATAAATGTCTATGTAAAAAATGATGTTATAAAACATCATTTTATGATATGTGACTATTAATATTTGTAAGAAGGCCTTTAACCGGGCCTTCTTTTTTTTTTTATAAAGGATGGTGAAATTGATGGATAAAAAAGAGTTTAATAAACAAGAAAAAGAAACCGAAAAGGATATTAAACATAGACAAAATTATTTCGGTAAACAAGATGATCATATCGATAAGAAAATCCTTGAGTTACAAAAAGGACTTAATAAAGAAGACTCTTTAATAAACTCTACATTATTTGGTGGTTATGAGCATACTGTTAACCAAATTAATAATACAGAGTATGATCCTAGTTTAGAATTAGCTAAAAGATTAGAGAAGCTTAATAGTAAATATAAGCCAATTATAGGTTCTAATCCTATGGAATTTCTCAATAGAATTGAAATGGATAGTAAAACATTAGATCCTAATGAGAAAAAGGTTAATGGTAAAAACGGTAGAATTAAAAAGCTTGAATCTATGTTAAAGAATTCTAATGGTGAATTCTTCTTAGAAGAAAAAGATAGATTTTTTAAATATGAAGACTATAGACTTATAGATAGCTACATTCCAGAAGTATCTAAATGTTTAGATTTATATAGAGACTGTATTTTATCACCAGATGATTTAACAAAAACATCTTTAAACTACTATTATAATAATGATAGTATGTCTAATAATAAATCGGATGAATTAATATATATTTCAAAGAATCTTGAAACATTAGAAACATTATATGATTTAAAGAAAATAATTAGAACTGATATTAGAGAAGGTTGTAAGATAGGTGACTTATTCTATCTTATTATGCCTTATAATGTAGGTTTTACAAAAGTCTTTAAAGAAAATATGATGAGTGAATCGTTTGATATAGAAGCGGATCAAGGTACAATTTTAACAGAGGACCTCTTTAACTTAGATGATGATAATGATTTCAAAGGATTATTTGAGAATGAAATATATTTAAATGAAGATTCTAAAAGAGCTGTAGAAAAGAAACAAACTATAGAACAGGCTAAAAAAGATATCTTAGATTCTATTAACAATAATATTAAATTCTATAAAGATCCTTCAGATATATTATCTGAAAAGAAACAAGAATCTGCTAAATCTAAGAATTTAAAAGATCTTAAATTAACAGGTAGTATATTTAAGAAATTAGCTCCTGAAAATATAGTAGTATTAGAATTAGATGAACAGGTATTAGGTTACATTTATATCGAAAAAAATAATATTAATCTTCAGCATGATAGACAAGGTTCTAGAAATATGAATCCTAACTCATTAAGATCGGGCAATACAGGATCATCTATTAATACTTCTGATAGTTTAGGATATGGATCAAATGATATTTTTAACTCTAGATATGATTATCTTAATAGAGATCAGACTCAAATTAAGTCTAAGTATGCTTTAATATCATCTATATTTGTTAAAGGTATTTCTAAGAAAGTTAATAAAGATTTCTTAATGAGAAATCAGGAATTTAAAAAGTTAATATATACATTGGTACATGAAGAATATATCACTAAAAAAGAAATTAAAATGACATTTATTGAACCTCAATATATTTATCATTTTAAATTAGAAAGTACTGATTTATATGGTGTTAGTAAAATGGCCAAGAGTATTTTCTTCTGTAAATTATATCTCAGTCAGTTATTAACTAATATCATGCAGAAAGTTATACGTGGTAGAGATCGTAGAGCATATTACATCGAAACTGGTTTAGATGATGATATGGAAGGTACAGTTCAGGAATTCATAAGAGATGTTAAGTCAAAAGAATTAACATCCGGATACTTAAAAAATATAACAACTATTCTTAATAGTGTCGGAGCTGCTGAAGACTTCTATATTCCTACGATAGATGGTCAGAGGTCAATAGAAATAGACACTGTGCCTGGAATGGATGTAGAAATGGAGAATGACTTCACACAAGGATTACTTAAGTCAATTGTTATTGGTATGGGTGTTCCATATAATTATATAGATGCTACTATGGAAGTGGACTTTGCAAGAACTCTTACAATGGTTAATAATCCTTTTGTAAGAAATATTATTAACATGCAAGAAGAATTTGGTAAGTTCTATTCATCTATTATAAGAGCATTATATAAGAATGAATTTATGCAAGACTTTACTAATGCTACTAAAGGTCAAGTTGATAAGACTAAAAAGAATAGTTATTTATCAATTAATATAAATAACCTTGAATTAAGATTCCCTACACCTATCTATTTAGTATTAACTAATATGAATGAACAGGTTCAGAATGCTCAACAGTTAACAGAGTTTATCACTCTGCAGTATTTCCCAGAAGATCCAACAGGTCAAGCAGGTCTGGACTATAATAATGAATTAGATAAGGCTTCTTTCAGAAGAGAGCTTTATAAGAATCATTTCTTACCATTATTACAGTGGGAGTCATTTGATAAAATATTCTCTCAAGTTAAACAAGATGGTAATAAACGTAAAACAAAAGATAACATTAATTTTGATGCCAATGGTAAACCAAAAGATGAACTTGATATGCTTGAAGAAAATGACTTTGATTAAAATAAAAACCCCTAAGACTATTAGTCTTAGGGGTATATTTTTTATTAAAGGTTATTAGTACCACTTGTTGCATCCCATGCTGGAGCTCTAAGCTTTTCATCACCGATTTCAACTTTGATACCTGTATTAAGATCGTTCCAACCACCTGTAGGAAGATTAGCAAGAGTTGAATCTGGCTTAGCCATACTATCTTTATAATCTCTGTTAGATGGATCGAAGTCTGCAGTTGTAAGAACTGGATAAGGTCTAGCAAGAGTTGTATGCTGATCCTTAAGAACTTCTGCTGCAAAGTTATCAACTTCCTGACCGATATGTAAGTCACCTACAAAGTTAACATCAATTTCAGGTGAAGTATGATCACCTTGCTGATAGTTAAAGTGACTAAGAGGAATCATTGTTGGCATTACAGCTGTATAGAAAGCTGCAAATTCAATATTGTTTCTCTCAACGTTATTAGCATCCGGTCTTGTAACGATATATAAAAGTTCACCAGTATGATTCTTAGCACCATATGAACAACCAAATGCTCTACAATAAGGTGCAATATCTGTTTCAGGATCACGAATACCAGAAACCCAGAACTGATACATATTCTTAATCGGGTTGCCTGAGAATTCCTGATGCTTAATCATAAAGTTTGTATTCTGCTTTGAGATTGTAGCTGCATATTCATAGTTATTACCATTGAATGTATGAGCATACTGAGCTGTCTGTAATTCGATATTTGTAAGACCATCAAAAGCTTTAAAGTTCTTTTGAGTCATATCTGCAAAGTTTGTATATGTCTTTTCAACCCAGAATGGTAACTTAGTCCAAATAATAAATGAATAACCGGTAACGAGCGGATCGAAATCAAGCTTTTGTGTATTCATTTTACCTGTGAACCAACTACCTTGAACTCTGGTTTTGTCCATATCGAAAATATTAATTTGTTTACCAGGTATTAACATATGTTGTAACTCCTTTCATAAATTAATTAACATAAAGAGTTAAATAAATTTAACTCTTTATGTTTTATTTTATAATTAGATTGTTGCTGGACAATCAATGTTAATTACGATTCTTTCAATTACGCCAGTAAATTGAAGTGTAAGACTTACACGTACTATCCTCTGGATAATATCATAATCTGAAGCATAAACTGTAGCATTAGCATAAGTACAAGCACCGTTATTAATCCAGTTACCTAAGTAAACATTGATTTCAGCGGCCATAGCACTTCTTGTATCAGCAGTATTATGTTCAAACTGATATGTCTTAGCAATCTTTTCTACTGTTCTCTTAATTCTAAGGAGTACAAGCATATTATTAATCTGTCCAAGAGGACCTGCTGGATAGTTTGTATTCTGTGAACCTATACGAATAGTAGTAACATCCTTTTCAAGATAGTTAATATTATTCTTATAGAGCTTTTCTTTCTGGTCTTCATTTGGATACCAGTCATTAGAAATAAATCCACCTACTACACCACGTCTTGAACCAGCCATTGGATACTGTACACCATAGCTATTAATATGTTTATTAAGCATATCGGCAATAAGATATGTTGATGTAAGTGTAATATTTCTTGATGTATATTCATCATACCATACTTGAGACTGACCTATAATTGACATGAAGTATGTCTGATTTGTGAAACCAGACTTCCAATCAAGAGCATCTTGTAATGTATTCTGAATCTTAGTATCAGCCCAATAGAAGAAGTCTTGTCTTTCATCTCTTGCGAGAGTAACGATAGCGTTCTTAATCGGGTCTTCATAGTTAGCATCAAGTACGTGATCGAATTCAAAGAGGTCCTTATTAAGAACATCTGGATTCCAAGTACCCTTATAAGCCTTAATACGAATATCATTGATTAAATGAGTACGTTTCTTAAGAGCAGAACTTGTTGAATCATCATATGTGAAGCTACCATCAGAACCTTCAAGTAAGCTGATAGGTGCAGAAATATCTGTAACAAGGTTATCATAGCAAAGAGTATTAAGACTAGCTAAAACTCTATCCTGCTTTGAGATATTTGTTTTAACGATTTCCTTGTTTTCCTTTGCTAAGTTAACAGAATCTTCAATATCTACCTTACACATATAAGGATAATTAATAACTGGATCTGCTTCTGCTTCTGTACTATCTAATGGTAATTTCTGATTATTAAATGTTACTTTAATAGCTTCATTAATGAGGTTTGTAACATCTGTTTGAGTTAATGAACCATCATTAAGATCAGAATTATAGTAGTTCCAGATTTCATTAATAGAATATGAAGAACCATTATACTTAACAATTGTATTTCTAATATCAATAGTACCAATTAATGTATTGATAATGTCAGAGATAAACTTTTCATTGATTAATACATTGATGATGCTATGGATATCTGAAAGCTGTGATAATGATTCAGAGAGAATCTGATAAATAACTTCATAACGTTCTTGCGTTAAACCACCAGATACGTAACCATTCTTGATATCATCATAAATACTAATAAGTGATGGACCACCATAAATGGTTCTTCTAGGTTCACCATAATGGTTTTCACCAGTAATATTAATAAGAATCTTTTCAAGAATTGGCATCATACCCTTATATGTAGTTTCATCATTTTCATCTCTACCATAAAGCTGAATATTATTAAGAATACCAAGAGGGTCAACTTCCTGATTCTTTAATTCACTTTCAGTTGAATCAAAATAATATGCATAAGGCTTACCATTATCAACACGATCCATATGGATAAGGTTGTAAATAGTATATGTCTTATTAAGAACTGTATTGATAATATTTGTAATTAAGTAATTAGCTTCACTTACAATAGTATCCATAGCAGCATAAAGATTTTCAAGTGATTCAGTACCAAGAATAATTGAAGCATTTGCTTTAGCTAACTTAGTGCTAAGATCGAGAATATTATTTCTATGTACATTAAGTAATGTTAAGTATGTAGATCTAAGATCAAGATTATTATTAATTGTCTTAATTAAATACTTAAGTGAAGAATAGTTAGAGTAATCTGTAACAGAACCCATATTGTTAATAATAGATTCAAAACCAGCTACAAAAACATTTAATAATGTAGTGATTGAGTAATCTGCATAATTTAAATCTTCAAACTTCTTAGTAGTAATATCATTGATAATAGTATCTTTACCCTTACCATCTAATTCTTTACTAATTAATGAAGAATAACTTGCAACCTTATTAAATGAGTTAGTTAACTTACCATTTCTAAGTCTTTCAGAGAATACTTCATCAAATACAACATCATTAACATCATCTTTGCTGAAATAGAAGTTTGTAATAACGTTATTAACACTTGTTGATTCCCAAACAGGGCTACCTGTTGAATAATTATCTCGTGTATCAACTTTTAAGTTAAATGCTGTTATTGCAATATTTAAAATTTCATATTTAGCAGTTGTATTTGGATAAATAATCTTACCATTTTCACTCTTCTGATTTACAATTGTTTTATCATTAATAGCATTTGCAAATCTAATTACATCTGTTAATGCTACTTCTAAGTATGGTAAATAGCTCTTTCTATTCTGATAATCATTATAACCTCTAACATCAAGAATCTGATCGCTTGAGTGATCAACATTCTTAACGAGAATTAAATAGTTATCATAATTAGTATCGCCAAACTTATCATAGATAGCCTTGATAAATTCATAGTATCCCTTAACAGTATAGAAGTTATACTTATCAGCTTCATCAGTTCTAATCTTAGTCTGGATTTCTAATGAAAGATTATCTTCAATATTCTTATTGAGAACGAGATATGTATCATTGTAAATCTTATAGTTTCTACCACCAGTGATTTGTTCGTATTTTCCATCTACAGCTGGATATAAATACTTATTAACAAGGCTGTTAAGATAGCAATCATCATATCTTTCACCAACCATAACAGTTGTTCCGTTGATTGGCTGATAGTGCTTATTACCTAATACATCATATACTTTAAGTGTGTTAGCATATGGGTTAGCTAACTTAGTATTAGGATCAAAGAGCTTAGTATCTACAATTGGAATATAAATATCATCTTCATATGTATCATCTACATACATTGGATAAAGTTCAAATGTTTCAGCACCATCATTATAATCATAATAACTGAATGTAGTTGTTCCATCTGAAGGGAAATACTTCTGAACTGGTGCATCATTCTGTACAGCTATATCTGCAAAGATATTTGATGTTACATAATCATAAATTGTCTTATTACCAAGTGTAACACCTTCATTTGTAAGAGTTGTATAGGCATCAGATACATAAGAACCTAAACGTCTATAAACAGTCTTACTACTATTTGTAGAATAAATAGTATTAATTGGAGCTGATGCAGAAGTAATTGTATAATATTTATCAGCCTTTACAAATGGATCAGAAATTACAAAACCAGTATTATTGTAAATATCATAGTTTGCAACGAACTGAACATACTTCATAAAGTTATGATAATAGCTGATAAGATGTTCGCCAGTTTTCTCAATGAAACCATCTGGTGTAATTGTGCTAGCCATTTCTGTTGAAGAAATATATACAGAATCTGTATCTTCATAACCAGTCTTAGTTGCAGTACCTACATAAACACCATTATTGTCCTTTAATCCTGGATTAATAATTTCCTGTGTTCTAAGATACCAGCTACTTGGCTTATTAACAGAACTACCAACTTGATCTGCTAAGAATTCATTCTTATCAAATGAATAGCTATACTGATCACAGTTTCTCTTATTAGAATAAATGAGATTATCAACCTTATCTAAGAGAAGTCCCTTTACATTAGAGAATCCACTTTCAATATTACCTGAAATAATCTTATTAAGATTCTGTGAAATTCTATCCTGAATAAGCCAGTTATAGAAACCTCTCATATAGTCAGTGATATATTTCTGATTGTTATAGATAATCTTACGTGAATTATCTGCAATATCAACGATATCTGCAGTTGTTTCATCATTATTAGAAATATTGAGAACGTATTCACCGTTATCTGTAAGTGCTACACCATTTGAAGAATACTTCATTAAAGCAATATGAACGTCTTCTTCCTTACCAGTTGATGAACTAAAATATGTTTCATAAGAACCATCAGGCATTACACGGCTCTTACCGCTAATTACATCAACAATATAAGGATCTACTTCGTTATTAATAATAGAAGCGAGCTTAATATAGTTTTCTGTATTAAACTTAACTTTAACATATTCAGAGTAACTATTAACAACTGTTTCAATAAACATTGACTTCTGGCTATTTGGATCAATTGCATCTGGGTCAAATGATACAAAATATGGACCGTCAATGATATCGAATGTTGATGCAGAAGTATATTTAATAACTTCAAAAGTATAAACTCTGCTTGTAATCATTCCATCATAAGAAGAATTTAAACGAATTCTAAAACCAAGATCGTTATAGTATTCACCTCTTCCTTCTGGATATACTGCAAAGATAAAGTTATCAAAATAACCATCTGTAGTTGGATAACTTGTACGATCTTCTGCTAATTCACTTTCTAAAAGTTTTTCAGAAGTATTATTAACACCGATGTATGCTACAACTGGTCTTAAATAAACGTCATTGATTTTAGTTTCATTACCATTTGAATCAATAACTGTTTTACCATTTGTTGAAGACTTGTACTGAATGTTAAAAACAGCGTGAGCATATCTAGCATCTTCAGGAAGAAGTCTCATAATAACGGCAGAGCCACCATTTGTTAACCACTTTTCGATGTTATAACCAGCTTGACCAAATTTCTTAATATTTGGTGAACCATATTTAAAAAGAAATTCATCAAGTGTTGTAACTTCTTGTAATACATTATCCTTACCATGATCGAATACGTCAGCTACAAAGAGAACTTCTCTATTTACTGATGTATCATACTTATAATTATCAGTAGTGATATAAGTCTTTATAGAAGGATGAAGATACTTTAAAGTAATTTCACTAGGCATATTAATCACTTCGATTGTCTTTAATAATATAGATTATAAACTATAAAATGCTTAAGCTGAAGCATTTGATGATTACTAAATTAGACAATCATTTCCTTTCTTCAAAAATTTTAGCTTATTTTTCATCTAGTAACCATATAATTAATAAATTTTATGGATTTATAAAAGAATGTTTAAGATATTGATATATTATTATATCAACAAACATTTATACTTTTATAAAGAGGTGATATTAATGTTCGTTATTAATAAAGACAGATTCTTTGAGATATTAACAACTATGAATAAAACATGTATGTTTAGAGATATTAAGGATAAGTATATAAAAGATGTACCTAAACTTAAGGAGATCTTTGAGTTCGTAGATTTAAATAAATATGACTTAGAATACTGTCAGAATAGATTAGTTGCTATTAAAGATAAAACAACACCTATTAATTTTATCCGTAATCTTATTATATGTCCATTTGATACCGAATTTGTATTACAGAGTGAAGAATGTGAAAATATCACTTATGAATTCCCTTCAACACTTAGAAAATCATATCTTACTACAGGTAATACAGGTGGTGAAAATGAATCATTATGTATTAAAGGATATATGAATCCATCTATATTAAATAGTATACTATTATATATGTTAGATACTAATTTAATTCCATCAGATACTATGGTTATCTTTTCATTAAAGGCTAATACTACTAAATTTGATGCCGATGATATAATCGAATATTTACAGGTAAAAGGTCTTAATGATGTTAATAAAGGTATTGTAAATGTTATTAATTTAAATTATACTAGCTTAGATAAAGGTTATCCTAAGAAAGATTTTGCCGGAAAGATAGTTATTCAAAGTGATGATCCATCTTTTGCTAATTATGCTTTACGTAAATTTAATATAGATCAAAACTTTGATAAAACTTTAATTAATAATTTTGAAACATTTGTTAAACCAATGCCTAAAATTAAAGATAACTATTTAAAATTATTACAGTATTTTAGAATTCCATTATATATAGAAGATAGATTATTTATATTTACAGATAAGACTATTAATATGAAATATCATGTAATATGTAATACTAATTTCTTAGTAGAATGGAATACTATTAATAATTATATTAATGAATTATATTATTATATAAAAAGAGGTGAATTATAATGAATAAAGAACTCAAAAAAGCTTATTTAAAGTATTATCTTAAAGATACTGAAAACGCTTTATCTTTTAATGAATGGTTTGATTATTTATTAGAAAAAGCTGATGAATTAGATGAATATAATTTCTTAAATGAAGATTTTATAGAAGCTGAAAAGTACTACGATGCTTTATGTGAAGATATTAATATCAGCTATTCTAATACTGATAAAAATAAAAAAGAAGATAAAAGAGAAAAAAAATTAGATGCTGATAAAATTGAACAAAAATATAAAGACTATTGTAACAAAATGAAGACAAAAGGTAAAAAACCTTTACCTTATAGTGAATGGAAAGATAGACAAAATTTAGCTAGAGATTTAAAATTAACTATGGCAACTGCTGGTATTGCTGTTACTGGCGTTGCAGCTACAAAAATAGGTGGAGCAATATCTAGTAAAGCTGCTAAAAAAATATATAATGATAAACATGAAGTAAAATCTAAATCTATTGAATTTAGCACTCATGGTAAACGTAAAAAAACTACCTTTACTGCCAAAACTGAATACTACAATGATAAATGATAAAAAATCCTAAAGAGTATAATACTCTTTAGGATTTTATTTATTTTTTAATTATATTATGGCATTTTTTACCAATATATTTGATTGTATTTTTACTATGTCTTATAGATGCATCTTTTGCTCTTAATGCTCGTCCTAATTTTATTTTATCTTTTTTACTTAAATTTTCTGGATCTCTTTTTAATTTATGTATAATGGCTTTATCTAATAAATCTTTTTTAGTTTTAGAATCATTTAACATACTATCCACTCGTCTAATACTTTTTTTATTATCACTATGAACAGCTAATGCTCCACCACCAACAGCTAATGCTCCACCAGTACCAAGTATAATTTCTTTTTTATGTTTTTTCAAAAAATTTTTAATATCTTCATTTTCATTATCCGTATTTTTATCTACATGTTTTTCAGTAGATTTACTTTTAAATTTATCTTTAATTTTATCAAATATTTCATTTTCATTTAAATAAATATCATCTATAGCATCATAATAACCTTCTAAAAAAGCTTCTTCATAATTCATAAAATAACGCTCCTTTCCATACAATTTAATAATAAGTAGTTTAAGAAACTAATCTTTATACTATTTAATTAATATAAAGGATGGTGAGTATATGCTTAAATTCTTTGAACAAGATGGAGAATCTATTAGATTTACTGGAGATATTCTTAATATTTATCTTCCTAAGAATTATTTTGAATCTAATGTAGCGTACTATGATGGTAATGAAGTAAATACTATAGCATATTTCTTCTTTGAAGTAAAATCATTTGCTATGGAAGAAAAAGATGAATTGGGTCATATTTATACTTTTAAATTACCTGCAAGAATTGTTTTTGAATTTGATGATAAGAATTCTAAGACAATAAATATTAAAGATACTGGAGATATTCAATATGATATATTGACTATGAATAAAGGTAGTTTATTTGTAAAGAATATTAACGTAGAAAAATCTGCTACAAACGCTAAAGACTTCTTATATATGTTGCATAAAGGTAGATTTCCATCATTAATTCCTTATGATGAGATTATTAAAATTTATATGCAGAACTTATCTCTTAATGAAATGTCATTAGGATGTCAAAATTGTATATATGAATTAATGATAGGTGAATTAATGCGTAATAAGAAAAATCTTAAAGAACCTTTTAGAAAATCTATTAATAAAGAATCTGTAAATCCTCTCGATTATAAAAATATCAATATGAAGAATATAGCCTTCTTTAACTCAACATATACAGCTGTATCATTTGAAGATATGAATAAAGCCTTAGTTAGTGGTGTAGCTAAAGATATTACTAAAGAAAAAGAAATTCGTTCTCCTGTTGAGAAGGTATTGAAGTACTGATTAAAATTCCCTAAAGAGTTAATGCTCTTTAGGGATTTTATTTATATATTATTACTATGTAAAAAGTGTTAATATTAAAATATTAACTAAATATGAAAGGAAGTAATAATTAATGGAAATGGAAGGAAAATATTTAAAAGTACGCACATGCTCAGATATTAAAGCTTTTTGTAGACAGAATCATATTTTAGAAGAAGAATTTAATAATCCAGTAATTATATATGGTGATATGTCTGGATATGCAGGATATCTCTTAGGAGGTAAGAAATTTTTTAATAGTGAAGTAATTATTAAAGAAGGTGTTAAAAATTGTGAATTTTTATTTCATAATTGCAGCAAGTTTAATCAACCAGTTATAATACCTTCAACTGTTAAAAACTGCAATTCAATGTTTATAGGTTGTACTGCATTTAATCAAGCGATTAATATACCGGGTACAGTTTATAGTTGTGATATGATGTTTCGTAGTTGCACATCTCTTAATAGCCCAATTACATTAAATGAAGGAACTGACAGCTGTTCTGCTATATTTATGAATTGTACGGAATTTAATCAACCAGTTATAATACCTTCAACTATTAGAGGCTGTGTTCAGATGTTTCATAGTTGTGAAAAATTTAATCAACCTGTTACCCTTTCAGAAAATAATGACGATTGCACTGAAATGTTTATGCGTTGTTATTCGTTTAACCAGCCAATCACAATTCCAGAAAAAGTAATAAATTGTCATAGTATGTTTTGTCAATGTAAAAAATTTAATCAACAAGTAATATTACCAGAAAATCTTGAATGTTGCGATCAAATGTTTATATATTGTACTGCATTTAATCAACCTATTATAATTCCTATGCATGTTCCTATAACAGACTGTATTGAGATGTTTGATTATTGTGATAGTTTAGATCCGGCAAATATATTATATTTAAATAACGGACCAAATTCTTGTGTTGTATGGTCTGGTCGGTTAGGTAGGATAAGAGACTTTTATACAATCAGAGTATGTATAAATGATAAATATTATAGTAACAGTATACTTTGTGATGAAAATATAAAAAATATCAAACCGTCTGAAGTTTATTATGATAAATATGATAATTCATTAAAATTTAATCATAAACTAACTACTAAAAGATTAGCGAAGATGTTATTAAATGCAAATTTATATTAAAAAGGAGTTAAAAAAAATATGGTAATAGTTAGAAACCGTTACAGTATCAAGGAATACTGTAAAGAACATGGTATTTTTGTAGATGAGTTCAATGAACCTGTAAAACTAGAACCGGACGGTTTAAATTGTGATTGTTTTTTCGCAAATTGTCGTTCGTTTAATCAACCAGTAGAAATACCTAAAGGTATTATAAGCTGTGAGAATATGTTCTTAAGATGTGATAACTTTAATAGTCCAGTAACTTTCATTGGTAATACAGTAAAAAATGTTGAATCTATGTTTAATGATTGTAAGTCTTTTAATCAACCAATAGAATTTCCAAATAGTGTAGTTAATATGAAAAGTACGTTTTCAAGTTGTCGTAAATTCAATCAGAAGATTACAATACCTGAAAATGTAATGTATTGTGAACGTATGTTTGAATACTGTTATGATTTCAATCAACCAATAGAATTACCTGATTGCGTTATTAATATGCAATCCATGTTTTCATGTTGTGAAAGTTTTAATCAATCGTTAAAAATACCATTAGGAACTACATCTCTGTATTTTACATTTTATAAATGTATTAATTTAAATAAAGATATTATATTACATGATAATATATATAATATGTGTGATACATTTTATATGTGTAGTAAGTTTAATCAACCAATAACAATACCAAAATATATATATAATTTAAATAGTACATACTTTGGTTGTGAAAGTTTAAATTTAAATCAAACGATTGATTTAACAAAATATAAATATTTAAATAATACGAATAACATGTTTAATAACTGTAGTAATTTAAAAATAGATGTGAAAATAAGTGATGCACAAATAGTCAATAATGGTAATTGTCAGTGTATCTTTGATGCTAATAGTGAAAGTAATGTAATTACTAAAGATCTCAAAGAAATATTAAAAGACTGGAATAAAGCTAAACATTATACAAAAAATGGTGACTTATTAAAATTTAAAAAGATAATAATAAATGGTAATGAATATGACTATATATCAAAATATATTAGAAAATCTAAACATGATCTATGGAAAATAAATTTTAAAAATACAACCATAGAATATATTAGTGATAAACCTTTTAGTGAAAAAAGGTTAGCTAAATATTTATTAGATGTTAATTTATCATATCAGCGTATGGCTAATGCAATGTTACAAGGTATTTTATAATAAAGGAGATATATTTATGTGGTATATTGATAACAACAAATATCTTTGTGTAGCAGATAAAGAAGCATTACAGCATTATTTAGAAAGTGAAAAAATATCTAGAACTAAATTTAATCAACCTGTAAAAGTTATCGGTAGTCAACCAACTGCATTAGTAGAGTTATTTGAAGGTATGAAAAATTTTAATAGTGACGTTATCATAGAAAATAAATATGTTTATACTGCAAGACGTATGTTTAAAGGATGTAGTAAATTCAATCAACCTGTAAAGTTTCCAAAATTAATAACTAGTTATAATGAAACTTTTATGAATTGTATATCTTTTAATCAGTCTATAGATGATATGTTTTTAAATATAAAAGGACATTCATATATGGCAAACAAAATGTTTTATGGTTGCAAGTCTTTCAATCAACCATTTAATTTTAAAAAGATAATTAAAAATACTATAATTTTAACTAGTATGTTTGAAAAATGTATAAGTATTGATGAAAAATCAGTTCGAAATGCAATAAAAATAATTATAGATCCTACATTGGAAAATTATATAAATTTTAATTGTCCTAGATATATAGATAGAATATTCTGTAAAACTAATTTTAGATTTAAAAATGATATAATAATTAATAAAAATTTTACAACAATATTTGGTTCTTTTAAATATTTTTATGATTACGATCAAGATTCTATAGATTTTTATATTTTAGTATATTCTAAAGGATTAGGAATAAAATTAGCAACAAATTCAAATAAAGCTAAAATAACAGTATGTGAAAAAGTATATAATTTTAAAGAATTAAAAAATATTCGTTTTGGTATGATTCCGTCAAAATACAGTCCTAAAGAAAATATGTTTTATATAAACATGAATAGGGAAGATTTTGCTAAAAAATTATTATATTCTAATTTAAAATAAATATATAGCCCATAGAGATATTCTCTATGGGCTATTTTTTTTATAACATATTTTCACGCTTCATACGTTCTAATCTAAGATTATTTCTATCTGCAATAGATTTTTCATGAGCTGCTTTAGCTTTTCTAAGTGAATTCTTAGATTCTTTTTCTTCAATTTCAGCTTTCTTATGTCTTTCTTCTAATTTACGTTGTTTCCATGTTCTATAATTAGGATACATTTTAGGATTTTTTCTATGATCCCTCTCGTATTGTCTCATTTCTTTATTTTCGAAATTATCAATACTAAGTTGTCCGCCTTTTTGTTGATATTGAATGTATCTTGCTCTTTTTTTATTATCTTCTTTAGCCATAGCTTTATTTTCAGATTCTACAGCTTTTCTATTACGATAAGAACTAATAATACTTTCATCTAAAGGATAATTCATCATACTGCCACCACCTCATAACGATTATTATCTTCATCGTAAGCAAATTCTTCATCTTCAACAGTATCAAATTTAACAATATTAATTAATGATGTATCAAATTCACAATCATCTATAATATTATAATCACTATCAATGATGTATAATTCTTTATTTTTAGTACATACGATATTATATTCAGCAGGTAATACTTGAGTCTTTTTAGTTTCTATCTTTTGTTCTTCTTCGCCTATTGATAATCTATCATTTAGTATCTTATCAATTTCTTCATTAGATGGCTGTTCAATATTTTCTTCTTCAGCTTCTTCCATAGAACTCTGAAGTAATGTAGTTTTATCACTCTTATTAAGAAGTCTATAAAGATCAAGAATATCCTTACTAACACCAGATTGCTGATCTTCAAGTTTATTATTAGCACTAAACATTTTAGCTTCCATATCCATTTTAGTTCTTTTAATATTAGTTAATTCTTTAATAATATTAAGTCTCTTTTCTTTAATAGATATTAAATTAGCTGTCTGGGATGACATGAAGACTGGGTTTGCTCTCGTTGGTGTCTTCGCTACAGCATCAAGTCTATCTTTTGCTTCATTAAATAATATATCTAAAGATTGTAATTCTAATAAGAGCATATTATATTCTTCATCTAATTCTTCTGGATTTAATAATAGTTTATTACTAGCCATATATCTCACTCCTTTATTAATAGTATAATTAAAAGTTGATTTTTAATAAAAAAAAGAGCAATACTCGGTTCGATCCGTAGATAGGCTATTGCTCTTTTTTTGCTTGGTCATTATTAGCTTTTTTAACTGTCCGGATCAGTAGCTAATAATGGAATATCGACTTTGATATTCACCGGGGGCGTTGCTTATTCCTCTTTTTTCAACTGCTCTGCCATGAATAACCCTGTTATTCCCACTGTCAGCACATGTGCTGGAAGGCATTTTGCTTGTAGTTAAGAGCCTCGACGTCTTCAAAGGACCGCATAGAAGACCATATCATTTTAACATATGGTTGTTTCTTCTATTGTTGTAAAACTATGAATAAGGTTAATGTTTTTTGCGCAACAATCTATTCATAAAACCGAGAAAAACATCAATTTCCTCTTCCTTATTCATAAATATAATATATAAATAAAAATATAATCTAAAAAAAAAAGAATAACCCAGACTTTTCAACTACGCCTTATGTATCACCGGTCGATTACTGCGTGTATTATTCTTTTTTATTATGCGGACGTAAGATATGTATAGGTTCACAGCCGATTACTCGATCTATATAGTACGTATACTATATTATATAGAACATGAACCTCACGGTAAATCAATATCTTTACGGAGTACAGAAATAGTACCCATCAGACTCATTTTTTTTTTCTTAAGAAACCTCAGCAAAGACCCTATTGCTAGATAATTACCTCTAGCTCAGTCTTCATAAGTTACATGTAACCTTAGCGTGTTTGGTTTCGTGTAAAATGGCGAAAAACACAATAATAGCTTCCATTTATGTTTTACTTATCCAAAAGTCTGGTAAACATCGGGAAGTTCTTCTTGCTATTATCATAAAAATAATATATATTTATTTTTCCTTAAAGAAAATTTCTTTAATAAAATATTTACTAAAGTATTTATCAAAGTATTCTATTAATACTGGATCATTAGATTCTTTAATAATACTAGATAATTCTATACTCTTTAAAACCATCTTAGCATCCTTATCTTTATCAAACCAGTATATATGAATCTTATCATTAAATACTTTACCATTATATTTACATGTAAATGGATATGTAAATATAATAGGATCACCATCTATTGTCTTAGTCATTTCACCTAATTCAAGTACTAATTCTTTACATTTGATATTAATAACTGCTTTACGTTCTTCATCAAATTTAATTAAATGTGATTCATAATCATCATCGATCTTCATCCAAGCTTCTGTATGTATAGGTGTTTCTTGATCTTTCTGAAATCCATTAGAAATACCTTCATATTTTTCCTGAAATACTGATGGTTTTCTAAAAGTATCTATTCTATAAGATACTTTACCATTATCATCTATGACTCTACATACATATATACCTTCTTCACTTGGAAGCTTTTCTTTTACATGTATAAACATAACTATTTCTCCTTATCTGTTACATTGAGATTAAAAGTTATTGTATTATCCAAGACATTATGGGCGAATTTAAAGACTTTGTAGTTCTTCAAGATCTCTTCACCTATTGCAGTAGCTAAGTCTTTTAACATATAACTCGGTATCTCATCTTTACTAATATCTTCTAAGTTATTGATTTTCTTGTATAATTCCGGTTCACAATCTTTAATAAAGCTGATATCATAGTTAATACTAACTGTATTTTCTTTAATATTTTCTTCTTCTTGCATTTCTGTATCCATTGGTATATCTTCTTTAAAGAATTCCAGCATTTCATCAAACGCTTCAGCTTCATTATCTTTCTTTTTAATATCAAAAAGTCTTTCAAACATATTCTATCCCTTCCTATATATAAAATAGCTCTTAAGGAATATTACTTCCTTAAGAGCATGTTATTAAATTATACCTTTGCAAATAAACTGATTAGATGTAACTAAAATACCAATAATACTTATAACAGCCTTAAGTATTTCAGTTTCAGTTTTTAATGAATTAACTATTGAAGTTGATTCATCTGGTTCATAAGCTTTAGTTTTAAGATTATATATACATTTTTCTTCTACACATTTTTTAATAATTTTATTTATCTCTTTATTTGGAATACCTGCATTTACAAGTACACATTTATAACATTCCATAAATGCTTCAGCTATTAAATCTTCAAGAGTTGTTAATAGTTTATAATTCTTAACTACTCTTGCAAATGGAGTATGCTGAATACATTTAGGAATAGCTAAATTACCGCCTGAAACATAACCTGTTTCTAATGCTGCCTTACAAGCAAAGATACTATCTTCAATAAGATATCTTCTATTATTCTTTTCTAATTCAGTATCTCCACCTACATAATATTTTACAATAGATGAATTAAGATTACCTCTACGAGTCTCTAACTTAAAGATCTTATCATCGAAAGAGTCATCCTTTAATTCCTTAAGCTTCTCTATCTCTTCTGTAATAAAATCTACTCGTTCAGCAAGTTCTTTATCAGAACACTTTCTACCAATAATCTTAGTAGTCTTATTAGTAATTGAGATCTCATCACAAGAGCCTAACATCTTATAGAAGTTTTTCTTAAAGTCTTCTTCTTTCTCAAAGTTCTTATCATAAATAGTGCTTTTTGTAAATAAAGCAATATCTTTAAATATTTCTTCCTGATTTTTATTCATAAAATTAAAATCAACTAAACAGATCTGAAGATCAGGATTCTGCTTCTTATTAATAATCCAACAAGAAACAAATTCTACAGAAAAGCTCTTAGCGATAATAACTACTGGCTTTGTCTGCTGAGATACTAAATGACCTATTACATCTACAATATAATTAAGATCTGTTGAATCAAGTCTATCATTACACATAAATATAAAAGGATCTTTAACAGAAAATTCTGGCTTATTTTTATTAGTAGTAAATTCTTCTGCAATCATTCCTGATGCAAATTCAAGACCATTCAAATATTCATAAGAGTCTGTAGAATCTTTAGAATTCTCTAAATAAATAAAGCCTTCCTTACCGATCTTCTTATAAATATCATAAATATTCTTACCAACTTTTTCATCATTATTATTAGATACTTCCGCTATCTTCTGAATAATGTTAAAATTACTTTCATTAATAGGAGTTGCAAATTGCTTAATATTTTCGTTAATATAACCTTCTAATTCTTTTAAACCATCGAATATTTCTTTAGGTGCATATCCAGATAATTTACCATTAAGATTATTATTAATAGTATTAAACAAACTCTCTGCAATAACTACTGATGATGTACTACCATCACCAACAGTCTGTACTAAATTAAAAGAAATCTTTTTAATAATTTCATAAATAGTTCTTGCTACCGGGCTTTCAAATCTTAAGCTAGATAAAATAGTATAACCATCCTTAGTAGCAATATGACCACTTATTTTATCTTCAATAATTGTTGAAGAACCATAATAACCTAATGACTTTCTAAGGCTATCTGCTATAACCTTAAGAGTCATTGATGAAAGATCTTTATAATCTTTTTCTTTTACAATATTATCACTTTTACTATATACTATATTATTTTCCATAATATGTTTACTCCTTAATTTTTTAAAATGATAAATGTGTATTTATTATTATCTTTCGTAATATTAAAAATACCATTCAAATCATATTTATCTATTAGTTCATCAATAGTATTATCTATATTAAATACTATCTTCTCAAAATTACAAATCATCGCATCTGTTGACTCACAATCATATCCTTCAACTACACTATAATCTATATTTTCTGATCTAAATATATTTACTAATTTATTAAATTCATATCCATTCTTTTTATCTAAGGATTCTATAAAGTTATTTAAATCAGCACTATATTGATTTTCGATTTGTTCTTCTTCATTTATTACCTGATTTGATGGTTGTATAAGATCATTATAATAAAAATAAATCATAAAATCAACCAACTTTCATAAATATATGCCCAACCTTATTTCTTATTAGATGCTAAGTTGTTAAGCTTAGCATTCTCGGCTTCTATACGTTTTCTGTCTAATTCCATTTTTTCTTCTTTAGCTTCTTTTAAAGATAGTAATACTGAATAATCCATTTGCATCATTTCAGTAATACTTATTTTACCTTCAAATAAGTCTAATAAATATAGTAAGAAATTAGCACTATTTTTATATTTCTCTTTTAATAATAAGTTGCCTTCTAAATCTTTGCTTACTGGTTGAGCATTAGACGAAAAAGCACATTTTCCATATCTACCGGCATTTCACCAAGATCTTTTCCACATGAAGGACATTTAAAGTTAGGAATTCTATATTCTGTCTTGTATTTATTTGTCCATTCATCAATAGCTCTTGCTAACTGCTTTGAATCATTAATAGATAACTGCTTAAGAATCTTAATAATCTTTTCATTACCTGATACTGGATAATAAACAGGACTCTTCTTTTCAAGAGTTTCTGGTACATTAAGAAGATAAACATTCTTTATAAATAAAAGTGTAGCTAAATCACTAGCTAAGCTTTCAAGCTGATCTGTAGGTGTTGACTTTAAGATATCAAGCTGATTCTTAAGAGATGGTACTCGAATATCAATAATAGTCTTTGACTGCTCTAAGCATACTCTCTTATGTTCAGAAAGTAAAGAAGCCTTAATAACAGCATCTGAATTATCAGCTGTCATAGCAATTTCATTTAATCTTTCAAAGATAGCTTCATCCTTACTAAATACAAGACTATCATTTGGAATATCATGTGAAAATTCATGTTCACAATGTACACACTTAAAATCAAACTTTGTACTACCTGGGAATGTCTGCATATGTAAACCATAGAATAAAGACTGAAGATCAAAGAATGATGTACATTCACAGAATGTATCAAAATTAATTGGTCCAATACTTGTAGCCTGAATTCTATTATGAATAATCTGATAAATCTTCAATGTACTATGATATTCATCCATTGTAGAATTTGTAATAGCATCAATATCATCAAACTTAAGAGCATTCATATAAGCTACATAACAACTCTGTGGAAGTGGTACTTGGAATGTAGGTGTTGAATTAAAAATTAAATCTAAATTACTATGCTTTTCAAGACTATTAAGTGAATCTGAAATTATAATATTATTTAAATCAATATTCATTGTAGGAAGAAGTTCATTAATCTGAACCTTCATATCATTCATTACATCATGCTTTGGACTAAGATTAAGAGGATCTGGATTAACATCTTCCTTTTGAGTGATAATATCCTTTGCTGAAAGACTCTTTGATGATTTTCTCTTAGTTGGTACATTATTACCTTTAGTCTTAACACTAAGATCTAATTCACCTTTAAGTTCTTTTTTAGCATTTTCCATAGCTTCAAACATTTCTTGATTAACCTGAACTTCAGGTACTATATCATTTTGATCAAAATTAACTTTCTTGCCCATATTAGTTTATTCCTTTCTTATTATTATAGATCCATCTTAGAAATTATTTTACTATTAGATGAATCTCCTGTATAAAATAGACTAAGTTTATATTCTTCTGAATTTCCATTTGGATTAGTATCATATACTGTAAAAAATATAGCAACTGTAATATATTTATTATCAGAACTTCTTAAAAATTCTATTTCTTGTTTAGTAGATATATTTGTATTAATTAAATCTTTATTTAACCATTTAGTCATTTGATTATTAATATTAGTATTAAGTTCTGATTTTAAACCTTGTGTAGCTAATTCAAATAAATAATTTTCAATACCTACACCAAAGTCTGGATTATTAGGATATGTACCCGGTTTAGTAACTAAAATATTTTGAATCATTCTAGCTACTGCTTCTTTACCTGATGTACCTTTTAATTTTTTAAATTCCGAAATATTTAGTGTTACATCTCTTATCTCTGTAGGAGTATTATTTTTCATTACAGCTTCTTTACCGGCTTTTACCATATCTTGAATCTTTTTATTAGCTTCATCTAAACTATTTTGCCGATATATTTCATAAACGTCACTTACATTTAAATGACCATTTGAATAAGCTCTATTTATAGCATCTATATAAGACTGATCGAATTCTCTAACTCCTATATTATTTGTGTTATCATTAGGCATTTTATATCACCTCATTTTTTAACTTATTAATATAGTTTATTTATACCTTTATGTTAGTTATAGTATTAAAAATTAAAATTTTTAATTTTTTTAAAAAAGAAATTTATTAAATAATAATTATTTATTAAGGAGGGAAAAATATGAGTGAAATAATAGAAAATATAATTGATGAAAATGAAAAAAATAAAAATACTAAAGAAAGAATTAGTGATATTAAAGCTTCCTTAGAATATACAGTTTCAGATGATGAAATTAATAATATCAATAATTTAAAAAATATTGTTGAAGATTCTACTATACCTAGAAAATATACATATGTGCCTAAATTAACAGCTATATTTTCAGATGGTACTGTATATGATTTATTACAATATACTACAATAGTTCAAACTGAAATTAATTTAGATATATATGTGTTTCCATTAATATCTGTTAGATTAGATGTTCCAGTAGAATTAGTACCTAAGATTCAATTTGATGATGACTTAGTTATTAATTATGAATTGATGTACAATGCCAATACAGATTTAGATACAGCAACAATGTATAATATATTATGGAATATTAATCTTAAAAAAGTTAAACAAGAAAGTTCACCTATTATGATGAATGAAATATTCTATAAGGAAGTATCTGAAGAAATTAGAAGAGTTCCTTTAGAATTAAAACTAATACCAGAAGATTGTTTAAATGCTAATAAGATATTATTCTCAGGTGTATATAGTAAATGTGATATGGTTCAAATGTTAACTTTATTAACTGAAAAATTAAATTATAAAACTTATATATCAAGACCAGATAATATTAGAAAGTATAATCAAGTAATATTTCCACCTTGTAATATATTTTATGGTATTGAATATTTGGATCAATATTATGGATTATATGATAGAGGATTAAAGATGTTTTATGGTTTTGGAAATAGTGTCATAATGTCAAAGAATCATTATATAGAAACTGGTATGAATAAAGTTAAAGTATCATTTGCTCAAAATAATAATGGTTATGATATTTATAATTATACTAATGGTGGTATAGAGCAATTAGGTAGTGACTATTATATATCAATAACTCCTAATAAAGTTAAGATTTTAGATAAAAGACATTATATGAAAGAGACTTTAGGTACTATAGTAACAACTTATTCAAGAGATGATCATGTATATTTTGAACAAGCAAGAGAATATGATTATACAGAAAAAGAAGATATTATAGAAAAAGTTAAATCATATGTAAACCAATATAATAATACAAATAAAGAAAAAGAATATTTATTAAGATCTGTATATTCAAGACAAATAGAATTAATGCTTGAAGGTGCTTTATTACCACCAGATGGATGGTTTAAAGTATTTGATATTAATTTTGATTCTAATAATTATAATTCTTTAAATGGTCTTTATTGTATGCATGGTTATTATTTTAGATTAGCTAAAATTAGTAATAAAAATAGTACAAGAGGTTTTGATGTTACTTCTGCTATAGAATTAACTGAAATATAAAAAAATTGAGTAAAAACCTATATAGGTTTTTACTCAAAATAATATTAATCTTTATACCAGTTGGCGAGTCTATGCTTATCTGTGCCAAAGTTATCTTTACCCTGATTGATAAAGACTTCTTCAACTTCTCCGGTCTTATAATTAAGCATTTCACATTTCTGCTGATAGTTATATTCTACAATAGCATTTGTCTGATCTGCTGCAAAGTATACTTTTTCACCATTAGTTCTATCTACGATACCAACAATATTTTCACTAACTGCTTCAGCATTATTTAAATCATAACGTTCACAGTCATATACCTGAACTGTTGATGTATAAATATCAGATATACTACACCAATCCATTCTCCATTTTACTTCATCATAGATTCTAAGTAAATCATTCTTCTTATACTGAGGCTTAGTCGGATCTTTAATATATTCGATCAAATCATCTCTATCTAATAAATCATTACCTGATTCTACTAATGGCTTATGCTTCTGAACTAATAATAATTCATAAGGCTTATACTTATCAAAATAATTAAATACGTTCTTATCGATCTTAGGGCTATTAGTTATAATACTTATAATTTCAGCTGCTGTCATAATATCATTCCTTTCTATAGAAATATAACCATTTGTTAAAAGGAGGCAAACTAATATGAATATAGAAATTTTAAAATTCAAAATAACTGATTATAAAGATAAAGTTATCCCAAAAAAATTATTTAGAAAAGAAAAAATAGTTAAAGAAGAAATATCATATGAAATTAAATTATCATATAATTTAGATGAAGATAGATTTTATTATGAGGATGAAAATAAATTAATCCCTACTAAAAAAGATTTATCAAGATCTATATTAATGTTATATGATATTTATAAGAGATATGAGAAGTTTGGTTATGCAGAAAATTTTATATTATCCAAAAATAATTTAGGAGTATTTCTTAAGAATTTCTTTATATGTAATAATGATGAAAATGATAGTTATTTAAAAAGAATGATTTTTGGAACTCAGCCTATTAATATAATGCTTATTAATAGTGTTTTAGATGAATTAAATATCAAAGATGTAGATTTTACTAATTACTATTATTATCAGTATCCTACTATAAAATTTAGATAAAAAAAAATGCTAGACGTAATGTTACATGTAACATTACGTCTAGCTCCCGTTAATAGACTCGATATATGCTATATGCACTATTAACCATACTAAGCCTTTCAGTAGTAAACTACCCTCGGAGATTAATAGAACATTACATACTCTATCTATTCACAATTATAATATATATTTAAAATAATGAGTTAATACGGTTTATAATAAAAGTTATATACATTCCTACTATAAAATTTAGACAAAACAAAAAAAAAATAAGTACAACAATGTACTTATTTTTTTTTTCTCTATTTCGCAAGAAACGTTGCTTCACAGCAAGGCTAGACAAGCAAGCATAGAGAGGCACTCTTGTTCTTTTTTCAATGGTCTACAAGGAAAAGACCCTGACATATTATGAACAACTGAATAAAATATTATTTATAAGTAAGTGTATACTATACACTTACTTTCTGGAGGACTTTTGAAGAGAATATAAGGGGGATATATTCTCTTCATCACAATTATAATATATATTTGAAAATTACATTTAAAACAGAAATTATATCCCTAAAGGTTATTAACCTTTAGGGATATAATTTTAAATAAATAAATCGTCACCTGGATTGCTTGTTGCATCATATTTAGGAACGACATCTTGTCTATTATCAGGATTATAATTACTTTCAAGACTGTTTGAAGTACTCATATCTTCCTGTTTTAATGTAGTAATTGTTTGATGTTCTGTCTGTCTTACGTCATCATCAAGAGCTTTTGCAAGTTTCTTAACTGTATCCGCAGCCTTAAGCTTTCTTTTAGCAACTGCCTGATCATGTTTACTATTAGAAAGAGCTACAGCATCTGCTTCCATAGTCATAGAAAGATATTTTAATGATTCTGCAATATCATTCTTCTTGAAGTAGAACCAGCAAATAAATACTCTAATTAAATAGATAGCTGCAACAATGGCTGTACCAACTAATGCAATACCAGCTGTAGCAGCAAGAACCGGATGAGCACCAGCACCAGCTGTAACAATTTGACCTAAAGTACCAACAATTGAAGCTCCTTCTGGAACTGCTTCATTATAAACCATTTCATATTCTTCAACTTTTCTTTCAAAAGTTTCATTAAGAGTAAGTTTATTATTTCTACAAAGATCGTTAAACTTTTCAAGATTTTTAAATAAAATATTTTTCTTTAATGAGTTTGTCGGTGGATCTCTATAAATTAAAAGATTATCTTCAGTAATAGAAATACAATTAATAAATACAATTGATGTTGCATCCATAACAGCTAATGATACTGTCTGATATAAAAGAATATTAACACTATCGTTTGTATCATAAGCTTTTTCAAAATACTTAATATTCTTTTCAAGATTATTCATAGCAGTTTCAACAATATGAAATGCTGTTACAGCTTCTACTGTATTTTTACCCTTAGCTTTTTCAAGCATAGGCTTTAAAACTGATAAACACTTCTTAGTAATCTTATAAGCCTTAGACTTAGTAATATTACCTCTTGTTTGTGGTAAATCTAAGAAAGCACCTTTCTTATTTAATGCTTGAAGACGCTTTTCTGATTTCTTCATAGCTATAGAACCAACTTTATCAGCTAATCCTATTTTTTGTGCTTCAGTTAAACTATTTAAAAATTTATCTGATACTACAAAAGAATTTGTATCTAAATAATTTTCTTTTAATACAGCTTCTAATGTAAATCTATCAGGAGTCATATTCATTATATAAGCCATTTTTTACACCCCTCTCTATTATCTACCAAATAATGACTTAAGATCATCTAAGTTAAGAGGCTTCGGCTTCTTCTGTCTCTTAAATGCTTCAAGCTTTTTAACGATATAATGACCAGATGGCTCATCATAAATATATACTGTATTTGTAGATTCATCAATATAACCAAAATTTAATAAATATAATTGATCTAATAAATTCTGAGCAAATTTAGGTAATGTTAAATCAACCTTATATGTATTAGCTATATAATCTACTTCATCTTTAGAAACCATTAATGTAGCAACCTTAATAGGAGCATCTAAAGAATGATTTGATAATCTGGTTGCTTTATTCATAGCTCTAAGCTTCTTTAATTTAAACCACCAATAGTTAGATGATTTAGCGGCCTGAATACCAGTATTCTTCATGTTTGTAAAGTCAAATAAGAATTCAAATAAACCTTTAGCAAAATTATATTCACCAGTAGTCCATTTAATAAATCTGAAGAAACCAGTATTCTTATATGAGTTACCAATATTAAAGATGATATCTTCTGATTTAATAGGATGAGCTACACATTTAACACCAAAGATAACTTCTTTTTCATCAAGAGATGATCTAGACATGCCATATGATGGATTCTTTTCATTTCTAGAACCAATATTAAAAATAGATTTACCATCAGTTCCTGGAATTGGAATACCTATACCTGCAGAAACTGAATTCTGCACAGAGTTGGCTACAGAAATTCTAACTTTTAAAAACGTTGGCTGTAAATCATTAACCTTTTTAAACATATCTGGATCAAATACATTCTTATCAGAGAATGTAGCTGTTGATGAGCTAGAAGTTGTTTGCTTAACAGAATAACTAAAAGGTCCAATATCATTAGTTGATTCCCATGAATTATCTGTTTTATTAACAATTGTTCCGTTTGGAGTATCATCTTTGGCTTCTTTTAAGTATTTAGGTAAAGTAGTTTCATTTAAAGACCATTTACAGAATTTATCTTCAACTGGAATTAATGAAGATTGAAGAGCAGAATTAATAGATTCTTCAAATAATGCTGGTGTTCTCATAATTTGAGAATTTGGTCCACCTTCAATATTAGTATGTACAAGTTTTAATGCTGATAAAAGATCGCCAGTACCATTAGTTAATTTACCAAAATCATTTTGAAGTAAAAGTCTAAGCATAATAGTATTTTCAACTTCAAAACCATCAGCTAATGCAGTTGCTGCATCAACCGAAATATTTTGACTTATTAATAATGGAAATTGTAATATATAATCTTTAGCTAACATTTTAAGAGATTGACCATTTGGCATTGTTTGTTTATAATCTCTAGATGTTGTTGCTCTCATTGTCATATAACGATCTAAGATATTATTAAAAGCTCCCATAAAATTCATTCCTTTCTATTAAAAAATATAAATGGTTGTTAATAGTGTATTATTAATGAAAAAAAAAATAATTAACCCTATAAAGGGAGGCTAAGTAGTATTGCATACTTAGCCTAAACAAAAATTAATATCAGAGGCCCACAACAATACTTAAATTGTTTACAGTTTATTTTTAATTGAAAAAGTTTTAATTAAATACCTAATAAAATTCCAATGATGAGCTTATAAATTAAACTAGCCATGTTATAAAACCTCTCAATTAAATAAATTGAGATTAATATTAGTGAGAGAGCATTGGTTTACTTCTGTAATATATTGTATCTGTAGGAACAAACTATCTTAAAAGATATCAAACATATCTCCTACTGGGCTTGACGACTAGTGAAGCATGGTTCATCACCCACTAATCTCTACTATAATAATATATATTTAAAGATTTTTATGTAAAACAACAACCTAATATTAAATTTATATATAGAAGAAGGTGATTTAATATGAGAAATGCTGCTGATATTTTAAAAGAACGTTATATTGATGAAGTTAATATATATGATAATTTTAATCCATATAGAATTAAAGAAAATGTAGAGCCTTTTATGGGAGGATTACCTATAATATTTATGACTACACCTTCAATGTCAATTATTGATGGAGATGCTGTATACGAAAATTTAGCATTGGTAAATCCTTTATTTACATTATTAGAAACAACTGATTTTAATTTATTAAAAGGACTTCAATATGGTGAAGGTGGTACTAATTCACCTTTTATTAAAATATTAACAAATAGATTTAAAGGTATAACTCTTAAAGACTTTGTTATGAGCACAACAGACGAGCATGAAACATATTATGGTTGGAAACAAATTCTTCCGGGATCAACAGTTGAAAACTTTACGGCTGAAGGATCTTTGATAGTAACATTTTCTGAAACTAAAAACTTAGATATTACTAAATATAATTATGCTTGGATGAATTATATAGAAGCTGTTAGATATGGTACTTATGAACCAAAAGCTTCAACAAGAAGTACCAGAACTTTAGATTTTACATCTTCATTATATTTCTTCTTATTAGACTTTGATATGAGAACGATATTATATTTCTGCAAATATACTGGTGTATATCCAACAAATGTTCCATTAGGAAGTACTATTATTAGTGATAATATATCTACAACTAAAAATATGATTGATTCTCCTATTACATTTGCATATCAATATAAAGAAGAAATGAATCCACAAATATTATATGATTTTAATATAGTATCTGAAGATCCAGGTAGTTTATTTAAAAATCTTAAACATGGTGAAGATGGTACTCCAAGTTTATATGGTGGTTTTAAACAATATAATCCTACTGATTATATGATAACTAGTACACTTAATATAGAAGATAAAAAAGATAATAGTTCGACAAATGCTCTTTTAGATGATGGTAGAGATTATTTATATGTAAAGAATTATAACACACCTGTAATAAGAATGGCTAATGAAGAAAGTTATGATTCTAATAGTCAGACTAGCTTTAATAGTGCAGAAACTAATAAAACTACATTTGTAATGGAATTCTTAAATACTAATGAAAAAGCTACTGCTGCAAGTATCTTTAATGATGGTACATCTAGTAATGGTGCTGCATATAAGTCTTCAGCTCTTAGTGAATTAAAGAATAAAATTCGTGGAGAAGCTTTAGCATTATTAGCATCTACAGTAGGTAAATCATTCTCCAGTGTTGATGATTTAAATACTCATAGAGAAATTTATGAATTATGGTTAGAAAATGTTAATGGTGGAGATATTAAAGATGCTAAAGATGTTGATTGGAGTGATAATCCAGTTTATGCATCTGAAGAAGCTTATGAATATGCTAAAGAATGTTGGAAACAACAAGTAGAACGAGAAGGTTTGCAAGAAGGTACAGTAGAATATGAAGAAAGATATGCTGAATTAGAAAAAGACTATTGGAATATTAATTCTGGTGGTCTTCAATATGAATTAGGTGAAGATGGTGAAAAATTATCAGCTGGATATGAAGATGGTGACTTTGAACAATGGATGCAAGAATATAGTAAATACGAAAATCCAGAAAAATATCAGGAATTAGTTACATTAGTTAATAAAGCTAAAGAAAAAACTAATGAAGAATATCAGGCTAGTGTTGATAGATCTAAATACGATACATATGCCAATCAATCAGCTGAAGAATTTGCTAATTTATATGGTGAATTCTATGGAGTAATTTAAATAAAGAAGGTGAAAATATGGCAATAGATATTACTAATAAAATAACATCAACTGATTATGCAGATAATACAGTTGATACATCTGATAAATCTATTATAAATATTAATTCAACAAGTTATAATGTATTTAATAATTGGATGGACTTTGTTAAGAAGTATTTTGGTTTAGATGAAACAGACTCTCCATATATAAGTACTTTAAAGTCTTCATTCTTTGGTTATTTTAATGAAATAGCTTCTAGTGAAATTAAGAATGCCGTTTATCATAAGAATTTCTTATATGATGAGCACTTTTTAAATACGGCTATTTTACCAGAAAGTATTTATAATTTTGCGAAGCAATTTAATGTACCAATAGATACTGCCACTCCAGCAACAATGTATTTAAAAATAGGTGTTGCCGAAAGTAGTTTAACGTCTAGTACTTTATTAAAAGAAGTTTCTATTGATAAAGAATCTACTAATAAAAATGATAATGTCCTTAAGATATATAATTTAACATTTACTAGAGATAACACTTTATTTACAGTAAGTAATTATAACTTTTTATTACCATATCCAATAGTATTAACTATTCAGGAAATAAGTGGTGTTACACCAGATGATAAATCTTATAGCTATGCAGTTAATTATGATACTACTGCTGAAAGATTTCCTTTTACAGAAGCCATGGGCACATTACCATTTTTAAAAGTATGGAAAGAAAATGTTGATGATGTAGATTATGTATTTATAGCCTTTCAGGTATATCAGTTTGAAAAAAGAACTACTGAAGTATTAGTCACTTCAACACAAGATAACCCTGATACTATTTATCATAACGTTAAATTTGATAATCAATTAGCATTCTTTGATGCTAAATATGAATTTAATGGAAAGATTACTGATTTAAATCTTTACTTTAATAATATATATGTGCCTAGTGAAGAAGAATATTTTGCATATTATACATATTTAAATGATAACTGCTTACAGATATCTTTTTCATCAAACGATATTACAGGTTTTAGACCGACACAGGGTTCTACCTTATATTTTAGGACTTATACTACATTAGGCGAGGAAGGTAACTTTGATTACTCTGGTGGAGTGTCTATGAAGTTTACTAATAACACTTCATATGGTTATCTTGATTTCTCTTGTGAAACATTTGTTGATGGTTCTAGTGGTGGTAAAAATCGCTTAGACACTTACGGTCAAAAGATTAAAATCTTAGAAAAGATTACTACTAGAAATAATGTAATTACTGATAATGATTTAATAAGATTCTTTGATTCTGTTAATGAGTCTTTAAATATTAATGGTAGTACTATTAAATTCTTAAAGAAACAGGATGATGTAATTAAACGTATTTATTGTAATTTCTTATTATTAAGAGATGAAAATAAACGTGTAATACCAACTAATACAGCTCCACATATTAAAGTAAAAGCTCAAGATTTATTAGTTGATAAGAATAAATACGTTATTAAAGAGCATTCTATCGTTAAATGTAATTATGTAAGAGATATTGCTAATTATAATCCATTAACCATGGATCCAGAATTAGTAGTGGAAAACTTTAATGACTATTTTGATACTACAAATAATTTAAGATATTCTCAAGACTATATCGAGTATTTCTTAGACAATGAATATTTCCAGAACATCTTAAATGAAAAGACTGAGTCTTATGAAATAGCCTTAGATACTTTAGATAGTATTTATGATATTATGAAATTCTTTGAAGTAGAAAATGATGAATTAGTTTATACTATTCCATTTATGATTTCTATTGAAAAAGATCCTTTCCTTAAAGCTACTTATTATAATATGGATGTAAATACTAATGCTCAAATTAACTATAAATATTTAAATAGTAAAGTTGGTGCTTCATTCAATATTAGTACTTTAAGTATTGAAAAAGATGTTAATCCTACAGCCACTAATAAATATACTTTAGATTCTAATGTATATAAATTATCATTTAATTTAAATACTAATGTAAGTTATTCTGAACTAAAAGAAAAAGTTGTTGTTAAATGTTTAATGACTGATATGAAAGATTCTAAAGTATATGGTCATTTCTTCTTTAAACTTAGAGATGTAGATATTGATGAAAATAATGTAGTAAGTTATTCTTATAAATATGAAGCTGAATTAGCTACAGATTATACTTTTGATAATGGTATGCTTAATATGTATAACTGTTTATACAGAAATATAGCATCTATTAATGGTTATAAGAGTCAATTATTTAAAACAGTTCCTATTGATGAAGATATCTGTTTCCAGATTGGTATACTTTATTATGATAAAAGTTTAGCTGAGACACAGAATAAAGAAGAAAAGGCTGACTGGTTCTATCCTTTCCCTGATGGTTTTATTCAAAATATTGAAGACGCTGTAAGAGTTATAGATGATAGAACTGGTGGTAAAGAATTTACTTCTTGTGAAGATTTAACAGATCAGTCCGAATTTTACACAAATACTAACGATGTTACCTTATGGAAAGGTTATAGAAATATAGATTCTATACTTTTCTTACCGGTTGAATTAGATTCTTCAAACTCAACAGGTTCTAATAATAATTATCAATATTATCAAGATAAACCATTTGATTGGAATATAGAAATTGATGATAAACATCCATATACGCATTCATTTGGTTGTCTGGCATATTTTTTAAATGAGCATAAATTATCAGATTGTAAACTTACTATAAAAATAAAAGATACATTCCCGGTAAATAATCCAGATGCTGATACTAATCATTTAAGTTTAAATGGTTATGCTAAAATTGTAATACCAAATCTTAAAATTGATACAACAGTAATTAATATAGAAATTGGTCATAAAATTAAATATGATGAAGCATTACCTAACTTTGGTAATGAAGATGAGAATATTTCTATTACTAAATCATATGATAAAGATGGTAATAAATTTATAACTATTACAATTGAGAGTATTATAAAGATTATAAATGATATCAATACAAGTTATATTAAAATTATTACTGCTGATGAGGATGAAAGTGATGAAAGTTACAAAATTTATAGAAGATTAAATGAAACAGTTCCTATAGATGATACATTAGGACATACAATATTAGAAAATGTAGAAAAGATGGATAGAGTATCTGTTATGTTCTATAATATTGTAAGAGGAATTACTAATAATCTATCAAATGATGTAGTAGAAGCTGATATGAGTGAACTATCAATAGATTCTATATTAGTATCTAGAACTGATTATGATATGGATAATGATGTTGATAGTAGATCAAATATTAATAATTATGTATTAGCTACTGTATTAGATAATGCTTCTCCTGTAAAGATGTATCAGAATTTGTCAAGTGTTATGAGTTCTATTGTTGAATATGATGAAGAAACTGATACATTTGATATAGAATTAGTACCATTAATTTCATTAAGATATTATATGGCTAGACCAAAAATGTTATATGATTTATTAAATAAATTTATAGCTATTGTTGATAGCCTTTTACCTAGACTTGAAAATAATACTAATTGTGATATGAAGTTCTATAATACTTACGGCCCGTCAAGATATTATTATTTCACAAAACAGTATTTAGATGAAATTAATTACGTAGACAAAGAAACTGGAGAGGAAGTTGATATTAATGACGATAACTTCAATCCTTATAGAAGTGCTATAGTTACTACTAACTCTACAGTTATGTATAATTATTTAGGCAGAACTGATGCTATGTTAGATTTTACTATCTATGTAAATGAAAATATCACAAATCAAAAGGACGAAGAAATTAAGAAATATATTTCTGACTTTGTAGAGGCTTCTAATGATGATTTAATATTACCTATTTCTAATTTAATAGTAGCTTTACAGAATAATTTTCCTATTATTAAATTTATTAAATATAATGGTATCTTTAGTGATATTGTAAATAGTAACAACCCTTCAATTAATAATGACTATCAGTTAATTGATAATGATTTTGATTTTAATAATTTAAGTAAAGATGAAATTAGAACTTATGTTCCTGAATATCTTAACTTAAAGAAATCTGTTATTAAAGAAACCGAAGATGCCATTGTGTATACTAATAATATATTTAATTTACTTAAGTATTCTACATATGACTATGTAATTAAGATTACTTATAAATTATAAAAAAAAATAGAGATAAGCCTAGTGCTTATCTCTATTTTTCTATGAAAGGAAATAGGTAGGAAGATTTCTAATTAGTCGTCGAACTCTTCTTCCCCTTCATACTCTGTAGGCTCGTTACAATAAGGAAGTATATTTTCCTTAAAAAACTTTTCTGTAAATACGCCACAACGTTTTAATTCGGATAATGTTGTAAGAGAACATCTTTCAACGTTCTCATTGAAAGTAAAGCCGTAAAGAGCCAGACCGTATTTGAAATCTTTTTCAGTAGGATAGAGACCAAAATGTTCTCTGGATTGCATAGGCATTCCAGAAATTTCTAGTCTAGCTAACATAGCTTTCTTAGTATCCGGATTAAGTTGAATCTTAAGAGAGCATGTGGGGGTAAGTTCGACCGTAAGAATCTCATCATTCATAATTATTGTCCTCCTTAAAAATAAAAAATGAATATGATTTTACATGAATATAATATATATTTAAAAACATAAAGTTATATTTTTAAAGAAAAGTGAGGTGCTACTACGATGCAATATTTCCATGAAGAAAAGATATTAAGTACTTTTAATACTAAAGCGGCTAAGAAAAGAAGAGATAAAGTTAATAAGACTCAAGAACTTTTAGAATCATTTGATGCTTTAAGACAGACTGATGATATCATAGAAGAAAGACAAGAAAAGGCTTTACATGAAAGTTTAATGAATTCTTTTTCTAAAACAGGTAAAGAACTTGAAAAAGAAAATACTATTAGAGATGTAAATCATAAAACTGATTATATTAATGAACAAATCGATACACTTGCTAGAGATTTATTCTTCTATACAGTATATGAATCACTTTTAGTTGATGAAGTTATTAAAAATGCTAACTATGAATATATTAGAGAGCAAGCTTATGAATTCTATGATAAATGTAATGAAAAAGGTATGTTAGTAGTTAAAGAAAATAGTGGTTTTGATGATTTACTTGGCACAGCTATTTGTAATCTTAAAGAAGAATTAGTTAATAATAATAGTTGTGATATTGGTAAAGTTCTTGAAGAAACTGTTAATGATAAGAACTTCTTAACATTCTACGCTACCGAATCTATTAAGCTTAAGACTGCTGAAAGTCTTAGGAATGAAAAGAAGGCTTCTATTATTAAGGAAGAATTAATAAGTGAAGAAAAGTATGTTGATCCTTCTAAGTCATTATTCAGATTCCTTTTTGAAAGTAATATTCGTGATATTATCGATAAGACTGATATTACAGATCCAGAAAATCTTCAAGACATGGCTATGCTTGAAACTATTTTAGATTATACTATTATGGAAACTGCTAATACATTAGAATTAGTTAATTTCTCTAATCTTAAGTCTATCTGTAATAAACCTATTACTGTTTAAAATAATACCCCTAAAGTCTATAGACTTTAGGGGATATTTTTTAAATATAAATATGATATCTAATATTAAATGAACTTGCTAATTCTTTTGATAAAGACATATTTTCAAATGTTAATCTACTTGCAAGACAAACAGTAGACATATCAATATCAGTTATAATACCTGAATTACTTAAATCACAGTTAGCCATTACTAGACCAATTTCACTAAATGATTTACCAACAAGATCATTTCTAGTAATATCGAATTTAATAATATATTCTACTTCAAAATTAGTAGGATTTATTTTAATTTCAGATTTAGTAGTATCTATAGATTTACAATAAAAATTATCATCATCATTTAAACTACTTGGTGAAAAATATTTAGTGAGTCCTGTAGTATTATCAATAACACGATCACTATCAAATGTAAGATTATTAAGATATGCATCTGTATTTTGATAACTATTATTACCGCCATTACCACCATTATTAGCATTTTCAGGTCTAGGAATCATAGGAACAGGAACAAACATTGTTGAATCTGTTGTTAAAGTACTATCGCTAGTGAAATTATCTATTGGTGAAGGAACTCTAATAATGGAAGGATTACTAATATTAGATCCATTATTACCAAACATAAATCCACAAATAACCGGCACATAATTTTCTTTACCTTCACTAGCTACCGGAATATATCCATTTTCTGTTGCTTTTGAAATAATTTTTCTATCTTTAAATATATTATATAACATAGCTAGTCTAGCTGATAATAAAATTAAATTATCTACAGTTTTTAATAAATTACCTTTATCATCAAAGATTTCTACTCTACCTCTAATAGTTTTATCTTTAAATTCATAGAAATTTAACATACTCATTCGAAAAAACCTTCTTTCATATAGAATTTATAATATTAAGTTACTATTTATATTTAAAAGTAAAATTAACATATTTGTATAAAATATAAATAAAGGAGCAACTATCATGGGTATAGCTGAAAATACTGTAAAAAATAAAGTTGAAAAAATTAAAAAAGCTGAACTATCAATGGAAATTAAAGAACATATAGATCATTTAACCATATATATTACTATAGATCAAGCTATAGAACCTCAAATGAGACCTAGAGTTGGAAAATTCTTTAATATCTATGATCCATTGGAAAAATATAAGAAAATCTTAGGTGAAAAAATTAAAACTAGTTTAAATCATCTGCAAGTAAATATTGAAATGAATGAGGATAAATATATCGAAACTGAAATAGTTCTTACAAATATACCACCTAAAAATTTTACTAAGAAACAGTTAATAGCAGCATTTTTAGGAAATCTTAAATTTAATAAAAAGCCTGACATTGATAACTGTGTAAAAACTATATATGATAGTACAGAAGGTATAATATTCTTTAACGATAGTCAAATAGTTAAAGAAACCTTTGAGAAAAAATATAGCACTAAAGAAGAGACATTTATTATATTTAATATATATGATCAACCTAAAATTAAAGGAAGATTAAGTAAAAAAGAATTAGACGATATCAAAGATTATACTGATATCTTAAATTATCTAAATAATTTGGAAGGATGAACACAATATGAAAAACAATATTGACAAGCTTTTTAATGAAGAAGATACTAATGAATTAGAACAAATACAGAGATTAAGAAAGAATATTCTTAAAAATATAGGTATTAAAAATTTTATAGACCTTATTAGAACTCTTATAGATGAATCAGAAGACTATGAATTTACATCAGCTAGTAAACGTAAATTCATTAATATTAATACACCAATATTTACTATTAGAAAAAAAGGATTTGTTTATAATGAAAAAGACTATAGATCAGAGAAAGCCAAGGATGATAAGATTAATAGTATTGTTAATGAAATAAATCATGAAGTCTTAGAAAAAACAACTGAGCATATTTTAGATATTATATGTAGTGATCCAGACCTTAAAGCACTTTATGGTGATATGAATGAATCATTAAAAAATATTATATGGACTACTGTATTTGAAATTAGAGTTTCCTTAACTGATAATATTATCTATATGCGATATTGTATTTAATTTTTTATTTATATATTATTATAGTGAATATTGTAACAGATATTTAAAATAATTTTATTTAGGAGGAAATAAAAATGAACCCATTAACAATTTTTGCTATATCTGCAGCTGTTGGATTTGCAGGTGCTATGGCAGTACTATCACATCTTGATAAGAAAAAGAAGAATGTTATTGAAACAACATCTACTGAAACAAAGGATGATGAATCTGAAAAAGCTAAAGTAGACAAATCTATCAGTGTATTTATATCTACGCCATTTGCTGGTTTAGATGATAATACTATTGAACAGAATATTGAAGCAGCTAAACTGGAAGCTGCCGATAGGGTAAAAACTCTTGAAAATGATGAAAATCTAAAAATAGAATTCGTTCATAATTTCAAGAAAACAACAGAAGGTAAAAAGCCTTGCCAGCTCATCGCCGAAGCAATCTCAAAAATGGCAGATTGTGATTACGTCTATTTTACTAACGGATGGGAAAATTCCGAAGGATGTAAAATAGAACAGGAAATTGCAAATAGATATGGAATGCAGCGTATCTATTCATACTAAATAAGTATATCCCTAAGCTTATATAAGCTTAGGGATCTTTTATCTCATGAAGAGAATAAAAATTAAAAAGTGAGGTTAATAAAATGAAAATCGATTATGAAAACCATAAGATAACAGTTTTAGTTGACGGAAAAGACTTTGATTACAAAGTTCATAACTTTTTAAATGGCTCTTGCTATTTATATAATAAAATAGTAGAAGCAACCTTAATAATCGACATCAGAGATGATTATAAGGAAAACAATGATTGTCGCTTCTTTGGATTAAAAAAAGCATTTAGTAATTGTGAAAATTTAAAAACAGTTAATATATTAATTAGAAATGTTGACGGTCTTTTTAATTTTAATCCTGAAGCTAATATAATTGAAAAAGCTAAATGTTTTCAACATGCTTTCAATGTTGAAAAAATACTAGTTGTGTTAGAAAATACTTTTAAAGAAAGTATTAATTATCATGAATTAACACGCAACTATATAACAACAAAAAATGATCGAAAAGTAATAGGTTTATTAAATTTCTTAAAATTATTAACAGAGAGCCTTATTGTACCATACAATATGTATGATGGACGTTTATTAATAGATGATCTATCAATAGATGAGAATAATTTTTGGATGAATGATATATATGTAACAATAAAGAGGACCATACAGGGATCATTTAATCCAAAAGCATCTGATAATACTCGTGGTGCAAAGTTATTTAAGTACATTAGTAATTTAGAAACAGACGACGACCCAGTTAGTCTTAATATTAGAAATGTAGAGACTAATGAAGAATTTGTTTTATTTGAATACATACCAACATTAAATAAAAGATCGTTTTTAAAATGCAAAGAGTCAATTTTGGAAAATAATTATTTTCCAAAATTAAACGATAATTATAAGCATAATAATCAAGAATATGTTTATTATGATGTTATAAATTTTATTACTAATGAACTTAACCTTAGTAAAGAAAAAGCTATTTATAAGAAAAATACGTTAACGTTACAGTTAGATGCAACAACATATGCATTACTATTACTTAACATTAATTTATAATCCTCTTTTAAATACATAAAAATATCCCTAAAGACTATAAATGTCTTTAGGGATATTTTTTTTTTTAATTTAAACATTCACTATTTAAATTCGGAGGATGATTTGTCTGTCTTGACATGATGTTATAGTTCTTAGAACAATACTTCTTCTTAGAAATCTTAACACTTTCTTTAATTTTTGTATGATCCAGAGCTTGTTTGAATAAAGCTTTAAATTCTGACTCACCATAGTCTCTTACTGAGATACACATGCTTATAGGGTCTAACTCGTCACAACCCGGAAGAACTACTGATCTTGTGCTTTCACTAGATTTTCCACAAATAGCACATAACCACATATGCCATTCTTTTATACTACATACACCCATAGTGTTACCAATCTTATTTAAGCACTTTTCACAATCAGTATCTATTTCTGTTAAATTAAAACGGTTTAAATATTCATAACTAGTTCTAAAACCAGCAATAAATCCTAATTTCTTAATTTCACTACACCATTCATTAATCATATAAGTAAGTGTAGATTTAGCCATATTTTCTCTTAAAGAAGTTTTTATATCATCAATTACATAATAACACGGACACTTAAAATTCTTATCTTTGATAACTTCTTTAAAAGCTTCAATTTCTTTTTTTGTTTCTTCAAGACTTTTTGCACGGCAGTTCCAATAACAACCTACTAGTAAATTAGCTTCAGTAGCCTTAGTATAAAATTCTTCAAACTTTTCATCTTTAATATCAGGGCCTTCACCAGCTCTAATAATTACAAATGAACATTTGCTTTCTGCTAATTTAGTAAAGTCAATATTGGCATTATCCTGAGATATATCGATGCCATAGAATAAGTCATTTAATAACATAAAATCAACCCCCAGTTGACAAAATATTTTAGAATAACTTATTGTTGACGGCAACAAAAAAAGAAAAAAAGTGAGATTCTAAATGGAAGAATCTCACTTTTCATTACGCATTATTTACCATCAAAAGATATAAGTAAATAATGCATAAAAACCGAATGTCGCTAAAACGATTAGCGACATTACACTGACGGTAACGAACTCAATAGCAATTAAATTTGCCATTTTGTTAATTACCTTATACAGGTCATTGGTGAACTGTGATTTACCATGATATACTACCAATATATAAATGATGTACAGTATTAGTAGTATCAGTCCCGTTATGGTCATTGCCCCAAGACCATAACTCCATATGTTATCGGGACTTAAGATTTTGAAAAATATTTCAAACTTATTGTTCATAAGAAGTCCTCCTTTTTTAATTTAATATGTTTCCTATGACATCATTATAATATATATCTAAAATTTGAGTAAAAACGGTTAAAGGGATTTCTCCCTTTAACCTAATTATTTATAGTTTTCATCTATATTGTTATTTATACTATTCATATAATCTAATTTCTTTTCATTTATTCTAGTCTTTTCTTCTTCTTTAGTTTCAAAGAATGACTTACATAAATAACCAAGAATTGTTAATAATAAAGTTCTAATAACTTCTATGCTTACGTCTGTAAGTGGATTTGGATCTGCATTTTTAATAAGAGCAATCGTTGCTAAAATGTAAGACCATGTTACCCATACAATAGAAATATATAGAATGAATACTACTAATCTTTTAGTAAATGTTGCTTTCTTAGTATTAAGCTTTTTACTAGTGTTTATTGGTTTACACATAACAACACTTCCCTTCTATATAATATAATTAAATGTTGATATAAAACTGTAATAAATGTATGATCCGAATATATATTATAATTGTGTAAGAATGAAACATATAATGAAATCACCTAAACAAGTGATGTAAATAAACTGTTGCCATAAAGGAGGTTATACTATGGCAGATAAAGACAAAGAAATGATAAAGATCATTTTCTCAAAAAATGAAGAGCGTGGAATGATCCGTGCTTCTCTGTATAATAATGAGAAAAATGAAAAAGAAAACATTTCCATTTTTATTAAAAACGGAAATATCTTCGATAATGATGAAAATGAACCATTTGTTATTGAAGAAGTGGTACCTATACCATTTAAAAATAGGAATACAAATTCAGAATGTCGTCATTTTATAATTATTGGCGACAATGGAGTTATAACTGCCAATGAAGCATATTGCAATGAAACATTGGAACAGATGGCTGCAAGAATGTTTGTTGAAAACCATCGTTCGGTAAAAGGATCGTCACATTTAATAATGATCCAGATAAAAGATTCATACTATCATATACCGGAAATTCGCTTTGATAGCACGGATTATCATTCTGGCTATCCAGCGATTCTTTCAATGACTGTTAAAGACTAATAATCTTTAACAGTTACTCTAGAAAAACAGTTCCTTACCATCGGAGCTGTTTTTTTTTTCGATTAAAAACTATAAATTATTAACATAAAAGGAGTGATAATATGTTAAGTGCTACTAGAATTATACAACGTCTTGAAAAGAAACTCGGTTATAAATTTATGGATCTAGAAATATCACATGAAGAAATAATTGATAATCTTAAAGATGAAACTCTTAGAACCTTCTCTAAGTATTTTCCATATCAGGAATTATGTGTAGTAGATCCGGAAAATAAAGTAGATGGTATAGATAATAGATTCTATATTGGAAGTCAAAATGAATGTGTTGGTATTAATAGACTTATTGGTGGTAGTTTACTTGGTGCTAACTATGTAACTAATATGTTACATCCGGTTAGTATGAGTATGTTACTTGGTGATCCTATTAGTAGACAATGTAACATTGATTTATTATCATTTACATCAAACCCTATAACTTTTAAATATTTTGAGCCGGGTATGATTGAAATTTATCCTTATTATCATAATATAAAATCTTATATAATAGTAGCTAATGTAGTTCACCCTGATCATTTTGGTACTATACCGATTAATCTTGAAGATGAATTTATGGATTATGCATTAGCTGATACAAAAGATGCACTCTACACAATGAGATCTAGATTTGCTAATATACAATTACCATATGGCAACATAGAAATGTTCTTAGATCAATTACAAGGTGCTGAAGATAAGAAAGAACAGATTAAAGAAAAATGGAGAACTAATTCTCATAAGAGTTCTCATAGAAAGAAAATATTCATAGCATAAGAGGTGTTATTATGATAAGTAGAGAAGAATATTTAAAGAAAGTAAGACAATCAAGTTTCTATCAAAATGCTAGTCTTATAGAACGTAAAAGAATATTAGAAGATGCTAATAAACAGTATGATAGAAGATTAGAACGTGAAAAAGAAGAAAAAACCTTAAAAGAAGAAGTTTATGACTCTATTAATAATTTAGAAATCACTGATGTATTTCAAAATTTTGAAGATAAATATGGTAAGGATAATACTACTGAACTAACTACATTTAAAGACTTACATCAGAAAGATGCTTTTCCACCTCATGGAAAAGATAGAGCTAATTTATTTAAAGCTGTTCATGAAAGAGATAAAAATATTGGTGTAGAACATCAAGTATTTAAAAATGCTAATAAACAAAAAAGGATGTGCGAAGAAATGACATATGAAGATTTATTTTTAGAAGGTTATTATGATGCTTTAAATGAAACTAAAAAGGAAAAAGAGGAAGAAGAAAATTTTTTTAAAAAGCATAAAAAGAAGATTATTGCTGGTGCTATTGGGGCCGGAGCTATTGCTGGTGCTGCTGGTGCTATTCATCATGATAATAAAAAGAGTTTAGCAGTAGCTAATAAAGCAATTACAAATGCTAAAAAAGAAGGAACTATTGGTGTAGGATATTATGACACAGCACGTCATAAATCACATTTAATAAATGATGACTCATCTAGAAAAGAAAAAATTAAAGTTGGTAGATTTATGCGTGCTAAAGATTATATAGAAAGAAAAAAATATGAAAGAACACCAAAAGATCAATTTAGACAATCATACATTGATGAAATGGAAAAACGAGCTCATAATAAAGAATTAAACGATAAAATTATGAATAGATTAGGCGTAAAACATGAAGATTATGATGAACTTGATGAGATATTCATGGAAGGTTATTATGATGCCATTAATGAAATGACTGAAATTGATAACTATGGTGATGAATATGATTATGATGAATACAATGAATATGATGAATTATCTGATATAGATGAAGATGATATCAAACATTCATATAATTAATAAATATAAATTTTCCCTAAAGGCTATATAGCCTTTAGGGATATTTTTTAATTTATACAATACTTTTTAATAACAAGATTCTGTACTTTATAAACCTTATTAGAATTAAATGCTAATTTAATCATATTATCCTTAAAATTATCTCCATATGCAACATCTGTAAATAGATTATCTATAAATACTTTAGTACACCAGAAATTACATTCTTTCATAGGATCATTTTCAATCATTAATTCTAATATATCTTCTGCTAATAAATTATATGTCTTAATACTTTCTATATTATCTGTAAAGAAATAAATTTGATTTAAATAGTCATTTGGAATAACTCCTTTAAGATTAATGTAAGCCTGATTCTTAGTATCTACATCGGCTACAATAGGGAATTCCTTAATATTATTAATAAAATAATTATATAATAAACTTTCCATATTATCTTCAATATTATTTACTAAGAAATTATAAATCATATGAATATAATGAATTTTAGTATCAAATAATAAAGCTTCACTAAAAGTTATTTTAAAATCAAAATGTTGTTCTATTGATGTTAAAATATTAGTAGCCATTTCATCCATAATCTGTTCAAGTTCTGGGATAAAGTCTTCATTATCTTTATACTTCTCATGTAAAAAGTTATATTTCTGAATTATATTTTCAAAGCAATCCATACTATTCTTTGGTATTTCTGTTTCATCGAATAATTGAATTATTTGCTGTTCTATATTATCTAAAGATAATTCTGAAGAAAGATTACTTAATATATCTCTCTGATCATAATTACTTAAACTAATATCTTCATTTCTTTCTAACATCATAATAGTGTTCCACCTTTCAAAGAATTAAATTTATTAAAATGTTGTTTTTAATATATTAAAAAATAAATATATATTATAGTTGTGTTAAATTTTAAATATTTAAAATTAACGAATAATTTTAAAGGGGTAAGAAATGATGGAAAAAGAAACAGCATTAAAAGTTAAAAGAATCATGTGTGACATGGAGGAGTTACGCAAGTTTACGGATATGGTATATTATATTAACGATAATTCACCATATGAAGTAACGATGACTCTTAAGACAAAACTTACTGAAGAAGCAAATTCTGAAGTAAAAGAGGAAACAATCAGTATGATTTATCCTCACTTTACAAACAATGAAACATATGAGATGCTAAAGAGTCTCAAAGATCATTGTAACGCTAGAATTAAGGAATTGGAGGAAATCTTAGAGAAAATTTAGAAAGGAAGGTAAAAATGGTAATTATGATAATAGATCATAATAACATTAAAGATCTTCAAAATGGTTATGATTTTGAAGATCTTTTCATTGATGATGAGGAAGATTATCAGTTACAGATAAATTTCTCTGAATTTGAAAAGAACGGTGTATCTAATAAACCATTAGCAATATTAGTTAAAAGATGCTATAACAGGCATTTTACTATTAATGTAAAAATCGATGCAGAAACTACCTTGTATGTATTAAGAAAATACATGGACAAAACTGCATCAAGATTGATGTTCACTTTAAATTTAAATGACAAAAATTATAAATATACGATAGGAGATGAAACAGTGTATAATAAGTCTCATTTAAATTTAAATGAAGGATCTGAACTTATCTTAGATCCAAGGAAACATGTAATTAAAGTTCTTAATTTAAGTGAAGCTAACGAAGCTTTATTTAAATTAAATAGAACACTTTAATTAAATTAAAACTAAGAGATTATATAGTCTCTTAGTTTTTTTTTTGTAAATTTTTAATATAAAAATATAATTATATTAAAAAGGAGAGTGATTAAAATGGATGAAATCACATCAGTTGCATTACTACCTGATATAAAAGTTATTAAAGAAAAATTAAAAAATTTAGATAAAAAAGATATATATGATGTAGATAATTTATTATGGGATATTACAAAAGATCAATTATTAACTTTTAAGAATATAGCTAAAGATGAAGAACAATATAATCAATTTATGAATGATAATATTGATTTAAAAGCTATGTTTACAGTTGATGCTTTGGCTGCAATAACAAATGAAAAATTAGAAGAATATAGTCAATGTGAAGAATTTAAAGATACAGATTTAAGATTAAAGACAACTATATATATTGATAAAGATTTGAATAGACATATAGATTTTACTACAGAAACTATAGAAGAAGTAGATTTAGATGATGACGATGGATATCCACCATTTAATGATATGATAGAAAAATGTATAACAAATTTTTGTAGAGAAGCTTTATCTGAAGAATTAAGTGAAGAAGAACTTGAAGAATTTATAAATGATAGACTTGAAGATTATAAAGAAGAACCTTATTCACCAGAATGGTTAGAAGGTTTTATAGCCGGTTATTTTGAAAAAGAAGATTAAAAAAGGTCCGTAAAGAGTTAAGACTCTTTACGGATTTTTAAATCTTGCATGAATTTATCAAGTTCTTTTTCAGATAAACTATCTTCACCCATTAAATCATTAATCTTATTAACTATTCCCATATCAGCATAACATACAACTGTATATGTGGTATTACTCATAGGATCTTTAGTTTTAAGAATGAATTCTTTTTCGTCAAAAGAATATACTTCAGGATCAACAAGCTTACCATTTATATATAAATCTATATCAAATACTTTAGACATTTTAATCTTATATTTATTTAATAAATCACAAACTTTATGAACATTTGTTGGTAATACGGACTTAAGATCTAATTCATCATATTCAACATTAACTTCTGGTAGGAAGTTCCTTCTAAATAAAAGATTCCTTCTATTCTTGGTGTATGGAATATAATCTTCATTCATTATTAATGAGAATCTATACATACCATCATCATAATCTTCTGGTTGTTGTAATTTAATATTCTTAAATCTTTCCATATTATCTAATTCCATAATAAATGTAGCCGGTGTCCATAATTCAGCAGTAATACTATATTCAATTTGTGAATTTTGAATAACGTTCTGTCTAAGATTTCTGTTATTATTAGACATATCAGGATAATTAACTAAAATATTAGCTGGATACTTAAACATAAAACGATCATTACCAGTTGACAAATCTTTAGTTAAATAAATACCATTATATGAATACTGCATCATAAAATCTTCCATACGTTCCTTATCAGCTGGATCTGACAAGTCATAATTTAATCTATTTGCAATATTACTAATAATAAATGGAGGAACTTGTGTCTGTAAGAATATCTTATTTAAAAAGAAATATCCATTAGTCTGAAAGTTCTGATCTATATATGATAAACAATTCCAACCCTGTAATTCAGAATTAACTCTAATACCAATTCTAAACTGTATTTTAGTTCTCTTAAATGAATTAAATATTCTTATACCAGTAGATTCATCTTCAAATATTAGATTATAATTCTTTTTAAGTTTCTTTAAATATATCCATGAAGTATCTGTAAATAATAGTGGTAATTGACCCATATAACCTTCTGATAAATCAAATTGAGGTTGCACAAATAAATATGGTCTCTTTTTAGGTTCAAAATAATCTTTTTGAATAGCACTTGCTGCCATTGTAGTAGATATATATGTTTCTTTAAAATATTTATCTGGAAATTTAGATTTAAAATATTCAGTCATATAACTTGTTACAGAACCTATAATAGATGATAAGGCATTAGAAGAACTACAAACAGAAATAGTACTATATGTTTGATTTACTATTTGCTCTTCTCTACCCGGATCTCCAAATGTAATATTCACAATAACACTTCCTTTCTTTAAATAATAAATGGATGTTAAATTTATATAATTTATTATTAAATATTTAATTTAACAAATAAATAATTAATACTTTAATAAGTAGGTGATATTATGGAAAATGAAGAAAATAAAACAGAAGTATTAGATGTAACATTAGTTGATCCATATGAACATGTAGATGTAATAAGTGATACATTCTATGAAGGTAAAGAAAAAGCAACTGTATCAGATATAGAATATATGTGTAATTTTATAGCTAATAATATTGGATGTGAATATTGTCCATTAAAAGTTAGTAATAAAATTTGTCCATTTGCTTTATTACTTAAAAAGTATGGTACATATACAGAAATCAATAAAGAAATTTTAAAATGGTTATCTGAAAATCCACCAACAAGTTATTTAATGGATATTAGAGAGAAAATGCCAAATGTTGTAATTGATTCAAATTATAATATTCCTAATTTCTGTGTTAAAGATATCTATGGTAATGATTGCTGCGAATGCTGTAAATCAGATAATGTATTTGATAAAGCAGATATGTACTGTAGGAAATGCTGGAGACAACCAATGTAAAAATAATAAACCCTTAAGAGATATACTCTTAAGGGTTTATTTTTAAATATTCGTTCTTCCAGTATGTGTATGATTGATATATCCATTAATAATATCATTAGCAGATTCTTTTACAATAGCATCTATATATTCTTTTAATGAAACATAATTAGACACTAATTCATCATTATTACCATTAATAAATGAATTGATATTATCAATATCTTCATGTATGCTTTCAAGTTCTGAATCTATATTATCAATTGTACTAATCTTTTTATCTTTAAACTTATAAATTGGATTATTTACATTTGTTGTTTTTTCTTCATCTAATTCAATGATATTATTTAATATAGTATTATTTTGTTTAACTATTGAAGAAGTTTCATTGACATTTAAATTTTTATTTAAATTCATCAATACAAGATAATCTACTGGATCCATAAGACCATAGTCACTATTAGATACTTTTTCATCAGCAGAAACAGCTCTTGATCTTAAGAAAGTATCTGAACTATTAAAGAATACTTGAGTTTCTCCACCTTGAATTCTTAATAATATAGCTCTATTAGCACCTTCAGCGTCATTATTATTATCTACAACAAATGCTATATAGTTCTCGTATTGAGATTCTAAACTAATAATTTGATCTTCAAGATACTCTTTAAATTCTTCAGCTGTTTTAGTTCTAGTAGCTGTACTATCAGTAATTATTTTAAAGTTAATAGTTGTATCTGTTGTTGCCATTTATATCATCCTCTCGTCAAGTAATAAATTCCCATGTAATTTTATCTGTAGTATTTGAGTCATCTCTAGCATTAGATGTTCTAATAATATCTATAGACTCACCATCACTAAATTTAACTGCCTCACCATCAGATAGAAATACAGTATTAGTATATACACAGTTATTAGGATTATTATTAAAGAAAGATACTATTACTTTCTGTCCTACTCCAGGTTTAGTACTTTTAATAAAATCCGTTTTAGATTCATTTAAAAAATGTCGTTCAATTAATATTCTTGCATATAAATATTCTTGCTTATTTATTCTTGTAGTAATATTAAGATCTTCATTATTAAGAATATGACTTTTAGATAATTCTACTGTATTATCTATATTTTTAATAGATGGAGTATAGTTATATCCAAATAATTCAGGTATAAATACTTTTATCATTAAAGTATCTTCATATTCAGAATTATCTAATACATATCCGATATATTCTCCACTAAAATCAAATTGATGTATAACTTTATTATCAAATAAACCAAAGTGTTCCATAATATTTTCACCACCGTATAATTTTAAGTTATTTATATATTTATATATTATATATATGTTAAATTTAAATATTATATTTAAAGGAGGTTAATATCAATGATAAATTTAACAGAAGAACAAGCAAAAGCAGTAGATGCAATAGCTAAATGGTATTATTTTAAAAATAATGAACCGTTAGTTGTAGTGGGTGCTGGAGGAACTGGTAAGAGTTCTATTATATCAACATTTATTGAGATTCTGGGGCTATCTAGTTTTACTACAGCATTTGTTACATTTACTGGTAAAGCTGCATCAGTATTAATTAAAAAAGGTAATAAAAGAGCTAAGACAATTCATCAGTTAATCTATGATCCGGAATTAGATAAAGATGGAAACATCATAGGATTTAAGAAAAAACAACGATTAACTGAAGCATTAAATTTAATAGTTGTTGATGAATATTATATGGTTGATGATGCTATAATGACTGACATTTTATCATATGGTGTTCCAGTAATATGTTTAGGAGATAAATATCAATTACCTCCACCAAGTGGTAAAATTAATTCATTAGCTAAAAGAAAACCTGATATTGAATTAACACAGATATTAAGACAAGCAAAAGATAGTCCTATAATCTATTTAGCCACAAAAGCCAGAAATCATGAAAGAATACGAGTTGGAAATTATGGTGATAATGTAAGAGTTATCAGCAAAGATTCTTTAACATCTGAAGATTTAAAATTTATGATGACTGCAGATCAGATTATTTGTGGAAAGAATGATACTGTCAAGAAGTTAAATAACTTTTATAGAAGAAAATTCTTGAAGATAGATCCTGAATTAACATTACCTCAGTTAGGAGAAAAATTAATCTGTTTAAGAAATAACTGGAATATCAAATTTAACGTAAATAATTTTGATATAAATTTGGTTAATGGTTTAGGATTAAAATATATAAAACATTCAGCTTTTGATGGACCAGATTATAATAAATTTGATGAGTGTGGTTCATTTTATGCTGTACCTGATTTTGCAGAACCATCAGATATAACTATATCAAATATTAGTCTTATTCATTATGATGGTTTAGCTTTTAAATATGGATTATTTAGTGATGCAGAAATTAAAGATGAAAAGAATATAGCTGAATATGGATATGCTGAAGTATTAAAGAAAAGAAAATATTTTGGTAGTATGAATAAGTCTGCTTATAATAATTATAATTTATTAAATTATGGTTATGCAATCACTACTCATAAATCTCAGGGTTCTTCATGGAATAAGGTATTTTTATTATTTGAACCATTTTCTTCACCAAGTAAAGATCTTTACTGGCAGCAATTATATACGGGTATATCTCGTGCAGAAACCGAATTAGTCTTAGCGATTTAAAATTTAAATTTTGGTGAAAACATAAAATTACAAGGAGGGAAAAGAAAATTATGGGTATTATTAATGAAGATTTAATTAAAATGAAAGAATTAAAATATATTGAAGAAGAAAAAATAAATAAAATAAAAGAATTCTTTGATATAATGTATAACAAAACAAAAAATATACCAATCTATAAAGCTACATTAAAAAATATAGATTGGAATAATTTAGATACTCCAGATGTTAAAAATTTAATACATTTCTTTGAAGATTGGATGGTAGTATCTAAAGAATCAGATGGTATTATACCATTATCATTTATTACAACTAAAAATAAAAAATATAAATGTGAAATATGTGGAAAAGAAAATGAAGATATTATAAAGGTATCTAATATACAAGTACCAAGATGTAAAACATATATAAATCTCTGCCCTAAATGTACAGAAATATTAAAACCAGATGGATTACATGGTAGTAACACGATTTTATATAAACATTCTTTGGATTATTTAAAAGAATACAAAGAACGTATACCAGAGTTAAAGAAAAATCCTATTTATAAAATAATTAAAACTCTGATTGATGATAATTTCAAGTTACTTAAAGATACAGAATATCTTGATGAATATAGATCAATATTAATTAATTATAGTAGTGCTATATTTAATTATCTTATATTAGAAGAAGATTTAGACAAGATTTCAGATGAGGATTTCTTAGTTATTAAAGAATTCATGAATACTTACAATTTTATGTCTAAATTAAATGATAATCTAGATTTACCTATATTTATGATTCAGGCAGCTAATTTAGCTACAAGTTCAGAAACTTATTTAGGTAAATTTAAAATGATAGATCTACATATACTCGCCAATGAAGAAAATGATTTATATACAACTTTAAAAGAAGCAAACGATCTTACTAAAATATTTAATAGCTTTTATAAAGAAAAATCTATTGGTGGACGATATTCAATAGGTAGATTTATTAGAAATAGATGTGGTAGAGATGAGAATAATTATCTTGTACCAAACGAGAAAGACATGTATGCATTAATACTGACTATAGGTGTTGATAGTTCATTAATTGAATATATCAAATATGATATCAATCCAAGAAGTGGACCTTACCTTATAGAACATTATAAAAATTATGTAGAAAAACTTTATGAACTTAAATATGAAAAACAAGACGATAGTGAGTTTGGAAAATTAATAGAAAATATATATAAGAACTCATTATCGATTGAAATACCAGAAAGAGCTGAAAAGAGTGCTAAGAGAAAGAAACATAAACAACGTTCAGCTTTTCAGCCATCGTAAATTAATAATAAAGACTCTTATATCTTAGTATATAAGAGTCTTTAATTTTTTAGGAGGAAGTTTTATGTTTTTTAAAAAGAAAGAAAAGATTAAGTATTATTATTTAACTAAAGCTTGGTATGATAATAGTAGTGGTGGATTTTGTGCTACAAGCCTCTTTATAGATTCTAACAAAGCTGTTGAATGGAAGAATAATAGCTTTAGAAAAGGAGCTAAGGCTGTATGTATTGAATTCTATGAATTATATTCAGATAAGAAATCACAGGATTTAAAATATCAGGGTTCTGAGACTATGGATCTTACTGAATGGACAGAAATGATGGAAAGAACTGAAATAGAATTAACCGCAGCTCAGAAGGCTGGCTTGAATCATTTTAAGCCTTTAAAATAATTATATATTATAATATAGTCTATAAGACAATATTTATATTAGGAGGAATAACATGTCTAAGAAAATTAATGATGATTATAATGAGGAATCCATAACACAATTGGATTATCCAATTAATATTCAGAAAAAACCAACTATGTATATTGGTGATATAAGAACTATTGGATGCACTCATTTAGTTAGAGAGGTTTTAGACAATAGCGTTGATGAATGTCTCAATGGATATGGTAATTGTATTACAATTAATATATCTAATAAAAATGGCTCTTGCTCAGTAGAAGATGAAGGTCGTGGAATACCACCTAAAGCAATTGAGAAAGCTTTCTGTAACTTACACGCATCAGGTAAGTTTAATAACAAAGAGTATTCTGCCTCTGCAGGTACTAATGGTGTTGGCACAACAGCCGTTAACGCTCTGTCAAAGTCATTTATAGTTGAATCTGTAAGAGAACATACTGCGTATGTACAGAAGTTCTCAGATGGTTTAGCGATAACTAAATTAACAAAGACAGGTACTAAAAAGAAAGAATCGGGTACAATAGTATACTTTGAACCAAATAAGAAGTTTATGAAGGAAGTAAACTTTGATATTGATGTTCTTAAGGATGAATTATCTTCTAAAGTATATGTACTTAAAGGTATTAAATTAGTGCTTAATAATGAAGATACTAAAGAAAAATTTGAGTATCTTTCAAAAAATGGCTTAAGTGATTATATTAAGGCATGTAACAAAGAGCCTATATCATCTTCTATTAAACTTAATAAAAATATTCCATTTAAATATATTGATGAAGATGATAATGAAATTGATTTAACATATAATGTCGATATGGAATTTTCTTATGATAAGAAATCTCATACAGATATTATATCATTTTGTAACTCTTTATGTATGAAAGATGGTGGTATTCAGGAAGTAGCATTTAGAACCACTTTAACAAAATTCTTCAAGAAGTATATTAAAGAAAATAATTTATTAACAAAGAAAGATGAAAAGCTTCTTGATAAGATAAGTGGTGAACATGTTTGTGATGGTTTAGTAGCTATCATTTCTATTAAGCATCCTATGCCGGAATTCCAAAATCAGACAAAACAGCAGCTTCGTAACGCTGAACTTAATAAAATATCTACATATGTAAACGAAGCTCTCGAAGAATTTGCAGCAGAAAATCCTAAAGAAGTTAAGAATATCTGCAATAAGATAATTTTAAGTGTAAAAGCCTTTGAAGCTGCGAAGAATGCCAGAGAAAGTGTTCAGAAGAAGGGTGAAAATCAGTTCTCTATAGTAAGTGATTTAAGTAAGTTAGCTAACTGTATATCTAAGGATATTTCTGTAAATGAAATATTTATTACTGAAGGACGTTCAGCATCTGGAACCGCTAAAGACGCTAGAGATAAATATACTCAGGCTATATATGGATTAAGAGGTAAAATGCTTAATACTATAAATACTGAAGCCCCTGCAGTATTAGCAAACAAGGAATGTGCAGATTTAGCATATATACTAACTGGCCAGAAAAATGCCATAGACGATAAATTTGATATATCATTATTAAAATATGGTAAGATAATTATGTTATGTGATGCCGACTTTGATGGTCTTCATATTGTAATATTAGGTACTACTTATATATTTGAACATATGAAGCCTATTATTGAAGAAGGACATTTTTATGTGGCAATTCCACCACTATATTCAATTATAGAGAAAGGAAAAAAGAGATATTTTGTAGATCAGGAAGAATATGATAATTATATCTATAAGAAAATTCTTGAATCATATTCATTCGTTGATGAAAATGAAAAGTCATTAAATAAGAAAATAAAAGTAATCTTTAATAAATATGATATGTTATCATCACATATAAATCTTTACTCATTAACAAATATTGGTCTAAGTAAACAGTTCTTACTCGATTTATTAGACTATTGTGTTGATGAAGGAGATATAGACGAAAAGACTATTAAGACATTTATTAAAGATTGTGATAATATAAAATTTAATAAAGATAAAAAGATATATAATGGCTTCTATGGAGACGATTATGTATCTTTTGAATTTGATAAGTTAATTAAATTCACTGAAGAAACTGTAGAATATATCGAAAATAATAAAATACCTATTGGCGATATATACTATGGTGACAAAAACAGCAATGAATATTCAGCATTTACAATTAGTGAATACATAGAATTAATCTATAATGTAACACCAAAGAGCCGTACAAGGTTAAAGGGTCTTGGAGAAATGGATGCTGATGAATTAAAAGAAACAACTCTTGATGTTGAGAAGCGTAATCTCTATCGAGTAACAATTGAAGATGTTGAGAGAGCTAAGGAAGCTATGAATAATTTCATGGATAGCAATTCTAAGTATGTAGCATTCAGAAAAGCTATACTTTTAAATAGTAAGAGAGTGGAGGATTAATATAATGTCAGTAATAGATATAAATATAACAGATCTTCAAGAAGACTATATGGTAAAATACATGCGTAGTGTTCTTGAAGAGCGTTCTATACCAGATCTTAGAGATGGTCTTAAACCTATACAGCGTTATTGTATTTGGGATGCCTTTAATGAAGGACATACATATGATAAGCCACATGTTAAGTGTGCATTAGGTGTAGGATCTATTATTGGTAAATATAGTCCTCATGGCGATCAGTCAGCGTATATGGCAATGATGAGATTAGCTCAGAATTTCTCATTAAATATACCATTAATTAATCCACATGGTAAAATATAAATTAAAAGAGTTATAATTAATAATAAAGAAGTGATTAAAATAAGAAGTTATGAAGAAGAAATGAATTATTATTTAAATAATTTTGTAAGCATAAAAGATGTTTGCAAAAAATTTCATATAGATAATAAATCATTTTCAAAATATTTAAAATTAAATAATATCGAAATTAGAGAAACTAGACGAAAATATATAGTAAACGAAGAATATTTTGATATAATAGACACTGAAGATAAAGCTTATTGGTTGGGATTTCTAATGGGCGATGGTTGCATAAAATCAAATAATAATCAAATACAATTAGCATTAAGCAATAAAGACGAAGATCATGTGATTAAATTTAAAAATTGTCTTAATTCAAACTATCCAATAATATATGAAGAAACTAAATTTAATAGTAAATCATCTATATTTAGAATATATAGCAAAAAAATGTATAATAGACTTAATGAGTTAAATTTCACAACACACAAATCGATGAATGAGAAATTTATACATTCAAATTTTGATTATGCATTTATTAGAGGTATATTTGATGCTGATGGTTGGATTACTAAAAGCAAAAATCACCTTAAAGAATTTGGAATTTGTAGTTCTTTAAATTTATGTAATGAAATAAAAGATTATCTGATTTCTAAAGGTATTAATAAAGATAAAATAAGTATTTCTAAAAACAATACTAAAAAAGATAATCAATTATATAGAATAAGAATTTTTAATTCCAAAGATTTAAAAACTGTATATGATTTATTATATCAAAATAAAAATTGTATTAATTTAGAACGTAAAAAAATAAAATTTGAAGATATTTTAAAATAACTCTTTTAATTTTTGCCGTCTTAAATGAAACCAACAAGTATATTTAAGATTATGAGTGCTGAATTAAGCTGGGAGGGTGTAAAATCCTAGTCAGAGATCGAAGGCTTTATTTAAAAGTAAAGTCAGACGCAACGCATAGTAATTGAAACTATAATTGAGATATTATAGAATATAATATTACCAAGAGGCAGCACTAACGGTTGGTACATTATGCAGAATAATGTGTTAAAAAGATATGCTATACTGGATTAGAATTGACTAATCGATGAAAATGAACGAAAGTTCCAGAGTATGAGATAAAAAACTCATAGATAATAACAATTAGAATTGTGGAAACATAGGTGGTGATTCACCTGCTGCCATGAGGTATGTTGAATACAGACTTTCAAAGTTTGGTCAATCTTTATGTACTGATATAAATAAAAATGCTGTGGATTTCACAGATAATTATACAGTAACATTAAAAGAACCTACTGTATTACCAGCTAAAGTTTGTAATTTATTAATCAATGGTTCACTTGGTATTGCTTGTGGATTTATAACCAGTATTCCACCCCATAATATTAATGATGTATGCAATGCTACTATAAAATTGGTTAAAGATCCTAATACACATTTAGATTATTTCGCAAAGCATCTTAGGCCAGACTTTCCTACCGGTGGTATTATATGTAATACTAGTGAATTAACTAATGCATATAAAACTGGAACAGGAAATATAAAGATAAGATCTAAGGTAGAAATTGTAACTAAGAAAAATGGTTCATCAATTATTAAGGTAAAACAGATACCATATTTAGTTACAATAGGTCCTAGAATTGTACCTGGAGCAACTACAACTGATGGCGGTCTTGTAAACAGTATTGTCGATAAAATTAAAGCAAATGTAATTGAAGGAATTAGTGATATTCAGGATCATTCAGATAAAAATGATATCGAAATTGATATTCATGTAAAGAAAGACTATGATCCGAATGTCATTTTAGCTCAGTTATATAAATATACTAAGCTTGAAAGTTCATATAAGATTCAGCTTGTATGTTTAAATAATGGTTCTTTTGATGTTTATAACATTAAGAGAATTCTTGAAGAGTTCTTAGATTTTAGACGAGATACTATTAGAAGAACAATAATCTTTGATATTAATAAATTTCAGCGTAGAATTCATATTCTTGAAGGCTTAATTCTTGCTTTATCAAATATCGATGATGTTGTTAAAATTATTAGAGCATCCGCTGATACTAAGATAGCTGCTTCTAAGTTAAAGAAGAAACTTCCTTCATTAACAACAGTTCAAGTAGATTATATACTTGACATGAAATTATCTACATTAACTGGCTTAGAAATCGATAAGCTTAAAAATGAAAGAGATGATAAGCTTAACAAGGTTAATGAATTCATTGAAGACCTTAAGCCAGAAAATATTGATAAGAGAATTATTGAAGAACAGGAAGAGTATAAGAAGACATATGGTACTCCTATTAAAACAGAGTATATGGATATAGATACTAACATCACAATTGAAGATACTATTGAAAAAGAAGATTGTGTTGTCATTCTATCTAAGGACAGTTATGTAAAAAGACTGTCACCTAATACGTTCAAGACACAGAACAGAAATACACAAGGTAATAATTTGTCTATATCTGTTAAAGATATCTTTACAACAAACACTAAAGACCATTTAATGTGTTTTACTAATACTGGAAGAGTCTTTGATATAAAGGTTTATCAGATACCAGAAAGTAATTTAAAATCAAAAGGAACTAAATTACCTATTAATCTTAAGAAGGATGAAAAAGTAGTTAAGATTCTTTGTTTAAGTGATGAACAACTTAACAAAGAAGATTCTTATCTGATATTTGTTACTAAGAATGGTATTTGTAAGAAAACTAATATTGAAGACTTTAATAATATTAATAGTGCCGGATTAATAGCTATTAAGCTTAATGAAGGTGATAAGTTAGTATTTACAGGTCTTATAGATACAGAGAAAGATATTCAGGATATTATCATAGCTTCAAATACTGGTAATACAGTACGATATAATCATGAAGAATTCAAGCCTATGGGCAGAGTTACAATGGGCCTTACAGCTATGTATTTACCAGAGGACGAATATATAGCAAGTGCTTGTATTATAGATAGTCTTAATGATAAAGTATTCTTTGTTACCAGTCAAGGATTAGGTAAGACAACTCTTATAACCGATATGGTTAAAAAGAAGAATAACGGTAAAATAGCAACAATCAATGATGGTTTCCCACGTCTTAAGAGAACATCAAATATTAAAGGACGTATAGGAATAGAACTTAAAGATAATGATAGCTTATTAGATATTTTACCAATCCATGAAGATGATGAGATAAAAGACTTAATAATTACTACATGTAATAAAGTCTTGACAATAAGTACAAGTGAATTCTTAAAGCCTTTAAAGCGAACAACATGTGGAAAGAAGCTTATTAATTTAGCTGAAGAAGACCATATCGTTAATGTAGCTTTAAGATAAAAATATTTACCCTAAAGAGATAATTCTCTTTAGGGTATTTTTATAAGGAGCTTTTATTATGAAAAAGTGTTATGATAAAAAAGTATTAAAAGAATTATTAAAAAATTTTAAAAACTCTAAAAATTTTAATACAATAGGTATTACTCCAGATGGAGTTTATAATCATTGCTATAAGTTTAATATTAAAGACGATTATTTATATTTATCATATGATAAATGTGCATCATATAATAAGCGTGGTAATGAACATCTTTCTGTAATAGATAACTTTGAAAATGTAAAGTTTCTATATAAAGATAATAAAATATATGCAACTAATATTCTGACTTTTATGGATTTAATAAATTTCATAGGTAGATATAGACGATGTATTGTAAAAAATAGTTATGAAATTATTAATGATTTTATGAAATCGAATGATTATAAGTCTTTATTATATATAAATAATAAGAAAACTAAGTGTACAAAACCGAACTATAGAACTGATTTTTCATTAATATTACATTCTGCTGAATTTAATAATATATTTAATATATTAAATGCAAATAATACAATTGATAATAATGAAGATGAATTTTACTATGATATTTATAAAAATGAATTTCATATTAATATTAATAATGAACAGAATAGAGCTTTATTAGAAGTTTATAATAATTTATAAATACATATTATATTTAGGAGATATATTATTTGTATCTCCTAATTTTTTATTAATAAAGGAGTAAAGAAAATGGAAAATATAAATAACCATACAAGTATAATTAAAAGTATTAAATTTTTTAAATATGAAAGACCCCTTAAAGTGAGCTTTCTTGATTTAATAAATAATAATGATGAACATTATACTTTAACCGTCAATTGTAATAAAGCAAACGACTATATTACAAACGATAGTTATCAGTTTGAAAGTGGTAGTTTTCATGATGCTATTAAATATGATAAAGATACAAAAACTGTATACATAAAAAATAGTCCATCGTCTATGAGACATATTTTCTATGAAATTTTTGTTAATATTATTAAAGTGACCGCTTATAAAGACTTTAAACCTAATAGATTTTATAACGGTAGAAAATATAAAAATAATCAGACATCTGAAGAATTATTAAAAGAGTCATTATATAAAGATTATTTAAACTTTTTAGATAATATGTATATTAATATAAAAATACAAAATGTTAAAAATAATGAAATTATTGATAATATAAAAATGACTTATTATGATTCTTATTATTTGGCTAAACGACAGGCTACAACAAACTATAATACTTTATTATTTAGAAACTTAATAAAGTATTATGATCTAAAATCATCTAAGAATGATGTAAGATTGAATTGGATAAAATTAGATTTAACTTATTTTAGTATAACATTGCCAGTAAATGATGTTGCTTATGCTAAAGTTAAATTAAATACTTCAACAACATAAGGAGGTTTTATTGTTGGATGGACATATTCAGCTATATAAGAATAATGATTTAACTTATGAGGAAAAGCATAAGTTAATTATGAGAATTTATTCTCAAACACATAACGACATTTATTTATTAAATGAAGCTAATCCAGCTAATCAGCTTCAAGGAGGGATTCTTCATAACTATCTTTACACATTACCAAAAAATTTAGAACATTTATCTGGTGCAACATTAAATGTTATATCTCAGAATGAGCTGCTTGATAATATGGTGGCTGTAGAGATATATTACAACACGGTTGCAAATAATTCTATCTACTTGATAACACTTACCGAAAAAATGTATGCATTATTAAGTATAGATAATACATTGGAGGCATAATATAATATGGTTAACGTCAAAGAAACTTTGCACCTGTGGGTTGATTGCCCTTTAGGTTTATACAAAGCATACTTTAGGCATGGAAAAACAAAGCAAGAAATACCATTTTCAAATCAAATATGGGATGAAATATCTTGCATTATACATGAATTAGATAAATTAAATAAAACAATACCTGGTATTTATGATAAAATGACAGGACTTAAATTAGATAATTACAATGGTAAATTGATTATTTATTGTAATGATGAGTTATATGCTTATCTGTCAATAAATAATCTTTTTGATAATGATTCAATGGAGGTACGTTATGATAGAAATAATCTTTTATATCCTATTAGGAGTATTATTGATATGGATTGAAGATATATACAGTCCTATAATAATTACCGAGGATGATATCTATGGATGCTTAGTATACGCCAAGATTGTGACAACAGGCTTCTTTAAAGAAGTTGTTGTCAAAAAAATTAAATCACTCTTTAAGAAGTGATAATAAGATTAAATACTCCAGAGACTAAAAATTCTCTGGAGTATTTTTTTAACAATTTAGTGAGGAAATATTTTATGAAAAAAACAACTGAAGACTTTAAAATAGAAGTAAGTAATTTAACTAATAATGAATATACATTGATATCAGAATATATCAATAATAAAACAAGAGTTACAATTCAACATAATAAATGTAATAATATATATGAAGTTAGACCAGATAGATTTATTCAAGGTGATAGATGTCCTTATTGTGCTGGGAAAATTGTTACCACTGATGAATATAAGAATAAAGTATATAATTTAACAAATGGTGAATATGAGCTAATATCAGAATATATCAATAATAAAACTAAAATAAAAATACTGCATCATAAATGTAATAATATTTTTGAAATAACACCTATTAATTTTAATAATAATCATAGATGTCCATATTGTTCACACCCAAGTAAGAAGAATTCTATAGAAGATATTAAAACTAAAATATTCAATCAAGTTAATAATGAATATACTTTATTAAGTGATACATATATAAATAATAAATCTAAATTATTATTTAGACATAATAAATGTGGTAATGAATTTGAATCTAGTGCTGATAACTTTCTTAATAAAAAGAGACGTTGTCCTAAATGTTCTTTAGAATTAAGAAGTAAAAAACATAAACTAACTCATGAAGAATTCTTAGCTAAAATACCTAAAGATGTTTTTAATGATTATGATATATTAACTAAATATACAGCTAGAAAAAATAATATTAAAGTCTTATGTAAAAAATGTAATAATACTTTTATATTAACAGCTGATGAATTTCTAGCTGGCAATAGATGTCCTCACTGTAGAGTATCTATTGGTGAAGATTTTATAGATAAATGGTTAACTAAAAATGGTTATGAACATATATGGCATTTTAAAGACTTTAAAGATTGTAAATATAAAAAGACTTTAGAATTTGATTTTAAATTAGAAGATTCTAATGGTAAAATATTTATAATTGAATATGATGGTGAATTTCATTTTTTACCTATATATGGCAAAAAACAATTAGAGCTACAAATTAAAAGAGATAACATTAAAAATGATTATTGTAAAAAACATGGAATAGATATTTATCGAATACCATATACAAAGTTTAATGAATTAAATTCTATATTGGAAAGTATTGTTAGTAAATATAATTATTAAAATATATACCCTAAAGATCAAACGATCTTTAGGGTAAATTTTTTTAGTACATTTCTTTGATTTGTCGTTTAAGTTCTATAAGTGCTTTAGACGCATATCCCATGATAAAAATATCCAATGTCATACGTGAATTTATACTAAGAGGGCTTAATATACCTTCAATTATTTCATCTTGTCTATAATCTGAATATGGTTCTTCACCTTTTTCAAGAACTCTAGAAACGATGGTTTTAAGCGCAGTACCGTAGATTATTTTATCACCAACACCTAATTCCTGATAGTATTCGATAAAGAATTCAAACATTACACCATCTACAAGATCTTCACCTTTAATTTTATCTTCTTTCTGAATATCTATAATAGGTGCATTAAGACTATCAAAACCACTACCTTTATATTTTTCGATAAGGTTCTTTCTAGTCTTCTTACTATTAATATAAGACTTAATAATATTCTGTAAACTTTCAGAATATTCGTTAATCTCATTTGTATAATATATATTAATCTTTGTTACTACACCTGTGTATTTACACTTTAATTCATTTTTAGCCATTTCAGCAATGTTTTCTACAAATTCATCACCGATTTTACCAAGAATATCATTAATAGATTCATCATTAAACGCATTTTCAAATACTAATAATGGTTCATTAGTCTTGATATGCTGACCTTCTTTAGCTATATAACTTACTGTAGCATTTTTATCTAATATTTTAGTCTTTCTCATTGTTACTTTAGTTGCCATAGCTTCGGATAATGTTTCTGTAATCATAGAAGAGTCTTCAAGTGTAAAGTCTCCTGATGTTATGGCTATTTTACTTAATCTACCAAGACAATATGTAATATCGTCCTTTTTACCGTCTCCCTTAAAGAAGTTAGGGTTTTTAGCTAAAATAGCACCTTTAACGAATTTATCTCCTTCATTATATAACATTTCGAATTCCTGTCCAATAAAGAAACCACCATTAGAGTTATTACATTCAACTATATCTAAATCTATTAAATCCTGTTTACCAGATTTATATTTTATAATAGCTACTTTATTCTTAGTATCTATTTTTTCAACTACACCGTCTTCTTTAGCTTTAAATGCAAATTCATCAGAGATCATATATGGAACAGTCTTTTCAATACCACTACCAATAATAGGAGGTCTTTGATCTAATACTGATACGATGTGTTTCTGTTGTACAGACTGCATTGAAATACGTGGAGAGTCAGCGTGAGTAGTTGTAGCCGGGTTAAGTAATTCGGATACATCATACTGTGTTGTATTACCGTTACCAGATTTATTACTTGGGTCCACAAAGCCATAGATGTTTGTAATTTTAGGGTCATATGTCAGTTGTCGAACAATGCCTACCTGATTACCTTCAGGTGTATTTAATGATATTAATCCCTTCATGTTCTCATTGTAACCACGTACTCGTTTAGTATATGCTTCACTTACATTAATACCTGCTAATCCCTTCATAGAAGCATTACCAGTTTTCTCCAATTCAAGAGAAGGATTTAAACTTGAATAGTTTTCAATAGTTTTAAGTTCCATCAATTTTTTAGTAAGAATATCTGGATCAACTGTAATCTTTACAGGGTTTTTAGCATGTTTAGAGTCTTTATAATGTTTAAATGCATCTGCTAATACTTTATACATCATAGCAGGAACTTGTTCAGCACCACGAATTCTAAAATTATTAACATCTGTAGGTTCTGTAAATGAAATATCTTCAAGTAATGTATTAGCATATAATAATACATCATATACATTTGTAGGAAGATTTAATTCTTCTAAGATATCTCTTGTAATAGGATCTATTAATAATGAAATAGAGTTATGGAAACCTTTAGCAGCATTTCGTGAATTAAATGCATCACCAAAGTAATCTATATATGGATCTTTAGTATTCATATCTGCAAAGACTATTTCTTCACAATCCATTTCTAATAATCCTGATAATAACATACTATTTCTAATCTTAGAAGTATCATAATAAAGATAACCATCTTTAAATTTAATTTTACCAATATCATCTTGGATATTAATAGATTTATTCTTTTCTTCAAATGTATATTCAATATTATATCTTTCTAAAAGATTTAATAATCCTAATTCATATCCTAATAAAACTGCTATAGGAAGTGTTTTATTATTGATTTCCATTCTTGAATATGTTAATTTATTATTTGTTTTAATCTTAGTAGATGATAAATCCTTTACCTTATCAGTTGTTACTTCATTGATTAAAGTAATAATCCACGATGATAATGTAGTATCTAAATTCTCATAATTCTTTCCATCATAAAGATATATCTTTTTATCAACAATATTAGAAAGTATTAATTTTTTCTTATCACTTGTATGACCTAACATGAAGTATTCTTTTTTATCAAAGGTTGCTTTAACAGAAAGCTTTTCATCATATTTAGGCTTATTTATATCAAGCATATTTTGTACCGTCTGTTGGTCGAAGATTAATTTATAATTTTCAACATCTAAGCTATAAAGATAAGTAGATATATCACAATATTCTGATGATACAGTATACTTACCATTATTCTTAATTGAGTTACCTAATTTATAATCAAAGGTAACTCCTTGTTTTTTATATTTTAATAAATTATGCTTAGTAAATAAAGTTTTAAGATATGTTAACTTTTCACTAAACTTTTGACCAAATCTAGTAATAAAGTGCTTATTATAGTTAGTTGTAATCTGTACTCTGTCTGGTTCTAATTTAACGATAGGCATAAATACAATCTGTTTCATAATAATCTTTTTATTACCATTTACATACATGAATTTACCATCTTTGATTTCTGGTATATTTACTTTGAATTTATGTGCTACACCTGTATCATCTTTAAATTCAATTTCAAGTAATTGCTGTTTATTCATATCTGTATTATTTGGTTTAAGATCTATCTTATTAACATATACACCAATATCATTATCATTATTAAATGCTTTAAATACTTTAATCATATCCTGATTAAATTTCTTATTCATATAAGAATTATCATAATCTGTTAAAGTACTGGTAAGAATTTCTTTATTTAATACTTCTTTAATATTACCATCAGAAATTTCTTTATGATCAATTTTCTTTTCGTCATAATTCTTCTTGATATCTTTTAATGAGAAGTCATTGAACATCAGCTTGTCCTGTTGAATCAATAACTGTTCAGCAGTTTTCTTACGTTCCCCATCAAGTTTATCTTGTTGAGATTTGATTAAAGAATCCTTGAAGTTTTTATCATTTAACATAACCTCTAACATCTGCTCTTCAGTCATATCTTCTGATGTATCAATCTTTTCTTCTACAACTTCTTCAATCTTATTATCTAATTCAGACATATTGTCATCGTCTTCATTAACACCAAGATCATCTACAATCTTTTCCTTAAGGTTACTCTTAGCAACTTCTTTTTCAGTTTCTGTAGTATCTTCTTTAGCACTAACTTTTGATGCAAAACCACTTGAAGGTGCATTCTTATTTTCAGAAGATTCTTCATCTGCAATAATCTTACTTACTTCTTCCGTACTAAGTAAAAGATGATTTACACGAATAATAAACTTCTGCTTATTAGTATAGAAATCTTCATCTACTGTAAGTTTAAAGTATGTTTTATTTTTAGCTGATACAAAAATAAAATTAATACCCATAAACTTTTCAAGAAACCAATCAGGTCTCTTTTTCATCATTGTCTGAAAATAATATAAAAAGCTTTCTTTATTTTCCGGATCCATACCATCAACATTAAATACAATAACTTTATGGCTGTATTTAAATTCATTATATTTTTTATACATTCCATCAAAGAAATCTTGCATTTTTAATAGCTGAGATTTCTTGGAAGATTCCTGATTAATGAGTAAGTATGGGGTCATATCATAAAGTAAATTAGCATTTTTATATGATGTTATATTCTGTCTACATGTAAAATGATAATTAACCTTTTCCGAAAAATCTTTATAATGATTAGACTGATTTATTAAGTTTCTAATCTTTTTATTATCAGATACTAATAATTTTTCTCTATAATAATTTTTAAAATATGTAGGCATAAATATATTAGCATTAATAAATTCTATAAAATTTTCAGGAGAATTACCAACATGTAAAATAAGTTGATTTTTATTTAGTTCTTTATTATTAGAATCTAAGCCTTTAATTTGTCTATTAAATAATCTATAATCAACTATTTTATCTAGTACTATCATCGAATCACCGCCTTAATAAAGTATAATTAAAAGTTTCAGATATACAAATTTATATTTAATTTTTAAATATATATTATTTATGTGTTGAAGTAATAAATTGCTTCACATAGTATACTATTTAATAATAAAAATAAGGAGGAAAATTAAATTATGAATAGTTTACTAAAAACTTTTGCAGAAAAGCAAAAGATAGAAGTTCATGACAACGAAGAGTGTTATGAATTATTTGTAGGTGAAGACATAGACAATATTGAATTATTAAGTGAAAATTTAAAAAGTGTCTTTGCTTATGCAGTTACTTCTTCAGATGACTCAAAATCGATAATGTTAATAGAGAATTCTGAAGATTCAGAGGACTTCTGTTATTGCATTATAAATAATGCAACAGGAGAAAAAAATTATTTTAATAAAAATATTTAATGGAGGAAAATGTGATGATAATCAAGAAGAACAAAAATGGAACAGTGAAGGCAGTTAAGAAGGTTGAAGAAACTGAAGAGGAAGAAGAACTTCAGCAGACAACAGAAGATGTAACTGAAGAAGAATATGATTCTGAAGACAGTGTAGATATCACTGAAGATGAAACTTCAGATGAAGATGCTGAAGATACAGAAACTGAAGAGGAAGAAGAAGCTTCAGAACCAGATGATGTAGAAGAGGAGGAACCTGAAGAGGAGGAAAAGCCTATAAAGAAGCCATCTAAGAAGTCATCTAAGAAGGAAGATTCTTCAGATGAAGACGAGTATGAATTAGCAGAACCTGAAGAAGAACCTGAAGAGGAGGAGGAAGAAGACGAAAAAGCAACTTCTACTCCATCAGAAAAGAAACACAAGTTCGAGATGGAAATGATTAAACCAGTTAAAGGTAAAAGAATGCACAAGGATTCTTATGCTACATCAAAGACTGGTTCAACTTCTCGTTTTAATAGAGAAGTAAATCTTCAGTGTTTGGTAAACTCTCTTAAAAAGCATGGATTTGAAGAAATTATCGAAAATTATTTCGGTAATCTTCCAGAAACTAAATGGCGAGTACTTGCCTCACAGATTCTCGATTCTGTAGAAGAGGCTATTCTCGATAGCCTGTTTAATGAAAGTACAGGATTTGGATTCATGAACGGATCAATTCAGGCAACACTGGTAAAGGCTAAACTTTATCCAGCTATAAAAGAAGATATAAAATACGATACTCTTAAGAGAGAACACCATATCCTTACTCTCAAGGATGTTGAGTTTAACAAGAGATTCGGCCTTCTTTATAATAACGAAGGTTCAGGATCATCTGAGATGTCAGTAAAGGTTGAAAAGACTTCTAAGGGCTATAAAGCCATGTCAGACGCTCTCAACATTAAGAAGGGAGACCTCCTTAATGAAAAGGGTCAGAAGCTTGTTAAGAAGAGCAAGTAATTCTCCTATTGCTCTTTTATATAAATAGTATACTTTAAAAGGTGGAATCTCTGAATGTAACAGTTTAGAGATTCCATTTTTTTACGAAAGGATGTAGAGAAAATGATATTTAATTACGAATCACCAGAACTCATAACAATTAACATTTTAGAATTAGTAAAAAGACAAAAAATAATTAATGACAAATTCCCTAATCCTAATAGGAAATCAAAATACATAAATGTGTATGATAATATGGTGGGTCAAATATCTGAAGAGGTATTTGAGACAAAAGAAAGTATTACTAAAAATAAAGAAATGGCCCTTCCAGTTAAAGTACAAACAAATGATTCACTTGAAGAGTTTATTGATGTATTAATGTTCACAGGTAGTCTGTTAGTAGAAACAGCTACATATTTTGAAATTGATATTATTGATTTCTTAAAGCATAATGATGATTATGCTTATATTCTTATTTATGATACTTATAAGGACAATGATTTTAAAGAGGAAAACAGAAATATACCAACCTGTGAAAATCTGGTATATACAAGAAGACAGATTATTGATAGAAAGTATCATAAGCCAGCAAAAGAAAGACCGGAAAATTATGAGATAAATCTAATAAAATCTATAATTGTAGGAACATTCTTACCAAGAAAAAATGATAAAGACAATAATGAAGATATTTATGAAGAATTTAAGATTCCTGAATTTATTACAAACATGAATCCATACATTCAGGATGTTTTATTCTGTTATGATGATGAGTTAAATTTCTCATTAGCACGTAAATATCTTATTGAAGATAGAATTAATTTATTAAATGAATTATTCGAAAATAAAAATAAGAAAATAGCAAATCTTTAATTTTATATGTACCGTAAGACTAATATAGTCTTACGGTATTTTTTTTTTATAAATTATGAAAAAATCCATAGCTTAACAATCGTTTATACTATTTTAGTAAAGATTTTTTATAGAAAGGAAGGTGAAAATATATGGCAAATAACTATAAATCTAGTAGAGATATTTTTGCTAGGAGTCAAAATAACTTAAATAAATTAACTTCTAATACTAAAAATATAACAGAAACTGCCGCTAGTATAAATGCAGATAACACTGGATCTAGCTTACAAATGAAAGTAACACAAGAAACTACGGTATTAAATTCATCTTTACAAAATATGAATAATGTATTAAGTGAATTAAATAATAGTGTAGTTGGCTTACAATCTGCTTTAAAAAATATAGCTGAAAATCATACAACGATTAATAGTTTATTAGCAACTCAGTTAGTTAGTTTAACTCAGATAAATAGTTTAGTTACAGCGTTTAGATCAGATTATATATTATCTAAAAATGGTAATAAAAATAAAGGTATTAGTTATTATGATAGAAATCTTATATTAAGAGATATATCTAATATAAAAACGTCTGATAAAACTGTTGATTCTATTTTAAGTAGTTTAAGAAATGCTGCAAATTACGCTAATAGATCTACAAATGCTATTAGATCAAAATTAGGTTCAAGACAAGATTTAGATGATAATAGTATCTTTAATAAAATATTAGGATTAGCGGATCAAGGAAAACAGTTTGCTGGTTTAGGTACATTATTGCCAATGTATAGAAATGGTGGTAAATATTCTAAATTTATTGAAAATGCAATGTCTGCAGATACATCTACAATTGGTAGTTTAATAGAATCATTCTTAGGAGCTAATGGTAAAAGAAAATTTAAAGATATAAAAGGATTAGGTTCTAAATTTTTAGATTCAAATAATCCATTAAAACAAATGTTGGGTGGATTAATGGAAAAAGCTGGTATGACTAATCTTAAAAAGGAAAGAGAAAAAGATCCTGACTTAGTTTATACAGCATTAGCACCTTTTGCAGATGATATTAAAGATATCGTTGAATTAAAAGTAAAAGGTATACATAGTAGACCAACTAAAGAAGTTATTCCAGAATATGCAACTCCAGTTTGGATAGTAAATAGTCCAGACCAGAAGAACTATATAACTAGTAATAAAACATTATCAAGATCTCTTAGAGAACAAAGAATTCATGATATAACAAGAGGTATTGCTAATAATTATAAAGATATATATGGTAATGATTTATTAGAAAAAGATATTGATGAAAAATGGATAGGCTCCGCAACTGAAGGTTTTTCAGAAAACGAAATTAAAAAGATGATAAATAGAGCTAATAGACTTGAAAGAAGATCACAATATCATGGTGCAACTAAAATAGAAGAATTTTTAGGTAAAAATAAAATATTAAATAAATTATTAGATGATAATAATACTGGTGTGCAAATGATTGGTGGTATGGCTGGAAACGCTTTAACTCAAATATTAGGAAGCCATGCTGGTGGTAAAAGAAATAAAGGCTCTAGTGGTGCTTATTTAGCAGGTTTACATAATGGTGAAAAAGTATTAGGACCAAATGCATTAGATGAACATGAAAAGATAAATGATATTTCTAAGATAATTGGTTTAACAATTTCTACATTAACTTCAGCTATTAAATTAGAAAAATATAAAGCTGGATTATTAGTTGCTTATACTAATAAAGATCCTAAAATGGCAGCAAAAGTAAAAGTAGATACTACAATATTAGCACAGGATGAAATGACTGAATTAGGTGCTGAAAAAGAAAATAAAATAGGTACTAATATAATAAAAATAATTGGTAGTAAATTATTTAAAGCAAATACTAAAGAAACAACTAAAGAATATTTTGGTTTAAAAGGTAATTCTGAAGCTGATGTAGCACAACAAGCAGAAGCTCAGGCACAACAAGGACAAGAAACAATAGATCAATTAGTTAAAGAAAAACAGAGAATGGATGAAGAATTATTCATCAGAAAAATGATAATTGATAGAACTAATAAAGCTAGAATATGGGCAGCTCAAAAAGCTAATAATGTTAAATTAAGAGCTAAAAAAATGGCTAACAAAGTAAGATTATTTGCTAGAGAAAAAGCAGGTAATTTAAAAAATATAGCTATAAATGCTAAAAACCATGTAGCATTATTAGGTACAAAAGTTTCTGGTACTGTAAAACGTCTTGGTAAAAAATTAGCTGCTAAAACAGCAAGTATTCTTGATAGAGTAAAGAATTCTGTGTTAATTCAAAAAGCTAAAATGGTTAAAACAGCTTTATTTGAAAAAATAAAAAGTTTAATATCTACTACAGGTGATATATTAGGAACAGCTGGTAGTGTTATTGGTAAAATATTAGACACTATACGAATAGCTATTCCAGTAGTGGGTCAAGCTATTACTGCAGTAGCCGGTCCTGCATCTATACTTTTATTAGGTGGTATAGGATTAGCTGCTTTATTAAAAGCTAAAAAAGGACAGAATTCTAATATTAAATTAGAAAGTGTTATAAAAAAGGTATCTGGTAAAATAAGTGATGTTAAAAATAAAATACTTAAAAAAGAAGAAAAAGAAGAAAAAGAAGCATCTAAAGCAGAAGTTGCTAAACAAGAAAATGAAAAGAAAGCAGAAGAAAAAGATACTAATAGAACTATAGCTGAAAATAAATCATTTACATCTCAGGTTAAATATACAGAGAGTAATGTATCTACCGAAAATAAAAATACAAGGCAAATAAAAATTGATGAGGAAGAACAATTAGAAGGTCCTGTTAAATATTTAAATAAAATGCAAAGGAAAATGTTACTTAATAATACTACTAAAATGGCTGATTTATTTAGTAAAAAGCCTAAACAAGCAGCTAGTATGGCTTGGTTATTAAATGGTGGTTATACTGTATTAGGATTACAAAGTGCATCAACTGATGAATTAGAATCATTGAATGAATTAACATCTACATCTAATTCAACATCAGTAACTCCTAAAAAAGAATCTTTATGGACAAGATTAACTAAAAAGTTAACTAAGAAAAAATTATTAGCAGATGATGTTGGTAGTGAAGGATATAGTGAAGATGCAGCTGTTGCTTTAGCACAAAATAAGAATAACTCTATGGCCGCAAAACTCATTAATGCTTTTGCAAAAGTATATGGACATTTTGCATTTACTGATAGTAATGGAGATCCATTGTATACAACTAATTTAAGAAAACAAGCTCAAGAAGAAAACTTAAGAGGTGGTCTTACTGGAACATCTTCTAATGGTTCAGCAATCACTGCAGCTCAACGATTATTTGATGGCAGTAGCTATATAGGCTATGACGAAGATGGTACTTGGGGAAATAGCTCAACAAAAGATGATATTTTTAAAAGTAAATATTTTGCTTCAAACGGTAATGGATCGGCTGAATGTAATTTAGTAACTAATATTATTAACAATAACTGGAAAAAATATAAAACTGATAATAATATATCTGATGAAGATGCAGGTACAACAATTAGCAATGGTTCATTAACCTATTTAAATGGATTCTTTAATAAAGAATATAAAAAAATGTATGATTCTTTTGTAAAAAGAGTTGCTTTTGCAGATGATACAGCTAAAAATTTTATGCATGAAAGTATTGCTAAATCAATTAAAAATTCTACTCCTTGGATTGATATGAAGGATCTATCAAATTCTAGTGACATTAAAAACAGAATAAAGCAAAATATTAATGCACGTTCTCAAATTGATTATGGTAATTATGGTTTAGGTCATAGACACAATAGATTTGGTGGAGCTAATACTAAAGATTCTGATTTTATTAATGCTTCTAAATATGCATTAGTTAAAGGTTATAAAGAACAAAATGGTGGTACTTATCCTCAGTTCTTTAAAGATTATTTAAATAAAAATGGTATCAATGTTAACTATAATTCTAGTGCAAATAATATTAAGAGAAGCTTATTACGTGGTAATCCAGTTATTTTAATGGGACAAGATAATGCTGATTCTGGTTTAACGCCATATGGAGATACACCTCACTATATAGTTGCTACTAATTATGATGGTAAAAATATTAGAGTTATTGACTCTGAAAGTAGAAATGATTATGATATTTATAATGCAGATAATGTATTAAGACATTCTACTATTAAAATAAGTACAAATTCTGGTAAAAGTGGTTATGGACGAATTACTGTAAATAGTGGTTCACATAACATATATAATGGAAGGTCTTCAAAAAATCATACACATAAACATATACAATACAATAGAGGTAAATCTTTTAAAACTTCTAATAACTATTTAAAATCTTATAAATCTCATTATGGTAAAGGTGATGAAGTAATAACTAATAGTAATGGTAGCAATATTAAATCCAATAGTAATACTGTAACTACACCTACACCTACAATGTCAAGTCAGGCTATTGGTAATATGTATGTAACATTACAAGGTTATGTAAATGGTTATGATTTATTATCTAAATATAAAACTGGTCATGATATTTGGGATAAAGTTAATGAAGCTTTAAAAGCAGAACCTAAAGAGACTGGTGTTACACCAGCTGCTTCATCTACTACAAAACAAGAAACGTCTATTACTCCTACTAAAGAAAAAGAAATTAATGAAGAAGTTAAGACTCAAACATCATCCGTTGTTCAACCGGAAGTTAAAAGTGATATATATCAAAAGAATGGAACAATGTATGTTGTTAATAATATTGAATACGGCGTTAAAACTAATATAGAGAGTATTATAGAAGAATTTAAAGAATTAAATAACGTTCAAGATGATAGTTTAGAAGTATTAAATACTATTTATAGTAAGCTATTAAAACGTAATGGTAAAAATCCAAATAATATTAAAATAAAAGATTATGATTATTCATTAAAAAATAGAAGATATACTTTTTGAGATAAGGATGTGATATAAATGGCAGATATGAAATCTTCTAAAGATAAACTTAGTCAAGCAGTTAATAATATGGATCCAAATCTTCAAAAAATAGCAGCTAATACTGATGCAATTGTATCTACCTTATCTCAACAAAGTAGTGCAATTCAACAATTAAAGGATGCTATTGCTAGAAAAGAACAAACTGAAAATGAAGGAAATAAACAGATCACTTCATCATTAAAACAAACAAATTCTACAATATCATTAATAAATAAAAATATATTAAATCTTAATAAAAATGTAACATCATTAACTAAAACAGTATCTAGTTTAAATGAAAGTAGAGGAACTACAGTATCCTTATTATGCGGAATTCAAACTAGTTTAATTCAAATTACTAGTGTTCTTGCATCTTTTAGATCAGATTATTTATTATCAACTAACGGTCAAAGAATTAATGGTAATTCTTTTTATGATATGACTAGTTTAAATAATCTAGTTAATTCATTATCATCACTTAAAGACCCAACAGTTAAACAAAATATTCAAGCATTGCATAAAGCTTTAAAATATGCTAATAGCTCTTCAAAGAGTGTCAGAAGCCATTTAGGACAAAATGTAACTAATGAAGATAGTATATTTGAAAAGATATTAGGTATTGCAGATACAGGAAAACAATATGCTGGTTTAGGTGCATTATTTAGTCCTTATATTAAAGGTGGCAAATTTAACAGTGTTATTGATAGATACATGAATGCAGATACATCATCAATAGCTAATTTATTCTATTCAATGTTAGGCTCTAATGGTAAGAAAACTATTAAAGATATAAAAGGATTAGGTTCTAAATTTTCTGATTCAAATAATCCTCTTAAGCGTTTAATAGGCAATATGATGGGTCAAGCAGGATTTAAAAATGAAAAGAAAGAACGTGAAAAAGATCCTACTTTAGTATTAAGTTCATTAGCACCTTTTGCAGATGATATCAAAGATATGGTTAATTTATCATATCAAGGTGTAAAATCAAGACCTAAATCAATACCAATATATGCAAAGCCAGTTTGGATTGTAAATAGTCCAGATCAAAAAAATTATGTTGGTAATGTAAAAGCTAAAGATACGCATGGTGCAGATTTAAAACGTAAAAGACTTGAAGATTTATTTGGTGGTAGAGCCAATAATCTTAAAGATATTTATGGTAATGAATTATTATATCAAGATGAAGATGGTCATTGGAAAGGTTCTGCAACTGAAGGTTTCAATAATAAACAAATAAGAAATATTAGACAAAAACAAGAAAGCCGTAATAGAAAATTAATGTATGGCGAAAATTATAAAGAATTAGAAAATAAAATATATGGTAGTAAAATATTAAATACTGGAATAGGAATTGGTAATTTTAAATTATCATTAAATGATTTATTATCTGAAGATCCTAATAATGTAATGGGTAATATGATTAGTAATTTAGCAGCTAATGGATTACAACAAATACCTGGATTATTAGGAAGCCATGCCGGTGGTAAAAAAGGTAAAAAGAGAAGAAAAGGTCTTGATCCAAATCGTGAAATAAATACTAATGATCATGATGTTAGTTTAATAGATGGTGAAACAACTGTACTTAATGCTTCTCAAACAGATAATCTTAAAGATATGGGAGATATTAAATCTGGTATTACCACAATGTCAGGTGCTATTGCATCTCTTGCTAGTATTATATCTCAATCAACTATATTATTTAGCCAAGCGGCATCTAGTAAGAAACAAAAGATAGATAGTAAAGTATTAAATAAACTTAGTCCTGATGAATCAGTATTTGATTATTTATTAAAAACTTCGGGTTCTGATGAAGGTTCTAAGAAAGCTTTAACACAATTTAAGAAATTCTCTAATCTTAAGAAAACCTTAAAAATAACTAGTAAAAGAGAAACAACTTCAGAATACTTTGGATTAAATCCAAATGAAGGTAATGGTAAAAAAGGTGTATTAAGCGGTGCTATTGATTCATTAACTACCAAACTTGGTGTAAATAAAGATCTCGTTAAAGACCCTAAGCGTTTTATTAAAAATAGTATTATAAGAAAAGTTAACAACACGTTTTCATTAAAGGGTACTTCATCGAACGGAACAGCTGATAAAATAGCTGAAGGAGTATCTGATGATAAGAATAAAAAGAAAATTAAGGGTTTATTTAAGAGCTTTAAGAAGCAACAAGACTTAGAAATTAAAGATAAGATTAAAGAAGGAACAACTGGCTTAAAAGATGTGGCTAAAGTATCTGCAACTAATGAAACAGTTACTAATAGTATTAATACTGCAGAAACTGCTGCAGTAGAAGCTAATATTAAAGCAGATGCTGCAACTAATGCTTCTATTAATAAAATGAAAATGGCAAATGCTAAACAAGAAGAAGCTACAAAAGCAGCAGCTGATAAAACAGAAGTAGCTCAACAAATAGCAACTGATAAGTTTGTTAATGCTACAGAAGTTAAAACAGCGGCTCAAGAAGCTATGGTTCAGGAAGCATCTGTAGGAGCTGAAGCAGGAGCATCTACAACAAGCTTTTTAGGAAAAATAACGGCTACAATGTGTGGTCTTCCATTACCAGTTAAAATAGGCCTTGGAGCTGCCGGTGTTGCTGCTACAGTTGCTATTGGTAAGAAAATGTATGATAAAGTTAAACAAGCTGCCAATGGTAAAAAACCGAATTTTGAAGATAGTCAGTCTTCATTAAAAGGTGCAAGTGGAAAAACCGAAAAGGAAGCTCAGAAAGAAAAAGAAAAAGCAGAAAAAGCTCAAAAGAGACAAGAAAGATTAGAGAATTTTAAGAAAAGAGCCAAGAGAAGTTTAAAATCTAGCTTTAATGCTTTAACATTAGGATTATTTGCACAAAAAGTTTATGTTGCTGATAATGGTGATGTATTATATTCTAAAGATAATTCTCCAGTAAAGAAATTAGATAAACATGGTAATGAAACTGAAGAAACATTAAATGTTAAAGATACATCAGGAAAGGTACAGTTAGCTAATAGATTAGCTGCTCGTGAATTTAAATTAGATAAAGTAAAAACTGCTAAATTTATAGCTTCTAAAGTTAAAGATGGTGTATCTAAATTAAAAGATAAGATAAAAGAAAAAGCAGAACAAGTTAAAAGTTGGGCTGGTAAACATAAAGGTGAAATAGCTGCTTTTGCAGTAGGTGGTATTGCTGGAGTAGGAGCTTATGAAGTTGCTAAAGGTGCTTATAAAGGTGTAAAAACTCTTAAAGAAAATAAATATGAAAAGATAAATCAGATGTTAACAGTAGCATCTACACCATTCTTATTTATGGATAATAAAATGAAGAAATCTATTGAAAAATTACAAAATAGCAAGATTGGTAAACAGATGTTAAATCAGCCAATGAAAGCAGCTAAAACATTATTCCAGACTGCTACGTATAGTATATTCGGTAGTAGTGAAACTGCCGCTGAAAAATCTGGTCTTAAATCTTTATTAACGAATATTACTAAGAAATTAACAGGCGAAGATGATCATAAAGATAAATTTACATCTAACTTAGAAGATATTGGTGAAGAAAGTGCAACAGTAGCATATTCAAAGTTAAATGAAAATAATCTTAGAAATAGAATATTAAATGCTTTTGCTAAAGCTACTGGTATTGCTACTGCTAAAAAAGGTGATAATGGTCATGTAATGACAACTTCTCAAATCGTTGATGAAGAAAGAACGAAAAATGCTTCATTACAAATTGCAGCAAATGGTACAGCTGGTAATGCTAGTGGTGCTAATATGTCAGGTACTTGGAATTCTGCTGCACAAATGATCAATGGACCAACAAAAGGTCAAACTGTTCAAGATTATGTACTTAAAACATTACAAAATAGTAGTATTTCTAGAGGCGTATCAGATGGACATAGAGGTGTTGACTTCGCCGCAGCAATGAACACACCAATTTATTCTCCATTTGAAGGTAAAGTTGTAGCCAGTGCATACGATCCAGATAGAATCATATGTACTAATAATGCAGGTGGAAATGATGAAAATGGATCAATGGGTAACTTCGTATTAATGCAATTACCAAATGGTAATTATGCAACATTTATGCACATGGTAGAAGGTCCTGCAGTTAGAACTGGCGAACTTGTTAAAGCTGGACAGTTACTAGGTAAAGTAGGTAATACTGGTGGTAGTTACGGTGCTCACTTACATTTAGAAATAAAAAGTGGTATGTGGGGTGGTACAGTACTTGATCCGGCATCATATGGTTTAGGAAGAAAAGGTAAAAAATTAGATGGTTTTGATAAAAATAAAAAGACAACCGGATACGGTGCTCATGTATATCAAAGAGATTATTCTAATATTATCTTTAATAAAAATGGTGATGAAACATTACAAACATTAGGTGATTCTGGTTGCGGTCCAGCAGCTGCAACTGTTGTTAAAAGATTATATACGAATGGTAAAAGTAGATTTGGTAGAGCTGATAATAAAAATAAAGATAATAAAGATAAAAGTACAGCTAAAGCATCTACAGTTCAAAATCCATTAGGAAAAACAGCTTCATTCTCAGACGATTATGGTAATACATTTGATATTACTATTGAGCAAGAACATATTGATGTATTTAATGCTTGTAAAGAATGTGGATGTTCTGATGCGGCTGCTTGTGGTGTATTAGGTAATTTACATCAGGAAACAGGTGGTACTGGTGAAAGATTAAGACATTGGGCTGAAAACCATGGTGAATATGGTGGAGGTATCATGCAATGGACTCCTTGGACTAAACATGTTGATTGGGCCAACAGTCATGGTATGAACCCTTGGACTTGGGAAGCAAGTTTAGCACATATGCAAGACGAATTGCTTAATGGTGGTAACTGGTCTAACCCTCAAGATGCTAGTCCTTCTTTAGCAAGTGAAGGTTATCATGCTTGTTCTAATACTCCAGAATTTATGGCATTAAATGATCCAGCTGATGCAGCAGTAAACTTTGAAAGAGCATTTGAAGTTTCAGGTGACTGGAATGGTAGAAACTCAGAAGGTATTGTATATAGTGAAAATCAGCTTAGAGACAGAAAGAGAGTTGGTCCTGCTATTGCATATTATGAATGCTTAGTAGGTACATATAATGGTTCTGTAAGACTTAGATCGTCAGTAAATGGAGTTTCTGGAAGTACAGGATTTATTAATATTATTACTGATAGTGTTGTAAGTGGATCTCAGTTAGCTAATTATATGAATGCTAACAAATCTACTAATAATAGTACTACAGATATAACAGCTAGTAATGGAAGCACTGCTACTACAGGTAATGGTCGTTTTGGTAGGGGTGTAAGTTTTGGTAATATTCATTTTGAATCTACTAGTTCACCAAATAATAATAACAATAGTATACAAAGTAATATAACTAAAACTGCAGCTGTTGCTCCTTCAGTAGGTTCTTATATAAAGAATAATATGTCTATAACAGATACCGATGATAAAGGAAATTCAAAAACAACAACAAGCGTATATACTACTGATAATAAAACAACTTTAACAACAAACGGTAAATCAACAATTGTTATTTGTAATAACTTTACGGAAAAGACTAAGACGGATTTAAGTGAGATACTTTCTAACTTTAAAAAGTTAAACGGTACTCAAGCTAATGCTTTAAAAGTATTAAAAGCTATATCTGATTTAATTAAAGAAGAAAATTCAGAAGCATTAGAAAGTCTTTCAAATCTTAAACTTTCTAATGATGGTCTTGATTATATCCTTAAAGGATTATAAAAAATTAGTGTTAAGGAAATTATATTCCTTAACACTAAAATTTATTATATAAGAGGTGAAATATATGCCTGATAATTTTTTAGAAAGTGCTTCATTAGACTCTGTGGGTTATGAAAACTTCTATACCGAAGGAGAAAATGGTGAAAGTTTAGGAAAAAATTCAGCATTCTTTAATTCTAATGAGGTTCAACCATCTGAAGGTGTTACTGTAACTGGTAAACCTATGAGTAGTCACGTTGCTATGGCTATTACCGGTAAAGATGTTAAAAATGGAATATTCTTTGGTAAAGAAAATAAAGTATTTGGATTACCTTTTAAGTATGGTCCTTTAGCTGATCCTATGGGTAGAGTATTTCAAAGCACATTTGAAACAGATAGTTCATGTGTAGCTTTTATTAAATTTGGCGTACCAAAAATTAATAGAGCTTTATTTGGTAAAATGTCTGCTGATGCTAGTGATACACCATCATTTGGTTTAAATATTTATTATGGTTTTAGATCAGCTATTGATCCAACAACTAATACACAAGACCAAAGATTAATTACATTTGAACCTAAAATGAATCAATTTATGAAATACGCAAATGCTTCAATTAATGAAGTATATACATTATTAGACTTACCGGGTTTATTTTCTACAGATGGTTATACAGATGAAGAATTTGAAAACGGTTTTGCATTTTTCTGTACTAAAACAAGCACAATTACTGAAAGCGTAGATAATAATTATACAGAACCAGACATTATTACTAAAATGAACTCAGATGCAGCTTTACGTAGACAAAATTATCAGATGTATGGTACTTATGGTAGTATTGCTAACGATTCAGGTGGTACTGATGCTATAAGCTGGTTAGAGTCAATAGCTAATACTCAATTACAAAAAGTTGCTGAAAATATTGCCGATAGTCCTATTATTGGTTCTGTTGCTTCAGCATTTATGAAATCAAATAAAGGCACTATGGGTTATTATGGAGAATTATGGGCTGACTCTAAGACTTCTGATAGCTTTTCATTACAATTTAAATTTAGATCACCATATGGTTCTAAATATGAAATATTCAGAAATTGTTTCTTCCCATTCTTATTATTACATACAGCCGCTATTCCAAAACAAGATGGTAGATTTAGTTATCAAGAACCATTTATGATAATGATTGATTTTCCGGGTTGGTTTAGAGTTAATTGTGGAGTTATTCAATCTTTAAGCTGGGTTAAAGGTGGTAGTAATGCATTATTTAATGTAGATGGCTTACCATTAGAAATAGAAGTTACTATGAATGTTAAAGATCTCTATCCAGTTCAATTATCTTCAGAAAATGTTACAGTTATGGAATATAACTGGGGTCTTTTAAGTTTCTTAGAAAATATGGCTGGATTAACAACGGCTCAAGCGGCTTATATAAGTAATGTACAAAGTTTCCAAAATGCAATAAGAACTACAATGGCTCAAAGTGATGGTTCTATTATGGGCAATACTAAAGCTTATTTTAATGCACATTATCGTGTAGCCGCTAATAAATGGAATGCTGCTGGTGGAACAGTGGGCGGATTGATTACAAATGGAGCAAAAAGAGAAATACGTTCAAGAAGTTATTTAGGTCGTTAAACTTTATATTATTAATATACTGAAAGGTGTGAAAATTATGTTTAGAATTCCAGAAAGTGCTTTACGCTATGAAAAATATAAAAGATTATTAGAAGCTGCTGAAGAACAAGATCCTAATGCAGTTCCACAGGAAGATCCTAATGCTGCTCAAGATCCAAATGCTATGCAGCAAGGAGATCCTAATGCTCAAGATCCTAACGCAGAAATGGATCCAAACGCTCAGGAAGATCCTAATGCTATGCAAGGTGGCCAAGATTCAGGAATATCTCAAGCTCAGACACCAGAAGAAGCTTATGAAGCTGGATTAAAAGAAATTCAGAATACTATTGCAATGACTGGTAGAAAGCGTTATGCTAGATATAAGATGAATGGTGGTAAGGATAGTTGGGAAATCTTTAGAAAAAATCTTGAAGATTCATTAAAGCAAGAACTTGAAGAAGATTGCAAAGAGATGTTCGGTTATAATCCGGGTAAAACTACTGAAAAAGATTTACTCGTTATGATTAAAAATGGTATTGAACAACTCAATCAGGCTATGCAGCAAGGAATGGCTCAAGAAGCGGCTCAAGATCCTAACGCACAACAGGCAATGCAAGAAGCTTATGATTTTATCGCAGAAAGAAATTATAGAAGATTAATGGAAAGAAATTTTTAAGTAAGGAGGTAAACTAGTATGGTTTATACTACTTACTTAAATGAAGAAATTGCAAATGATGAAATTTATCCAATTTTTATAGCTTTATCTGAAGGCAAATCTTATATTTCTAAAAAAATAAAAGATGTTACAAAATGTCCATATTCACATTGTATGATAGGATTAGATCCAGAATTAAAGTATTTTTATAGTTTTAATATAATTGATAATTTTAATAATGGATTTGTAATTGAAACCCTAGAAAATTTAGCAAAGAAAGCTAATAGTATAAATATATATGTATTTTTTGTAAATAGATCTATATACAAAAATATAGTTAAATCTATTAAGAGGTACAATGATTTAAAAGATAAAACTAAGTATAGTATTAAAAGATTATTTGAAGCTGCTTTTAATAAAGGTAAAGAAACTAATCCTATGCAACAGGTATGTTCATCATTTGTTTATAGTATTTTATCGCATTCAGGAGTACATTTAGCTCCAGATAATATATTATGTGTAAAACCTTCAGATTTTTACACTACTATAAATAATAATAAAAAATATATCTATCAGATATATGAAGGAAGTCCTCTTGATATAAATATGGATGATATTACTATTGAATTGAATAAATTAAAAGATAAGAAAAGTACTAAAGAATTTAATCAAGAAAAAATAATACTTACAGAAAGTGAACGTATATATCCAGAAACTGTCGATAGGTCAGCATATGATAATTTTGTATTATTTAATTTATTTCATGTTTACACAACAGATATGACTTTGAGAAATGATCCACAATTTATATCTAAAATGAAATGGGTTAAAGATAGAATAACTGAAATATGTGATATGGCTGGATGGACAGTATTTCCTTATGAATTAACTTTATGTGCATCATTTGAAGACCTAGATGAATTTTATAATCATCAAGCTCCTAAATGGGTAACTGGTTTTACATATGGTGATAAAGTTTATATGAAAGGACCTGCTATATATCCTGGAGAACTTTATTATAATGTAGTATTACATGAATGTATTCATGTTCAAATATATCTTAATGAAAAAGTACAAGGAAAAACTATATCACGAGAAGATGAAGAAGGTATGGCCGTTTTCTTTAGTACTCCACTTGATAAATGGCTTAAGGAATTAAATCATGGTCCTAACTGGTATTATTATGAGAGTGCAATAAGAGTTCAAGAAGACTTTTTAAATTATGGAATGAAAAAAGTAATTCAGAAAAGATTTAAATAAATTCAGATACTATTAGACATGATTTATTATAAATTTATATGAGGTGATTTTAATGCGTTTTTATAACGAAGGTAACAAATGTAATTGTGGCAAGAGATCTTGTCCTGAATGCAATCCAAAGATTAGCAAGATTAGTAAGCCAGATGCAAATGGTTTAGTTAATAAGAAAACAATTGGTAATCATTATATGAAGTTTGATGAAGCATTTATGCAGGGTTATTATGATGCTTTAAATGAAATGGAAGAATATGATGAATATGAGGAAGAAGATGCTTATGAATCTTACAATGAAGAAGATTTAGAAAATGCATATCTTGAAGGTTATTATGCTGCTTTAAATGAAACATCAGCAGCTACTAAAGCTAAACAAAGATCACTTGGTATGAAAGGCGTTAAAGGTGGAACACATACTCATAATAATGACGATTTTTGGCCTTTATGTAATTCTGGAGCTTTTAAAAAAGATGAAGCTGTTAGAGATTATAGAAATAAACACAGGTCTGACTATTTAACAGTTAAAAGACAGAGAATGCTTGGTGGTAAGACTGTGGAAATTGCAGATGCTCCAAATGGTAAAAGATATAGTATTTGGACTAAAGGACATCAGTATCCAACTTCAGAAAGAATTATTCCTAATAGGAAGCCTAATAAGTGATAAAATATTCCCTTAAGACTAATAAGTCTTAAGGGAATATTTTTAATAAAGTTCTGCTAATGCATCATAATATCCTTCTAAAAATGCTTCAGTAAGATAATCTTCTTTAAATCCTTTAGTATATTTAACAGCTGCGTCATATGTGTTTTTATCCATTTCAGAATAATCACAAGTTTTATGTTTAAAACCTTTTCTGATAATTTCATGATTTTTTATTTTTTTACTACCTTTAATAGCACCAACAGTTCCAACAGTAGCAAACATACCACTAGCAACAAGAACTCTTCTTAATCTTTTCATAGTTTGAATATCTTCTGGTGTTTTATTTTTTTTCGCTTTTAACGCTTTATATTTCTTTAATGCTGCTGCACCATTAGCAACATTTCCTATAGCCATAGCACCATGGATAGCTGTATTAGCAATTTCTTTATTTCTATGTTTCTTTGCAACATCAGATAAATATTTATTTTGTACATAATGTGCATCTATTTTTCCATTACTGTCTATATGTTTTACAGCTGCAGGATGATTAGTTCCTTTAGTTGACTTGCTATCAACTCTAACCCATTCTTCTGTCATAATAATAGCCTTCTTTCTAATAATATTATTTATTCAATTTTTTAAGAGCTTCTAATGTAGAATCTGGAATAGCCAAGTCTGATTCAATACCTGCACCAAGTAATAATGTATATACAGTATTTAATGATTGTTTCTTAGAAATATCATTTGGAAGATCTTTTAGATATACATATCCTTGTTTAGAGATCTCTTTATACATAGCAGCCTTAGAATCCATACTATCCAATAATCTTCACATAGAATCGCTAATTCTATGCAGTTCTCTTATGAACTTCTTCATATTTCTATGAATGTTGAGACTATATCTTCATTTTTATATAAAAATAAAAATGCTTTTTGTTTCCATTTAAGGGATTTTCACCCACCGCTTGGCCGTACTCTACTTAAATATATAAATTTTCATAATCTCCTTTTTTAATAATAATTTTTCCATTTTTGATATAAAGGATATTATCAAAATCATTTATTTTTTCGATAGTCGTTGAACTATTTATAAAAAATTCAGCTAAAATTTTATCTAAAATTTTTCTATTTTTATAGCTAATTCTAATTAATGAATATTTATTATTATTTATAAAAAAATCAAATTTCTCTTTATCCCTTGCAAGTTGTTCATTAAAGGTTTGTGGAGTATTACTAAAAGATAATTCAAAATGTTGTTTTCCATCAAATTCTAGAAATATATTTGATTGTATAACAAAATCAAAAGATTTTGATGTTGAAAATTCATTACAATGTTCTTCATCTTCAAAAGAAATATTATTTTTTATTAAAAACTTTTCTATTTCTTTACAATATATTGAATTTTTTATTTTTCTTCCACAATAAGGACATCTTGCTTTATTACATAAAAATTCTTTTGGAGCTACTTTATATATTTTATTACATTTATTATGTTTAATTTTAAGTGGTTTATCTGTATTTATATATTCTTCTAAAAAAGTATATTCATCTCCAACGTGATCTTTTACTTCTTTTAAAAATTCATCGTTTGTCCTTTTTGTATTTCTTTTACAGCAAAAAGGACATCTTCTTTTTGCTCTTACAAAATTATTAGGTGTTACAAAATACACATTACCACACAAATTATGTTTTACTTTTAATTTAGTTTTATCATTTATATATTCTTCTAAAAAAGTATATTCATCTCCAACTTGATTTTTTATTTCTTTTAAAAATTCATCATTAGATTTTCTTCTATTTTTAGCATTAAATTCCGTGATACATTTCCTACATCTACATTTTTTATTTAAAAATGTGTTAGGAGTTACATTATAAATATTACCACACAAATTATGTTTTACTTTTAAAGGTGTATTAGTATTTATATATTCTTCTAAAAAAGTATATTCATCTCCAACTTGATTTTTTACTTCTTTTAAAAATTCATCGTTAGATTTTTTAATATTTTTTGGCATAACAAATTCTCCTTTTTATTAATAAAAAATTTGTTTTGCAATTCACGGAATCTTTTATTTATAAATAGCTGCTGATTGTCCAATCCTTTTGATTTTCAAACATTCACGCTTAGAATTACTTCTTACGTTGTAGTTCAAAAGGCTCTAAGGAGTTTCCAGCAATTAAAAAAGTTAAGAACCAATATTTTAGCTCTTGGACCTAAGAATTCCTTTAATGCCACATTATCATCTTTATATGTTAATAATGAGAACGTTTCCATATCTGAAATTCTAGCGATTTTATCATCTGCGGTAACTTGACCTGTTTTCATATTACGTTTACTTATATCAAGTGAATATGTATTCTTTTTACTAAGCATCTGTTGTAATCTTCGGATATCTACATAGAGAACTGGAACTTTATATCTAGTTCTAATAGGATCATCTTTATGACCATCTTGCTTATAATATACATACTCTTCCGTAGGAACTTTTAAGAAGTCTAACGCATCTTTACAATCTTTAATTCTAGGGCAATTCTTATTAGGAAGTATTTCTAAATAGAAGTTCTTCTTATCATCTTTTAAGAATTCTTTCATATATTTATCGAATTTGTCATCATTCATAGAACTAAAAAGCTTCTTATATTTCTGAGTGTTTGCTCCTGTTTTATCAAGTAAGCTTAATGTTTTATAAATCTTTTCTTCAATTTGTTTTCTTTTAGCTGAATTAATAGACTCATTTAAAATTATATTAGAACTTTCATTAATAGTTTCAAATAATGTAAAAGAAGGATTTGCAATTATCTTAAAGTTATTTAATGCTTTAAGTTGATCTGTTAATTCAAAGTTTCTACTTTCAATTCTATAATCCTTTAAATCGAACTTCTTTACATAATAATCTAACATTTCTTTCATTAAATTATCAGCTTTGTATTCAGATGAAGCTTCTATAGCTATAAATGTAGGAATTGTTCTCTTATTAGAATCATCATCCATATTATATATCTTATCTTTGACTATTACATAACCAGCAACATTATTATTCTTATCTATAAATAATAAACCATGTTCATCTCCGGCTAATTTCTGATAATTTCTTAATCGATAATGTGTTTTACCATATTTAAATAAATTCTGTGGAGTCATTTCTAATATAGTAAACTGAGCTAATACACTATTCTTAAAGTCTTCTTCATCTTGTACTGTATTAGTATAACGATAACCATTATCTTTATTAGTATTTAAATTAATAAGACTTGTTAAGAAATCTTTATTAGTCTTTGAATTATTTAAGATAAATGTTAATACATCTGAAGTTAATCCTTCTACTGTATAGAATAAATTATCTTCATTGTATTCATTATAAACTTCATTTAAGATATCTCTCATATCATCAATAGATTCAAATTCATTTATACCCATCATAATATTATTATTACATTCTAAGTAATAAGTCTTATTATCTTTTTCAAATGTAGGACATAATGAAGTTTTCTCTCCTAATGAATAGACTTGCATCTTAGGATTATAACCTAAATCATAAAGTTTATTAAATACTGCAGAAGATCTTTGAGCTGCAGAACTTAAACCTACTGCATTAGGAGCTACTGCACCTTCTAAGCAAGTACTAAAATAATCAAAGATATCTTCATAATTAGTAAGTTCTACACTTTCCATTAAAGGCTTATTATTATTTACATACTTCTCTAAAAATTCTTTAGGAGTCATTCTATTATTAGCTGATTCTACTGGATTAATAAAGTTCATATCAGTAGCTATCATATTAAATGATAATAATCTAGTCTCATAATCATATACATCTATATTAGGAACTTTTATCAATTCAAACAGATGTAATAAATAGTTTACTGAAGCATATTCATAATATGTCTTCTGTTCATTTTGATCATCTAATAAATCCCAATTAATAGTATGATATAATGTAAATAAATCTGAAATATTAAATAATGAATTTATTTCTTCAAAATCTCTTAAGAATTTTTCATAACATTCATCCGGTACTAATTTGTTATAAATATGAATATATTTATTTTCTGATTCATATAACATATTATCAAATGATGCAATATCTATTTTATAATTAGTTATATCTGTAACATCCTGATAAATACCATATGCTTTATTCTTAAAATTATTATCCCAAACAATGCATAATTTAATAAGTGTATTTTTATTATTAAAAAATTTAAAGATAGGTACTACACTTAATATATGATATTTCTTAGTTAAATCTCTTGTAAGATAATTTTCTGTATTATTTTTAAGAAATCTAACTGAATTAAACCAACTAGAAGATGGTCTTGTAAAATCTTTAGGGTCGTTTAATTTAGGAAGACCACTATTAAAATAATTACTAACATTAGCTATTTCTTTATGGCTTAATGTATCTCCACAAAATGGACAAGGCGTTTCTAACAATGCTTGTTCAAATACAGAGTTACATGTATTACATTTACAATATGTATTATTTTCACTCATAGGATATTCACCTCTTTCTTAAAGTATAACAAGATGTTGGGATCATATAAAATATTTAAAATGTAAAAAAAAAATACTCCCGAAGGAGTATTTTTTTTAATAATCATATCCTTTTTTAAAATGGTAATCGGCTATCTGGTAATATAGCCGATATGTGGCTATTATATCTTCGATTGAACCACATCCAAATTCGCCGTCTCGGAGAACAGCTTTTATCAGTTCAATCGTTTTTTGGCAGATCGTCCACTGCCAGCCATCATCGGCATCGAAGAGGGTTTGCATGGTGTCTCCATTTACATTACCTCCTTTTTGGGCGAAAGCCCATTCATTAAAACTTTTAATATTCCCACCTTCTAATTTAGTGAGAATTTCTTCATTAATAATAATTTCCGTCATACTAATTCCTCCTTACATAGATAGTTTATTTATAAGACGTATCTAGGTCTTGTTTAATATTTCATATTTTCCATAATTATAATATATATTTGAGTGTATTTTTTATTACAGTTAATAAATATCCCTTAAGACTAATTATAGTCTTAAGGGAAATAAATTAAACAGTTTTATCTAATACTATATCAAGTTCCATAGCATTATTGTTTATAGTTGCTGGTGTATAGAATTTAAAATAACTATCTCTAAGATCCATTGATGATTGAATTATAAATAATTTATTTACACTAATATTATCAACTGGTTTTAAAGTCATTGTTATTGTACTAGAAGGATTATTTTTATAATGGAATAAATAATCATTATTATTGTCTGTACCATCATATATAATAGATGAAAAATAATCTTTAAATGAACGACCATCAACAATATTAGTTTCAGATCTATTATTTAAAATAGATCTATTTTCACTATCAATCACTGAACTGTCACTATATATAGGTTTATAAAGTATATCACAATTTTCAGTATCTCTATAATTACCAATAACATCATATTTACTATTATTTTTAATATATTTATAAAATTTTTTATTTGTTAATGATACAAATATCATTTTATATTTATATATTTCATCTATTAAATCTTCTAATGTTGTAAATGGATTTCCACTTGAATATCCTTTAGAACCACTAATTGGACAACCAACAGTTTCAAATAAATCAAAGACCATATTTAATAAAGCAGCTTCTGAATAGGTCTGACCATCTTGAGTTTCTCGTAATTCAAGATAGTAATTAGTTTTATTTGTATTATCACCAACTATTTTATAAGTAGTTCCTGTTGATGTAATATCTTCTGTTAAATTAATACAACTTTGAATTTGCTGTCTTTCATTATCTGTCATTTCATGACCTAAATTAACATACAATATTAATTCTTTATTGACAATTCTATTTGCAGGATTTGCAATAGTATCTTTTTCAATATATTTAGCTACATTAAAGAAAGACTCATATGTATACTGAGCGTACATCGAATATGCTTCATTTAATTCTAATTCTATATTTTCAAGTGAATTACCTTCTAATATATACTTTAAATCATCTATATTATTAGTTGTTTTGTCATTAGTTAAAATATAAGTTTCTGTAATATCATCATATGTAGGAATATAATATTTATAAGAATTATCTTCATTTATTAAATAATAAATATATTCTTTATTTACTAAATTATTGTCATTTAAATAAGTCATATAATCTTCAGAAACTAATGGTACAAGCATAGGATGAATTCGTTTATTATAAGGAATTCTATTGACAATTACACTATTATAACTTCTTGATGGTCTAATATAGAAGCCTGTAGTTCTTGAAGTATCTTTATTAATACGGTGAGTATTATTATAATACTTAACAAAGAAATCTTTATTTTTTGTCAATACATTAAAATTACCATAATCATATAAGTTATTATAATTTACATCGTATTTATTAAACGAACTTGGATAATTATCAAAAATATTATCTAATGGATCAACAATGTAACCATTTACAACACTGCTATATCCACCAAATACATTTGGATCATAGTAAATTTTTACTTCTGTATCCGTTTCCTTATCCATATCATGTGTCATAACATATGGTCTAATATCTCCAATAAACTGATATATTGTTGGTATTGTAAAGACATCTTCAAATGTTCCTGCAGAATAATTATAAATATGTGAATGAGATATACCAGTATCATCTACTGTCATATATCCAATATATCTATGTAATACACCTGATATAGTTTGATCATAGTCCTGAGATGTATAATCTAAATAATATAAACCAGTACGACTATCTCTAGTGTTTTCCCAATAATTTTTAAATTCATTATCATTATCTTTACAATATACTTTATGTAAAGTAGTGTCTATAAAATACATATTATTTTGGTTCAAATATTGTTTAAGTTTATAAATTTCTGGTTGTGTATCTGGATCTGGATCTGTTGTTAATGCTGTATAAATATCATCTTCTGTTGTTAAATACTGTAAATGATAATAGACATCATCATTATCTATTGTTGATTTAAAATAGCAAAATGATAACATTTTAGAGTCTACTGTCTTAATACTTACTTTATCATTATTATGATAGAAATCGTAAGACTCCTTAACATATTTAAACTTCTTTTGAGAAAGTCCTAATTTGCTTGGAATAGTTTGATTTTCATATATAGCATTAAACTGATCTGGTGTTAAACTTGTAGTACCATAAGGAAGATTATCTTCTTTTTTAAATAACTTAAATTCTACATTACAATATTTTAAATATTTTTCATCCACACCCGGATCTAAAAAACCATCAACTTTATTGTATACTGATAAACTATAAGCTACATCTAAATCTGCATTTTCTTTTCTTATATCATCTTGGAAATCTATATATTCATTTTTAGTATGAAATTCTAGATTTTCTATTAATGTTGGATCATCATCAGGACCTATTTCAATTATATCATCAGGTTCTAACTCAGGTTTTCTTCCTGATTTATCTCTATTATAACCATCGAATATTTTAATATAGTCATTTGTAGAATCATTAAATTCAATAATATTTTTAGCATATAAAGTATCTAATGTATAAGCTTTAAATACTTCAATTAATAATCTTGCATAATCTTTAATATCAGAGAATATTATATTGAATGTACTATTATAAACTATATTATCAGTACTATTAATATAACTTTCAATAGAAGATGATAATTCTAATAATCTATTTTCTATTTCAGTTCTACGATCGTTATCATTATTAAATTCACCAAAACTTGTTACATATGTATATAACTCTTCATCATTAGCAACTAAATATTCTTTAAAACTATCGAATCCTTTATAAGTCTCATAATTAAAATTAGATTTAAACTTATGATTCCATAATTCTCTAAGACTATTATAAATATCTCTATTAGTAGCTTCTTTGATAAATGTCTCTAATTGTAATCTTATACTTTCATTTTTAGTGTATATATCCATAAATTCAGATATTGTAATATCTGACTTTTTATTTTCTATATCTGTTAAACCAGTAATAGACTGACTATCATTTAAATTCTTACTAAATATTTCTTTCTTTAAAGAAGCAAATAATTCTAAGAATACATATGCATTAGGATATTTTAATAAAGAGTCATTCGTAAAGAAAGTACTTTGATGTGTTCTTATAAATTTAATAAAATTCTTAAAGCCTTCTTCATTTTCATAATTAGAAATAAATTTCTTTAAATTATAATCATCATATCCATATACTTCAAATATATAGTTTACTAAATCTGTATATATTGGATTAGCATCTGGATGATCTGTAGTTCTGTTACCTATTATAAAGTTATAGAATATATCATAATCATTATTATAATAAGTAACAAATCTAGGATTTATTACAGTACTAGATGTTAATTCTCCATTAATAATTAAATAAGCTAAATATTTCTTGAATAATAATTTGAAATTAGGATATATATTTAAAGCTGCAATAGGCATACTATATGAGAAGATTAAATCTAATAAATATTCAAGAGATTCTTTAAGATTATCATGTAATACATTACTATATAGATCAAAAGTTTCTTTAGCTCTCTTATATGAAATAAACTTATTATGATTATAATATTCTACAGCATTGATATATCTTGCTAAATTTAAGAATTCTTCTTTAATAATATTACCATTTAATTTAACTATTTGATAACTATTATTATCATATGTTATATAACTTGGATTCTTATAATAATATGCAATAGTTTCAAAGGTATAGTTATCACTATAATAAAAATCTTTTAAATTAAAGTCATTATTTAAAAAATTCTTTAATTTATTATTCCATTCTAATGTACTTTCTGTTGTATCAAATCTACTATTTTCTTCATCTATTTCATTGAATATGTCATTGATAATTCTTTTTGTTTCGTCATCATTTTTATAATTACTATACCCATGAATATTATTAATGTATCCATCTCCATCTCCTTCCGGATCTATCTTATCAGCAGGTTCTCCTGTAAAATCATCATTCTTAATATATGTATAATATAAAGAGAATATTGCTAACATTGCATCATATAAGTCTATAGCTTTAGATGTAATGTTTTTATTAAAGAATCTTAATGATGTTTTTAAATTATTATTGGCATCATCTAAGATAGCTTCATTTAACAGATACATAAAGTAAGATAATGATTTACTATTTTTAATAATATTTACAATATATTCAATTGAAATATATTTAGTGTCTAAAGAATTAAATCTCTGACATAATATTTCATTTTTAGAAGCTCTCCAGTATGGATCATCTTCAGTAATTTCTTCAAAAGTAAAATTAGGGTTTATATCAGTATTAAGCTCTTCATTATATGGAGTCTTATAAAAATATAAATCTCCTTCAGGTTTATCTTTTGTAGGATTATATTTAACTAAACTATATTTATAAAGATTAATATTGTTAGTCATTAATACTTGTTTAATATAATCAAATACTTTGTCATCACCTTTATCTCTTTGAAGATCATTTAGTAATTTAATTAATCTTCGTTGATAATTTAAAGGTAACATATCAAAGTAGTCTACACCATTAGAAATAAAATAGTTTTTACACTGATATTTACTAAATGTATCTACATTAAACTGGTCTTTCATTCTATTAGTAATATATCTACTAATAGCCATAAATATAAGATATACTTCAGAAAATTCTCTAAACATATCTTCTGCTTTAAATGACTTAGTTCTAGTTACATTATTCCAATAAAATAAAGCTTCTTTATAACATTTAATAAATAAATCTAACTGCTGTTCTGTTAATAAACTTTTACCATTATCATCTGTTGTATTAACAGACATTAATATATCAAAATCTTCTGCCAATCTTGATTTTAATGGATCAATATTATAAGTCTTTAATAACCAATTATAATACTTATTACTTTCTATATATTTTACTTTAAGATTTTCTCTTTGTGTTTCATTATATTCATCTTGTTTAAGACAAGCTTTTATGTATATATTACTATTTCTAGCAGATGTTGAAGTCTCATTCTTAGTTGCAAGATCATCGTTTTTAAGTATTAAACCAGAACAATAATCAAATAAATTCTGTAATTCATCTATATCATTAGTATTTACTAAACCATACGAATATTTTTTAAATAATTCTCTACGACTTAATGTATCCATAAAAAACACCTCACTTTTATAATTTAAGTTATTGTTAAAATTAAAATTTTTCTTTTATTATATAGAAATTTTCAAATTTTATTTTTAATTTAAATTATATATTATATTTATGTAAATTAAAAAATAAATTTCTAAAATAATATATAATTATATAGGGGGTTAAAAATGAATGTCTAATTTATATATTAAACATAATTATTTAAACAAAAATATAAAATATATAAAAAATGCAATAATAAAAGAGTATGATATGAAAAATGGTGGACTATCAATACTCTATAATAAAAATTTTATAACCAAGAAAAAGTATGAATATTATTTAAGTTTAGATAAAAATAAAAGAAATATAGAGATTGGTTTATGGCTTAAGAAAAATAAAGAAGCTAATAAAGGATTAATGGAAGGCTTCAAAGAAGCTAGACAATTATTCTTTGAAGTTAATGAAATAACTGATAAAGATGTATTATCAATTAAAAAAGATGCTATATTTCTAATAGATAAAGAAATTAAAGTAGAACAGGTTAATGATAATTATCTATTCAGAAATAAAAATGATTATTCTAGTTATATAAATTTAAATGGTAAAGAATTCTATTATTCAATAATGGATGATATATTAGACGTTAAAGGATTTCAAGAAGAAGTTGTTAATATACAAAAAGATTATCTATTTAAATTTATAAAGGAATGTCTAAAATTAGATGCAGATGGTAATCAGGAAAAATTATTAATTAAGCTTCTTGAATTTAAAGATGATTTTCTGTCTAAATCTCTAGATTATCATTATTATTATGATATTAATTATAATGGTTATATATTTAATATGGATAATAGTTTTTTATCAATGAAAGATATTAATGAAGATATCTTGAAGAATGATTATTTAATTATGAATAATAATTTAAATATCATAATAGAACTTATATCAAATATTTATTAAGGGATACAATGTATCCCTTTATTTTTTTGGCAAAAATGGCTTATAACAACAAAGAATTATAGCTAAACAAATTATAAATTTTTAAATTTAATGTATGTCAAAAAAAGAATTTTATTTGGTTGGGAGGAGAGTGTCTTTACTTATGTCTTTGTCATTACATTTACCACTTCCTCTACTTTCGGCTACTACCAATCTAAGTGCATCTGAAATTATTATAAAAATTACGGAATTTATATTATCAGCTGGATTTTTTACATTTTTAGGTGTTATAGTTAGTAGTAAAAAAGAAAAAGAAATTAATACTCAATTGATAAAAAGCGAAATAGAGAAGAATTATACAAACCACTCTAAAGAATTGATGGATAGCTATCATAATTTTACAGAATCTACAATAAAAAGATTAGAAGAAAAAGAAAGTGAAATCGAACATAAAAACGAGTTAATTGAAGAATTGCGTAATAAGGCTGAGAATTTAACAGTTGAATTGTCTAAACTTATGTCTCAGAATGAGGTTTTAATACAACAAAATGCAGAACTTAGTTCTATTAATAATCAGTTACGAGAACAGAATAAGGAATTATTAAATAGATTAAACGAACTTACGAATAATAATGAATTAGATTAAACATATTATGATGGAAAAACATTTTTTAATGTTTTTCCATCTATTTATTAAATTGTGAGGTGAATACCGTGTCAATTCAATTTGAAAATATTCAAATATTATCATCACCATTAGTATTTGATGATGTATCATCATTTGTTATCAATTGTGATAGCTTAGATAATTTTAAACCAGGAGATGTAACATCATTACAATATTATTCAAGTGATAATATTTATATCTATAAATATATAGATAATAGTTACTATATATTATTAAATCGTGAAAAAGATAATTATTTCTATAAAAACTTACAAGAATATATTACTATGGGTCAAGCAACTAATATTAGAGGTATACCTATTAAAAGTTTTTCATTATCTAATAAAAATATTAGAGTATTTTATACAGATGATAATTTTATAGATGATACTGAAGAACATACCAATCTTTCATCACTTAAAACTAATATTGTTGGAGATCCATCAACAGAAATATTTGATAAATCAATTATTTTTGATTATGTACCTCTTAATGACAGTATTTTAGATGATAATTTAATATATAATAACAAATCAAATGATAATTATATTTTTTTATATGCACCATTAAATGTTAATTATAAAAATCAATTTGATGTAGATGATTATATATATGAATTAAGAATTAATACAATACCAACTGCATTTTTTGAAGTAACTAAGACAAGTATATTAGTAAGTTATACAAATATTCTTACAGTATTACAAGTTAAAATTAATAAAGCTGAATTTTGTAGAGTTAATGATATTTCAGATTTAAATAATTTTGTATTAACTATTAAGAATAAGACTATTACGGATATCAAAACATTATCATACTCATATTATTCATATTTTATGAAACCATATATATCTTATGATCCTATGACAGAGACTGTTGATGATATCACTATTAATTGTAGATATGACCTTTCTATTAAGACTATTGATCGAACAAAGGATATTACATATAATATGAATGATCCTACATTATATAGTCATAGTACGGCCCATGCAGTTAATAAGACTGCCCTTATTGATAATGACATAACTATTACAGTAAACGATAGAGATATATGTCTAAGAGCTTTAACTTCAACATATATAGACATTAATTTAATAAATCAGTCAGGTGAATATGTATACTTACTTAGTAATAATGAAGTTAATAAAACTAATGAGTATTATAAAATGTCTGCTAAAGAAAATAATAAATCTGTATATATTTTAGACATTGATAATCCTAATTTAAGAATCAATGTAGAAAGTATAAAAGATGTTGATGAAAAAACTACATTTACATTTTCAATTAGTTTTTTAAAAGTAGAAAGTGATAAATTACCAGCTATAAATAATAATACATTAAATAGAAATGATATAGTATCTGTTATTACAGTAAACTTTAATTTAATTATCAATGGTGCTGATAAATATGCTTTCAGTAAAGATGAATTAGATATACTTCAAAATATATCTTCATTTAATACAAATACATTAAATACAACATTTGGCAATAGTACATTATTTACTATAGCAGCTAATGATAATATTGTATTAAATGACTCTGAATTAAACTCAGAGGAATTAAAAACTTATATTGAAAATGGTAATAAAGATTTAACATATATCAATAGTTATTTTGAATCTTTTGATATTATATGTTATGGTGTATATATCGACCATATGATATTAAAAGATAATAATATTGGTGGTATATTCTTTAATAGGTTAAATAGTATATTAGATAATGATGGTGTATTAGAAGATAGAATTAAAGTATGTAATGTGATTGAAAGAAATAATGTTGGTGATTTATGTAATGATGGTTTTAATGAAAAAGCATTAACATATCGTATTGATGATGACGAAAAACGTATAGTCATTGTACCGGATGAAATGTTTAAATTATTTAATTTCTTAAATAGTACATCATATTCAGGAAGTTATTACATAAATGATGTTACAGATGATATTATTAATGATGATAATACAACAACTGGTAAGATATATAATAGCTCATTAGCATTATATCCTTCTGCAGATTTTTCATTTGTAGCTGAAGATCAAGGACTCGATACATTTTTAACTTCAGATGCATATATAGACTATTATCCTATTAAATATAGAATAACTAAAAAGAATAATAGCGAATTCGTATGGTCTCTTTATATTGGAGAAACATTAAGAGATCTTCAAGTTGAGAAAATTATTCATATAACTGTTAAAGAAGATGAAAATGCTAATACACAGGAAACTTCTGAAACATCTGATACTACAAATTATATTTATGATACTGATAGTGAAGTAACATTCCCTACTAATGTAATTATTAAAATATTAATGCAAACAGATAATGGAGAAGCTATCAGTGTTGATGCAGCTAAATATATTGGTACAATTCATAATGATTCAAATTATCCAGTATTAATTAAAGATATCAGTATTGTTAATTTTGCATCAGATGATAAATTATTTAAAGTAAACGGTACTACTTTAGCAGATGATAGCTTCATGAAATATTCTATTGAAGGAGAAACAGATTTTATTCAATGTGATTCTCTTAATATTGGTAAATATTTAGATCATAGTGATATAACTACTTTAACTGGTAATATGTTTATATTAAAGCCTAATGGTAAAATTAATGTAAATATTTATAATTCAACAGATCCAGAAAATTTACCAGATAATTTTGGTAAAGAAGATTCTATTATTGATTACTCATCGAGTTTAAATTATGAGTTATATTATATTTTAAAAAATGATGATGTTGACAATATTAATGTTCCATATACATTTAGAGAGACCGGAAATACAAATGCTACTAATATGGAAACAACATTAGCTGTATTCCCTAAGATACCTAAAAATAATACTGATGATGCATTTTATAGATATGATAATACTGTATTAAATGTATTAAATAAAATAATCATTAAACGTTCTGCAATATTTAGATTAATTTTAAATAAAATGGATATAGCTACATTTTCAGAAGCAGTAAACTATAAAGCTTTTGCAGATAAAGCAATTGATTTACTTGAAAGTGATAATGTAAATAAACATCCATTAGATTTAGATATGTATTGTGGTTATCCGAATATTTCATTCATGGAAATGGAAAATATCAATTACTTAGAAAGTGGTAAAAACTTCTTATATACTAAGATATTTGATGAAATAAAGAGAACATATACTAAAAATTTATCAGGTAATGATAAAATTACTAAAGAACAACAGATAAACCAAGCTATAGGTATTCAAGTTATCGCCAAAACTAAATATAATGGTTCAGATGAATACAATATGGCAATTATTACTAATTATGTAGATTTACAAAATAATCAAAATAATTATATGCCTAAATTAAATAGATTAAATGGCAGTTTATATCATATCTTAAAGATAGAAAATAAGCATGAAGATTTATATGATTATAGAATTGAAGTTGATGGTAAAGTATATAATGAAGGCGATTTAATATATAATAAATATGCTAATGAAAAAGCTTTACATAAATTCAGATTATATTATAAACCTAAGTATGAAGTTATTGATAATATGGATAACTTTTATGGAATAGGAACAGCGGTAAATGTTTCATTTACTGATGAATTAGGACATTTACAAAAAGATGTACAATGTTATAGAGGTAATTTCTTCTTATATTTCAATCAAAATGGTGAAGAAGTAGCATATACAACATCAAATCCAATGTTCAATGGTAGGGATTTTTATGCTAAATCAACTGCTATATTAACAGATGATAATGCTTTTGATATCGATAAGAAAACATTCGTTGAAATTAATATACAAGAAACAGGCTCTTTAGGTTCTAATCCTGATTATACAATGACTAATGTTGGATTTTCAGATGGATTATGCTTAAAAGAATATATTGATTATTTAGTTACACATCCTGGAGTTCAACCAAGTGAAACAGCATTAAAATTAGCAGATTTTAACGAAGATGGTAAAATAACATATGAAGATTTAAATATTTTATATTCTGTAATGTGGGAATATGGTTGTTTAATAGGCGATGTTGACAATCCTAATCTTGGAGTTATTAATTTAAGTTCATATGGAGTACATGATGTATATATACTGCAAAGATATATAGATGAAGTTTGTAATAATCAAAAAACTTTTGAAAAATTTATATCTGATTACAACTGTTCTCAATATAGAAAGAATTATAAAGTTTATAAAACACCTACTATGCCAAATCCAACATTACCAAATATGTATGACGTGACAAGTCTATATGCAGCTATTCGATATATATTCATGGAAAGAATGATTAAATACAACAATAGTGTTGAAAATATGTCTGCTCATATAGATGGTGATAGTGCTTTTTATCCAGTATTCGGTAGAAATACATTAGCTGGTAAGATAGTATTAGAAACACCATTAAATCTTAAGAATATTAATTTAATACAAAATAAAGACAATTGGATATTAGCTGATAGATTTGAAGGTTGTATTGATGGTACAAAGCCAATAGTTCCTAATTTATTAATTGATAGTGATAATAATAAAGGTCTCTTACATAAATATTCAACTTTAACAAGAGATCAATTAAAATCAATACTTAATTCTAAGAATATATTGTCAGAAATCTCATATTATGGCAATACGAATATTATTGAATATATCTCTGATGATTTAAAATATGAAGTTAAAGGTAATTCTGGAATATCTACATTAAAAGTTCCTCGAATAGAAGAAAATAATAATAAAAACGAATATATTGTAACTGCTTCTTCTACAGTAGAAGGTATATTCCAGATAGTTAATAATACTACTGAAAAATTAAATATTGAAATCAATCAGCGTAGACGTAATAATACTGATTTAAACGAACCATATACTATAAGAGTTAATGAAACTCAGGTTGACAAATTAATAGTTGATAATTATCAGCCTATATATGTATTACAACCAGAATCTACATTAGAAGTATATGTACAGTTTAAAGATAATTCCATTATTGGTTCAGACTATTTTACTTTCTTAGATGTTAGAGTTCAGAATAATTATCACAAGAAATATATAGATAATAATATTAAATGGGACAGCTATTTAATTAAATTAAGAAATATTCAAAATTATGATATTAACTTTAATATTGTTAAAGATTTATTACCATATAAATTCTACGAAGAATATGATAATGAAGAAAATAAACATCATATTTCTGAATATTATAACTTAGATACTACTAACTTCTTTAATACAGTAGATATTAATAACTTTAATAAGAAATCTTTATATTCAACGTATATGTATTTAGATAAGTTCCTTATTTTTAATTCAGACACTGTTAAAGATAATAATGATTATCAGTTATTAATACCTGAAAAGATATTAGATAGGAAATTATATATTGGAGATCATACATTAACAATAGTAACTACTAAATTTAATGGTTTAATAAATTATCAGACATATTATATTACATTAATAGATCAAAATGTATATGATAAAAATAATAAGATAAATTATTTTAATGATCGTTCGGAATATTATAATAGATACTTTATTAATAATGATAGAAAGTCTATTATACCAAGAAATCCTGAATTAAATGATTATAATGATAGACAATATGAAGATGAATTATTCTTGGATTCTAATGGTAATGTATCTATGGTTACTAAGGATTATTCTACAAGTAAAGACAATTATTATTTATATAAATTTACTGAAATAATCCAACACTATATGAACTTCTCTGACTACATTGTAGATAGCGAACAATATTTATTCGAAAAGAACTATCAAGAAGTGTTACATTATTATAATATAACAAAAAATCAATATATTGATTTCTTAACAAATGTTAATAATAAATTAAATAAATCTACTGGTGAGATATATAATCTTATTGATAACATTCAGGAAATCTACTTCAAATCATTTGATGCTGAACTAGAAGATATAAATGAGTATTTAAATAATGGTGAACAAACTCCATCTTCTCCATCAACACCATCTAACAATTTTAAACGCAGATTATTTAATGATGATGGTATATTATTTGAATATAAAACTTTCAACATAGCCCATGTAACAGATACTACATTAATATCAGATTTTGAACTTCAAATATTCTCTGAAAATGAATTTGATTATAATCGTGATAAAGATAAACATTATATAGTTACTAATGAATCAATATCTACAGATCCAACTATATATGTAGTACCATTAATTCAGGAAGTCAATAGTGCTAATGTTATAGAATTAAAGAATTTATTCGTTAAAGATAATTTAAATAAAAAGTTAGTACTTAAACTAAGAGATATTTTTGACAATCCTCATATATCCTCTGCTGAAAATTATGCTATATATGCAAAGGTTAATTGTAATTTGTATTCGTATGTACTTATATTTAATTTATATAATAGTGAAAACTGTTTATCTTTAAATGATACAAGTGATTTTAAATTATCTTATGCAGATGTATGTGAACGTTCAATAACTAATAATACCAATTCAACAATTACATTTTCTATATCATTTCATAATAATTCTGCTAATAGAGATACAGATTTAGAACCAGATAAAGTTTATACAACATCAGATTTAGGATTTACATTAGCATCGGGCCAGTTAAATTCTACAATGTGTGTAGAATACCATTCAGCTATGGGTATGCATGAAAATAATTCTGAAATAATAACATTACCACCTTATGCATCATGTACTTTTAAAATTTATGGTGGTTTTGCAGATGGTCCAATTAAAACAGTAACTCCTAAACCTATAAAATTTGATGATAGTCAAACAACATATGAACAAACATTATTAGAAGTTATTACAAAATATAAATTTATAAGTGGTACATTAAATATTAAATTACTTTCAATTAATCATGAAGAAGTAGATAATTTATATAATTATAATAATAATGGTGGATTAACAACTATATCGAAAAAATTTATTTATATACCTTATCCAACTGTTTTCATTAGTGATTTATATGATGATAATAATCTTTATGATATTATTCAGTATAAAAAAGTTGCTAATTTAACAGATTCATTATTATTAATTATTAATGATTTAAGTACAAATATTGAAGGTAACTTTACTGTAAATGGTAATCTTAAAAATGTTGAACTTAATTCTGATGAATTTGATAGTTATCTACCATTAAGAACGAACCATATATTCTCAACAACAAGACTTCCATCAGATGATAATAACTTTAGTACTAATCCAAATACTTATAATGATAGTTATAAAATATTATATTCAGATATAACAGCTCTTAATGATACAATTACTTTAGATAGAGTATTTCCGATTATAATATCATCTAATTTAAATACTATTAATAAACCTTCTTATACTTTCACTATTCATAAAACAGTTTCATTAACAACTAGAACAATATTTAAGAATATTGAAAACTTAACATATCAGACACATGATTTTAATAGTCCATACTATCAAACAATATCAGATCTTACAGATATATCTGTATTTGATAATACTAATAATTTATGTGAAGGTTCTATTCATAGTATTCCAGCATCACCAGACTTCTATGGTTATAATTCATTATTGAGTAATGCAAATGAATATATTTCAAGTTATATAGAATCTTATCATATTAATGATGAAGATGGTATATTCTATATTTATCCAGTAGAAATTTCAACTCTCCCAACACCAAGCTCTAGTACTTTTGAAGGAAATCCAGATACACATGGTACTGTACCAGTTGTAAACTTTAATGGCAATGAATATGTAATTATTGATGATCTTGTTACTGGATTATATGACATGCCATTTGATGGAGAACATTTATTAAGAGATCAAATGTTAAACCCTAATGGTGATTTTGATAACTTATCAAAAGTTTATAGCTATATTATTGGAAATGTTAATAATTTATATAAAGATCATACTATTGATGTATTAACAGAAAATATTAGAACTCTTATAAAATCAATTTATAAGATTAAATCTGATTTAGCTACATTACAACAAAATATAAACTATCAAAATACTGAATTAAGTAAAAAAGCTGATGTTAAAGAATTTAAAGAATGGATAAATGAAAATGTCTTTGCATTAGCAGAATACGAATATAGTATTCAAGAATTATTCGCAGATATTTATTATTTATCCAATAAGGGTCTTAAGCCAAGTGAAATAACTAAAGAAATTGATGGTACTATTGATACAACTTTTACAAAAAATATTTCATTACGAGAATCATTACCGTTAATTAATGTATATCGTGAATATGCTGATATTAAATATTATTCTGGTGATAATTCTGATAATACAATTATTTTCTATAAAGATAGAATGAGTGGAAGCACAATTTTTAATACTAATAAAACTAGTCCATTTATTACAACAACCGAACCAGCTAACACTATTCCAATTGGATATACAAATCTTATGGGATATTATTATAAAAAATATTGGATTAATTCTATAAGTGATAATGTACATTCAATATGGTATAAGAAAAACTTTATAGAAACTTCAAAATTATATAATATAACACAACCATTACATGAGGAAAATAATATTAATTATTATAATCATGCTTAAAAATAAAGCTTGAACTCTAAATAGGGTTCAAGCTTTAGATTTTTTTTTATAAGGAGATGATTTTTATGTCATTTAGATTAATATCTGTTCCTTTAAATAAACGAACTGAACAAATTGCAAGAAATAATGAATTAATTACTGATACTGTTCATGGTAATGTAGGTATTAATATTATTGATGAAAATAATAAATCTGTATATAATTCTGGAACTGAAAAAATTAAAACAGATATAGATTCATTAAAATTAAGAAATGATATGATGATTAAAAATCTTTCAAAGATTAATTATGGTTCTGAAAATAATGTAGAAGATAAAGATTTTAATATAACTAAAGCTTTAGAAGATAAAGATATATTAGGTAGCCTTCAATATATAATAAATCAATATTCACCATATGTAAAAGGATTTAATAGTAAGAATAATGTAGTTTTAAATGAAAGAGCTTTTTCATATAAGAATGATTTAAAGAAAATAATTAATAAGCTTTATGAACCAAATCCAACTAGTTATGAACATCAATTTAAAGATATTATAAAAAATTACACTAACGATATTGATGATAGTACTAATTCTAATAATTTTGGAGACAATTTAAAATTACAGAAAATAATAAATGAAGATATTCCTTTATTATATGATTTAGAATCTAAAATCGTTAATATGGAAAAAACTATATATTCTATAAATAGAGATCTTAATGATAATATTCCAAATATATTAAAAGACTTAGATTCAGATTTAAAATTATTAAAGTATAGAACTAAATCTAAGAAATTTAAATCCTTTAAATTTATGGACGAAAATACTAATCCAATTAAATACTATCAAACTGAAAATACAACTGTTGGATATGAAATGCCTGAAGAATTAAAGAACTTTGAAAATCTTTCTAACACTTTTGAAGATAACTTTATAACATCTATTCTTGATGATAATTATGATGGAGATATTAATTTACATAAGATAGATAGTAAATATAATAATCCAACTTTATATAATAGAACTGATATGACTAGAAGTTATAATTTAGATAAACAAAAGTATTTTTATATACCAGATGTTAATACACGTTATAGTTTAGTATATGATCCTATTTTAAAAAGACCTATATATAGAACTAAAACGATTGATGATATATATACAACGCCACAAAGCAATCAAAACTATAATTCTGATACAGCCATGAATATAAGTTTTTATAATAATGAAAACAATTATATCTTACAAAATATAATGACTAATGATACAGATTTAGTTACATTTGAATGTAAAAATATGAAAGATTTAACAAAAATATTTAGATTTCAACCAGATATATCTCATACTATTGGTGTTAATAAATTTGATATCGCTGGATATTATTTTCCAACAGTATATCATTATTCTGGATTTAATAATTTAGATGTATCAACAGCATTTAATTTTGACTTTAATTCTTATAATTTTGATTATTTTATCGCACCATCAATAATGACAAATAATATATTATCAGATACTACAAAAATTAATATATTAATTAGAGATACATTAATTGTATATAATGATTCAAGTTCAGATGATGATTTTGAAATTAATCAAGTATTCTATACAAATAAAAATAATAATCGTTTATCTTTAAATAATAGACGTATTTTAGCTCATAATTATTATTCTGGTGTAAATGTTACATCTACTGAATGCACAGGTCTATCGATAGATGATGTTAAAAATGATTTTAATACATATATATCATCATTATCTAATACATTAGATACATTAATAGATGATATTGATAATGATGAATATTGTTATCCAAAAATATCTGATACTGATATATTGATAGATGATACTAGTAATTATACGATTATGGGTACAATTGATTATTTAAGTAATAATTTATCATTATTAGGTATTAGTTATAACTTTGATGATAATATTGATTATGAAAGATTTAATACATCCAGAATATCACAGAATAAAATTGAACTTACATATGATGATGTAACTACTAATCCAAGTACAACACATACATTAATATATACATTTACTGATGGGTTTGATGCATCTACTAATTTTACAATTAAAGATGCTTTTGTAGATATTATTAATGCATATAATGTAACATCAATACCAATAGATAAATCAACATTAATACTTAATATAAACCATAATTTAAGCACTATAACATTTTAATTGAAAGGAGATAATATAATATGCCTAGATATAGTTATAAACCACTCGTTGGTTATTTTCCGGGTAAAACTCCTGAAGAAACTGAAGCTAGTAAATATGACTTTATACAAGCATATAAGGATTCTTTAACTTCTGGTGAATTATTAGTAGACTTATATAATTATGAAATATACGTAGCTAATAATGGATTAGAATATCCAGTACCATCCACTCCAGAATTAAAGAAAGAGATTATAGAATGGATAGAAAGTGATAATGGACCACTTGGAGCATTACAAAAGAATGAATTATTAAATGAACAGACGGATGATCCTAGTGATAGCACATTAAAAAGAAAAAAGATCAAGTTACAATTAATGATTAATCAAGTTGAAGCTTATAATAAAGCTTGTAAGGAAGCTATTGATGCTGATTTAAATAAAGTAGAACGTGTTAATAGAGAAATATCAAACTGGTATGAAAATTTAGCATCATTTACTAAAAAATTAGTATATTCTAAAAATATGAGTGGTAATGAAGTAGAAAAAGTAGCTTATATGGTAACTGCTAAATATATAGATTTATACAGACGAATGTTAAATATTTTTAATTTTATAAAAAGTATGGGTGTTACTACAGAAATAGATCCAGAAGATATTATTGAAAATTATGATAAAACAATTAAAGATATTTTCCATGAATTAGTAAATAATCAAATATCTATTGAAAGTAAATTGGATATTACTGAGATTAAAGATAAAGATGGCTATAAAGTACCTGATTATCAATTTAATGTAAGATTTAAAGCTCCATATACTACTGCCGAAAATGAATTAGCTAATAAGCTTACTACATTAAAACGTCTTAACGATGATTCTTATACTAATAACAGATTTGAAAATAGTATATCCTCTAATAATGATATTATTACTATGAGAATAAAACAGAAGGAGGCGAATTAATAATGGATAATAAAATAAGACAGGTATTATCTAATTCTACTAGAAAATCAATAATCGGTCCAAAAATTATATCAAGATCTATTGATTATGAATATGAGCCTTCTAATAAAAATGATCCTAAATTCATAATGATTATTGAAAATAAAATGAATTTTAATTATAAAGTGGATTATGAAGATACAAATCCTAATTCAATATACAATGTTTTTAATGCTTTTAATTATTATCATTCATTAAAGATTAAAGATATTGTTGATAACAGCAAAAATGTTAGTGATATAAAAACTAATAACTTTAATTTTGCATATCATTATTTTATAGATAAAAAAGGTAATATTTATGAGGGAAGACCTTTTGAATTAAAAGCTTTTAATTTAGATTTATATGAATATAATGTAGATTGGTTTAACGATCCAGCTAATAAATCATATGATACTATTGTTATAGATGGAGTTGAAGAACAAAAAAGACATCTTCCATTATTAAATCAAAATGATCTTTTATTCAACGATTGTATTATTATTGAGTGTGAAGAAGCTACACACTCAATAGATACTACAAATGCTACGTATTCAGCATTAAAATCTCTTATAGTATATTTAAAGCAAACTTATAGTTTTAAGAAATTCTATGGATATAATGAATTAATGCAAATACCTTTTATACAGACAGATACATCTGTAGAAGATATCTATTATTATAATAATCCGGGACTATTCTTTAAGATTAATGAATTACATTCATCAATTGATAATACTTCTATTAAGGGTGCTAGATTAAATACAGATAATGATATTATAATTTATAGCTATGGAAAAAGAAAATTACAATATTACAATATAAATCCAATGTCTGGTAATGATGTAATAATGCTTCAAAAGATGTTATACAAATTAAAATTAATAAAGAAATATTCATATATAACTGGTATATATGATAAATTTACTGAAGAAGCTGTAAAAGCTTTTCAGACAAAATATTACATTAAACCCGAAAGTAAATATGGTATTGCTGACATAAATACTTTAAATACCTTAAGAAGTCTTATATATAATGAAAAAATGGATAATAGTAAGCTTATTGATGATAAATATAAGCCTAATAGAGTCTTAGAATATAATGAAATAAATCCTATGACTGGTTTTGATATACAATTAATACAGAATAAATTAAAGCAAATAATTTATCCTATATTAGAACCTAATGGTATATTTGATGGATACACTAAAGATGCAGTTTCTATGTTCCAAAGCAAATATGCAATATTTACTGATAGTAATATGATAGATGGTAAAATAGGCCCAGCTACTTGGAGAGCTATTTTAGAATGTAAAGATGTCTTATATATTAACGATGGATCAGATTATGATGACATGTATGTTTTATATTCTATAACACCTACGCATTGTGCTGTAAGCAAAACTAATATGATTTATTTACAGAAAGCTCTTAATGCTATGCTTAAAAAATATAAGGTTGAAATTCCATTAACTGGCGGATATGATGAGTTAACACAGAAATATATACGTATTATTAATGAAAATGAAAATAATAGAAAAATTATTGGTCTTGATAAATATATAAATAGAACTAATAATGAGCCTTTAGATTGGAATGACGATTATACTCTTAAGACCTGTTATCCAGCTGAATTTATTTGGTTAATAAAACATTATCTTTTAAATGAAGAAATAGAATTAGAATTAGTTCGTCAGAATTAAAATTTTAATTTTTAATTGAAAATATATATTATATACTTGCATAAAATATAAAGGAGGATAACTTATGCACTTTAATATCTTAAACTTTGATACTATTTTTAATCCCGATTATGTAATTAGTTCTACTGATTATATAACAAACATTGGAAAGACTAAAGAAGTCTTTAACGATGATGGATTATTCTCCGAACGAATATTCGGAGAAAATTCAGATGATACACCAATTGATAGAGTTGGTTGGATTGTATTTGAAAAATTTAAGATAATTAGTCCTCTATTTTATGAGAGAATGAAAAAGGTGTTCACTAACAAACGTTTAAATGCAATGTTAACGTTTGAAATCAAAACAGACAAGAATGGTAATTTGATAAGTGATGAAGATTCTTTGTTTGTTAAACCAGACAAGAATGGTGAATATCCAGATACGTTTGATCCTCAGAATATTGGACTTCCGGGATTCATTAAACATTTCGAAGAAATACTAGATCTCTATGGTAATAAAGATGTACCAGAGTATGCAGTAGTAAAAAATGCTTATGATAATGGATTACTCTTTATTGACAAAATGCCGGTCATATCCTCTAAACTCAGACCGGGTAAAATTATTAAAGGCTCTAAAAATAAAAATAAGAACAATCAGAGAGCCACAAAAACAATTGTAAAGTATGATGATATTAACGGTCATTATAACTTCATATTACAGTATAGTAATACAATAAAAGAATTATTAGAAATGCATTCATTTACATCTATAGATGATTTAAATGATCAGTTTGAAGAAGACAAATTAAATGCAAATGATACTGTATATGGAATTTATAAAATATTATATTCTTTACAAGAAGAAGCATATCAAATTATAGTATATATTATCAACAACTTTTTAAAAGATAAAAAGGGTGTACTGAGAAAATTAATAGCTTCTACACGAGTAAACTATTCAGCCAGAAATGTATTAACTCCTAGACTTAAGGGTAAAATTGACGAAGTTGAATTACCTTATTTAACATTCTTAGAGTTATATAGATTTCCATTAACAAATCTTATAGTAAAGGCTGAAGGTATAACATATAATGAAGCTGATGAATACATTCAGAATTGTAAAAGAAGATTTGACAATAAATTATTTAAATATATGAGAGAACTTATTGTCAATAGCAAGAAAGTAGAAAATCCTATCTCAATACTTCTTAATCGAAACCCATCCATAGCTATTGGGTCTATTCTTGAATTAGAAGTAGCGAGAGTTAAAGATAATTTCAATGACTTAACTATATCTGTAAGTAACAATATTCTTACTAACCTTAATGCCGATTATGACGGTGATGTATTGAATATATTCGCTCTTTTAACTAAGGAAGAGAAAGAATACTTCAAGAGACTTAAGCCTTCTAATCTTATTATAGATAAGAATAATGGAAAATTTGATAGAGGATTTAGTATAGGTCATGATGGTCGTATTGGACTTGAAATATTGACTAAGATTTAAATATAATAAAGCTTAAAGACATTATAGTCTTTAAGCTTTATTTTTTAATTTTTATTCTAATATTTAATTATATATTATATAAATGTGTATATAGAAATATATACTAAGATAAATAATAAAATTTAAAAATGAAAAGGAGTTGAATTAAATGCCACGAAGAAACAAAAGAAAGAAGTTGAAGCCCATAAATCTCAATAATATTCCTTTAAGAGAATTAAATAAGATTATTGATGATGATGTTGTTATTAAACGAGAAATCAGCAATATCAAATCTAATATTGAAAAGGAAAATGAGGAGATATACCAGCTTCGAAAGGAGAAGGTAACTGTTCTCGAAACTTTAGTTGATAAGATGTTATTGGATAAGGAAATGACTACCCTAATTAGTCAGTATATTGAATTATCAGATAATATTAGAACTAGAGAACTAAAGAACAGTAATCGTCGTGCTGATCTTAATTTCAAGAAAGAAAAGATTGGTTACGATGATGAAAAGGATGAAATTATTCATCCAGAGAAAAACTTTTTGACTGCTGATGACAGTTCAGAACATTACATAGGACTATACAATAAAATATGTCATAGTCCTGTAGCTAAATGTCTAAAGAAGAATGTATATCTTTCTGATTTAGATATTAGATGTAAGAAATGTCTGAAGCAGAGAAACCATCAGATGTGTAAACATCTGGCATTCTTAAAAGATGATGGTTTAATTTCAAATAGTCATTCATCTTATGAGAATGAAGAAGATTATGAAGAAAATGATGAAAATTACGAGGAGGACTAAGTATGAAAAAGATTTTAGCCTTATGTGGAGCTACTTCTAGTGGAAAAACTTATATTAAGGATTTGCTCTGTAATCCAGATAAAGATATTAATTTTGTGTTTCATGCACCAATTCAGGTAACAACTAGACTTAAAAGAGCTAGTGAACCACTATCAACATATAGATACGTAACTCAGGAAGAATATGATGAGTTTGAAAGAGATGGAATACTTACAGCTCAGACATATTTTAATGGAAATAGTTATGGTACATTGATGTCGAATTTTATTGTGGGCAAAAATGCTTATAATATCATTTTATGCTCCGCAGAAGGGCTAAATAATCTTAAAAAAAGATTCAAGGATGATGTAACAGTTAGCATTGAAACAGCATTAGTCCTTAGTGACTTTAATGAAAAACTGATCAATGATCATAACAGAACAATGGAATTTGTAAAAGAAGAATTTATTGGATTAGCTCAGCAAGAATATGATTATTATATTAGGAATTATTCAGACAATAGAGCTACACTTAATAGTGTTCTTCACGATATTGATAAATGGTTTGCATAATGAAAGAGATATACATATTTTCAGATGGTGGAAGCTTTAACAATGGCTTTAAAGATCCAGATAAGCCAATGTACGGATCTTATGGTTCTATTATTGTTAAGGACAATAAGATAGTATATCAGTTCTCAGACTGGTATGAGAATATCACTAATAATCAAGGGGAACTTTATGGATTTATTAAAGCTTATATAGAATTCTTAAAGCACTATAAATCTAAAGAACCTTATAAGGTTATAGTAGTATCTGATTCTCAGTATTTAATAAATGGAGTTAATAAATATTTAGAGAATTGGAAAAAGAAAAACTGGCATACAGCTTCAGGTGATGATGTTAAAAATTTAGAATTATGGAAAATCATCGATTTCTTAATAAATTTTGAACCAAACATCACTTTAGAATTTGTTTGGCAGAAAGGTCATAAGGGTAAAAAGGTGACCTTAGAAGAGAATCCATTAATATACTTCAATGAAGTATGTGATTCTTTAGCAACAGATCAAATCAATAAGGCTGTTAAAGAAGGAGAAAATTATATTCCTCCAGATGTATTTAAGAACCTTATTGATAATTTAATAAAAAAATTTAATCTTTAATAACGGGGGAAGAAAAATGACAGAATTCATGAACTTCAAAAATCAGCCAATGGTAATTTACGGTCATATATATAATGACTGTACTGTAACAACAGTTGCAGATAAGTACATACAGATTTTAGTTAATGATTTGAATGATAAGTTTATAGATGATAAGATCATCATAAACTCAACAAAGACATTTAACTTACCGATGACTGATTGTGGTCTTAATCCAGATGCTAAAATAACTATTTTAAATTATTTTAATTTCTGGATGCCATTAAAGGACTTTATGTCTATTAACTCAAAGAAAGAAGAAAAGAAAGCTGCTCCAAAGGATGATAAGGATAGCTTATTTAAGACAAAAATAATCGATAGCCATATACCGAATAATATTAAGGGAGAAATCCTTGGAGAACTTGAATCACCTATTACAACAGGTAAGTTAAGTTTTAGTACTTCAATTGATTTAATTCTTGTAAGATTTGGTGATCCAGATCCGAAGGAAGTTAATATTGTTGGATTTGATAAGGAGAAAGAATTACTAATTTTCTCTGATAAGAATGAATTCAAGTATTATAGAGTTAGACTTGATGATTTCGTTACAGGAAAGTCAAAATTAACAGAAAAGAAAAAGGAAAATAAAGAAGAAACAAGAAAAACAACTCCAACATTAAAGCCTAAGAAGGCAACTGAAAAGAACGTTGTAAATGAGAAATTTAATGATGATGACGTTCAGGAAAAGTTTGTCGACGAATTAGCCGACATGATAAAGGAAATATTTGGCGATAATAAAAATATCACTATTAGGAGAATATAATATGGAATATGATGCTTCATCATTTCATATTCCAGAGGAAATAAAGAAAATTTTATTCAAAGGTCAATTTAATATAATAGAAGACAAAAATGGCCTTATTAAATTGACTTTTAAAACAGACTTTGGATATGAAACTGCTCCAATGATAATGACAAAAACAAATCCCATAATTGAAGAGCTTAGAAACTGTTTAGAATTTAGTAAAGCTCTTGAAGAAAATAAGAAAATAACCGCTGAGTATGAAGATTTATCTTCTACTGAATGGAGGTAAAATAAAATGACTGAAGAATTCTTTAGAATTTCTACTTCAGTCATACTTATAATAGTTGTGCTGGTCCTTCTGGCACAACTATTTTTTTCGTATAAGATTGCTAATTTTTTAGTATCTTTTATTGAAAAAGATGATAAAAGTATGGCTGAATTAAATTATCAAAAAATTATTGATGATTTAGATAAAATTGTTACTAGAAAATGTTATACAGCTTACAGAAGAGTTTTACAACCATATGTTAGTAAAGCATTAAAGAATAAACCATTAATTAATGATAAAGTTGTAAATGATATAACGTTACAGATTACAACAGAAATATTAGAAGAAATGTCTGATGATTATAAACAGAAATTACTATTAGTATATAAAGAAGATTTACTGGAAGATATTATTCTTGAAATGGTGTATAACACTGTAACTGAAATGTCTTTGACTATTAACAAAAATTCTATTAAATCAATGAACTTTGTTAAAACTATGAGGCATATGAATAATATAACAGAAGACTAAAAATATCCCTAAAGGTTAATAACCTTTAGGGATTTTATTAAACGTATTGAATATATGTATTAAGTATATATTATAATTATGGATTAAAGTATGCTATCCGGAGAATCAATGTAAATCTTTTCACCTCATCATGCATTGATATAGATATTTTAATCTAAAAATCGAACAGAATAATAACCAAAAACACACTACTTTAAAAAGGAGATAATGGCTACGGACCATTCGAAAAAATAATGTTTCTTCAAATAAGGCCATTATCTCTTTTTTTTTATGCTGCAGGAATATCTTCAGTATCTAATTTAACTTTCTCTAAGAAATCTACATCTCCCATATCGAGATATACTTTCTTAATTCTAAGCTTATCTAAATCTAATTCAGTATCACCATCAAGAATTTCATTAGTCTTGTTATTAATTAAATTAAGCACTTCCTTATAATTACCATATTCTTTAGCATTATATTCATCTATAAAATCATGATAATTACCAAATACATATTTATTAGTTAATGGTATAAATAATTCACCAGCATGGTATAATTCATGAGGAGTTACTGATAAAGGAACTAAGCCAACTTTTCCTTCATAATGAAGTCTTAATACTTCCTTAGAAATAGAAAATGGATTTAAACATCTATCAAACAGCTTTTGATTAGATGGATCTTCCATTTGATTCTTCATTCTATTTTGAATAACTATTGAAGTTATATCAAATATAGTAAAAGGATAATGATGCATTTCAAATGAAATCTTACAATTATCAGATATGTCTATATTTTTAAAAAAAGCACATTTTGTTAAATCAAATTCAGTTTTTAAAATCTTTATATATTTTCTATATTCATAACTAGAACGAATCATCTTTACAATCTGTTTTGTATAATCCGAAAGAGATTTTTCATCTTCGAATATATCCATATATAATTCTCTAAAATCTGTATAATTGTGAGCATCTACTGAAAGTACTATATGACCATCATCTTCTACTGTATTATTTTTTAAAGTTTCTGATAAATTTGGTACTAACATAGTATCACCTTCTTAATAATTAATATAATGTAAAGTTTAAAAAACTAATTATTATATTTTTACACTATAATAGAAAGAAGGACATTGATATGAATTATGAAGAATTATTTTTAGAAGGTTATTATGATGCTTTAAATGAAATAGAAGAAGATTCTTATGATGAATATGAAGCTTATAATGAAGAAGATTTAGAAGAAGCATATCTTGAAGGTTATTATGCAGCTTTAAATGAAGCTAATAAATACGAACAATATATGGGTATGACTAAAGGTCAAAAGCAACAAGCAAGATATGATAGAAATAGAGCTGAAGATACAACAAAATATATAACCTTAAAAAATGGAAAAAAAGGTGCTATTGGAAGGGCTTCAAACTTTATGTATCATAATATGAACGGTAGAAAAGTTGGTTCAGATTATGGTTCAAATTCATACACTGTAATGCAAAAAGGATTTAATAACGCACCTGAAAATAGAGAAAAGAATATAAGTTCAGTTTCTTCTAGAAATTTAAGAAGAGGTAGTGCATCTAATAGTTGGCATAATATTGATAAATAAAAATATATCCCTTAAGACTAATTAGTCTTAAGGGATATATTTTTATTTATTAAAAATCTTTTTTCTTTAAACCATTTTTAGTTTGTACATATTTACCTTTATTGGTATAATATCTATGCTCAGTACCATCACTAGTGGTAAAAGTTGCTCTACTTGGCTGACCACCATAGTATTTAACTGATGAACCAAGCATATCATGCATTCCTGCAGAATTTGGATTAACTGATTTTCCATCTATTGTAGCACTAGTTATATATTTACCTTTAGTTGATGGATTTACACCTTTATTATGAATTAATCTTCCTTTAGTCAGTCCTCTATATGATTTACCTTTTTCTTTAGACATTTTTCCCGGATGCATAAGTGCTTCTATTTTTCTTCCTTCATGAACATTACCAGCTTTCATTTGTTTTCTCCATTCACGAGCTAAAACTTTATTATGTTCTTGTTTATTATACTGACTTGTTTCATTTAAAGCTGCATAATAACCTTCAAGATATGCTTCTTCTAAATCTTCTTCATTATAAGCTTCATATTCATCATAAGAATCTTCTTCTATTTCATTTAAAGCATCATAATAACCTTCTAAAAATAATTCTTCATATGTCATTATAGACACATCCTTTCTTTAAATTAATAATTTATAGTTTTATAATTCGTATCAAAATAAAATTATATATATATATTATAATTGTAGAAAGGAGGAATATTATGATTAAAGATATTCTTAAGGTCTTGGTAAAGACCTACTCAGTAGCGTTGGCTGTTACAGGTATAGCGCTTCTGATATTAAATGTCATATCCTCACAAAAAGAAAAAAACTAATAATCTGTTAATCACATGAAAGGAGGTGATATAGTATGACAGATATTATATTAAACTTTTTTAAAGGTTTACTCTACGCACATGAAGTAGGGTTAGCTATTAGTGTTGCCTGTCTTGCATTGATAGTGGTTTGCTGTAGACAGAATAACAAAGAAGATAAATAAAAAATGATCGCTGTGAAGCGATCATTGTAAGAAAGAAGGTGATTAAAAATGATTAAAACAATTATTTTAAGATTTATTTCTGAAATTATTTACAGGTGTAACAACTTTAGATAATATAATTTCAGATAAGATTCAATAAGGAGGTGATAAAATGTATGAGTACACAATTGTATTCTTAAAAGCAGTAACAACTGCGATTTATCTTATAGAGCTATTGGGGGTATGCTTTAAAGGTAAATAAAAAAATAATGATTGCTGTGAAGCAAGCGTTATTTTTTTAGTTTACAACATCATAAAATACTTCAATGTAACTATTATTTAATTTTTTAATTTTAGTTAAATTAAGAATACCTATATCACTTAATTTTTTAACATCACTTCCACCTATTAAAGAAGATGTATTTGTACCACCAACTAATATCGGACATATAACAATATTGACTTTGTCTATTAAATGGTTTCTTAAAAAGATATTATTTAAAGTTGAACCAGTTTGTATTGTAAGTTCTTTGCATCCATACTTATATAATTCTTCAAGCATATTTTTTGGATTAAATTTTCCATTATATTCTATAATAGTTAAATTATCTTCGTTAGATAAATATGCTGGATGATTTTTATTACTTGTTACTAAATAAAAATGATTGAATACACTACATGTATAAGATACACCATGATCTGTTAAATGATTATTATCTATAATAACAAAATTAACTGGACATCTTTCTTTAGCAAATGGCTTTGAATTATAACCGACTTTTGCCATTACTCTACCACTATTTAAACTCCATAAATCCGTTTCTTGTTCTGCTTCATAGTATTGATGTAATCCTTGTGCTGGGTTACCTGATAATTTAGGAATATCTTTATCTACATCAAAATTATCAGTAGGACCTGTACTTATTTTTCCATCTAAGCTTTGTAAAAGAAATAATGTTGTAACAGGTCTATTTGACGGATTCTGCTGTTCGTTTAATATTTCATACATATATGCATCGAAATAACCTTCTAAAAAAGCTTTATTTAACATTATTTCTCCTCCCTCAGATCATTTATTCTATCAACTAATTCATCATACTTTTTATCATATATTTTAATATAATGAACTTTCTTATTTTTTATATCATCCTGAACTGCTTCTTCTTTAAGTACTTCTAACTGATAATCTCTATCACGATATCCATGACCACTTTGAGTACCTTTAACTTCAATAAGTAAATTAATATCGGCTAAGAAAATATCAGGAATATAAAAATGCTTCTTTCCTTCATAAGTATAATTATAAATCTGAGGAGCTGGTGCAAATACTTCACAGCTTGGATACTGCATAATCTTATCTAAATACTCTAATAAATCTTTTTCATATGTTCCTGTATATGTAAACTCTTTTCCATCAGACCATTTGTATTTTCCAGATATTTTTCTATGTTCCAGCATTTGTTTCTGTCTAACTGGATCCTGTAACTGCGTTAAAGGATCTTTACCTTTAGCCAACATTCTAGCTCTAAATTTAGCCACATAAGCTTCTTTACATTTAGGATTCTTACAAAGTCTATCATATTTTTCAGTTTTTTCATTAAAGAATGTTTCTTTGCCACATTCTGTACATTTCCCTTTATGTGTAGCATTATGATTTCTATAATCAAAATAATAATGTGCTGCAGATAATCCCAATAATTGATCTTTATGTATATTGTCCATATGATCATATAATGACTGTTTGGATACATATTTTTTATCACATAATGGACATTTAAATGATTTAGTATTAATCATAATAGTTATTCACTTCCGTTTCTATATTTTAATAATAAATCGTTTAATTAACTTTTTATTTATATATTATCTTTTTGTTTAATATATTTTATTAATGGAGGTATTTTTATGAAATTAGTATTAACAAAAGAAGAATTTAGAAAACTCGAAGACTTTATACATAAAAGAGCTGAATTTGAAGTTTTCGAGAAATTAGGCCATCCATGCTCAAATAATTGTCCGGGCATGGAAATTTTAAAACACTTGGATGGCGAGAATGATGAATGTATATGTAAATTAATCAATGATTGCCACACATATAAAGAATATTGTGAAAAATGTAAAAAATTATATGATATATCGGAAGAAAGCAAACAAAACGTAAATAATATTATTTCTATTGAAGAAATTGCAATATATGTAAGGAAGGTTATAAATATAGAAAAATCTAAATTAATCATTGATAAAATGGAAAAAGAAAAAACTGCCAATGAAGTTAAAATAGCAAATTCACATATTATAGAAATAGAATAAATTTAAATGACCTTAAGGAAATATAATCCTTAAGGTCATTTTTTTTTTTAATCATGTAATATATTTGGTTTTGGAAGATCTTTTACCGCATGAATTCCATCACCTATTACAGTAGTTCCATCCGGTAATGATACTAATTCACCATATTCTGGTATTCTATCTTGATCCATAATTTATACACTTCTTTCTATAGCTGTAATAAACATAATTGTAAAATATATATTATAATTATGAAATATGAGACTTCTATATCCCAGTATAATTAACCACAAGGAGGTGATTATAGTGGACTGGGATATAGAATGTGTAGAATAATAAGATAAAAGAATCTTATTACTTACTAAAAAAAAAAAGAAAGGAGGTGGATCGCCGATGGGCGTTTGTTATATTTTACACCGTAAGGTGATCGAGATCGTGTTATTATTAACCATCCCTTTCTTTTTTTTTTATTTTCTCCTAACTATATAGAATAGTTAGGAGAAAAATTTATTTTTAATAAGTCATACTATAAATAGCTTGTGAACATTCATTTTTAACAGTACGTCTTGTACCACCAGAAACCGTTAATAAATAGTTCTTTGTATTAATAATTTCTTCAGCTTCTGCATTAGCTTCCTGAGTATAAACACCTCTTAAAGAAACAGTGTCCTTGTGTGGACTATATTTTCACTTACGTGCCTTCCGTTTGTGGGCTGTTGGATCACCCTTACTCTACTCCCTTCGTGTATGTATTTCAACTTACCTTATTCTCCATATAGAAGTTACATTTATTATTTGGTTTCGATAGTCTCTGAACTCATATCCTATCATTATAGGATACTTCGCTGCATCGATTAAGCAAAAATTTAAGTCTTATAACCATACCTAAGTCTGTTAAACTTCGCCACTATATATATTACTACTATAGTTTGGTAACTTAAATCGTTTAGCTATTCCTGCAATTAGAAAGGTTTAATGACGGCCACACCGTTTCAAAAAGAATATTTCTTTAATATATCTTTAATAATATCTTCTAAATCATCATATTTTTTATATGATATTCTATATAAATCAATATTATTTTTATTTTTACAATATTCATTTTTAATTTTATCTCTTATTTTTTGTTCTTGTAAGTCTTCTTGTGAGTATGGATTTCTTTCATGAAATTCTCCATCATATTCTATTAAAATAATTTTTCCAGTATTACTTTCTATTTTAAAATCAAATTTTAAAGGTTGTTTATAAATACAGTCATTAAATATATAATTCTTTTTAAAAGGTATTTGTTCTTCTTTTAAAATATATGAAATTTTAGTTTCACCTTTAGATTGCCTACAATAAGGGCATCGATATCCTTGTTGAAAATCATTTGGTCTTACTAAATATTCTTTATTACAATTTTTATGTAATATTTTATGTTTAATTTTATTATTATTTTTATAATTTTCTAGCCATTTATATTCTATACCATCAATTGATTGATTTAAAAGATTTTCCAAATAATTTTCTTTTATTGCATATTTACCTCTATTTTTATTAGAACAATAAGGACATCTACTTTTTTTAGAATTTAAAAACATATTTGGAGAAACATTAAAAGTTTTATTACATATATTATGTTTAAGTAAACATTTATCTTTTGTATTTTTAAACCCAGAAATATAACTATACTCATTTTTTGTTTCTTTATTCAATCTCTCTATAAATTCTGTTTCAGTAACTTTTTTAGTAGATTTATGAATAATATTTTTACAATTTTGACATCTAGATTTTCCTTCATTTAAAAATCCTTTTAATTTACATTTATAAATATTTCCACAATTATGTTTTAAAGTTACTTCAGTTTTAATTCCTTCTGGAAAAATGTTTGTTAAACATTCATACTCACCATTCTCAATATTTTTTACTCTATTTAATAATTCTTCGCTTGTATATTTCATAATAAACACCACCTAACTATAAATAATTTGTTAGATGGCGATTCCAACATTTCTTTTTAAATATTGACCGTCAAAATCCCCTCCCATAGCTTCAAGATAGAAGCTATTAACACGAACGGTATCTACAAAGAAATCATGATTACTATTTTTATTTTTATCAGGATAATCTTCTAATATTAAAGGATAATCTTCAAAATAATCATTTCCTAATGTCATTGTACATGTTTTCTGTGTTGATAATATCTTAATTCTACTAGGATATATATTCTGGAAGTTAGCGATTGGATAACGAGTTACATATACATGTTTAGTTTTTACTACTTCACTAGCTACTATAAATAATAAATCTGTAATAGTGAAATTTCTATGTAATTCTTCTTGATATAAACCGAGATAATGAATAATTCCTTGGTCATCTTTGAAAGGAACTCTATCAAATCTAGATTCATGGTTTTTAATATATGAATTACATAATTTTTTTATATGATCCTCATCAAAATTATCCATAAAATGATTAATTGTACAATTAAAGTTTTTTTCTACATCATATTTAAAATCATCTAATTTTCTTTCAAACCATGCTTGCATTTCATATATTATAAATGGTAAGAATAATACAATTACCTGTGATAAAGGGACACCAGTTTCTCTAAAGTTTACTTGTGTCTTCTTCCATGTAGGAGCTGTTACCATAGGACAAGAAATAACAGATCTTGTAGAATAGTCTATAGATTTACCTAATAAAGCTCTATGTATAAGACCTGTTTTCTTAGCTAACTGAGATGTGCAATAATCATATATTTGAACTAATAAATCCTGAATTAAAGAGTCATTTGTGTATGATAAGAAATTAAAGCTAAAATCATCAGTTGACTGACAATATCTAATAACCTTAGAATACATATCATTTATAGCGTCTACAGAATCAACTCTATCATTATTTTCAGTAGGCTGAAAGTCCCTAATAAACGGTGGTATTACTAAGAACTTATTAACGAATAAAATATCTTTAGGGGTCTTATTAAGTACTAATATTTTTTCATCTCTGGTAAATGAATCTGAACTCTTGAATCTAAACTTCTCCCAGTTATCATATAAGAATGATATACCTGTTTGTCCATTTTCATCTTCAATGATTTCACCTTTACTATTAACAGAAAAATACTTAGTACCGTTTATGCAACCAGCTAATTTACGATTCATACTAATAAGAATCTTATATGTTAATGGATGTAAAAATCTTTTCTTTAAATCTATATAACCGAATATTTGTTTTCTATCTTCCGAACCCATTTGTCCAAATAATTCTATAGATAATAAGCCATCAGATGTTGGCTTATTACCAAAATTAAAAAGTATAGCATTGGTAACTTCAGGACATTTATTTCTTTTAATGAATTCGTCCATATTTGTTAAATTAATATTCATATAGATATCACCTACCTATTTTTTCAAGAATATTATTTTTATCTGGTACAGCGTATCTGTTTAATTCTATAAATTTATTAATATCAATAGGATCATCTTTACCTGCTAAAATATCATTTAATTTATAATAATCTTCTTCATATTTAAATTTATACTTCTTTACAAACTGTGCATAATCATTATAAGAAATTAAATTAGAATAATCTCCTTCTAATCTTGAAACATAGTTTCTATAAAATTTTTTAATATCCTGATCTGTTAATTTATAAATAAGAACGCCAGCACCTACTAATGTAGCACCAGTTGCTATTGGACCATATTTAGGGCCTAAAGCATCTTTAATACCATTAGCAACTATTAATGAACCACCAAGCATTAACCCTTTAGAAGCTATATCTGCAAAATCTTCATTATAAGTAGTATTTAAAGGATGTTCACATAAAGGCTTTCTAGGTTTTCTCCAATTAGAAATACAACCTTTATTTTCATTCGTACATTTAACACCCTTATCAATCTTTTTACCATTCTGATCTAAGATGGTAAAGTTATAATCTTCAGGATTATCACTACCGATAGAATCTGTATCAGCTGTTGATTTTAATCCCATATGATTACGATATATAGCATCAAAATCTACATCGCTTCTGTGATTTTTATTTACATTATTGTTATTAGTAAATATCTTCTTATTATATGTGTTTCTAACATCATCATCGTCTTTTTTATTATTTATTACAGATGCCGTCATTTTGTTATTATAATTATTATTGCTATCATTATAATCAGATACTCTCTTATTCTGATAATTTGCATTTTGAGTATTATTTGTTAAATGACCATGCTTAGAACCTAAGATGATTTGCTTATTTTCTATGCCTTCCGGGAAGTCATCATATATCTTCTTATCTGCCATATTTAATCATTCCTTTCTTAAAAAATATAAATGTTTGTTGAAGGATAAGATTTTTTAATAAAATGAAAAAAAAAATATCCACCCTGCAGTGTGGATATTTAAAAACTCTCACTCTGCAGCGTGAGAGTTTTTACTTCTTCGGGATCATATAAAGCTCCTTTTCTACTCTCATCGTGGATCCCTACTTCATACACTTTGAGAATAAGGTTTTTCTTTTTACCAGGATTCGATATTTTATCGAACACAGAAAAACTCTCTAAAGACCTGGACAGTGCTAACTATTGAAGAATAACACACGCACTGTCTAATATGTATTATTCTTCACGATTATAATATATATTTAATATTATAGTTTATTACGGTTTATTTATCATCATCGAATAATAATAGTAAACTAATCTCAGCTGCAGTAGCTTCATCAGTATCTATTTGTAAAGTTCTTGTAAATTTATTATAAGATACTTTACTATATTGTTTAATGATATTAACATCACCAACGCTATCATATAAAGATATTTCAAAATAATTTTTTGAATTTCTGGACCAAGACCAACTATCTATTGTTGGTATCAACTTATCATAATTAGTATTATTCACAAATATATGATTAATTGGTACTGAACAAAAGCAACAACTTAATAACTCTTTTAAAGTTACATCTATATCTACATATATAATTACTGATGATAGGGATGTATTTTTACATCCCATTGCAATTATCTCATCAAAGAATGAATTATTTCTTCGATTAAGATAAGGTAATATTAATGTATTTTGAGATGTAGATGGTATAAACGTATCAAGATCTTCTTCTATTTCAATTTTTTGATTATATAGTAAAATTATATTTAAATTAGCTATTATTTTTGTAATAATATTACCTTTTAATATTAAATCTCTATAAGAATTATTATTCCTTTTAATAATATTGTTAAGGCCTATTAACTCATTCACATTCTTTATCTCATAAGTATTATTATTCATATGATCACCTATAAATTAGCTTGAAGTAATAATAAGGCTTCAAATTTTTTACTTTCATTTTCAATATACAATGTTTTATCTTGAATGCTATAAGATACCAAACTACCTCTTGGTATGCAAATATCTTTAAATTTTGTATGAGATAAAAGACTATATACTGATACAAAAGTAGATGTAGTTTCATGGATAATAGAATTATTAACCATAAATTTTCTCACTATCCCTTCAGCCGGTAATACTCTAACTATATCTTTACATGTTACAGCATCCATGTTTATAGTAAAAATTATTTTATTAAAGCTTTTATTACAGCAACGTATTCTTCCTATAGTTTGTTTATACGCATTTATATTTGTACTAGTTACAATAATTGAGAACGGAGCATATAAATTTTCAACAACTTTATCCTTAATCTTGATTATAGTTTTTGAGTCATATTTTTTACTAGTTAAATACTTATACATAACATATAAGTCACTAACACCTTCTATTAAGAAGGTGTTATTTGGACTTACTTCTAGATTATAGAAAGTGTGAAATTTAATTTCTACATCATCCATGTTTCATTATTCTCCTTGTCTTCTTTTGTAAGATCTATTTTTTCCTCTTTAGGATAAAGATAAGATCTTACCTCTTCGACCATATTTGTAATGGTAACTGCAATATAGATAGTTCCTATTACTGCGACCAATAACAACGCGATAAAGATTGCATTAATAAATGACTGGTTCATTTCCTAGACTTCCTTTCATTAATATAAATTGTATATACTTTAATACCAATTAATATGGTAAATAAAATATTCAATAATAAAATGATTAATCCAATTGTTTTTAATATAGCCATGATATACTCCTTTATAATATATAAATAAAACCCTTAAGAGACTTTATATCTCTTAATATATATTTATAAAATTTTATTTTCTATTAAAATATTTTTTATTTCATCTTCAATATTTTTAAATTTAGTATAAGGAATTCTATACAATTTAATATTATTTTCTTTACAATATGTATCTTTAACAAAATCTCTTTTATTCTGAATCATATCTTTATTATATAAGCATTCATGGAAATGTTGTTTCCCATCACATTCAATTAGTAAAAAAGAATTATCATAGTTTATCTTAAAATCAAATCTTAATAATTTAATATATTTACAATCATTAAAAATAGCATTATGTATAAAATCAATATTCAAAGACTTTAAATATTCAATTACTCTTAATTCACTGTTAGAGATTCGTTTACTGCACATTGAACATCTGTATCCTTGTTGAAAATTATTAAATTTTATTTCAAAAATATTGCCACAAGTTTCATGTAATATTTTAAGTTTGTCTTTATTACCATTGTAAACATCAGATATTAATTTATAACCATTAACAGATTCAATCATATTTTTTATATCATTTATATCATACTTTTTATTATTAGAATATTCTCGTAAATTATTTATTTTACAAGTAGGACAACTCTTTAAACTTTTTATATTACTTGGTTTAATATCCCAAGTAGTATTACATTTTAAATGCTTAATTTTTAATGGTGACTTACTATTATAAGTATCAGATATTATTTTGTATTCATTTTTACCAAATGTATCATCTAAATATTTTTGATATTTTTCAATACTACCAGTTCTAGCACTACAATATGTACATTTTTCATCTCTTAATAAACCATGAAAACTTTTTTCAAATATAGTATTGCATTTTAAATGTTTAATTTTAATTTTACTATGAGAATTTAAATTTTCATATTCTTCATTTGTTGTTAATACCAAATATTCATTTGGATATTTAGCTTCTAATTGCTTTATATAAAAATCTAATGATTTTTTCATTTTAATCATTCCTTTGTTAAAAAAACCCTTAAGAGATATTGATCTCTTAAGGGTTAATTTATTAATAGTGAACTACTCTGTTATCAATTTCTGTCTTTTTACCTTTATTAATAGGTCTTGAAGAAGCATCTGTCAAATAACCGCTAATTCTACGAATTACTTGCTGATATTTAGGATCTGTGTTACCACAATTAGGACACTTATATCCATTATTTGTTGGTTGATGTTCTCCAACATATCCACATTTAAAGCAAGTATCTTCTTTAACATTTATAGACATATAAGGAACATTTGACTCATAGCAATAATCCCATAATGGTTCAAGAGCCATATAATTATCTTTAAGGCTATTACAATCAATCATACAGGTAATACCGCCAGATGAATATTTTGAAAAATTACCTTCAAAATCAATTTTCTCAAATCCAGTAGCTTCTTGAGTTACATCTAAGTGAGAACTGTTAGTATACCAATTTTTATCAGTAATGCCTTCTATTTCACCAAATAAAGATCTATCATGTTCAAGAAATCTTCCAGCCAAGCTTTCAGATGGTGTACCATATACACTATATGCCCATGTTTCTTTCTCAGACCATGATTTAGTAGCACCATATAAAACTTTCATAATGTTTTTACCTTTTTCAATCATTTCCGGATTTTTAAACATTTTCTTTCCATATATAGCCAATATGGTTTCATGTAAACCAATAAAGCCTAATGAAACTGATGCTCTTTTATTAATAAAGGCTTTACCAACTTCTTCATCTGGGTGGAAGCTAAAACCTGTTGCACCATAAGCATTAACTGTTGAATCTCCATATAATGTTGGTGCAACTGTAGCTTTAACATGTACAAGACTTTCAGCTCTATATTTTAATCCTTCATGTGCTACATCTAATACTTCGTTAAGCTTTTCGAAGAAGTACTGTTCTCTACCCTTAACAGTTATAGAATGATTTTTAGCTTCTAAAGCTATTTTAACTAAATTAACACTAATAACTCCCATATTATTTCTTCCATCATATACTTCTTTACCAGTTTCAGGATCTTTCCATATATGTAAGAAAGAACGACAACCCATACAGGCTTTAAATCCAGATGATTTTTCAATATCTACTATCTTATGTTCTTTATCTTTATATTTTACTTCACCTTTTGCAACTTTACAAATATTTTCATAACAAAGAATATCTGGATACATTCTTTGTGAAGAGCATTTCATAGCTAAACATTTTATATCATAATTAGGATCATCTTTATAGAAGTTAATTCCTTTACATAATATAAATAATAATTTAGGGAATACTGGAGTTATTTTATTTTTACCCATACCATTAATACGCATTTCTAATATTGACTGCTGTATAAATCTAGATGCCATTGAAGTTCCTAATCCAAAAGAAATTGATACAAATGGCGCTTGGCCGTTTGTTGTATATAATGAATTAATTTGATATTCTAAACATTGTATTCCATCATATATATCTTTAGATATTCTTTTAAGGCATCTTTCAATAAATTTCTTTAAACCTTTTACATTTAATTCATCTTCAAGTTTATTATTAATCTTTTCAATAGAATCAAGACCAGAGATATCAATCGGAAGTTTTTCGTCATATCTATCTTCAAACTTTTCTTCTACTATTTTAATATAACTCTTAATTACATAAGGTTCTAAACCCTCATCAAGACGATTTAATGTTTGACCTCCATACTGACTAGATGCTACAGCTTGTACTATCTGACTTAATAAAGTGCATGCAACACCAAATGACTTAGGACTTTCTACAACTGCATTACCAATAATAAAATTATTTTTAAGCATTGTCTGATAATCAACAAGCATACAGTTATACATTTGGAATAAAGGCGAATAGTCCAAGTCGTGCCAATGGATATAATTAAGATCCATATACTTTTGTACTCTAGCCGGTATTAAATAAATATCTTTAGTAATTTCTTTAGCTACTGTACCGGCAAGTAAGTCTCTCTGGACATAAAGCTTATCGGCTGCCTTATTTGCATTTTCAGCTATAATATCTGGATCAGTATAGTCTAACAGTCCATGAATCTTCTTAACAAGCTTTGAACTTCTCATTCGTGAAGCATCTCTTGCTCCTCTATAAGAAGTGTATTCTCTTGCAATATCTGTTGAATATGTCATTAAAACACTTTCAACAGTCTTTTCAATATCAGATATATCAATCTTATCTGTATAGTTAAGAGCAATAATATCTGTGACATCATTTGTTATTTCATAGACAATATCTAATTCATCAATCTTATTGATTTTAGTCATTGCCTTGATAATTGCATTTGTGATTTTGTTTGGATCGAAATCTTCAATTCTTCCATCACGTTTAATTACTTTTAAATTTTCCATATACAACACTCCTCTTGACTAATTTTAGGGATATATTCATGTTTCCATCCAAATTAATCAAAAATTCCGAGGTTGAACCTAGGAAAACTGATGCCTTGAATATTCTATAAATATTCGCAATGTTTTTAATTTTTAATATAAATTTATTAAAACTCATTTTCATCACAAAATATTATAGAAATATCAAGACTAGTGAATTCCTAGGATTGACCTAAGAATTTATATTAATTCGTTAGCCTGATCATCTTCATCAAGCTTTATTTCATCACTCTTAAACTTCTTATCCTTGAAGTTTAAAATCTTCTTAGGTTTATTATTGACTATAGATTTAAGCTTTCCTGGAGAATTCTCAATCTGTATAGTATCATCTATATCAGGTTCATCAGATAACCTAAGCATACCTAATGCCTGTTTATTATCAATATCTGTGGCAATTCGAAAACCATGATATTTTGGATCAGGATCAAAAGGCTGTGCGAAATATTCTACACCGCTAGCACCCCTCGCCATAATACATTTAAATGTAACGAATTTGTCACCAGATTCAGTTGTTTCTGTGTTTAATATTATTGAATAGTCTGCATTTTCATAGACTAATGATGACTCACCAACCTGTGAACCACCAAGTTTTCTCGCTATATCCTTTTTACGTTCGGATTTTGCATTTTCTACAACTCGAAGAGCTTCTCTATTTAACTGTGATGCAGTTAATACAGGAATATTTTTAGATTTTGCAAAGTTACAAAATTCATTAACTACTTCACCAAGTTCATCTCTTTTTTGTTCTGTTTTATATGTTCTCTGTGAGTGAATTCTCTTTATGTAGTCCTGTACCACACAAATTATTTCCTGATTATCTAATGTAAGATAGTCATCGTATAATTTATCTAATATACCTGTATCAACAGACATATGTGTTTTAAATTCTATACGAAGTGCAACACCTGTTTTCTGTATTGTTTCTCTTTCAATAGTGTCTAAGATATTGTCAATATCTTCATCAGTTATTTTATATTTCTTTTTCTGTTTACCACTCTTTGTTGTTACAAGATCAAAATCAAAATCAAATGATAATCCAAGATAGTTATATATTCTTTCAAATGTTTCTATCATAGAATTTTCCATTGTAAAATATAATACTGCTGGAGTCTTATCTTTATATTTTAACTCATAATCATCATAGTAACATGCAACATTCATTGCTATATTTAACAGTGTACCTGATTTAAATGATTTTGCTACACCTAATAAAAGATAACAGCGTGAACCCTGCATACCACCACCCATCATCTGATCCAACAGTTGATATCCAGTAGTAATCTTATTGCCCGGATTTAATATAGCATTTATTGATTTTTTAATAATTTTTCTTGCTGTTTTTCTGTCCGCTATATTAAAACTATCCATTTTACTATCAGTGCTATTTTTATTAGAATTGAAGATTTTATTTATTTCCTGTAATGTTTCTTTAGAATCTGCTACATTTTCATCTAAAGTTTCAAAGTCAGGATTTTCAAACATATCTATGATCTTCTTTAATGAAGGAAGATATTTATTGATAGTAAACATGTTTAATTGTGTTTCCACAAAGTTATTCCATCTTTCAATTTTTTCTCTACCAAATTCCTTATTTTCTGCATTATTAAAGACGTCTTCGATAATATTGGATGGAACACTTTTATTTAAAGTATCCTTGGCTAACTGTTTTAAGTCTTCATAATCAAAGTCATCAATGAGTACATTGTCAACTAAGAATTTTAACAGTTTAAGTCTCTGGATTGTAGGTAGTTCTTTTTCTTCATTATACCTACTGACATCTATTGTATTTAATAATTTCTGAAGATTGAATAGGTTACTTTTAGTTATATTCTCATCTCCAGATAATGTATAAAAAGTTAAATTTGTAATAGTAGATATGGATAATTTTAAAAATCCTTTATCTACTTTTTTAGATTTTTTATCGATATATGACATATTATTCCCCTCTCTGTCAAATTGATATATATCTGTTTTTTACAAATTTTTTAAAAAATGGCATAAAACATCAAAGTTTTATGCCATTTCTCTTTTTATATTTAATTATTTCCAGATATCATTTTATTAATAACCTCTAATGGTACTGTTTCATTATCGGTTATTGAAATATACTTTGCTATAGATTTATCCATAGGAAGTTCTTTATTAATAAGGAACATTAATCTAGGATCGATAACTTCTTCATCCGGCAGCTTGTTCTTGATTTCTACCTTAACTTCATCGTTTATTACACCTTTTAATAAGTCCTTATTATTTTCATTGTTATCTATTATGATCTTCACAAAATCATAATTCTTCTTCTCTTTCTCGATAAACTTTAATATTTCATCAGATGTCTTAAAGTTATATTCTGAAAGATTTAATATCTTATAACTGGAAGCATTTTTATTTTCATAGAATATAGCTTCTGTTTCATCAGTTTCAGGATCAACTCTAGTTAATAAATAACCCTTATCTTCCTGATCTAAAAAGCTAAATCTCTCAAAACTTCCTGTATAAAATACCTTATCTTGGTCCTTATAGTTTTTAAAATCATGTATGTGACCAAATACAATATGATAATTACATAATGATAGTAATTTCTCAACGGAATGAACTGCTTCACTCCTTTTTAATTTTTTAATATCTTCGTCATTTCCGGTAAATGAAATAAAATCCATCATACCATGACCAAATATCATATCGTAATTATTTTCATGATTGAAATATTCATGATAATATTTATCATACTTTTCTGGATATTCTTCTGGTAAATAGAGTATATTATATTCATATTCACCAAGAGCAATAGTTTCAGAGTTTACACTCTTATACATTTTAAATAATGGGTATTTTATTTCAAGATGATCAAAATTATTTAATTGATTTGCATCATGCGATTTAGTACCTTTTATCAGTCTAATATAAAAATTAAACCGCTTTGACATTTCACATAATTCACTTATGAATTTTAAGACATAATTTGCTGATACCTCATTCATCTTAATGACTCTATCATATAAGTCACCTTCAATGACAACCATATCAAGATGGTCATATTCTTTTATGATGTTAGGTATCTCGTTTAAAAAACCTTCTTTTAAATCTTTATAGAGTTTTTCATCATTTTTCTTGCCAAAATGTATATCTGCAATATTTAATACATTTAAAGCTCTTTTAAGACTATTTTTCATTATTAACCTCCAATATATTTTTATTTAATATATTATTAATATTATTATTTTCTGTATAAGGAATTCTTAATAAAGAAATATTATTCTTTTTACAATATTCATTTTTAATATTATCTCTTTTTATTCTTTTCAAATAATCATCTTCTGTATAATCATACCACATTTTTTTAAAATGTTGTATACCATCACATTCTATACATAAATTATATTCTTCCAAATAAAAATCAAACTCTAAAGTTTGTTTATATTTGCAATCTTTAAAGTCTGTACAATGCCATATATATTTTATTTTATTATCTTCTAACCACTTAGCAACTTTTTCTTCACCTATAGATCTTTTACAATATGGACATAAATGCCCGTCATATAAAATATGCTTAGGTGTTATTTTAAATTCTTTATTGCATATATTACATCTAACTAAAATTTTATTTCTACAACCAGTATATTTTTCTAAAAATGTAAATTGTGTTATATTAAGTTCCTTTATTTTATTTAAAAATTCTTCATTTGTTAAAAGTTTGTCAATACCAATTTTTTTATTAGCACATACTGGACATCTATGTCCATTCTTTAAAAAATCATGAGCTCTCATCTCAAAAATATTTTTACAGTTAGTATGTAAAAATTTAATTTTATCAGGTTTTTTAGTTCCATCTGATTTATAAGTGTTTAAAACTGTATATTCATCACCTACTAAATCATAAACTTCTTTTAGAAAATCTTCATGAGTTCTCTTATATTTTCCAGAACATCTTGGACATCTTGTATTATTGTTTAAAAAGTTATGTGGTGTAACATCGTATATATTATTGCAAGTATTATGTTTTATTTTAATCTTTGTTTTATTATTTACATATTCTCCTAAAACTATATATTCGTCTTTAACTAAATCATATACTTCTTTTTTAAATTGATCAGTGGTTTTGTCATTCATACATTCTATTCCTTTCCAACTTCAAAATTTCCAAAAAACTCATTTACCATACTAGGTATATCGAATTTTTTTACTTCATTCGTTATTGTAAGAGTGTATATTGGATCTAATGCATTTTTAACTATCCAGTGTAAAGGCATTTTATCAACATGCTCTTCATCCAGAGATCCTAATAAAATTCTATCAAATAAAGCTCTATTATTTTTAATAATCGATAAATCACAATTATCTCTCTGAATAAGTTCAATCCAAGTTTTGTTATTCATACAGTAGATAAAACTCAATAATGAACTTATTGAAAATTTACCATCTCTCCATGGATATAAGTCTTTTAAATCTTGAGACGCTTCTGAAAAGTAGAGATCTATTATTTCCATTAATCCCTGCCTTGAAGCACTTGCAAAATCACCAAGATAACATTTTTCAATATTATATGGATCACCTTTAAATAGTTTGTCCATATAATATATATAGTAATCATATTTTATACATTTGTCATAAACATCATAATGTTGTTCATGTGTAAGATCATATGATCTTAGATATATAATATCCATTACATGTTTTTCCTTTGCTTCAATTTCTGCAACATTTTTTAAAATACCATCCATATATTTACTTGCCATAATTTAACTTCCTTTCTGTTTTAAGTTAATATAAAGAAATAGCTAAATTATAATATATAAATATTTTCAATTAGAAATTTTAATAAAAATCCCTTAAGACTCTTTGGTCTTAAGGGATATATTATTACTTCTTTAATGTCTCTTCAAGTTCTTTCTTAGCAGCTTCAAGCTCTTCAGCCTTATCACCTTTAATATCCTTAGAACTTTCTTCAAGGATTGAATTCTGTTCTTCAAGATACTGTTTAAGAAATTCATTCTTATCTACTTTAGTCATAGCATCATAAATACCAGACTGCTTTTCAAAATTCTTAAAATTAGCAACAGCCTTAGTAAGAGCTTCCTTCTTGTCTTCTGGAATAGGAAGAATCTTACCATCTGGACTATTCTTGTCTACTAAGAGAAATGCTAAATTACCAAATACAGGTGTTCCAAAGAATCCTAAATTATATTTGATATCTGGATCGAACTGATCATAGTTCATAAACATTGTAAAATCATCAAAAGGGCTTGGAAGAAAACCTGCATTATTAATCTTTCCCGGCTCTTGATCTTTTGTATGTTCCGTAACTAAATCAATAATCTTGATGAAAGCTTCATTCATACCTTCCTTATCAGAAGTATATGAAAAATCTTCAAAGATTACATTATCTTCACCCGGCTTTACTATGCCAATAAAACCAGTATAAGTTGTAACTAAATCCATAATCTTACTCCTTTATTAAATTATTTAATATTATATAGTTAATAAAAAATTTTATTTTTTAATTTATAATTCTTTATTTAAATTAAAAATATTTTTTATATTTCTCTTTTTAGATTCCATATGAGTTCTACCAAAATATTCTTCTCTTTCATCTATAAGTTTTTGCATTTCTATAAGAGCTGGATCTATAGGATTATTAACTATATTATTCATTACTTCTTCTTTATTATAACTAGCAAATCGTTTAAACTGTTGTTCTTGTTTATTAACTTCTTTTCTATTAAATTCATTAATAGGATTATCAGATATATTTTTAAAAAATTTATTTCTATTATTGCTATAAATCAATACATATAAGCCAATAAGATAACTCATAGTTAAGTCATCATGTTCACCACTCATATGATTAATCTTACCAGACTTTTCTCTTATTAATTTCTTAAGTTCATCAAAGAGTTCGTTATTGTTAATAAGTTCGGGTCTAGTATTAGCAATCATAAATAATATTTCTTCAGTCATTACTTTTCTTGTAGTAGTATCTGTCTGGAAACCATACTTACGAGTTTCAATAGTACTTTTATTAGATTTATTCGTATTAAAGATAGAAGTCTTCTTAATTTTCTTTTGTGTATAATCTTTATCTTCTGAAGATGTATAATAAAGATTCTTAGAAATATCAGACTTTTGAATATGTTCAATAAACGCTGAGTTAAAGTTACGTTCAGGAATAATTACTGCATTAGGTACATATTTTTGTACAAATTCAATAACTAAATCTGCAAACTCTAATACACCAATATTATTATTCTTAAACTTCATTACTTGTTTATAACTCATAGGATCTATTAATGAAAATGCTGAATAGTCTCGACCAAGACCACCACCAATATCTATTGATAAACACCAGTTCTTATACATAAGATTGTTAAATGGTTCTAATACATCAATCTTATAATTATTAATATATATTGTTTGTTCATTTTCACGTTTAATATATTTGGACATTGCATCAAGTTGTTCTTCGGTAAAAATAGACATATTAGAAGCATATGTCCATTCAATAAGAATTTCTCTCTTAACCTTAGACATATCTCCTTCAAGAGCTTTGATTTGAGCTTTAAGCCATTTTTCATCTTTACCTAATTCATCATAATGATATTCTATATAAATATAATTATTGCCTGAATTCTTTTCTAAATAATCTTCTAATTCTTCATCAGATTTATCATAAAAACTAAAATCAAATTTAGCAGCTTTTGTTATCATATCATGACAGAATTTACCTTCTGGTACATCTAAATTGTTAGGAGTAGTCGAGATTGTGATCCCATATGGTTGTTTTGCCTTTTTTGCTGCATCACTAGCTTTTGTAAGGGCCGGTCTAGCCGACATATACATGACTTTATTCATGTTCAAAAATGCAAATTCGTCACACCAAAGTATAGGAATATTAAGGCCTCGTCCTAACTTCTAATAAGTCTTAATATTTTATTTTATGTATTTATTCAGTATAACTTCGATGTTATTAAACTCTTTATATGATATTCTTAATAAGTCATGACCATATTTCTTACAATATTCATTTTTAAGATTATCTCTATATTGATATTCTTTTAGATCACCATAATAACTTTCTTCAAAATGTTGAATACCATCAAATTCTATTAACAATAATGAGCCATCTGGATATTCCAATTTAAAATCAAATTTTAATGGATGATTTTTAGATTTATGATAAAGATCTTTAAATATAAAATTACGTTTAAACTCAATATTGCGATCGGTTAACCATTTGGCTATACGCTCTTCACCTATATAATTATTCTTACAATAAGGACATCTTTGTCCGGCTAAGAAATGATGAGGTGTCATATCAAATGTTCTATTACATTTTTTATGCTTAAATGTAAGCTTAGTCTCAGTATTTTTATATTCATTTAATACTGTATATGTATCTTTAACTAAATCATTAACTTTTGTTAAGAATTCTTCATTTGTCATAGTTTGTTTCTTTTTAGAACATACAGGACATCTATATCCTAATAAAAAATTAGATGGTGTTACATCATAAATAGTATTACAAGTATTATGTTTAATTTTAACTTTGGTGGAATTATTAATATATTCAGACATTAACTCATATTCATTGTTGGTCAATTGATTTATTTCATATTTAAATATATCTGTATTTCTTTTATTATTTTTAGAACAATATGGACATTTATTTTTCTTTTTCAAGAAACCTTGAGGAGTAATTTCAAATGTATTATTACATTTTAAATGTTTGATTTTAACTTTAGTAAAATTATTAATATATTCATCTAATACTAAATATTCATTTCCACATTTTTCTTGAAATTCTTTAGTTGTTAATTTTCTATATTTATTACAATATGGACATTTTTTATATCCATTTAATATATTAGCTACAATTCCTTCAAAAGTATTATTGCATGTTTTATGTTTAAAAGTTAATACAGATTTATTATTTGTATATTGGCCTGATATAACTATAAATTCACCATTATTAAAATTTTCAAATTGTTTTTTAACTTCTTCAAATGTTTTTCGTTTACGGCTATAATGATTTGAATTCATATTAATTACCTCGCATATCGTTTAATATCCGGTTGTTAACATGAATATTTAAATAAAAAGTGGACTATATCTTCAGACGTATATGGTTAATACGTACTGCTCTCCATTTGGGTGATGTTTATATAACACCATATAGAAATTATTAAGTTCTATTCCTACTCTACTCCCTTCTTCAATTCTATATAGAATTTATGGTTTCGATAGTCTCTGAACGTTCTTCTATAATAAGTATAGAAGCTTCGCTGCTGATTGTCTAAGCTTCTTAATTTTTAAGCATTCAAGCTCATCTTTACAGATCACTTTGTAGCTTAAGAAGTATAAAGAGTTTCCAGCAATTAGAAGAGTTTATTATAGTGCGAACAAGTTAGGATAGTTTCTGAAAGCTTTTTATCCGCACTTTTTTCATCTTTAGGTGATGATAATGATTTTACAGTATTATTTCTTTCAGCAATACGAAGCATATTTATATTATCTGTATCGTATTTAGGATTCATATGAGCTTTTAAATAAGCCGGTAATACTTCAATTACGTCCATAAGACGTTTAAGATTTTCTTGGCTATCCTGAAGCTGTTTATTACTAAATATCATAGTATAGTTTTCAGCTTGGAATAAATATACCCAAGAATACCAACATATATTAGACCAAGTTTTATAGTGCTGACGAGGCAAACATATAATAACGTCTCTATTTTTTAACTGAACGAAATGTAATGCCATATTGCCTAAATGTAATTCATAAGGTACGGCACCACCAGTAGAATTAATCTTTATTACTTCTCTGATATAATACCAGAAATTAAGCTTAACTTCTTTAAGAATCCGGCCTTGCATCTCTAAAGATAAATTATGACTATTAGGATCTATACCTTGTAATTTAGAATCATATAATTGTAACATAAAATTCCAATTCTTTACGCCTTTATCTTTAAGCTGTTTAGCCATTTTAATAAAACTTAAATTTGATGTATTGTAATCATAAATCATATAATTTCTCCTTTCTTTCAATATTTATAATCATATAGTTATAAACCGAAATAAAATATAAATGTATTTATATATTATTATTGTAATGAAAGAAACCACAACTACTATATTAAAGGAGGTAATAAGTATGACAAATACTTATGAAACAATTAAGAATCTTATCGCTAGGTGTTCAAAGCCTAGCGAGCTGGATAGGATAATGGAAGAATATATCGATGACGAAATTCAGGAACGTCTTATCGATGAATTTGAAGAAGAATACAAGAAGTTTATAGCAACAGATATAAAGGATTTGCCTGAGATTCGAGTTGATGGCCGTAGGATTCTCGATCCAGGTAATTACCGCATCTTTGCATTTAAAAACTCCCTTGTCCTGAAAGTGGAGTATGTGGTAAGAGGTTATATGGAAAACAACAAGGTAACATTTACACCAAGTAAGAACAAGTACTATAAGAGCTATCACGTATGCCTCAAGAACTCAGTTCGGTACAAGTTCAATATTGGTTACTAGGTGAAAGGAAGTGATAAAAAAAAAATAATGGTTATGAACCATTATTTTTTTTATTTATATATTATAATAGTGTAAAAAAATTAATATTTTTGTCTAAAGACAAGGGGGAATTAAAAATGGCAAAAGATTTTTTAAAGATCATTGATGAAGAACTTTTTACGCCAACTGAAATTGATGAATTCGTAACTGAACTTACAAGTGAAGAGTATGAATTATTAATTGCAATTGCTAAAACATGTGTTGTTCTTATTGACAAGGATGTCTTATATAAAAGACGTTCACATTGTGAAGAGTTCTGTCATGATCTTACATTGAAAATGGATTATGTTCTTAAGTCCAGACCATACTATGAAGGAGGAACAGAAGTGTATACGACTGGTATAAAAGGAGGATATAATCCAGAACACAGATGCAACTATGATTTAGATGCTTTACCATCTAATACTGATGTTGCTTTTGAATCAGAAAACTTTGAATGGAGGAAATATTAATGTATAGTACAAATCAGATTTTTAAAAAAATTCATAGTCGTATCAATGATATAAAGGATATTACTGTTGAAACTGAATATGAAACAAATAAAAGGCTGTTTATCCGTCCAGGATTTACACCTCTTAGACTTGGATACGTAGGTGTAGGTGATATATCCTATAGTACAAGTGCATATGTATTTGATTCACTGTTTTATGATGAAACAGGTTTCAAATATGAAGAAAATAAACAAAGATTTTTTGAAGGAAAAGCTGCTTATAAATATTGTGATGGCAGAACACTAGCACTTATTGAAAATCTACTTGATATAGTTATCGGTAGATGCGATCCTTTAGATCTAGACGCATATAAAGATCATTTATATAATAAAGATATAGAATATATAATCTTCAATCTTTCAGATAGTACTTGCATAGATGAGACAATACGCTCAAATTGTATTTTCTCAATAATTGGTCATGATTATAATCAAATGATTAAAGAAGAATACTATTTTGAAATATCTGTTGATCATTACTATGATGTAATAGTTGATAAATATTATGATGATAAGCCTTTGTCATTAGTCAAATTATACAAAATCAATAATATTACAAAATATCGTAATATAGATGAATTTGAAGAAAGATTAAACGATATAGATCCTAATATAGCTAGACTCGTACATAAAGATTATTCATATTTAGCGGAGGAAAGTATAAAACATCTTTTCAACGAAGAAGAAATTGAAATTGATTGGAGAGATTAATATGACTGATAATACTCTTACAGAAAAAATATTTAAAGAAAACTACCAAGAGGAAGCTCTTGGTAGTTATATTAGATACGGATATGCACCTTTAAATTATTATAAAGGTAGATTTGTAATAAATGGTGTAGAAACTGAATTAGTAATAACACCTGATAATTCAGCTAATATCCATGAGATATTATCATTTTTCAGTTGTGGACATGATATAATATCAGATAGTAGTTGTATATCATTATTACAGATGTTAAAAAGATTACCAAAATATAGTAATTTAGAAAATAAAGATATTATAAATCTATCAAAAGTGGGTAATTACTTATCTTTTTATATGCATAAATATGTACCTTGTTCATTTATATCATATGATGAAGAAGAAGACTTTATCAATATAGATTCATATATTGGCATAATTGTAGCCGATGGTATTAAGAAAAAATGTTATCAACATTGTTTATCTGTAAATTTTAAAATTTATGCAGATCATATTGGATTTTATAGTAATCCAATGTTATTTTTCCACACTGATAGACAATGTTATATTTATGATGATGATGTTGATACATTTTATAATACTGTTAAACGTGAAATTATTAGTCATCATAATATAGCACAACATGACATATCACAGTTAGACGCATTTAAAAATATGTATTTACAGACAGTAATAGGCCAATTAGAAAGGAATCTAGATAATGGTTAATACAAAAACGTTATTTGATATGGAATATAAATATCGTAATGATAGTATACGAACACCACGTAACTATTATAATACATATGATAATTTGAATGTTAAAGATGGTTATAATTTATTAACTACTTTTCATTATGCATTTACAACAGTATACAAAAGAAATGCTATATTTTCTAATGATAGTTCAGATCATGCTATTCACTTTTATGATCGTTTCTTAAATTTATTCTTTGATTATAATTTCCGCAAAAAATTACACCCTGAGTTATTTAAAAAAACTTATTCAGCAACAGTTCCAACAATTCTAAGCGAATTTACCAATGATCAAGAATATTTTAGAATAAGAAAAGATAATGCTAGTTATATTAAATATTATATAGAATCTAATCCTGGGTTTAGTAGTGATGAATTTGTAGATGAAAAATATGATATTGTCTATATAAAATCAAATATAGCAGTTATATATTTTAACACAGATGATGTAATAATAGCTGAAAAATATTTGCATGTATATTTTTCATATTACAATGATTTAATTATATCTAATAATGATATAAAACCAATAATGTTTTATAACGTACACAATATAAAGGAAATCCAAGGGTTTGATGATTATATAGCAACATTATCTGAAAAGGATGAAAATGTTATTAATAGTTTAAAACGAGAATATAGAGAAATAGTTGTCGATAGTTTAGAATCTAATATTTAATTTATATAAAGATAAATCCATATAGGATTTATCTTTTTTTTTTATAAAAACTATTCTTTATAGTTTAAAAATAGAGAGGTGAAAATTGTGTCTACATTTTTTAATGATGAAATATATCCTATGATTAGTTCAAATGATAGTCAATCTATTGCTAAACAATTTGAAGCTTATGTGCAAAAATATATGGATAAAAATTCAGAAGTATTATTCCATAATATTCCTAGTAAACGATTATTCTTTACACCTAATGATATAAAGTATCCATTTGATTTATATCATATTAATGTAAGTGATATTGATAATACGGTTAATAAGATTAAGAAGACTAAGGAATGTTATGGTGTTATTAACCAAGTTAACTTCCCATTAAACTTTTTAATGGTTAATATTATAAGATATTATCATTTAAAGAACAATCAGGCTGCTATGCAAGCTGCATTAATGTATTTGACACTATATCAATATGCTGCTTTACATGCTAAGTATTTCCAGAAATTCTTACCTAATGAAGATTGTATGCAGTTTACATTTAATAGAGTATCTGATAAATATTACTTTAGAAAATATCAATCAGTATTCAAAGCTATATTTGCCACTGTTATTAATGCTCATGAAACACAAAAGAAATCACTAGAATCTAAAAATGATATGGATATATTAAGTTATCTTCTTGCTATAAGAACAAGACTTAATAACCAGATGAAAGCTTTTGTTAATGAGTATATGAATGACTTTAATAGTAAGAAATATCTTAAATTACAACAAGATAGTAATGATGAAGAAAATTATTATGAAACATCAAATCAATCAGCTGAAATGGTTAATATAGTTAATAAAGCTTTTAATAAGTTTAATACACAGAAACTTGATCCGGTAATATTAAGAACTGCTTGCGGTATATGTAAAGCAGAACAGAGTGTAATGAAATTAGCACTTGAGAATATTAAAGATAATGAATTAGAATCTATTAGAATTTTATTATTATCAATCGTTCAGTTATACATCTATAATGAAAATAATAATATAAATGAAATCGGATCACAGAAATTTGTTACTTATATGATAAGTTCATATAGTAAGTCTAATAGTAGAAATGATATTAGCTTAAGTATCAAGGAGACTTTAGATAAATTCTTAACTAAGTACTGTAATAGATATTCTAATACAGAAAGAGAAGCCACTAAGGTTATATATAGGAAAGCTTGCTATATTTACTTTATATTACTTATTAATAAATCTTATAATGAATAAGAAAGGAAATGATGAAGATGAACAGATATGATGAAATATTTATGGAAGGCTATTATGATGGATTAGCTGCTATTGAAGAAACACCTAAGTGTGATTGCAATCTTAGTAAGAAAGCTAAAATTAAAGCTAGAGCTACTAGACAGCAAGCAGAAGCTAATGATAGATATTTACAATTAAAGTCTGGAAGAACTGCTAATATTAGAAAGAGATTTGATTATGATAAGTTTAATCATAACTTCAATCCTAGATCTACAACAGAATATAATTTAAATGAAGAAGAAGATATTTAAAAAAAAATATCCCTAAAGACTATAATGTCTTTAGGGATTTATTTATTCTAGATTTTTTATCAAATCAAATTCAATTATTGGTCTATCATCACTAATTTCAAGGCATAACAGATCTATTTTAAAACTTTTACGCCTATTAGTAGAATTAAGTATAACTGGATAGCTTAAAGTAATTCTATCTCCTTTTTTAAAAGTATATTTTAAATCCAAAATTTCCTTAGTCTTTTCACATTCATAGTGGAATCTATAATATTTATTAATATTTGGAGATTTGATTCTTATGGTGTCCAAACAATCACACCATATTAATATATCATATAAATCTTCGACTGCCATTTTTCGATCTATATTAATAGTTATGTCTAAATATTTCTTAAATCCATTACAATCACAATTATCAATACCAATAATACATTCTTTTATTAATTTTCTTAATTCTTCCATATTCTTTATATGATGTGAATCTTTCTGTAAAGAGATCGTTCTTAATACAGAAGAATTTATATTTAGATTATTGCAAATCTTATCTTTTAATTCATTACAAAGAGATACATAACGACGTTCAAAATAAATATCTTTTACATGTTCAATATTATGAAGTTTTTCCATTGAAGTATAACTCCTTTATTCTAAGTTATTATATAATATGAATTCTGTATAACGATTTTCACCAACTAAATTGATATTAATCGTTTGTATTTTTGTATTATTAAAAATGATTTCTACAGAATCCTTTTCCTCCATTATAAATGTTTTAGGAATATTACTATATGAAATAATATTTCCATTAACAGTTATAATTACGTTATTTAAATTATTTCTTTTAGGACTAGGATTAGTAGTAGATACTAATAATATATAACTTGCTATAAAATTTCTGATTTGTTCGGTGGCATATTCGCCTTTAAATCTTATTACAAAGTTATTTATTTTATATCGGATTATATTATTGAGACAAGTATAATATAAAGAAGACGAATCACACTTATTAATTACGTCACCTCCAATGATATCTAAGCAATCAAATCTTTCTTCCGTATTATATATCTCTGAGTCAATATAACCTAGATAGTCTAACTCTTCCATTGTTAATATTTTAGTATTAATGGCTAGTCATCTCCTCTTAACTTAAAGAATTAGCTAACATAAATTCAGCAACTCTTACTTCATCATCTAAATGAATTTTCACTTCTTTAAGTAAAAATCCATCAAAAATATATTCTATATTTTCAGTACTTTTAAACTGAAAGTCTGGATGCGGACCAATTGTTGTATGACCATTAACAGTCATTTTTGTGTTATCATCCCCTCTATACATCATAAATGATTTGCAGATTAATTTCATAAATGTTCCTCCTTGAAAGTCACAAGTTGTTATAATTCTTAAAGGATCATTAGATCTTACTAAAGCGTCTATTAAATCAATGAGTTTAAATTCATCATCATAAACCGAATATAGATCGGAAGCTAAATAAAATACCGAATATGTAGGTTTAATTCTACCACGTATAATAGGTGGTATATCCTTCCTATCATTTATGAAATAATAATTACTTTTTATCTTCATAATAATACCTCTTAATTTTTAATTCTCCAAATTATTATACAGTAAAAGTTCAGAAACTCTTGCATCATTATTTAGATGAATAATTACTCCTAAAAGTTCTTCTTTTAGAAATTTATATTCTATATATTCGCCTTTTTCAAACTTAAAATCATCTGCTATTTTATTTACCTTTTTATTACTAGCATATATTTGTAAATTACTTATAAAATCAGCAGCCATTTCTAATATGGTGTGATATATATCTTTAATAATTTCTGATGTTTCATCTTCATCAGTTACAGTTATTATTTTGAATATACTATATTCACAATGTAAAACCATTTTATAAATAAATGATCTTAATTCTAGTCTTGAATCAAAACCATCATAATCAGCATATGAAAGTTTATTATCAAAAACAAAAATATCATACTTTTGTAAGTCACTAATAAGTTCTTTATTTTCATCCCTATACAATACTAAAGTTAGATCTAAAAAACTAACTCTTTTTGGTTTAATAAATAAATTATCTTTATATTTTTCTAATTCTCTATCTTCCATTTTAACCTCCTAAATGTAAGAATATCTATCTCCGTCTAATGTATTTAATAGATAAAGTTCAGCCTTTCCAGCCTCTGTTAAATCCAAATGTATATGTATTATATGTCCATCAGCATAAGTTATATACATTTTTTCATCTTTTTTAAAGGCATAATCTGCATCCAGATATGGTATTGGTATCATTAGTGGATCTTTATTAATAGTGATTTTTAGATATTCACTAAAAAGATTAAATATATTTGCAGTTATATCTATATCAAGATTAACACCTTCAATGTTTTTTAATAGAAATTTAGCACTGAAGCCATAATTATCTTCATAATTTGAATATGCCACAGTTTGTATAAAATTACTATTAAAATACTCAATCATCTTTTTATTTTCTAATACATAAAGATCTGCCTTTGGCACTTTAAAATTATATTTATACATGTAATTCATCATTGACTCTGGATAATTACCAAAATTAAATACTGACATATTTATAACACTTCCTTTCATGGTTATAATATATGCTTAAAATATTAAATTAAAATAGTTAATTCAACAAACATTTATATTTTTGTACTATTTTATATAAAGAGGTGTATTTTATGAAACGATTAACTGATTCAGCTATATTCTCTAAGTTAATTAATAATGGTGAATTAATTAAGAAGATGAAATTAATAGTATCTCAGAACGGTATTACTTTATTAACACCAAAAGATTTAGAGATTCCTTATGCTGATATAAATAAAAGAATTAAATATTCAACTAAACAGCCTATCATGAATATGGTTGCTAAGGGAACTATTGTTCCATTTAGAGATGTCGCTACTAAGACTCCTTCATATCTTCCAACTGTAACCGGTAAGGGAACTAACGGTGACTATGTAATATATGTTAACCTTGAAAGATATATGAATAGTTCTGGAGAGATTTATCCTAAGACATTATTTGCTTTACTTCAGGAAGCCATGGTATCTTATGAATTTGCTAAAAAGTGGGATGTATATACAAACAATCTTGACTTTGTAAAGGATATTAGCTTTATATATTCAAGAATTACTACAAAGATATTAGATAAAGTATTTGCATTAGACTTAGATACCTTTAATTCAGATTTACTTTCATTCATTTTTGCAAAGTTCTGCATTATTAATATGTGTGAAAGAACTGATAATGATTTAAATGATAATATTGCTTATAAATGTTGTTTTAATAAGTCATCATTAGATATGATTAAACAAGAAGAAGAATCTATTAGTCCTAATAGATATAATTCATTCTTTGAATTAATTGATGCCATTAAAGAGATTAAGACAATTAAGAATATTAATTTAAGAACGTTTGTAGAAAACTTTACTCGTATGTATGGTGAAAGTAGCTTATTAGCGTTAGACTATTTACCAGCTTTAATGCAAGTATTAACAAGTACAGCTATTGGTGGTGGATTAACTAAGGACTATATGTACGAAAGTGTTGCAGGTAGATATATTGATAATCTATATATTACTTTCTCAAAATTAATTACTTATTAATAATTAATAGGAGGTGTAAGATAACATGAGTAATAAAAAAGATGGTATCTTTTCACTTATCGATGAAAAGAATTTTAGTTATAGAAACTATAATAATGAAACCGATCACTATACTTATAAAATAGATAAAATTTTTAATTACGACAGTTATCTTTTCGTCCTTTTTAGTAAGTTATACTTAGAAAATAAATTGATAGGTGATTCCGTAACAAGGAATCACCTTTATTTAATAACTATTGAAAAGAATGGAAGGGAAATAACTGATACTACGGCTTTAGAAAAAGAATTATTTGAATTAATAGACAATAATAAAGTAGTAGATTTATATGCTGGTAAGTATAAAGCTACTATTATTATAAATAATTCTGCTTTTAATGCTACTATTTCTAAGATTACTTCCGATCCTGCAGAAGGTAATCCTTGGGCTAGAGTATATAGAAAGTTAAAGGCGACTTCAGATTTAACAGAAGTTTCATTTAAAAAGATTAATACAAATCTCAATGATACTGTACATATTATAGATGATGAGCCAATTACTATCACTAATGAAAAAGATGAATATACATATGCAGACATAGATCAATTCATTACATTATATCATAATATACCAACTAATAATGGTACTATAGACATGTATGGTACAAATTCAGGAAGAATTGGTATAAATAATATTACATCTAACACTATTACTGAAGAGGAAAGAGCTCAATTAACAAATATTAATGACTCTAACAGAATGCTTTATAACTATGAATATTATTGGGATAGTTCTATTGAATCTGAAGACTATTCAGTAGACATGAAGTTCTTTAATCAGTTCTTATATAATAGAGACTACAATGATAATACATTAATGGGTGATATGAATACATTAAAAATATTCCCATATTATGAAAAGAACTATTTTGGTGGATTAACTGTTGATGGTCGTACTAGTACTAATATTCATAATTATACTTATAAAGATAAAGCATTTATCACAGATTGTTTATTAACTACAAATATAGATGATAACTATATCAATTTTAAATCATTAAATGCTTGTACATCTCAAGAATCAAAGGATATACCAATAGTATTTTTTAATCCATTATTAATGAGTCAATCAGAATTACTTGAAGTGGATAGTAAATTAATATATCGTGAAGATGATAAAATTATTGATAATTATATATCTACGGATTATAAAACTAAAACTGCAAAATATATGCCATATAGTCTTTACTCTTATTCAAGTAAATATAATACATCTGGTATATTACAATATATTGATATAACGGCTGAAATGACAAATGTATTAACTTCATTAGAAGTTAAAAATTATTTACAGCCTATAAAAGTATTCTATAATTATTATTTTTTATATGATCCGACAACACATAAGCTTGAACAAAGAAAACTTTTAAGTAAAATTCACTTTAATAATGAAGATATTAAAATAGAAACGGATTTTGACTGGGTAAATGCTAGTATCTCTAAAATTACTATTAATGAAACAACTGTTAATATAGAACATTCAACAATAGAAATGAATTATCGTTTAGCTTTCTTTACTGATAGTTTTAATGAAATTTTAGCAGGTAATAATATCTTTATTCTTCCTAGATTAGATCCAATAACATATAATGACTTATTAGATGATAAGAATTCTCAAGAAAATGCTATGGTTTGTTATATAGAAGAAGTAGATATGAGTTCTGTAGATAATTCAACATTACCATTCTATACAATTAAACAATACGTGTATAATAGTGCAGATCATGAATGGACATTAGATGATGATATTATAATGATGATTATTCCAAAGGATTCTAATTGTAATATTAAAATGAATAATTTAAGAATGAACGTTCCAACAACAAGTTCAAATATTAGTGGTTGTAGAGTTGAACGTTTTAAATATTATGATCCTAATGAAATAGGTGTATGGGCAGAATTAGATAAACAAACTACAGATGAAACTTTCTTCTATATGAATAATCCGTTAATTAAGAAAGATACAAAAACATTTATTAATGCAACTTCTGTAGACAATGTATTTTATAATACAAATAATACAACATCTGTTAAATATACAAATAATACGTCTGTGTATAATATAGAAAGAGAATTAAATGATCTTTATCCAAATGTATCTTATGATAGTCAATTAGTAAACTTTAATAATTTTGGTAAAGATAATAAATACAAGAATACTTCTTTACCAGCTTATTTAGTTGATATAGACGGTGAAGGAACATTCTATGATGGTAGATTATTATATAATAATGAAAATGATAATGAGAAAAAATTAAGAAATAACTATAATACTACATTTGAAAATATTGTTAATCATTATATGACTGTACCTGGACGTTCTCCATTTGATCGTTTTGAAGAAGTACTTAAAGAATTAAATCCATTATTTAACATTAATAAGACTTATTTATATCTTATTTCAAAAGGTGTTAATTGTTCGGGCATATATTATAATACAAGTGGTGTTATAAATACTACAACTGATACTTTAGAGTCTGATAAATATTTTATTTTAGATAGAATTAATATATCTAATTTAAAAGAGTTTTCAAAATTAGCAAATATTACATTAGAAAATATAGAGGATATAACACTTAAAACTAATTATCCAATATATTATAAATTTGAAGATATAACTATTAAAACTATAGCAAATTATTATCAAAGTCTTCTTGAATTATTAATTCGTATATCGGCAGATGATAGTATAGAATTATTATTTACTAACAATGAATACGATATGAGTACAACAATAATGAATTCTTTAACAATGAAAACATCTGTTAAACCATTCGAAAGTATTAATGCTGCATACATTTTAAGTAGACATTATTTTTATGATGGAGCTGTTTCTATTAAAGATCTTATTACATTTGGTATTAGAGATAATCATTTAATATATGAAGGTATATATAATGAAGAAAATAAATATATCTTAAGAAATAAATTTATCAAATCTAGTAGAGAAATAGATCCTCAAAATCAGTCAGATCATGATTTTGTTGAGCCATATTATTGGACTGATACTAATATGAAGCAAGTAAAAAATAATAATCCATTTATTGTTGACACTAATAGGATATATTCAAGAGGATATAACTTTAATGAATTTGAATCTAATGGTGTTCCTAAATTAAATGCATATGGTATTTCTGAAGGTTATTTTAGATCTCAAAAGACAGCGTCTGAATATTTTGAAGACAATAACATTAGTTGTTTAATTAATGTAAACTTAGCAGATGATGTTATTGAAATATATCATACTAAACATACAATAACTGAAACTGTTGATCACACTTTATTATTAAATCCAGATATTCCGGCAATTTTCTTAGATGAAGTAAAAAATAATGCTTCAACTAATTCTATTACAAATCAAACATTTATGGAATTAGCATTTAGCGGATATGGAAATAGTGGTAGCAGTTCTTGCAAAATATGTGCTACTTTATTAGCTCAAGTTGCAGTATTAGAGCAGCTTGATAAATTCTATCTTGTTGATAGAAATAATAAAATGTGTGTATATATTGTTGAATATACTGTAAATGGTTCAACTTCTTCATTAAGAATCACTAAATTAATGAATGAAGCAAAAGTTGTTGATATTATAGCTAATACTTATTATGGTAAATTAGATATAAATTTAACTAATATGAGCACAACCATTACAACTCCAACAACTACAGTTCCAGATCTTGGTTTAAGAACTACATATATTAAAGATACTGGTAAGAAATATATCACTATAAATACAAGTAATTTATCATATAGAAAATTAATTACACAATCATATAATAATACCACTATTGATAAAATTAAAGCGGCTAGACATATTTCAATAATAACACCTAATAATGAAAAAGTATATTTCCTCGATCCGGATAAAGACTTTATAGGATTTGTTAGATTTGAAGACTGGGGAGATGTAGCAGATAAGTCAAATTGGGTTAACTATATAAAACCTGAAGATGCATTACCGTATAAGGTTGCTCATAATAAAGAATTTTATGTCGCAGGAGACGAGTCAATTGATTACATGTATGTAAATATATTAGATGAATCAACAATAACTCAAGATGATATAAGATTATCTAGCAAGAATTTTATCGAAGACTATTTATTAAATAGAAAAACATATATAACTTATTATACTAAAGTTGGTAATGATATAGCTTATAAATCTATAAATAAAGATATAGATGAAAACTTTAATAAATATGTAATGGCTGTAGATTCAAGTCAACTATATATAACAACAAATGATAACTATGTAGATCATCTTATAGGTACAAGTACTCCTAGCGAAACATTCTATATGACTTGTCGTTATGGTAAAGTATATGCTAATTTTGATTTGAATAGTATAACTGAAGATGAAAATTTTAAGAATTTCTTTAATATTACAGGTTATAGATATTTACCTTATACTAATTTCTATTCAACAAAGTTTATCTTTGTAGATGATAGTAATAGTTCTAGAGAAAGTTCTAAACAAATAGCAGTCTTAAAGAATAATGGTATCGTAACATTAGACGCCCAACAGTTCTTATTAGATCCGGACACTGCTATTTTTAACTTTAAGTTCTTACATGAAAATAATGATATCTATAAATACTATACAACATTTGAAGATAAACTATATGCTGTAGATGGTCATAAGAAAACATTATCTAATGCACCTAAGGCTATATATGAAATAGCCTTTGATGAAAATAATTTATTAACGGCAGATATAAATGTTTATATGACAAATGAAGAAATAGATGTTAAATATAATTATATAGACTATTTAAATTTATTAGATAATAATATACCTTTCTATAAGATTAATTACAATTATAGCTCTAATAATGAAGATAGTGTACCAAACTATGTTTATTATGCATATTCAGTAAATAATACTATTGTAATAGTAAGAACTGTATTATCTGCTGCACCTAGTGCTGGATATGCTGAAATTATGGCTGTATTAAAATTTGAAGATAATATTATCTTAACAGGTACGGATACTTTCATAATGGCTATTCAGGATAAATGGACTTATGATTTAGAAGATAAGAAGTATAGATATAAAACAGCTTATAGTATTTTAAAGTATGAAGATATTATGCAGAATTTATATGAAAATCTTAATTCTGAAAAATCTTCATTATATAATATTACAACAAATCTTACATTTAAAAACAATATGCTTGTTTTAAAGGATACTTTAATCGATGATACTTCTATTATTGATGAAAATAAATCAGACTATTATAATACTGTAAATCAAACTGTTATTACTGATAATTTATTAGAAATTAACAATGTTACATTATATAATATTCATAAATTTGCTGGTTCTACATCTTCTAAAGAAGAATATAGAATCTTTGTATGTAGTAATGGCCGTATTTTAGTTTCTAATACTATATTTAATAATACTAATGAAACTGTAGAAATGGTTGATTTCTATACAATAAATGGTAGAGTTAATAATATTTATATGGAAACATGTGATGTTGATAATAATGATATCATGTGTGTGGCATCTGATAAAAATGAACTTTATATCTTTAAGAATTTATTTAAAGTAACAAATCCAGACTATGCTAACGAATATGAAAAGTATTTTGGTGGCGAATTAACAAAGACTTCATTAAAATATAAATATAATTTTAATAATGAAGCTATTGACTTAAAGAATGTAACTCCTGATGATGAAAGATCTGCTTATTATAGAGAGACATTAACACCTACTATATTGAATATAGGAAGTTCTATTGATGATATTTCTGTTTGCGAACAATATTTAAATACTCTTAATAAGAGTCTCATAAATGTTACAGATAATAAGATAGAATTCGTTAACAGTATTAAATACTTCAAATTATTAAGTAATGCATTTATTTCTAATGATATTAATATAGATAATAATAGTATAAATACAGATGGTACTGATGACGAAGATACTTATATTAAATTAGAAAATGTTGCAAATACATTAAATATTGAAAATACTGATAAAGCAACTTTCTTAAATATGAGAGTTAATATCAATAATAAAAATATCCCTGAAAATGATAGATACTATGAATTTGATTATCAGTTAATTTCAACATCAACTCCTATAGATCCTGATGATTATGTATTTAATGAGCACAATCTTGTTAAAAATTCAGTTATCTTTGAAGAAAATGATATTTATAAGAATGTATATGTATATATGCCTCGTACATTACTTGAAAAAGGTAGCTTTAATTTCATGAAAGATGAGAATGATGCTATTATTAAAAGAAATGAAAAGACATATTTAATTAACTATAAAAATGTATTAGACCCATCATTCGATAACAGTATCGTTGAAAATTATGCAAATATTATTAAAAATAATACATCTGATCTTTATAGTATACCAGCTAAACTTAATTATAAGATTATAGATAATTATTTCCCTAATAATGCTAATACATATACAGTTACTAAACTTCCTTATAAATTTAATACTAGAGATTATTTCATTGCTAATATAAATAATGGTATTGAAGATATTAATCGTTTGTATTTTAGATGGAGATATATTGGTGATCTTCCTATTAATAAGAAAACTACAAGTAGTGATCCTTCAATATACGATGATGATGAAGTTAAAGAAACAGAATATGATTATTATGTGTTATCATATATTCGTAAGGGATATGATAATGAAGAAATTAATGAAAAGACAATTATAAAAGATGTTAGCAAAATGTTAAAGGGATATCTTTCAAGAACATTTGATGCTTCATATAGTGCTTATGATTTTATGATTAATAAGCTTGATACATCTGAAGATTTTAAATGGGCATATATAAATATTCCTAAGAAAGCTACAAATTGTACTTTATTTAATATTATAGTGGCTAAACAAAAGTATAATTATGAACAACAAATACAAGGTGATCCACACTTTGATGATTTTAATGATACTTGTTGGTTTGATGAAATCTTATTTGAAGAAAGCATAGACTATTCAGTATTTTTAAATATCAATAAACTTAAGAAGATTACTATTCCATATGAAAAAGTAAAAATTACATATGATGAATATATAGACTTCTTAGAGTATATGGAAAATTCTATAATATTTACTACTAGTAATTATAATTATAAAATAGAATTTGCATACCAACCAAATATTGATTATACTAATAAAAATAATAACCCTATAAATCTTATAGCTACTGAAAATATTAATAATGATAAAGATACATTAATGAGTAATGTATTTAATAAAATGATATTCATTCCAAAACATGACTTCTATTTCCAATATTCAAATTTAGCTGAAGGTTCAGAATATGAATCAAGTTTAATTCCTATCAAAGTATATGGTGCATATAATAATAAGACAACAGATTACTGTCAATATTTTAATGCTGATTATATGGAATGGATTGGAGGAAGTATCCTTGGTGGAGGATATTATAGGCCATTAAATATTTATAGAGATTTTATTAAATGGAAATATAAATATAATACATATGATGAGTATGATAACTTCATCTGGAGTTTAATTTTAGAAGAAGCTGATATTCTTAATTTCAAGTTAAATCCTAATGATGGTTCATTTACTTTATATGATACTAAGATGAGCACTGATGTATGGTGGTATAATGATAATACTAATGAAAATTGGTGGGATAATTCTATTTATAGAAATATCTGGATAAATGAAAATTATATGCCACTTAAATCTACAACATTCTCAGAAGAAGTAAATGTTTATACTGATGAAATGTATAATAATGGTTTATCTTATAATACTAGTGCTATTGGTTTATTAAATCTTTCAACAAATCTTAATGATATAACGCATCATGGTATTGAAAAACGTTTATTACCGACAGTATATATAGACGGATTAAAATTATTTAATGAATGCTATTATCATAAAGACTTAATGAATAACTGTCAGGATATATACATAGATCCAAGCAATGTTAGAAGTTATTTTGTTGATACAAATGAATTCCCATTCTTTAGTCGTTTAATAGGATTAATGAATACTGTAAATCAGAATCAAAAAGCATATTTAAAAGCTTATAATAAATGGATTGAAGAAGGTAGTTCATTATCTGATAAACCTGAAGAACCTAGTCATACAATTAACCTTAAAGATATACTTTCTAATATTGAAGTTAATACTAACTTTGGTTTAATTTCTGAACAAGAAAAATTAGTAGCTTATATAGAAGTTAAAGATAAGATAAATGAAACTGGAACGGTTACTAGAATTGTTAAATCTTTAAATAATGAAACCGGTGCATACTTTGTATCAGATTATTCAGAAACTAATATTAATGATGATTTAACAATTGATGAAAATAATCTTGTTGAACCTTCTGAAAATGTAATCTCTAATTGCTTAAATTTACAATTCGATGATCAATATATTAAGAATATTATTAACAATAATGATAGAATTAATATTTATATTTCTTATAGAAATGATATTGGTGGTAAATATGCAAGAAGAATTAATCCTAAGTTTGTAAGCGTTAATATTGAAAACCAGAATATTAATTTACAAATTAGAGGTCTTTATACATATGAACATTTAAGTACTATTTATATAGTAACAGGTGATATTAATAATCATAATATGTTCTTCAGGAATATTGATTCTGAAATAGAATATATTGATTTAGTAGAACTTGGTAGTATGTCAGATGGTACATTATTTAAATGGTTATCATATGATACAATTGTATCTTCTAAAGATGTAGAAATTAATATGAATGGATATATCTTATATCCTGAAATAGATTATACTATTATCAATAGTGAAGATAATGCTAATAACACAAATCTCATCATGTTCAGAAATAAAGTACCTTCAAATGGTAATATCAGTGTTGAAATAAATCTTAGACCAGACAGTCAATCTAAGTTAGTATATAAGACTAGTCAGGCTAAATCTATGTGTATCAATTATGTCAATAACTCTTATAAGAAAGTACCTATTGCTAAAACTATAACACTTGATAACGATAAGTACCAATTCTTATCATCTACTGTTAACGGTCAAAAGATTAATAAGTTTGAAGTGTTTATTAATAATATGAAAGTACCTAATCAGTTTATTAATATTGTAAACTCTAAAACTATTAATTTAACAGTAAATGATAAAGATTATGCTATTGATATGCATAAAACACATATTGCTAAATGGAATGAAAATACAAAACAATATGAAATTACTACATTATATAATGATGCTGAAAAAGATAATTACAGATATTTCGATCCGTTATATGAGAATATTCTTATTGTATTCCAGAATAAGTTTAATCCTTATAATTACGAAACAGAAATAGCTAATAAGTATTCTAATGATAACTTTGCTTCATTACTTGATAACTTATTCTTTAGGTTAGAACAAGTTGATAAAAATAATAATTTAGAATTAACTAATAGCTGTTATGTACCTAAGAATAGTAATCATATTTATGATAACTTTGACTGGTTATGTAAGAATAAAGAAACTTCTGAAATAGAAAATAATGATAATACTAAAGTAACAGTATTAAATAATGTAGACAATATTATTAACTGTAATGATGATAGTTTATCATTTAATATTTCATTTGATAGTAAACCTATTGAAAATAATTTATTAATTGATAATATCTTATTTGACTGTAATCCAATTGATAGTGTATTAGATAACAGTATGGTGGCTGGTATATTTAAATTTAATAGTTTTGCTTTAAACGCAGATTATTTTAATTATCTTAATAATACAGGTAACTTATTATTTGATACAGTCTATACACAAAAGGGAGATCATAGAGTTAGAACAATAGTTCTTTATATTGCTAGAACAACTAGAGATAGTGAAGATCCTTTAGTATTTGAAAGAACTTACCTTGTTCATCATATAGATCCTTCTGATTATATAAAAGATTATACAAATAAGAATTTAGATCCAGCTATTGAATACAATATGGAAAATGAAACAGTTACTAAAGAAACTAAACTTGTATTTAAATTAATAGCATATGATGAAGATGGTTTTGCTATCGATACTAGTGAAGAAACAGTATATACTGATGAATCTGGTGAAATTAAACTTCAGGGTGGATTCACTTATGATGTTGAAGATCAGGTATATGATAATAATAGAGGCACATGTTATTGTCTTGCTAACTTCACAGAACATAATACTGGTACTAAATTAATTCTCTTAAAGGAAGTAGATGGAGAATTTATAGAAGCTAATGATATTAATGGTAAGAACCCTATGTCTATTAGATATTATCAGGAAGATAATAGAAATATTTATCTACCAGCTGGTACTAATACAGATAAGGTTGTAGATCCAGAACATCCATTAACTCCAGAAGATGCTCCAAGAAATATGGTTGTTTATAATGTATTCCCATTAACACCTGCAGACTTTAGTCTTGATGGTATTAGATGTAAATATATTGCAACAACTGCTAATGATCACATAGTTGCTGAATCTGAAGTATTTAGTTATGTACCAAAAGTATCTAAAGACTTCATTCTCGGTGATAAAGATCCAGTTAATAGAACATGTACACTTATTATGTATATAGGTGATGGATCTATTACAGAAATCCCTAAGAGAGTTATGGATCCGGTAGACGAAACAGATACTTTATTCTATAAACCAATAACTATTGAAGCAACGTGCTTTAACTACACTCCAATAGGAAGTCTTGATATTAAAAACTCAATTATTGATATCGAATAAAAAAAAAAGACCCTTAAGGCAATAAGCCTTAAGGGTTATTATTTTTAAGTTGTTCTAATTCTTCTAGAGTATCATATCTTATTACTGTACATGATGGTGGGAATACTCTATCTTCTATTATAGTAGAATTAGGCACATATGCAGTTTGAACGCTACTTTCAAAGAAGGATTCAGATTTTAAGATTTGTACCTGTAATGGAATAGTTATTGTAGTTATAGGAGTATGAGCGAAAGCTCCTAAGAGTTCAGGATGATCTGTATGAGTCTTTAAAACTGTTCCATCATTTCTATAGTTCTCTTCTATATTAAATACATTCCAAGGAAATTCTTTCTTAAAGTATGCTAAGTCTTCCATATATATGATAGATAATTCATTATCCCTATCAGTAAATTCTTCTAATTTCCAAATATTAAGAGGGAACTTATGTTTAAACTTAGCTAAATCTTTTTCTTCAAATATCATTAAACCAGAATCTTCATCAAATTTCCAAGTATTTAATGGAAATTCTTTCTTTAATAATACTACATTTGGCATATAATATTCTTGTAAATTAGAATCTTCTAATTTCCATGTATTTATAGGAAACTCTTCTTTAAATAATACTATATCTTCTGCTTCAATATTTCTTAAATCTTTATTTCCTTGACCATCATCATAAATATACCATACTTCACCAGCCATGATAGTCACCTCTTTTATCCTTCATCTTCATACATAATTGGGAATCCCATTTGTATTAACCAGTCTTTGTCTACTAATTGAGCATCTGTAGGAAATTTTATATTTGAATTCCATGATAAATTACTATCCAATAATAAATTTGTGTTAATTAAATTTGTATTAGTCCAATTACCTTGAACGTTATATACACTATTATCATATGGATGAAGAGTCGTAAATCCAGTATATACTGAAGCAGCAGGTGTTTTTGCTTTAATTTTAAATACATTATTTGAAAATAAGCCTAAAATTGTTGTACCACCTGCTGAACCTGTATCACCAGTCATATACATATCTAATGATAAATAATTATCATTATATAAATATATATTAAATTTATTATTTTCTATAGTATAACCTGTAAAACCACCACTAGAAGTACCTCTAAATAACAGATATTTTTTATTTTGAATATCCATAGTAAGTTTAAAATTATTATTAGTAATTTTAACATTATTATTCCTAATTTCAGCAATATATTTTGTACTATTTATTGGAGTAACAACTCTTATATTAAAACTATTATTTAATATATACGCTGGATAATTATTCCCAGTATATATTAATTGTTGGTCGTGTTTATTAATTACTATTGAAATTTTACAATTTTTAAGAATAGCCGGTTTACCTGATCCACCATCCATTTTAATTATTGCACCCGATTCAGTTGATTGCCCATTATTAAAATAAGCATTTACTATATTTAAATTAGAAATTGAACTGCCTATTGAATTTTGAGTCACTGTCAAAAAAGGATTATTACCAACATTTGTAATATAGAAATTTTTAATAGTGCAATCATTTCCATCAATAATATCTCCATTTGATGTAAATACATGTGTTGCTCCTTCTGGCATAACTTTATTCATATCTATAGTCTTTTTCTTTCTAGATATATCTTCTGTTGTATCACCAGTTTTAACAGATTCTTGTTCCCAGCTAGCTATTTCATTTGCAAATTTTATATATAAATTTTTAGTACTAAGATGTGTTAAATAATCAAATAATTCATAGCTATCAGGTCTAAATGGATTAACTTCAGTACCATCACCGGCAACAGCGTAATATTCCATTGCAATAGGATTCCAACCGTATAATACTCCTTCTTCGATTTTAGGATCTGGCATATTAATCATTCCTTTCATTAATTATTTAATAAAACGTATTATTATAATAAAAAGTTTTATTTAATATTTATATAGAAAGTGAGGTTTTAATTATGGCATATTGTCACGGAAGCAATATATCACCTCAAAATCCAATTATTCTTGAATGTTGGCAGGATTTATTAGATTATTGGATTAAATCAACAGCTACAAAAGTTCATGATGTAGATAATGATGTTGATGTTAATTTAGTATATTATGTAGATCCTTATAATGGAGGAGATATAAATTCTGTAAATACATTTTTTAAATTTGCAGATGAAGTACCTGTTGATGAAAGAGAAACTATAAAATCTGGGGATAGTGCAGAAGTTATAGCTCAAAAAAAGAAAACTATAGATATGAACAAAGTAGCTCCTAGGGGCATTGATACCAGTTTATTAAAAAATAGTTATATTGATCTATTTGAATGTAAAGATGTTGATGTACTTTTAGGATTTTGTTTAGATAGAAACCATTTTGGTACTTATCGTGGATTTATATCTTTTGATGGTAATGGTTTAATTATTAAAAATTTATATTTAGTTAAAAATACTACAAAACAAGTAATCTTTTCAACGCTTATGTCTAATAATATTGCATCATACGTACCAGCTGATAAAATTTATGCAAAAAATTTTAGTTTTTTAAATTGTTATATAAATTATCCGGGAACTTCAGAAACTCATTTATTTATGTTTAGAGGTTCTAAAGATGCAAATAATGAGCTTGTTGCATTAGAAAATTGTAAATTTAGTGTAATTGTGAATAATGGTTATACCAATATGACAATTTTTCCACATGATCCAAATAATATTGAAAATTTAACTAATAGAGGTATTTATAATTCAAGTTTTAATATAAGATTAATAAATGGAATTAACTGTATAAGTACAATGAGATATCAATCTCCATATACAGCACCTATGTGTAACTGTAATATAAAAGTTTATACACCATCAGTAAGTAGATTATTTGATGGAAGTGCTTCAGATAGTTCAGCAGCTTTTTTAAATTGTAAATTTTTAGTCAAAGCAACTAATTTAAAAAATTTATATGGTGCTATGGATACAAAATTTGCAAATTGTGTAATTGATGTTACCGATTGTCCTAATTTACAAGATTGGAATCCTGATACATTAACGGCTAGTGCTTCTAGTTCGACATTAATAGTATCTTATAGAGAATATAAATTAAATACTAATTTATATAATATAACAAGAAGCATTATAAAAAATGGTAAAGATGGTAAAACACCAGAAGAATATTTAATTGAAGTTTGTCATTTCCCTTTATTATGGGAAGATAATGGTTAAAAATAATAATCCCTTAAGAGTATATACTCTTAAGGGATATTTTAATTATGAAAGAACTGCGTCCTTAAAACCAATAAATACTTCGTTTGATTCCTTCATCTTTTCATCAAAAGGAGCTTCATTAATTGGTCCATAATTCCATGGAAGGTCAATATTTTCAATAGAATCCTTACCAACATAAGCCTTGTTTTCTTCTTCATCAACGAAGATTACTGAAGCTGTATCATAGTAATGTGTTTCAAACTTTTCATCTTCCATGCTCTTATATGTAACCTTAACAAGTCTTGTACATCTTCTATTAATATAAATATCTTCAATATCATATCCATCTAATTCGAGGAATGTCTTAAGCTTATATTCCTTATTAAGTGTCTTAACATTAACCCAATCTTCTGGATAATTATCATCATCTACAATTGGAGAAAGTGTTGCATTATTAACAATTCTAGTCACTGTATTCATTACATTTCTAAGTGTTCCCGGTGTATGACCCTGAGCTGATAATACTCTAAGAACCTGAGATACATCTGTAATAAAGATGCTCATTTCATCATAATAAGCCTTAAGGTCTTCTTCAGGAATATTTTCCTTGTTATATTCAACAAGTCTTCTAAGTTCAAAATCAGCAAAGATTTCATAATCAATTAAATTTCTTTTACCCGGAAGAATAAACTTAATAAAGTTTTCATACTTTTCCTTATTATCTTTGCTAATTGAATAGTCAAATACCTTAATAATAAAGTCTTCATCAAATTCTCTAGTCTTCTTAAGTTCTTCAATTAATGTTTCTAATGTTGCTTCATCATCAATCTTATAATCATACTTACCATCAATTGTCTCATATGTCCAAAGACCATTAAATCTTTCAAAGAAATAGAAATAATTACTCTTACTTGGCTGTGGAAGAATATATATTGCTGAAATATTCTTCAGAATAGACTTTTTTAATTCTTCATTATAAATATTATAACTGTCTTTTGTAATATCAATCATTATTTGTATACTCCTTTTAATAAATAATTTAATTATAATTAATATTTTATTTTATAATTTTTTATTAAATTTTATTTTTTATTATATTATATTATATTATATAATTTTTTTTTATTAAATTTTATTTTTTTTTTTATTAAATTTATTTATATTTATTAGTTATTTTATAAATTTAATTTTTAAAATATTAAGATTTATTATATAAAAATTATAAATTCAACATATAGATATAAATTTTTTAATAAAAAGGACGTGAATATTAATGGCTACATTGAATATAAGTTCTATTTCTAGTGGACAATATTCTGATATGGTTAATTCAGTAGCATCTACTAGTTCAAATAAAGTATTATTAGATAATATATCCAACTATTATAACTATAAAGACATTATACATTTTCCAATGAGCTTTTTAAGGAAATATGAGAATATTCTTAAGTCTAATTTAATGGATTATAAAATAACTAAATCAAGATTCTATAGACCAGAATATGTATCATGGGATGTATATGGTACTACAGATCTTTGGTATTTAGTATTATTCGTTAATGATTTAACAAATCCAATGGAATTAAACTTTGAAGATATTAAATTACCTAATTCATATTATATTATGGAAATTATTAATAAGTTAAAGATGATTGATAATATCAATAATGATAAAAGAAATCCTACTAATTTAGTACAAAGTTTAATTAAAGATATTAATTCTTCTTCAAATAAAATATTTAAAGATACTGAAGTATCTAATGCTTTTGTACCAGATCCTACATTATATTGGAAAGATGATACAGAATTATTTGATGGTACATATCTTAAAATTCAATTTGGAGAATTAGAAAGAGATTATTATAAATGTAAAGATACCAATCAAATAAAACAGTCACATAATAATTTTGGATTTATTCCTAACTTAGAAATGTATAAAGTATTATCTACTAAATATCGTGATAATCCTTATATGGTTTTAACTAAAAATTTTGATAGTAACACAAAATATTATATCATGAAAAGATATGCTGGTATAATGAATTTAAATATTACAAGCAAATCTGATGAAGGATTAAAATATAAATATAATAAAAATATCTTAGTTAACAGTAAAGTAGATATGGCTCCGACTATATTAACATATGATTTAAGAGAAGCTTGTATAGCACCAGAATATCTTACTGAATGTTTAGTATTAAAATTTGAAGATAAAGTATATGAGCCAGAAATACTTAAAGATGATAATGGAAAAGAATATTATGGTATAACTATTGATGATCATGATTTTGAAATATTATATGATGGTACAGCTTATTATATTGAATATGAAAACACAGAAGATGAAAGAAGCATTATACTTTTAGAGAATAAAGATGATGCTTGTATATTCCATTCTGCTAATGAATGGAAGCTTAATGATTCTGAATCACCATTAATAAGATTAGATGAATTAAGTGAAAATCTTTATTTTAATGAAGAATACCTTTATAAAAATGGTGAATATGTATATAACCTTAAATATACTAATAGTAACTTAGATAACTTAAATAATATTAGATATCGTATTGATGTTGATAGAGATCTTAAGTCTAACAGTAATAAATTAAGTAAATATGAATTCTTAGGTGTAGAATTTGAAGTAGGTATAAGTTATACAAATAGTAATATAGATGATTTAAAAAAGATTATATCTTTCTCACCATTATCAATTACTGTAGTATTAGAAGATCTAAATGATGATGGTAAGAATATTGAATATACATTCTCATATCCTTATGGTATAAATGATATAGATGTTGATACTAGCCATCCAGCACATAATTATTTAAATGATTATATAGATGAAGTTAATAATTCAGAATATAATCAAACTAGCTTATATAAATATAAAAAGATAATTCCAATTATTAAAAACTTTAGAGATAAAGAACACTTAAAGATTAAAAAATTATTAATTGGTCCTCATGTAGAAAGAACTAGTGATGATGGTTTTATGGGAGAACTTATTATAAGTTGTGGTAAAATAAAATTATTTGGATTACAATATGAAGATATTATAACTGAATTCATGACTCCTGAAGCAACCGTTGAAAATATGGATTTTGATATTACATATAATTACACAACTACAGGTACTAAATATTCTGATCCAAAAGAAACTACATATTTTGAACCATACATAGTTCCAGATGTAGATGATATAATGTATTTATTATCAGATGAAAATAATTTAGATCATAATAAATATTCTAATTTAATAATGAATGAAATGTTAACTGAAAATATTCATTCAGAACATTTAGAAGATAAAGATGAAAAAGAAAATGATAATGATAATAGTATTGATAAATTTATTGGATATGATTTTTATACTGAAAATACTTCAGATAGACATATAGATAATAAGTATTCATATAATGATTATATAACAGCTAGACTATATAATGCAGATAACACTAAATTTAATTTAGCAGATAATTATAAGCTTGATATTAAATTAATATTTGATGAAGAAAGTTATAAAAATAATAAGAAATATTTAAATGGTTATAATATAGATGAAACAGATAATAAACATTTCTTCCATAATAATATTCAATTCTTATTTAATATAGTTGATAAAAATAATTATTATTTACTTAATTTTGGTGAGTATAAGTATTTAACCAATAACTCTTCAAGAAAAAATGATCCTGACTCTAAATATCATAATAATAATACTTTCTTATCTAACTTTAATTCTTATCCTATAGAGATAGATTTAAAAGAAAATAAAGTTGATTATATCAAGTTTAGAAATATGTTTGTTAATGAAAATAATACTATAGAAAGACATATTATATATACTAAAGTTGATAATATGGTATATTCTATGCCGGGTGGTTTATATAAATCAATATATGGAGAAGGAACTAGAAAATATTCTCCTTATTCTTATATAAAGAATTTCTATTTCTCATGTTATCCTATAGATCAATCAAATGTATTATCTAACTATTATCATGATATGATTCAATATAATACTATATCATTAAATACATCAAATGAAATAACTATGCCAAAACGTAATATATATTTATCAATACGAAAATCTCATTCAAATTTTAATATTTATTATAAACTTACTAAAAAAGATAATTATAAATTGTTATATAGCTTTAGTGATTCTTATAAACCATTTAGCAATGGTACTATAGGTTTTAATTTTATAAATAATCTTCCTTTCAATAAACTTGAGATATTATCTTATAAAGTTAATAAGTAAATTATATTTATATATTATATATTTGGTTTAATAAGCAATTATTAAACATAAATATATCAATATATTGCTCAAGGAAATATTAGAAAGGATAAATTATGAAAGTAATTAGAAAAATGATTAATAAGATTAAGAGAAATTTTAAAATTGACACATTTGTAATAGCTCTTACTCTTACAGTCATGATAGTATTTTTGGTATATAATTTTAGAGCTCCAGAGTTAAGTGATCACTCATATATGGAAGCTGCTAAAATAATGCCAGTTACTACTAATGAAACTAGTTTAGTTTCTAGTATCACAACAAGCAATACAAATACAACATTCACTACAACAATGAGTCCAGTCACTACAACTTCTATAGAAACAACAACTGCTATGACAACTACAGTCATTGAAACAACAATTGTTGAAGAAATCCCCGTACCTGAAATAGTTGTTGAAGAAAATAACTATGTAGAAGAACCACCTATCGAAGAAAATGTTTATATTCCAGAGGAAGAACCAGAAGAAGAAGTTTTTTATGAAGAAGAGGTTATAGTAGAACCTGAAGAAGTCATAGAAGAAATTTCTGACTCTGATAAACATTTATTAGCAGAAATTGTTTTCTTTGAAGCAGGTAGTGATTGGATATCTATTTATGATAAGGCCCAAATTGTAAATGGTGTTATGAATCGAGTAAATGATTCTAGATTTCCAGATACAATTTATGATGTTCTTACACAGCCTTATCAGTTTTCGGGATTCTGGCCAGGTATGTATGACTATGGCACACAGTATGGTCCAATAACATTAGCATGCTATGATGCTGTAGATTATTACTTTGAACATAAATCAGAGTTTGGTAATGAAAATTCATGGTATGGTGATGGATATCAAAATCACTTTTACTATCAGTGAGAATATAAGAAAAGCATATTGTTAAGAAGATTGCATAATATATGTAAAATTTAAATCTTCTTAAAAATATTTGTCTTGAGCTTATAAAACTAAAATATATTGATATAAAAAATATGCGGAAAAGAAGTGTTAAACCCTGTTGGGGTTTAACAGCTTTTTTTTTTTCTAAATTTTTATATAACAAAAATATATCAATATATTGCTCTCAAATATTGGAAAGGAATATTATGATAAATTTTGAGAATCTAAAAGCAAAAAAGACAAAGTATATTATTGTTATAATATTAATAATAATTATATTAATTGCTTTAATTATATTTAGTGGAAAATTAAGCGACGCCAATATTGATAGTGATGAAAATTTAAATGATGTAACAACAACATTCGTTGAAACAACTATTGCTACTTCAAATGTAACAACAAGTAATGTAACAACAACTATTAATACAACTGTTACAAATGAAACAACTTTAGAAACTAGTGAAAATACTACTACATCTGAAACAGTTCTTCCAGTAACTAACGTTCCTGCTACAGAAACTTCAACACCTGTTGAAGCTAAGAATGAACAGCCTTCAACTGAAGCACCTGTTGAAGTAGTAACTACAGTAGCTAATACTACAACAACTATTGAAACTTCTAATGAAGTAGTCAATCCAATTGACAAAGCTGAAGATATTTTTAATGATACTAAAGATATAATGGTAGATGTCATTAAAGATACTAAAGATACTTTATTAGATATTGAAAGTATTGCTAAAGAAGTTATTGATGGTAAATGGGGTTCTGGTGCTGATCGTAAGAAGAAGTTAACAGATAATGGTTATAACTATGATGAAGTACAGGATAAGGTTAATGAAATTATTAAAGAATCAAAACCTGTAAATAGTAATGTTTCATTAGATGGTAGTAATATGTCATATGTTAAAAACTTTACCAGAGGTACTTATTATGGTGAATATGGATATGATGTATGCGGTGGTTCAGGTAGATCACTTATAGATTGTTCTTGGGGTGACGGAACTGTAAGAGGTTCTATAGCATCTTCATATTTATATAGTAACTATGGTTATAACTATAATGGTAAAAGAACAATGGTATACTTAGAAGTATATGGTTGCCCATCTATGACCGGTTATTATTACTTAGATGACTGTGATGCTGGTAACTGGAGTGTAATTGATTTTTATTATAGATATTATAGTAACTGTCCATTCCAAAATGCTGGTGTATTAACAAGTATTGATTGTTATATCGTAAATTATTAATAATTATATGAGGATTAACTTAAATTTTATATGTAAACATACATATACAGAGTGTTGATTGCATAATATGAAATGCAAAATTTAAAATCAACCTCATAATATTTGATAGAGCTTATTACAATATATTGATAATATTTATAATTTGATATAATTAAATCACTATATAAAAAATGTAAAGAGTTCTTTAAACTTATAAGAACTCTTTACAAATTTATTTTTAAATTCACAATTAACAAATTATTGTGAAAATAGAAATGACTCAGTAGCTCAGTCGGTAGTAGCACTACACTTTTAATGTAGGTGTCGTGGGTTCAATTCCCACCTGGGTCACTTATAATAAATATATTTATTAAAGGAGTAATTAAAAATGGATAATAAAGCTATTGAAATAGTAACAGCATATATTACAGAGCATCTTGATAAGAGTGATCCAATGCCATGCTTTGAAGTTTATACAGTATGGAAGGCTAAAGCTTTACAGAATTGGAAGTATCTTATATCAAGTACTTTAAATGATGGAATGTATTATGAACTTACTTATAATGGAAATAACAAAGAATGGTATTTAGACGCATATAAGAAGTTCGAAAATAGAGTTATTCCGGATTAAAAACTATTTATTTTTAAATTTATATCTAACATTAATTTTATATTACAATTTTATAACCTGAGTTTAAGATAAATAATTATCTTAGTGAATATTAAGATTTACTGTAAGAATTGTTCGAGAATTCTTATCTTATTATTCATTTCTTCAGAGAAGAGGATTAAGTATCTCCATTAGCAGTATGTGGGTTTGAGGGGCAGAGACATATATGATCAATATGTAAATGATACAGGTTGAGCGAACGTAAGCACCTACAAATAAGCTCATTATTGTAATATAATTTTAATATATTATGGGAGATTTCTCTAGCGGCAATGAGATCAGTCTGTAAAACTGACGGTTATACCTTCGGTGGTTCGAGTCCACCATCTCCCATTTTATGGTGGTATAGTTCAGATGGTTAGAACGCTTGCCTGTCACGCAAGAGGTCGTGGGTTCGATTCCCACTATCATCGTTAGCAGAGAGGACAAGTGGTAAGTCACTTGGCTCATAACCAAGGGATAGTAGGTTCGATTCCTACCTCTGCAATTAAATATAACGCCCTATCGACAAGCGGTTTAAGTCACTGCCCTTTCACGGCAGAGTCGCCAGTTCGAATCTGGCTAGGGTGATTTAAAAATAAATTTTAGAAATAACTAAAGTTTATAAATGAATTTATAATGTTTTATTATAATAATTAATTAACCATGTGTATAAGAGCAGTAAAGCTCGTCATGGATATATCGAATATAACTGGGAATAAAATAGAGCTATCTTTTTTATTTAACAGTTGAATAAATAGTAATATTTATTCTGAATGACCGTAAGTGTCAAATATAAGATATAGTGCATCATGTTTCGCTGTATAAAGCTTTTGTAACTTTCCGTCTCCATAATAGACGATCTCTGTGAGATAATAACCTTTAAAGCTGTGAATGTGGAAGTTCATGGGTTACAAGAAGGAATTCCAAATAAGGAGATTACCTAGTTGATGTATAGAAATATACGTATAAGGAAAGGGCAAAGTACGAGTAGGAGAAATCTAGGTATATATATTACATTAGAAATATTTGTGTAGCATATATAATATTTTTCTGAACACCTCTGAAAGTTAGGAGTAATCAATCTCTTATATAGTTCACATTTTTGTTGGGTAAGAAGTTAGGAGTAGCTATCCGAAGCTCAGACTTATCTATATATTGGCTGAATAATATAGAAGAAACAATGGTGTAAGTCGAAGGACTAATTTATTATTATAATAAAGCATTATAAATTTGCTTCTTTAGCTCAGTTGGTAGTAGCAAACGGCTGTTAACCGTTGTGTCGTAGGTTCAAGTCCTACAAGAAGCGTTAATTATCATAGTTTTTGTTCTTTGTGGTTTCTTTCTTTGATGAGATACCAAAAACTCCTTTGTATTTTTATTAGGCTAGTAGTTACATGTAACTGTAAGTAGTATCGGATATTACACTAGCCTTTAATTTTCTATCAATCTTTGATAATCCTCTTTGTCTAACATATCGCACCAAATTAAATAAAAGGCGATCGTGTGAATATTAATTTGGGAATAAGCACATTAAAATTTTTATGAAAGGTTTTATAATGGCTAAAAAATATTTTGCAGAAGAATGGAAAGATCGTATTATTGAAGCTATCAATAATACTAATAATATGACTCAAGCTTATAAATATTTAAACTTAGAAAGAAAAACATTTATAAAAATGGCAAAAGAATTAGGTCTATATAAAACTAATCAAGGTGCTAAAGGTTCTAATAAGAAACATAAATACCATAGCCCTGATGATTTAAAAGATATATTGACTGAAAATTCTACATATCAAAGTTCAAAATTAAAGAAAAGATTAATTGAAGTTGGTTTAAAAGAAAATAAATGTGAAATATGTGGTATTAATACATGGAATAATAAACCATTAGTATTACAGCTACATCATAAAAATGGAATTCACAATGATAATAGATTAGAAAATTTAGAAATAGTCTGTCCAAATTGTCATTCTCAAACTGATAATTTTACAGCTAAAAATATAAAAAAGAATAAATAATATAAGCCAGTGTGGTGGAATAGGCAGACACTCGGCACTTAAAATGCCGTGACGGTAAAAGGTCGTATGGGTTCAAGTCCCATCACTGGTATCAGACTTTACATTTTTGTTCATTGGTGTAAAGTTCTATCCTTTCTGCGTGAATAAAGAAATGTGCAAATGGCTTGTTCCTAGACTATATTTATTATTTTAATAAATGTAAGCCGTCATCGTAGGCGGCATAGTCTTTTATTTTCTTATTTATTTGGTTGACATTTAGTTCATAAAAATCTATATTTTAAAAAAATTAACACCATTGTATTTTGTTATTCTCCTTTTCAAAGACGTGCATTTCGGGTTGGCTTCTTGGATACTTGTTGACGGTTTATTCTAACAAACAATTTGCAATTTTCATCAATAATACATACATAATACTTATAGATTTTTATAGACGAATACCTCCTATCTAATAAATTACCGGACATATTTTTGACTGGATATTCTCAATCATAGTGAACTCTTCCTAGGATTAATTAAAGCTTGTTTTTGTTAATTTTCAAGCTTTAATATTTTATATAATGCGGCATGGCCAAGCGGTAAGGCAACGGACTTTGACTCCGTTATCCTGGGTTCGAACCCCAGTGCTGCAATTAATCTTTATAGATTATTTATATTTTGTAATTATTTTTCCCTAAAGAACTAATAGTTCTTTAGGGAATTTTTTTTTTATCTCTTTGATTTCTTATAAGCATCCATAATACGTTTTCTATCTTGCGGTCTTAATCTACTATATAATGAGATGTATCCAGCAGCTTCTTCTGGATTTACAGCAGAACCCGGAAGGAACTTATTCTTTCTATAGAATACTCCGCCTTCAGTACCATATTCACCGCCAATTAAACCACCAGTGATCTTTTTACCAGTATCAAGATATGCTTTAATAGCAGCAATACGTTCTGGACCATTACCCATTTGATACATTGCTAATAAATCACCTTTAATATCATGACCACCAATAATAGGGAATGGATTTGTCTTAATATCATTCATTGCATCATTAAAGCCTTCTAAGAATGCATCTTCATATTCATTATCGAAATCAGCTTCATTTTCAATATCATCATAGATATCATAATTTGTATTATTTTCCATTTCATTTAAAGCATCATAATATCCTTGTATATATGCTTCATCAAAAGGTTTTTTATCCATAGCTTCTTTTCCTTTCTTATCAAGAATATATTTTCCAGCTAAAATACCACCAGTAACTAATGCACCACCAGCAACAGCAGCACCAGTCATATTTCTTTTTGCACGTTTTTCAGCTTTTGAATTTATTTCTTTTTGACGTTTCTCATTATTTGATAAGTTAATATTTGTTTTAATCATACCTAATCTTACTTTAGACTTTTTTCTCTTTTTATTTATTTCATTTCTTAAATCATCAGCAGTTTTAGTATTACCATTACCATTTTTCTCAAGAACTTTTAAACGATGTTTAAGCTGTGCTAATTCTTTAGCTTCTTTTGAAGTCATTGTTACTTTCATATTTTTTGCTTTTTCAGAAGCAGATGATAAACTCTTATGTTCTTTTTCTAATTTATTTAGCTCATCTCGTTCAGCTTTAGTTTTACCAGTTTTCCAATATTTAATATTATCACCAATTTTATCTTTAAAACCTTCATTCATCGGTTCATATAAAAAATCTTTATAGTTCACGTATGTCACCAACTTTCATTTTATTTTTTAAATATATATTATTGTTGTGTAAGAATTCATAGAATATTTATAAATCTATGAGAAAACAAATATTTTTATTTGAAAGGATAGGTAAAAACAATGGCAAAATTTAGTGAACTCAAGGAAGCAGTAGTTAATGTAGCACTTAGCGGAGGTGTTCCATTCATCAGAGGTTTACATGGAATAGGTAAATCAGAGATGATGGAAGGCATCGCTGAAGAAATTGGAAATCGTTTAAATAAAGACGTAGTGTTTCACATTATCGATGCAGCTCACCTTAAGGAAGGTGAGATTACCGGTATGCCAATCACTACGGTGGACAAGGTGACCGGTCAGAAGATAAACGATTATACACTGTACCATGTCTTCAATGAGATAATGAAAGAGTCTCAGGAAGGACAGATTTCTGTATTAGCTGTTGATGAAGTTAACAGAACTGAATTAACAGTTTTTAATGAACTCATGCCAATCATTTTGGCAAAGAGAGTTCAGGAAACACAGCTTCCTGATTCTCTTTATATTATTGCGGCTGGTAATCCAGAAGACATTACTCAGTATAAGGGTGCTACTGAAGACTATAATGTAAGACCGATGGACCCGGCCTTAAAAGATAGGTTTTTTATCTTTGATCTTGAGGTTGACAGCATGGAGTGGCTGAAGTGGGCAACCACTTCAAAGAGAGTTGATATGGACGTAGTAGAGTATATTTCTGAATATTCTAATATGCTTCACTTCCTTAGTAATAAGGAAGTAAACCCGACACCTAGAGGTTGGGTGTTATTCTCAGATGCTTATAGAACTATAAAGAAGTATGTTAAGGATCCAGATGAACTTGAAAATACTGTCATCCTTGTAGGTGGTGGTAAGATCGGTACGGATGCGGCAACTAATTTCGTGAGATTCCTCAGAGAATCAAAGAATCCATTGCTTAAAGTAAAAGATTTCTTTGATGCTAGCGTCTCAGAGAAAAAATTCTCTGAAAATCTTGAAAAACTTAAGAAAGAGAAGGCTACAAGACAGTATGTAACTGTCACAAACGTTCTCGAATATTTCTTAGGCACATATGAGGGTAAGACAACCCTCAAGAAAAATGAGAAGGCGGATCTCCTTAAGCGTTTCACTGAAATACTTTGGGTTCTTCCTAAAGACATCATGCTCGGCACAATTAAAGAAATTAAGGAGAGAAACAGAACTGCCTTAACAGAAGTCGTTGCAGTTGATCCTAAGAAAATAATAGAAATTCAGCAGTACATCTCAGGCTAATCTGAATAATCGATTATTTATTTGACTTAAGAAGGGAAAGTTTTATACTTCCCTTCTTTTTTTATCTATTAAAGAAAGGAATTTAAATTATGACTAAAAAAGAAGAAAAAACCATATCATTAAAAAAATTAATTGACTATGTGGATTATTATACACCAGAATTCATGCCATCATTAATATTTTCTAAACATTTTGGTAGAGATAATTCATTAACTGCTCCAGATATGAATATCGATGTTTTTTATAATAGAGTTAAAACAAATATCGATAAATTTAATAACCTCCCTATATCATTGGAAAATTATAAATTAGTAAAAGGAAAAGATATTTATTTAAAAGAAAATATAGGTAATATACTTACAATAGATGATAAAGAAATGTATGTTTTAAAATTATTCATGTTTATGAGCTGTTTCTATGATCCAACAGAAAATATATTAGAACGAATATATAGTCCTAACTTAGATGAGCTATCACCTATTTATTGGAGTGGATTACAATATAAGTCAAGACAACTCTATTCTATAGATGATAATTTTATTGATACTTTCTTTAAAACATTAAAAGAAAATGATTCAAAAAAGTTAATAAAAACTAAAAAAGCATTTTTCGTATATTCTTTAATGCAAACACTTATAAATGAAACCACCAGTAGTTATCTAATGGATTGTGCTAATATTATTTATAATGCTATAAAAGATGAAAAAAATGAAGAATTCAGTATATATACTGAATTAAGAGAATATTTATTAAATAATAGAAACTTATTAGATATGGAATTATTAAAAAAATATATAGATGAAACATATGATAGTCTACTTAGATGTAGAAATTATAGATCACTAAATGTACTATATACTGTTTATGCTAATGGTAATAATATTTTAGAAAAAAATTATTTGAGGAGTTTAATATTAGTATCTGAAAATACATATGTATCTTTAACTCTTAAAGATGTATCAATACCACAGTTGGTATCAGATATTCATAAAGACTACACTGAATGTAATATAACTATGTCAGAAGTAGAAGAAATTATTAAAACACAATTTGTAAATATGGCAGATGTTATATTAACTAAACATAAAAAAAGTATTTTATCAGATTATAAAAATATATTTAAGGATTTAGTATTATATCTAAAACAGATGGAATATGTTTTTAATATTTATAAAAATGTATTTAAAGTAAAATATAATATTGATGATATAAATAATATAGAAATAAATATAGAAAATATTAAAAAACATTTTATGAAAATATATTTAAATAATAAAGATGATTTATCTGGAATTGTAAATAATCTTTTAAGTTCAAGTCTTAAAAGAGATTTTTATAAAACAGAAAATATAGTTCAGCCTAGCTTATGGTTTAATTCATCTGATAAAAATTTTAAAAGAATACTTTATTTTGAGTTAATAATAGATATAAAAAATAAAATAAAAGAATTAATTGATGAAGATAAAGATCCAGTCAAAGAATTAGGAATAACTAAAAATAATATGGCTGAATTGATTTTAACTTTTGATAATAATAAATAAATATATATTATTATTGTGTACGTTTAAGCCATTATAAATTATGAAAGGAAAGGTACAAACATGGCTAATATAAGAAACAATGAAGCATTCAAGCAGTTATATGCTTCAATCAAAAAGCGTCTTGAAGAGGGTGTAAACCCAAGAACTGATAAGGCTCTTGAAGGAGATATTCAGGAGGCAATGGCAAATATTATCCTGTCAATTGAATTAGGTAAAGATGACGAGGCATTCTGCGGAATGTTTCTTCCAAGACTGAATAGAGAGTATAATTACTCTTATCCAGCAGCGGCGGCGATAACAATTATCAACGCTACACCAACGATTATCTTTAACCCGATAATCTTATTCCAGATGTGCGAGGGATATACTGATGTATCTACTATTATACAGCATGAGATTTATCATCTTATCTTCAAGCACCTTCTTGAATCAAGAAGATATCCAGACCACAAGCGTTGCAATGTGGCTATGGATACTTCAGTAAACCAGTATATCACTTTTAGTGATAATCTGGCAAAACAGTGTTACACACTTAAAAATTTCAATCAAGAAATGCAGTGTAATGCTGAAGAAAAAAGGGAGTTTGAGTATTATTATAACTTGATTCCTGAAAAACATTTTCAGAATCAGGGTATGAACATGCTCAAACAGCTCCTCGATCGTCTCAAGGACTTACAGGATGAAAAGTCCAAGAGAGAAAATGGAGAAGGAGGATCTGGATCTGGAGATTCTAATTCTGAAGGGGAAAGTGAAGATTCTAATGAAAATGATGAATCTAACTCTAATTCAGGAAAAGGAGAATCTAAAAAAGAAGGAGAACCTAATGAAAAAGAAGGTTCTGGTTCTGGAGAAGGAGACTCTGAAGAAAAAGATGAACAGAGTTCTGGTTCAGGAGATTCTAAAGAATCAGAAGAAGTCTCTGAGAATAAATCATCTAGTTCTAAAAAGCCGTCAGATATGACAGATAAAGAAATAGATGATGAAATCAAAGACATCATCGAAGCAATCAAGAAGATGATCCAGAATGGAAAAATTTCCAATGATATTACTGAATCAGTAGAAGGATCTTCAAATGAGCTTACTGCTGCTGAAAAACTTACTCTTGAAGATTTAGTAAAGGGTACATTGGAATCAGCAAAGCAGAGAGGTAAAATTCCGGGAAATATTTCTGGAATGATCGAAGATCTGTATTTCAAGGATCCAATCATCTCTTGGAAAAAAGAATTTAGAAATATGATTGGATCTATTCCATGCCCTTATAAAACTACCATGAGGGTAAAAAATCGAAGGCAGCCGCAAAGAGCTGATATATCTGGAAGAGTTTATGACCGTAAGGTCAAGATTTGTATTGCGATAGATACATCAGGATCAGTTGATGACAATCAGCTGATGTATTTCTTTAACGAGATTTTCCATCTCACAAAGGATTACAACACAATTATTACACTCATCCAGTGTGATGCAAATATCTCATCTGTGACTACATTAAAAGATAAGAAAGATGTAAAGAAAATTAAAGTAACCGGCAGAGGTGGTACATCTTTCACTCCAGTATTTGAGTATCTTAAAAATGATGTAAAGAAATTAGATCAGCCAGATCTATTAATTTACTTCACAGATGGATATGGAGAAGGTGAGATTGATGTAAATCTTAGAGGACGTTATGACCTTATGTGGGTTATATCAGGACTCAAGGATGAATTATCAGTAAGAACACCTTCATTCATTAATAAGGTAAGATACTTGAATATTGAAGGTAAACAGTACAGGTAATAATTTAAGCCATAGGATTTATATAAATCCTATGGCTTTTTATTTTTTATAAGGAGGAAAAAATCATGGGACACATGGGTTATTCTTATGTAACATCGGCATTATATATTGAATTAAAAAATATAAATAGCATAAATAGAAACGGAAAATGGGAAGCCTATCTTAATTATGGCGGCCATAATCGAATATTTTTAAATAAAAATTATGATTTGGTAATAAGACAAGACCAACCAACAAGCTATGAAGAAAATTTTAATATGAATGAAATAACCGCTCGTTCATACAACTGTTCATTTGATGTTGAAAAATTAATCTTTAATAAGCTTCTTGAAAAGCATGGAAAAGAGTTTTTTATCAATAATCCTAAATTTGATTTAAAAGTGTATGTTTCTGAAGAACAGCACCATAACAACGAATATACAGATGTTATGCATAAATTAAACGCTTATAACTTAATATTTTATATTAAAAATAAAAATAATGAAGATGAAGTATTTCCATATATTTTAGATTTCAATACTTATAAACTGATTAAATGGCATGCTCATGTTACAACAGAAGAGTTATTTAACTATGCGTTTACAGATTGCCCATATCAAGACAATGGACTGGTATGCTCATATAAAAAATTAAATTTAAATTCTGATGAACCATATGAATTATGCTATACAGACAGTAAAATATATGATGTATTATCATTTTCGCAGAATCCTGTATTAATGAGTGTGATTTTAAATCAGATATTGGAAAATAATGGTATTCAGATATCTGATATAAATGAAATAACTAAAATTAGTTATCTCAGAAGTTATAGTATTATTTTAACATATATTGGAACGAGAAATGCTGATGTTAAAAAAGGTATTACCAATATATATAATACTAATAATAGATATAGATATGGAAATGGTAATAATCCAGAAGAACGAATATTTTTAAATTGTACATTTGATAAATATTTAAATAGTAATATTCATGGTTATGATGGTTATAAAAATAGAGTGGAAAGATGGTTACATAATAATCCTTTGGAGAATGCATTAAAATTATGTGACTATTATATTAGTTATTGTGTTGCATATATATGTGGAACACCTATTGAATTTAATAAAGAACATAAGGATTCTGAATTATATAGTGAAATTGAAAGATCTCTTAATTATAAAAGATTGAAAAAGGATAACCCAAAATCAGAATTATTAAAATTCTGGGATGAACAATATAAAACTTTTAAAGATGCTTTTGATCTTATAAATTATAAAGATTTGAAAATTAGTTTTAATAAGTATTATAGGCTATACAAAACATTGACAACATCTAAGACTATTGATAAATATATACTTCGAAAGATGTTAATCCAAAAGATTAAAGAAGATACTGCTAATGGAGTAGATGTAATAGTCGAATATCAAATTAGCAAAAATAACTTAGCAGAAATTTTAGTGGAGGTATGATTATGGCAAAAAAAGCAGTAAAAGCAATAACTATTAACGATATAACTGAAAACCAAACAACTATGAGTTTTTTAATAAATAAAGTAAAAGATATATTTGATGCAGATCCAAATATCTATAATAATGGAGGATTTTATAAATTTATAGATTTTGATAATGATTATATGAATATAGAAAAAATTATAAATGATTATTTAAATGATAATAAATCGAAGCTATACAATGAAACATATAGTAGTTTAAGAACAGTAAGTAAACCTAAAAGAGGAGAACTATATAGACTTGATGAATATGAAAATGATTTTGAAAAAATCTTTTTCAACTATATATTTTATATATATGCTTTTAAGGACGTAATATATACACGTACTTCAGGTATGAGTAATCTATACATTTATGGTGATGAAAAGATTGATGGTGCAATTAGCACTTTTTATAATAATCTTCTTTCATGTAACGGTATATATACATTAGATATGGAACTTTCAAAAAATAATTCCTTTGATGATCTAACAAACGCTGAACGTAAAATTGCAAAGCACATGTATAAATATTTATTTGACAATATAAAATTATTTGATAGGTTTATGATTAAAAAAATGCTTTTATTATTTGCTTCTGAAGCAACAGCAATGGCAACAAGGTATGTTAATTACTCACCACAGTCAGTACTTAGTTCTATTAATTGGAGATATTATCGTAAACTGAATGCTCTTACAATCCCAGATACTTGTATAGATAGTTTAAAAAATATAATGCAGCTCAATTTTAACCGGCTAAATAAAGATTTTTGTTGTTATATATACAAATTAAAGAAATCATATTATGATTTCTATTTTGAGTATTATATTATAATGCCTTTAAAAATTAAAACAACTTTTGAAAATTATGCCGTATATTATAAAGCAACTGGTAGATACAATAATTTAAAAAAGCTTGTTAAAAAAGTTGATACTAAGGCAAAGAACAATATAAAAAATTTAACTAATAAGCAGTTAATTTCATTGATAAATGAAAGAATTAACCGTTTATTAAAAACAAGTGTATTTAAGTCTTATAAATATGTTAATAGAGTTCCATTAACTAGTTCTACTGTAGCTTTAAATAATCATTACTCATATATCTGTAAGAGTACATTAAAAGATGAAAGAAATCTTAAAATTCTTTTAATGTTTGCTTATCAGATAACAAAAGAAGTTAATAAATCAGTAGATATTAATGAAAAATATCATATTAAAAAATCATTAATATCACAATTATTAACGATAACACTTTAATGTAAATTCTCTCCTAGGCTTCTAGGAGAGAATTTTTTTAAGAAAGGAATTATTATGGCAAATTCAATTGAAAAAATCTTAAATAATTTTAAAGTTTATAATGAATATTTTTCTCCATTATATTGTCTGGATAACAGTGAAAGTGATATTCGAATTTTAACAGACTATATAAAGTCTAATGAATCATCAGCATATACTATGCATAATCCAATAACAATAAATAATGATGAGTATTTTGAATTAATAGATAAAGTTATTGATAGATATCATTATTACGCTTCAAATTATATTGAAAAGATAATTAAAAAATATAATAAGATACATTCGAATTTAAATGGTAAAGAAATCTATGCTATGATGTTTGTATTTTTATTATTATTAAACAGAGATTATTTTAGAATATATCAAGAAAGATATGATTCAAATACATTAAAAGAATATTTAAATAGTAATAATATAATGAAATTATTATCAGAAGTTTCTGAAGCTACTTGTGAGCTATTTAAAGTTGTAACTAATCGGACATTAATAGAACATTTTTATCCTGTAGATGAGACAACATGTTATAGATATAATTTTGATATAGACAAAATTAATTGTCCTTTAATGACACAGAGTATATTTGTTAAACCATTTAGAGAAATTTTCTATAGAATGTATAATTATTTATTTGAATTTAAAAATTTATTTGATGAAGATATTGCGTATAATGTATTTGATCTATTCTTTAATAGTAATTATAAGCATACTAATATAAATAGACAAGGTAATGTAATTGATTATATGTATTTAATTAAAGAAGATAGTATTGGTATAAAAAAAGAATTTAAGCATGGAAGTATATTTACAGATAGTATTTTCAAGGAATTAAGTAAGTTGAATCCAATTGATTTAAACATAGAAATTTATGATAAAACGTATCCCCTCCAACAGGAAGATGATACTATTCCAATCGATACCATTAAAGTTATATTTGATAAAGTTATTAATGAAATAAATATAGATATGAGAAGAACATTCCACATATTGATAAATGATTTTATATTTAGATTATCTGGTTTTATTTTCTATGAACCACTGAATAGTTTTAAATATTTTGTAGAAGGTGAAATGTTAGATATATGTTTTTCATGCGATAATTTATTCGATATTATCGTTAATTTAAAGGAATATCAAAAGAGAATTTTTGAATTTATTAAAAATGGTAAATTTAAAAAATTAGATAACTATATTAATAGGCTTATAGCAAGAGAACTATATGATCCTAAACATTTAACATCTCATATATATAATCCAGGAATATCAACTGAAATGGGGCAATGGATTATAAAAATGTTAAAAAAGGACGTGCATAAAAATCCAGATGGTGCTATTAATGATTATAGATTATCTAAAAAAATAGTTAGTGAATTAATAGTTGAAGTTTAAAATATAACCCTTAAGGAATTATCCTTAAGGGTTTTTTTTTAATCTTTCTTATATGTAAAAATCATATTACCACAATCATATATTCTTTTATATATTTTAGTTTCATTCATTATTTGGAATTCTGTTTTATCATCTGAATATATATCTGGAAACTTAGTTTTAAGAACTTGTTTCCTAAAACTATAACGATGAAATCTTTCTTTTGTATTTCTATTAAAATAAAAATAATTTGGTTGACTTATATGATCTAAGGTAAAATTATTTTTTAAATATACACCGCCAACAGACCATCTTAAATCAGCATAAGTAATTAAATTTTCCCATTCATAATTATTCTTAAAATAGCTGAATAACTTACCGAATGAACCTAATACATTAAATTCATGTGCATTTGCAAATCTAGAAAGTTCATAATCATATTTAGTCTTATTCTTTTTATTACCTAAAGATACTTGTGGCTTTCTAAATGTCATAACAGATACTAATATATCTCCCTCTTCTGATGGATACCATAAACCTAATTTAATAGAAGCATTATCTGAACCTTGTAAATGATTTTCTTTAAGAAAATCATTCTTTTCTTTAACTCCTATTTCTTCAATATAACATTTTCTAGCGTATATCTTTGGTAAATTAGTGTTTAAACCTAATATGTGTTTAACTTTTCTTTCAACTATTTCATAGTTATCGTCATCAAATATATGAACTAATCTTACACCTGCAGCTTCACAAGCCTTTGTTTTATTAATATGATAATTCTTATCTTTGAATTCATCACAGTGCCAATATAACCCATCTATTTCAAAAGCTATTTTCTTTTCAGGAACATAGATATCTAATTCTTGACCTTTTAAAACAGTCCTGTCTTTTTCAATAACTTTTAAATTAGAATTATTCTTAATCATATCAATTAAGTCTTTTTCATATTTAGATTGAGTTATTTTGTTTGCACATTTAGGACAACCAGTATTATGATGTAAAATATTATCTGGTATTGCTTTCCATACATGATTACATGCAATACATTTATGTTTAATAGCTGTTTTCTTATTAATATATGGTTCTAATGGAATTAATGGACTATTTATTTTTAATAATCTTTCTTCATATGAAAGATTATTAAAATCATCTCGCTTCATATTATTACATGAAGGGCATACTCTAGTCTTTCCATGCATTCCTCCAGTAATATTTGCTGGAGAAGTTTTCCACTCATAGTTACAAATTCTACATCTATGTTTAATAGCAGTATTTTCATTAATATAATCTTCTAAAACATCATATGATTTATCTTTACCAAAAAAGTTATCCAATTTTTCTTGATATTTTTCAGTAGTCATTTTATGATTATTTCTTAAACAGTTAGCACATACTGGATGTTTTAATGAATGTAAAACCAAATTACTTGGTTTAGCTTCAAATTCATATCCACATTTTTTACATTTAACTTTTATTTTAGTTTTATAATTCATAAATGGAGTTATAAATTTATATGGATTTTCACCAAATAAATTAATAAGCTTATTTTCAAAGTCTTCTTGAGTAAAAGATAATTTTCTACCTCTGCCTGATAAAGTAGAACAATTAGGACAACCTGTACCTCTAGATATTAATTCATATGGTGCTTTTTTCCATACATGACCGCATGTATTACATTTAGTCAATATTGGAGTTTTTGAATTAATATAGTCTTCTAGAAATTCAAATTTATTTCCATGTTTTTCTATAAGTAATTCTTTGTAATTTTCTTTTGTTAATTTCATTTAATTACCACCTTTTATAAATATATACATAGTATTCTATGTATATCTATAATATATATTTATAGAATTTTGTTTCGGTTTTATTTTAAATTAAAAGATAAATTAATCTGAAATATAATCATCTATGTTAATTTTTGCTAGATGTATTGTACTGTCATGGAATGCTTTCATGCTTTTGTTTAATATGATACCTTGTATTAGTTAGTATAACTCCGCCTAATTATACCGTTATATAAATATATAACCTCTATATTACTATAGAGCATAGACTATATCTTCACCTGTATATGGATAATACAGTGTGCTCCCCATTTCGATTTAATCAGGAATTATATGATTATTACTCAATACCTGAACCTCAGTAGCTTAGGCTCTACTCTACTTCCTTCTTCAAGTCTTTTTAGACTTTATGGTTTCGATAGTCGTTGAACGTTCCTTAATAAATAAGGCTTCGCTGCTGATTGTCCTTAATAGGAGTTTCCAGCAATTAAAGGAGTTTTACATCGGCAGTATTATTTACCGATTTCTGTAGTAAGCAATCCTATATTTTTACTACCCATTTTATAATAATAGTTTCCGGCACATTTATTACATATCTTATCACCTTTACAATATAAAGGAGATCTCATTTTAACTTTCTTATTAAAGTATTTGCTTTTAGTTTCATCATTTAATTCAACAAGTTTATTTGTAGAAGGATCTAATACGTATCTATATAAGAAGTTCTTATAATCTCCTTCAGTTAATACAAACTCATAATAAAGCTTAGTACCACAATCTGAGCTTTCTTTATCTAATACCGATGATTGGAAACTTGTTGACATGATTTTATTTTGATAACCACCATCTTGTGTTTCTATGGCTTTGCCATATGTACCTGCAATACTCATATCACAGTAATATTTAAATTCTTCAGGTTTAATACCTTCATCAAGGTTAGTAGTAGAAATATATACTTCACCAGTTACGAAGTCTTTAACAGCTCCACGTATAACACTTGTATTCTTAAAGTTGTTACCAAAACTACCTCTACATCCACTATCATAAATCTGCATTGCAGGTGCATCTTTATATTCTTCTTTAGCCATGTCAAGTAATTCATTTTCTATTTTAGCAGTAATAACGCTATCACCATTTTTAAGAGCTGTATCATGTTCTTTAATTAATTCTGCTTTACGTTTAGCAATCTTAGGATTAGTAATAACAAAGTCTGCGCTCAATGAAGCATTTACAAATTTAGCACTATAAAATCCGAACCAATTTACTTTATTCATAAATTCATTTACTTCATCTGCATCTATTGTATCTTTAGTATATAAAGCCACTATATCATTTAATAAACCATTAATTTTTTTATTATCAAATGCTTTATTCTGATATCCTATAAGATTTCCTAATTTTTCAGTAAGAATTAATACATTAAAAATAAATCTACCAACTTTAGTACTTTCAGCAGATTTATTATATAATTTATTGGCTGGTAATACAAAATAATCTTGTGGTGAATATTTAGGCTTTTTATTCTTAGTATAGGCAAAATATTCTTCAAGTAAAGAACCAGTTATATCATCAGATTTTAAATTTATAAGTTCATTTACTTCATTTTCACTTAAAGATCTACCTTGTATAACTTTCTCCATATTAACACCTTCTTTTTAAATATAATAATAAATAGTTGAATATTATATTTATATATTATATTCATGTTTTAATACAAATTAAAATTTATAGGAGGAAAAATTATGACAGGAATTTACATTAATGATTTATTAAATATCTGGGAGCATAGACCGGACTATTGGTATTTAAAAATAGTTTTTACAGCCAATAATAAATATTATAGTACCAGCTATAGTTGTGATGACAGTAATTACGAATTTGTAAAAAATACATTAAAATCACTTGATCCATCTGAATATCAGATTGAATTAAGAGCTGGACATAGAGATGCTATTAATCCATCAACTGGTGAATTAATACTTATAGCTTTTCAGGTTAGATTATTATCTAATAGAGTAAAAGCATTATTTTTAATTAATAAAACTTTATAAGGAGGGATATTATATGTTTATCTATATTCAAAGTTTACTAGATGCATGGACATCACCATTTAGTATGGATGAAGGAAGATGGAACACACTAATGGTAATTTATCATAAAGATATGGACATATATCATGAATATACTTATACAGAAAGTTATACAGATTTACTTGCTAATCTTGTAAAGTTTTTGTATTCTTTAGATAAAAATGACTATATGATTGAATTAAAACCCGGTGCGTATAGAATCTGTGATTCTGAAGGTCGTTTAATAGTACGAAACTTTCAGGTAAGACTTATTAGTGATAAAGCCAATGCTTTATATTTAACGGAGATGAATTTATGAAATTTGATTTTGAAGCTTTTGTAACAGCAAACTTATATCATATATTACATGGAGATTTTACAGTAATAGTAACACTTAATAAGCCAATATCTGTTAAGAAAATTCTCTATGTAAATGAAAGAAATATAAAAGATGCACATAACATTAGTACTAGATATTTAATATTAGAAAATAATGTTCTTATGAAAGCAATTAAAGATTTATCAAATGAAGATGTTTATATAACTTCAAATGATGTTGAATTAAAAATATTTGAATCGTTAGCATGTTATTCAGTAGATGAAGATAATATTACATTAACGTATACGCCTTCATATTGTGAATTTATTTTATTTATAACACCAAAAACAAAAGAAGCTAATGAATACTTTGAGAATTTAGTATACAAAGTTTTAGCCAAAGAAATGATAGAGGAGAATTTAGAATGAAAATAGGTTTTGAAGAATTTATTAAAATAAATATTCATGATATAATATCAGAAGGATATGTTGCATTTGAAAGATTTCTTATTAAATTTGATGAACCAAGAAAAATAGCTAATATACAGAATATAAAATATGCAAATATATTAGATCCATCAGACGTTAAAAAAATAATAGATCTATTTGATGATAGCGATATATCTATATCTTTTTCATCAGATGATTCTGAAGATAGATGTTTAACTTCTGATCTAGATTTATGGCATATAGATAGTGTAACAGAAAATTACATATTTCTAACACCTAAGAGTGAAAGATTTATGGAGTTTATAGACAATATAATTGCAGAATTAATGATAGAGGAGAATTTATAATGAAAATTAGTTTTGAAAAATTTGTTAATGATCATTTAGATAATATTATTTTAAATTCAAATAATAAAACACTAATATTTTATATTAAACTTAGTGAACCAATAACTATTGGAAATAATGAAGTTATTACACTTATCGACTTATACATTGATCAAGTTAGAGAAATAATAGATCTCTTTGATGATAATGATATCCAATTATCTTTATATACAGCAATAACTTCAAAATTTTTAACAGTTGATGGAAGTTTAGAAGATGTAAGTGATCTAAATCTTGAAAACGTTGTATTCTTAGTACCTATATCTGAAAAATCTAAAAAATATGTTAATGATATATTAGCTGACCGATTATTAACAATGAATTTAAAATAATGAATTTAAAAGAGGAGAATTTATAATGTACTTTAACGATAAAGAAATATTTCAGCAAGTTTTATTTTCAAAGACAGAATTATATATCTATTTAAGTATTAACAGATATATAAATAATACTATGGAAGAATTTAATAAATATAATCAATGCTGTGAAAGTGTAAAAAATATTATAGATATAAAAGATATTAATTATATTTTACTAAATCCAACATCGGATGCTTTTAAAAGAAATCTTGAAGTAAACTATAAAAATATATTAACAGATAATTTAAAGTCATGCAGTAATTTCGATAAGTATTATTTTATAAATTTCTTTAAAGAAAATTCATTCGATATTACTATTAATCCACCGTTCTTTGTAAGAGATGAACATTCATTCATCTATTTTACACAGGATTGTGAAGTTAAAAAAGACACAGCGAAAAGATTTAAACGGCATTTATATGATGATAAAGATTATGCTATATTAATTTTAAAACCAAGATCACAAGAAGCTATAAATTTTGCAAAAGGCATATGTGATCTAATGTTTTCAATACTAGGAAAGGAAATGATAGATAAAAATTTATAAAAAAAATTTAAAATCAAAAATATAATATATTAAATAGGAGGATAGCTTATGAAAATTAATTATATCAAACTCGAAAATTTTATAGGTATCTATGCAGGTATGAATCGTACTTGCATTGAGATAGACTTTAAGAATAATAAAAATAATATCATTATTCTTAATGCAGCTAATGGTAAAGGTAAGACTACTTTATTGTCAATGCTTCATCCACTTAGAGGCACAATGGACCAGAGGTCCGATATAGTCTTACCGAATGAGACAGGCCATAAAATAGTAGATGTTTCTAATAACGGAGACACTTATCATATAGAGCATTTTTATGGTAAGAAGAATAAGAGCTTTATATCCAAAAATGGAACAGAGCTTAATGAAAATGGCAATATTAAGTCTTTCAATGAAATTGTTAAGGAAGAACTTGGTATTGATGAAGACTACTTTAAGTTAGGAAGATTAGGTTCTAATGTTTCTAACTTCATTGATTTTAAGTCAACTGATAGAAAGAAGTATATTACTGAGTTTATTCCTTCAATTGAGGAATATTTAATTGCATTTGAAAATGTAAAGGAAAAATATACTTCCTTCAATTCTCAAATAAAACTTATTAAAGGTAATATTGAAAAATATGCCGGTAATAAAGATGTCGATGAGATTAAAACATTCGTTAAGCAACTAGACAAAGATATAGTAGACTATCAAGAAAAAATCAATAAACTCACTAATAAGATAGATGGGTTTAAAGATGAAAAAGAAAAGATTGAAGGTAAGATAGTTGATTATGTCAATAATAAAACGGATTACTCTATCAAAGACTTTGATAAAGAAATCAATGATCTTACTCGGACAATAGACGATGATGTTGATAAAATTGAAGCTGAAATGGATAAGGCTGAAGATAAATATAATAATTTTATTGAAGAAAATAAAATCCGAGTAACCGAAAATATAGAAGAATATATTAAGTCTCTTGAAATAAAATTTAATAATAGATTGGGTCAGTACGAGGAAGCAAGGAAGTCTTTAATTAAAGAGGAAAATGACACAAGAACAGCAAAGTTTGCTGCAAATGACAAAATGTCAGAATATACTCAGAAGTTAAAGGACCTGGACAATAACCTCACAGAAGATCAGCTTGAAAACGTCCAAAATGAACTTCTTAATTTAGAAGAGAAGATCAAGGATGCTAAGACTAAGCTTGAATATCAGTATAATTGTTTTACTGATAAAGAGATTGATGAAATTGAAGCTTTCTATACTGATGATAGACCTACAGTTGATCCGACAAAAATAAATTTTATAGTTAAAGATATTATAGAAAAGTATGATGATATTAAAGCCGAATATGATTTAAAATATCTTAATTGTTATTATGAATATTTAGAAAATTCTGAACCAGCAGTATCATCAAAAGTACTTAATAATAAAGTTATTGAGTTAAAAGATTTATTAACAAAAATAAATGAAGATCTTAATAAAATCGAAGGTTCTTTAGCTTACGTTGATAAGACTCTTCCATTAAGATCAGAAAATTGTACTGATGATGGCTGTAGCTTTATATCAGAAGCTCTTTCACTTAAAAAAGAGAATGAGCCAAAATATAAAGAACTTCTGGAGTTAAAGAATAAAAAACAAAAGCTTCTAAAAAGTTATGAAGAAAAATTTGATATAGCTTCTGTTAATGAAGCTATCGATAAAACTGTTAAATCTCTTGAAAAAGAGATTAAAAATGTTCTTCCAGAGTTTATATGCAAACAAATCTTTGAAAGAAAATTATTGTTAACTAATAATACAATGATTATTGAAGAATTTAAAATAGATGCTCTTAATAATATATATTCTTTGAATGAAAAGCTTAATACACTTAAAGATGCAAAGGATAAATTAGTTAATAAGATTAATTCTTATAATGCTTCTAAATCTTTAATTGATGAATATAATAATCAATTAAATGAAGCTAAAAAAGAGTATTCTGAAGCAGAGCAACATATGAATGATATATCAGATGCTATTACTGATATCGACATTAAGATAGAAAATGTTAAATTAAAGATTTGCACATGTATTGCTTTTTACGATATAAACGATAAGCTAAAAGAAACTACTGAAAAGTATGATAAGTATGTAGCTCTTCAGAAAGATTTATTAGCATTAATAGTAGAATATAAGTTATTCATGAAGCATAATAGTATTAATGAATTAAACGAACAGCTTGATACTTATAAGAAGTCTTTAAAGGAGATAAAGACCAAGCATGACGAAAATGCAACAGCTGTTACAATTATCGAAGATAATTTAAATAGCTTAAAGGGTCTTGAAGAAGACTTTAAATACTGCAATTTAATCAAAGAAGCCTTGAATCCTAAAAGTGGTATTCCTATGGTCTTTGCAGATAACTTCTTAAAATCAATCGCTGTAAAAGCTAATAATCTCCTTAACATAGCATATGAAGGACAGTTTATGATTAAATTCGATATCACTGCAACTGAATTTAATATTCAGGTATATAAAGGTGATGGAACAATGCTTAAAGATATTTCACTTGCATCTCAGGGTGAAACATCTTTAACAAACGTATCATTGTCTTTAGCTATGTTGGAAACAATGATAAAGGGTTATAATGTGCTCTATTTAGACGAAATTGATTGTACACTTAGTACTGAAAATCGAAGACGTTTTATAGATATGTTATATACTCAATTAGAGACATTGAATATAGAACAGTGTTTTGTAATTTCACACAACAATGAATTCTATGATAAAAATGTTGATCTTATTCTTCTTGAAGGACATGATTGTGATCTTAATGATCAGGACTTTATGAAAGGTAAGAATGTAATATTTAAAGTTTGATAAAAAACTCCTTAAGGTTATTAGCCTTAAGGAGTTTTTTTTTTACTTATTTCTCCATGTAATGATTCCTGATGTTAAATCATATGGAGAAAGTTTAACTTCAACTGAATCACCTTCAACAATCTGAATGTTATTCATACGAAGTTTTCCTGATAAAGTACATAATGCTTCTCTATTGGTGTTTTCGATTAATACCTTAAACTTAGCACCCGGAAGGCAATCAGTTACTTTACCATTAATTTCAATGTGTTCTTCTTTAACCACGTTTGTTTTTTTACTATTCTTTTTCATATAAGTTTCCCTCAATAATTTATATAGTTTCGATTAACCCATATATGGATTAGTATTATTTAAATATCTGTTATCGAATGAATTTTTTTGTAAATTATCTACATATTTTTCATTCCTATTCCAATTATAATACTCTGGTCTATATGGCTGTGGAAGTTCATTTACTAAGTGATTTTCATTAAGAGGTCTTCCGTATAAATCTTCAGTCCTTCTAATTGGTTCTTCTTCACTAAAATGTCTAAAATCATGTACAGCACACTGATCAAAATATTCTTCTTTAGTAAGAAGTTTTGGAGGCATTGGAGGAATAATTAATACAGTCTTATCACCATTAGACATAGCTTCTACAATATGATCAAATACTTGAGCTATAGCAGCATAGTTTGGTGATTCATATAAACAGATACCTTCATTACGAGTTGTTCCGATTACTTTATATAATGGAAGGTCCTCTTTAATTTTAATTCCATAAACATCATGGGCATAACGAGCGTCACGATCGTTTCTAATTACAGTAATCATCTGTAAAACCTTCCTTTCATAATGATTAAGGATTGATATCTGTGTCTTTTAAGATGAGATAATCAACAGGTGATGATGTTCTAGGTGGTACTAAATCAACAACCTTAACGAAGCCGTTTTCAATTAATGACTTAGTATTATCATATTCATCAGATGTCCATGTACAGAATCCCTTACCATAGTTAGCATCAGGAACAGCTACGAAGTAAGTTGTATATAATGGAACATCTCTTTCTACATCACTCTTAGCATAGATAACCATCTGATATACATGATTTTCTTTAGCAATCCAGCTATATTCATCATTAATGAATCCTGTAAGAGTCTTTACATAAGCTGTTGGAACTGAAAGATCCTGAACTGTTACTATATAGTTCTGGTTGCAATTCTGGATTCTTAATGTAATAACATAATTATCCTGATCTACTGGGTCTGGTGATGGCTCTAAATTAAAGTCTCTACCAGTCTTAGCAAATCTCATATCATATCTACCATTAAGCTTAATAGCATTTACATAATATCTTACACCATTATCCTGAATTGTAAATGTTGTTTGAGCTAATGACCTATCAAGTTCTTTCCATAAGCCATCTGTAAGATTGTCCTTATAATACCAATTAAAGTCCTTAATATACTTAAAGAATCTATCTGGAATCATAAAGAAGCTCCATTCGCCAGCTACATTCATATTTGTCTTAAATACTGTATCAGCAAGTAAGCATTCTAATACGCTCTTCTTTACAACAATCTTATCCTTTGGATCCATATTCGGGAATGTTGAATGATAATTCTTATGTAACATTGTTCTAAGTGCATTTGGTGCAATTTCAGCAATGTTATCAGAAATTACTGATTCACCCATTGTAAAACCGCCATCACCAAAATATACAACAATCTTTTCTCTTGGCTGTGGTGGGCATGGAGGAACAAATGGTTCTGGTTTTGGACATGGTGGAATTGGTGGATATGGATATGGTGGAATTGGAGGACAAGGAGGTTCTGGTCTAAATGGATATGGTGGATATGGTACTGGTGGAGGTGGAACAGGACAACATGGTGGTTCTGGACCAAAATGAGTAATTTCACCATCATATCTTGGGAGATTATGACAATCTACATCATTGATTGTGCATTCATCACAGAATGGTTCTGGTGGAAGAGGCTTTGGACCACCTGCATATCTTGGCTCTCTTGTCATAGTTTCAAAGCAATCATAATAAGGATTACGTCTTGGATCATTAAGATATCTTGGATCAATTTCGCTATCCGGAATATGACAATCAAACTTATCATTCTTATAGAACCATGGATGATATGGATCATATGGTGGAATAAATGGACCTGGACCCGGACAAGGAGGGAACATTCCCGGTCTGAGTGGAGTATCCGGAATTCTAGATAAATCTATATATCTATATCCTCTTCTACATAATAAGATAAAATTATCAAGATATGTCTGTGCTTTTACTAAATCCTTGCTTCTATAACAAGCATATGATTGTGTATTTTCAGGATTTGTAAATAACACTACATCATAAAAAATTTTATCAATAAATCTTGGATCTCTACGAACTGGTAAATTGTTTACTGCCTTAGGTGGATTAGGATAAGTAGTCTTAGACTGTTTAATTCTAGCACCATAGGCTGTGAATATACCAACATCATATCTGAAACAAGTAACATTGAATGAATGTGTCATATATTCTTCATCCTTTCTATATAATTATTTATATTATAGTTATAAATGACTGTTGTTATACTATATTAAATAAACTTAGCGGAACATCTTACTGCACCTGTTAATGGTTCACTTAATGGCTTAGCTTTACTATCGAAAATAGCCAATTCTTCAGTTAATACATTAATTTCTTCATCTAATACATTAATTTCTTCTTCTAATGATTGTATTCTCTTTTCACATTCAAGCCATTCTGGGCTATTTGGCTCATATGTGAACTGTTCATTTATAGCTTCGTTCATAGCAGCTTGCTTTTGTAATTTTTCAGCTTTTCTTCTTTCTAATTCTGCTTTATACTGAGCTTGATGTGCAGCTTCTTCAGCCTTTCTAGCTTCATCAGCTTTTTGTCTCTTTTCTGCTGCAGCTATTTGACCTTGTTGTGATTTTTGTTGATTTTTTATAGCAGTATTTTCTTTTTGTTGTATCTGTCTCCATTCTTCGGCTTCTTTATTGCTAATTCCACCGCCAAAATCTTTCTTTATTTGATTGGTTTCAGCTTTTGCTGCAGTTGATTGGGCTTTAGCCTTTGCAGCTCTTGTTTCAGGTGTATTAGCTTGTTGTGCTTGTTGCATTTTTTGCTGTCCAGCTAAAATATTTTGTCCTTGTTGTGAACTAGCATCAACAGTGGTTGTTGTACCATGTCTATCATATGATACAGTATGCTGTCCTACAGGATTTTTGAACATACCTGACTGTTTTCTAGAAGCAATATCCATAGTTGTCTTACCAGTTGTTACATTTGTATTTGTTGAAGCACCTTTATATTGTTTTTGAGCTACTTTAGCTTTTCCAGATGTTCTAGCTACATTCTTCATTGTATTCATTGCACCATATTGCTGAGTCATATTCTTAAGACCCATTGCAGCATTCTTAAATCCCTTATTAGCACCACCATTAGCAGCCTGATAAGCATTACCGGCTCTATAAGCCTTGACACCAGCAACACCAGCACCTACACCAGCAGCAACGCCTAATAACTTCTTAAAAAATCCTTCATTGAGCATTAATTCATGCATATATTCTGATTCGCTTAATGGTTCTAAATTATTAACTTCACATGATTCTAAATAATAATTGTATGATTCTAATATATAATTCTCACAAACTGAAATAGTCTTTTGATCAGCTGGATTATCAATATCAGTTTCAGCTAATCGTACAACGCATTCAGCTAATAATTCATATTTCATAAGAGTCATTCCTTTCTTATAATAGTATAAAAGCTTGTTGAATATAATAATACCTCTTAACTTATTTAAGTTAAGAGGTATATAAATTATAATTTTATAGGTTCTCCATACTTTTCTAATGTAGGAACTATAAGCCTTTGCATTTGTAATGGATTCTTACCATCAAGAACACATCCAGCTGCAAATTCATGTCCTCCACCGCCATAAATATTTGCAATCTTAGATAAATCTATATCATCATATATCCTTCTAAAACTAATTGAACCATATTTAAAAGATATATTCGCAATATATTTAATATTGAATCTTGAATATATCTTTTTATTAATTATATCTTCTTTAAGCTTATCACATATTAATGATACATTCTCATCACTACGAATAACTATGTACTGAATATCTGGATATGGTACATTAAATTCATTAATATGATCTAACACTACAGAAGTTGCTAAAGCTTTCTGATAATCTTTTTCTATCTTTTCTAAAACTTCATTAAGCAAAGCTATTTCAGATTTATTAAAGTAGAAAGCTAATCCATTTTTCTGTTCTTGATCTACAAAGAATTTACTTCTCTTTGTATTAGAAAATACTAAATTAAGATCTCTAGCTACAATATCTCCATTATTCTTCCATTCAAACGTATCCCAATTATGTACATGTTCAAGATAACTTCTTAACCATACTTTTCTATCTTCATACATTGGATGATGAATACCTAAAGTAACTCTGGCCCATTCTCTTGACTGATCACTTTCAATAAAGTTAAATACTTGTAATGCAGCACAATTAGTCATATCATTATAGTATTCAATAATAGGGAAGAATTCTTCAACTCTATTTCTAAAAGTCTTTTCACTATCTTTATGATGATCTATAATAAACATCTTCTTGAAAAGGCTAGTATTTTGTCTAGCAGGATCATTTAATTTAGCATTAAAAACTCTTAATGGATTCTGAATGTAATCATGGAAATTATCACTGGCAATATTTATATCGGTAATAAACACATAATCATATTTCTTTATACCATCTTCATTATTTATGTCTATGAATGTTTTAAGTGATGAAATATCATTATAAGACATAAAAGTAAAATCAAAATTGATTCTCTTAAGATCATAACACCTCTTAAGTGCTAATGCACAACTAACTCCGTCTAAATCATTATGGGTAAATACTTTAACTCTAATATTTGTGATATCAGATATAATTTCTATATCCTTCATAATCATATCCTCCACAGTTATATAAACCATCAACGTTTACTTCACCAACTGCAGTAGCTGCTGGATTATCAAAATTTGTTACAAAAGTTGGTTTCAATGTATTATTTGTTATCTGTAATTTTAATACATACCTATTCTTAGTAGCACCTATCTTTACAAAACCTTGACTTTCAAAGAATGTTAATTTAGATTCCTTATCCATATCAATCTCAATAAAGTTTGCACTAAGACTAGATTTAGCAATTTCTAATAATTGTTTAGCAAAACCAAGACCTTGATACTGAGGGTTTATATCAAAAGTAGTTATAAGGTTTTTATTCTCTATACAACAAACTTCAACTTTTGCTACAGGAGTGCCTAATTCATTTTTAAACACAATACCTTTAATAAGACCTCTTTTAGATTTAGTAATACCTAAATCATTTCTAGAATAACTATTAAATTGGCTTTCATATTTTTCTCTTTTAAAATCATAAAGATTTTTAACGATTTTATTTACTTCAACAGATTCTTGCATATTATTAGGTTTATTAGCCATTGCAGATTGTTTAGCTTTTTGTCTTAAATTAGGATCTTTAATACCTTGCCATTTAGACTTCTTTGAAAAAGAAGAATTATTTGTATAATTTTTTTGAATTGCACCTTGACCTTGTCCTAAAGCTATACTATAAGCTTGCCCTTGTTGTGGATTTACAGTTTTATTTTGTCTTACAACACTACCACCGGCTTTTTTACTCATTATTATCACTTCCTTATATACTATTTTATATATTAAATAACTTAATGTTTTTCATAAAACTTATATATTATCATATAATAAATGAATTTTTATAAATAAATTAAAATATAAAATTTAAAAATAAATTTTAAAAATAATAATTAATTATTTAGTCTTTTAGATGGGACGGTGTTTAATATGAAATTAATGACAATGAAACAATTCTTACAAAATCCTTCTGGGCCTTATTCAGCTAGCTTTGCAAGAAGAGATTTAATTATAGCTAATTTAGAAGATAGATTCGCTAAATTATATCAGAAAAGAAAAAGTGAATTTAAAGTAAAGACATTTAGAGGAAAAAATAAAAACGAATTCTATTTCTATATTCAAGTACCAAGTGAAAAATATGATAAGATTGTATATGATGTAGTAATTCAGTTTATACCAGTAGATATGGCTTCTTTATCAGCTACTACAATTGATAAATATGCCATAAAGGTATTTAGTAATAGTTTAAATTTTACTTTTTCGTATGCATATTGGTATAATATCGATCAATTAATTATACCAGAGCTAATTGATAAATTATCTCCAAAGGCTATTACAGATAAACCAGTAATTAAAAATAATGAAGGAATCTATGGCTTTGAGAAGTCTTTATATTTTGCTTTATTATATATTAAATATAATGAGTTAAATTATAAAGCTAATATTCTTAAGGTGATAGATAATTCAATGACTATTGCTAAATTAAAACCAATGATTAAATCTTCTAATTCTAAAATTATTGAGTATAATCTTGTTAAAAAAGCTAATGGTGATAAAGAACCATCAAAAAAGAAGATAGCTAAGCCAAGACCAAAACCATATAAATTTTAATAATATTTAAAAATATATATTATAATTCTGTCTTTTTCCAAAAGACAACTTATTCAAGGGGAGGAATAATTTAATGCCAATCATTTCAAACGAAGCAGAAATTGAAAAATTTAACGAACCGTTAGACAAACTGAATGATAAGGATTATGAGTTTGCTGTTTATGATCAGTATACTCATAACATTTGTGTAAAATTCGACCAGATCTTTGATAGAGAAGATCTTAAGAAGTATAACACATTCAAAATTCAGTTTAAAAGGTATTATTCTGAAGGCACAGTAAACAGTAGCACAAAACCAATGATGCCAACAATATGTAATGATTTAAATTACGTATTTAATAAGGACAACGATAGCATCAGACAATATTTAGCATTTGCTACTAAGATAACAATGATGGAATTTAAACCATATGAATTAGAAGACTTCAAGAATGATATTTATGACTTTATTGATACAATAAAGGAAAATGTCAGAGATTATGTAAATGAAAATTATCATTTAAATCTATCAGAATTAAATGACAAAATAAATATAGATTTACAGGTTACTGATGAAATGAATAAAGTATTCATTCAATCGGCTATAGGTATGAGACTTGTAATTCCGATAATTTGTACTTATACTGCTGATGAAAAGATTGACAAAATATTTTATGAGATCTTTAGGGAAATAATGATTAAGTTCTCAGAGATTGATGAAGAACACAATAATCCATTAACAAAGCTCAGATCTATTATTAGATCTAGAGTTGAACAGACAAAATATGCAAATAAGAAAATATGGAAATTCATGGGAAATTACACTTCAGATATGACAATTATATGTGAGCAGTTTAATATATCTTTAATTGAAAGTATTATACCAAAGCTTGATATAAATAGATCTGCTATTAAATATATCGATGTAGTATTACGTAAAAAGTTAGACTTTGCGTTTACTTATAACTTCCCTTTAGATTATCGTCCACTTAAGAATTTAGAGAATGACGATGATCCAGATGAACGTGATAGACTCAATGAGACAATATTTGTTAACAGAAAAAATGAAGCGGCTTTAATGCTTAACAAGTTAACAATAAAACAGCATATTACTCAGTTCATCAATGACAATGATATAACAGAGGATGAGATAAACAACTTTAAGAAGGTAAACCTTAAAGGAAGAAAACTTAATAACATCCAGCAGTACTTCCTGTTTATAACATTTGGTAAAATATTTGAAGTAACTGTTGCTACAGAGAGTGATAGAATTGTACTTCTATATGAACTTATAAAGCATTTAGAAATGGAAGGCTTTGTTGAGATTCCTAAGATGCTTTCAAATACTGTAGAAAATGTTATCGATATGAGAAACAAAGTACAGGCAAAGAGATTGAGAGTTCAGGATGGTTTTACCAAGATAATTAAGAAGTATGAACCAGTTATTGATATAATTGATAATGATAACTTCATAGTAAAGATGACAAATTTTAGAAACTATAATTACTATGACACCAATAACGAACTTATCAAATTCAACCCGAACAATTTTGAACGTGAAACTATTAGCTTTATATTAAGCTTATAAAAAATAAAAACTCACGAAAACATTCCCTTAACAGTGAAAGCTGTTAAGGGAATTTATTATTTTAGGTGGTGATCAATTTGATAGATACTAATTATGATAAAACCATATATGAATACTTTAAGAAGAATTTGTCAGTGTGTATGATAACTACAGATCAGTCTGAAACAGTTATTCGTTGTCCTTATTGTGGAGATAGTATTAAAGAACATCATGCACATTTATATATACACAACAATCCACCCTTTAAATATTTCTGTCAAAAATGTTCAACCACAGGTATTGTTGACAGTAAATTCTTAAGAGATGTGAGTTTGTATGATCCAGATATAGTTGATTTTGTAAGTGAAAGTAAATCTAATTATCTTAAAGATCTTAATAAAAAGTATGGTAATAATTTCTTAGAAATATTTAATAAAGAATTTGATATACTTCCTAATCAATATACAAAGATAGAAATTAATAAATTAAAATATATTAATAATAGATTGGGAATAAATATTAATAATAATGATATGATTAAAAAATATAAGATTATATTAAATCTTAAAGACTTCTTTGAGAATAATGATTTACAGATGAATAAATTCTATAAAACTAATATAAAGAAATTACAGAATAACTATGTAGGATTTTTATTAAATGATAACAATATGATCTGCTTTAGAAATATAAAAGAAGATGATAATGAACGTTATATAAATAAAAAGATATATAGCGAGAATATATTTCAAAGTAGAAAATTCTATTCTATCGGGAACACCATAGATTTAAGCAATAGAACTTATAATATAGTTTTAACTGAAGGCATCTTCGATATTTTAGGCGTATATAATCATATATACAATTGTAATCAGAATAATAATGATATATTTATATCTTGTAATGGTAAGAGTTATAATTTTGTATTGAATTATCTTCAGTCATTAAGTATTCTTAATACAGATATAAAGATATATTCTGATAATGATGTAACTAAAGAAAAGATGATGGATTTAGTTAAATATAATAAATTAATAAAATTAAATGGAGCTACTGTATACTATAATCTATTGAATAAAGATTGTGGTGTTACAAAAGATAAGATAGAAATATCCGAAGGAATACAAATATAAAGGGGGAATAATAGTGTTAGATTTAGTTGAAAAAATCTTGAATTCTAAGAAAGTAAACTATAAAACTTTAGGTGGTTTTTTAACACCACTTAAAGATAGTTTATTTCAGCAAGAATCAACTATAAACGTTTTTATTGATATACCATCAGTAGTAAACCAATTATATAATCCAACAAATATAAAACATTTAGCTGGTGGTGTATTAAATAAGAAAGATAAGTATATGATAGCATCTAGTCTGTTAAATATGATAGGTCATTATAGACATTATTTTGCAACTAGATTTTGCTGTTACACTAATATATTCTTTATGTATAATTCATCAATTGATAAAAACATAAGGGATAATTTAAATCCAGCTTATAAGCTGGAATATTATGATAAAAGACTTCATCTAGATAATTCAGTATTCTCAGATATAAATATTATCTTAAAAGATAATTATAAAGTCATGAAAATAATAATGGATTATTTACCTCACTGTTATTTTATCGACAGCTCTTATTGTGATTATAGATGTATATTTCCTTTTATAATTAAGCAAGAAGAGTTCAAAGATAACACAAATGTAATTATATCATCAGACAAGCTTATGTATCAGAACACTTTATACGGAGATACAATAATTGTTGAACCAAAGGGTGTTAATTCTGATTTAATAACATATGGTATAATTATTAAAGCCGTGGCTGGTAAGTCAAAGAATGTAGAAAAACATCCAGAATATTTAGATATCAATCCAGAGAATATTATTCTGATTGATAGTTTAATATCTCATCCTAAGTTAAATACTAAAGGAGTTAAGAATTTAAGTTATATTAGTACTTTAAAGATGCTTAATAAACATCATATAAATATTAATGAACCTATCTTAAATCCTGATAATTTGGATGATATTTTTACAGATATTAAAGAAGTTAAAGACAACCTTGATGAAATTAAGACTAACTTCAAAATCTATAACAATGCTTATCTGGCTAATATATATAATAAAGATTTAGAGATTATCTTTGAGTCCTGTAATAAGTATATAGAAGAGCTAGACGAGTTAAGGAAAATTAATGAGAAGTTTTTCAGTAAACATCCTTTAAATTTAGAGTTCTACTTTAATGGTGAGATCGATTAAAAGATAAATTTATGGTAAAAAATTATTTTATAAAGGAGTAAAAAATGGCTAATAAAGATTGGGGTACTACATTCAATGATGAAAAACCCGTATATGTAATTTTATTCACATCTAGAAATAAAGATAATAAGCATTTAGAAGGCTTTAAAGAAAGACGTGAATCTTTCTTAACAAATAAATCTAAAGAAGATTTAAGCGAAAGATTTAAAGCTTTTGTAAATGATGGTGTGGAAGGTGAAATGTCTAGATTTTATATTTCAATAAATTCTAGAAATAAAGAAAGATTATATAAAAAGGTATTACACTTTTTAATTGATAATCCAACTTTTAATATATGTAGTCTTCCTTCAAAGATTGCCGGATTAGCTGCAGAACATGATTGTTCCGATAGCAAAAGATGGATGTTTGACTTTGATATGTTAAATGAATCATTAGCTAATGATTTTTGTAGCGATATTAAAGAAATAGATAATAGTGTAGAAACTGAAATCCACAGAACTCCAAATGGTTATGCAATACTCTGTAGTCATGGCTTTGATATAAGAAAGCTTGATGGTGCGTGGAATAGTATGTCAATAACTCTTAAAAAGGATGACTTACTATGTGTTGCATGGAAAACTAAAGATTCTAAGGTGGTAAATTATGATGAAGGATGATAAATATGGATCGAGAATTTAATCGTGATAAATTTACAAAAGACTTTAAACAATGGTTAAATGAAAATCATGAACAAGTTATGAATACATGTATAACTGTAGAAGATCTTATGAAAGATCCAGATTTTATAAACGATCCAGATTTTCGTGAAGAATCATATGAGGAGGATGTTTATGAAAGTAAAACCTAAGAAAGTTACCAATTATGAGCAGTATATGAATACTATAACTGCTGAAGATAGAGCTTATGTTAAAGGATTCATGGAAGCTAGAAAAAAAGAGGATGAAAAATATCTGAATGAAAAGATATCTACTCTTTTAATTTTATTGGTAATAAAAAATTATTAATAGGAGGAATTGTTATGGCAAAGGAATTTAAGTATGATGTTCTTGCAGATCTCGGTACTATCGAAGAAACTGAGACTGTAAAGACATGTGTCAAGGTCATCTCTTTTAATGGAGGAAAGCCTAAGCTTGACATCAGAAAGTGGTATACCACCAATAACACTATGGGAAAAGGAGTATCTATCTCTTTAGATCCAGACGTTATTGACAAGCTCAAGGAAGCTCTTGAAGGTATAGAAGATGACTATGACCTTCCAAATGAGAGTATAGATATGTAAAAAATAATTCCCCTAAAGAGAATTAACTCTTTAGGGGAATTATATATAAATTAAATGGAGGAATAACTTATATACTAATATGTTCTCTATTTAATTAAAAAATGCAAAGGGGTAGAAAAGCTATGATAATTTCAGTAAAGTATGTCGAAGACATCAAGATCAGCAGAAGAAAGATGAAGGAAATAAGAAAATATCTGGAGGACAACTCAATTTATTATATTGAGAATATTGAAGGATTTTTATTTAGTCCTTATCTAAAGACCAAGGTTAATGAGAATTTAGAATTCTGTAAGAATAAGATTAATTTACCATATGTATCTTATTCAGATGATGTCTACAAAGGTTATTTAATCAGTAAGAAGTTTTTAAAAGAAACTGAACTGGTTAAAAAGATCAATTCTAATTATAAAAAGGAATTTATATTATGAATTACAGCAAGATATATTATATTGATACAATCAATGGCGAGGGGTTAAGAGTATCACTCTTTACTTCTGGATGTACAATCCATTGTAAAGGTTGTTTCAATAAGGAAACATGGGATTTTAACCATGGTGAATCTTTCACTAAAGAAGAGTTAGAAAAAATAATTAATACTATTTTTAATGATAAAGGTATTAATTATAGTGGTTTATCTTTATTAGGTGGAGAACCACTTGATAATATTGACGGTCTTATTCCGTTACTAAAAGAGTTTAAGAAGAAAAACAAAGATAATAAAAAAGATGTATGGATTTGGACCGGGAGAACTATTGATTATGTAAACTCTAATGAAAAGATGAAGAACTTCTTATTAGAATACTGTGATGTAGTAGTTGCAGGTCCATATATTGAAGAAGAGAAAAACTTAAAGTTAAGATTTAGAGGAAGTAATAATCAAAAAATTTATCTAATTAAAAATAATCACTTTATTGAAAGTGAAGAGTTAGAAAAAGGGGTATAATACTATGAATATTTATGAAAATATTAAGGATGTGAATGTAAGCTTTGCGGATGGTATAATTAATAATCCTTATCTATTAAGTATTGTTAAGAATTACAATAAGGCAATAAAAGGCTTTTTAGAAAGTAAGTCAACAACTGTAAGTGAATTTGAAGATGATTATCTTCTTAAGGATGATATCATTGAAGAATTAATCACTGAGAAACTTAAGAAAAATATGTTTTATGAATCAGTTGATAGAAAAGATATAGCTGCTATAAAGAAACTTATTAAGGAATATTTCAGTGAATATAAACAGCAGATTTACAAGGATTCTTTAAAATATCAGAAGAAACGTTTTGGTATAAGATATAATGAGTTTAAGATCACTACTATGCATGAATTATATAAATTTGGTAATGATCCAGAAATGTTAAATATCATTATACCAAATAATGCATTCTTCTATTTAAAGGTAATCGATAGATTATTAGTTTATTATTGCAAAAAGGTAATAGATAGGAAAGAAGATTTAAATAAAGTTGAATATATTAAAATAAAATAATTTTTGAGAGATATGCTATAATAGCATATCTCTCTTTTTTTTTTCTACTTGTATTTAATTAATATGTTGAATATATATTATAATTATGTACCAAGAAACATTCACAAACATCACCTGAGTACGTGATGTATAAAATAAACTGTTCCATTTTAAGGAGGAAAATTAAAATGAAGGCAAATTATTCAACAGCAACAAAAGTAACAAACAATGAAAAAGAAAGATCAACTAGTCAGTTGATAAACGAAATTAAGGAAAAGTATAGAGGAGATGTTTCTGCATGCTCGTTTTTTATATCGAGCTGCAAAGCCATCAAATTTATAGATTTACTTTACATTTCAGAAGGTCGTGTAAGATTTTTTACTTGTCCTTGTTTGAAACAAGGAAGTAGGAAACGAATTAAAGGAGATAAGGTAGTTCGTTTCCGTCATGAAAACGATATGTTACTCATCGGAGATTCTTCTGTAAGAGAAATCTCTGAAGCAGAACTCTTAAAGCATACTTTAGAGTATGCAGTGCCATTTGCAATGGCGAAGAGTAGGTTTGTTCCAGTTTTTATAAAAAGCAAAAAACTGGGATTAGATTTCAGTCAGTTCTTCGACGGAACTGAAACAATAACTGAAGAAAAAATAACAGTTGAAGTTGAATCTGCAGAGGATGAGGCTGCTACACTTGAAGCCGTAGAGACTGAAGATGTAACTGTAACTGAAACAGAAGTCATTACAGCCGAAGAATCTACTCCTACTCCAAAAACAGAAGAAGATCTTCTCATTGAAAAGATTATAGATCTTGATGCTAATGTGTTAAATCCTTTAACAAAGTTTATGATCGATAGAATAATGGATATAAGCACATACATTAACGATTCAATTATTGAAAAAGTTAAAAGTTTTGATGATTGTTATATCTATAATCAGGGGCTTTGTGAAAAGCAAATAGAAGCAGCTAAACTGGCTGCTTCTACAGCCTCAGCTTCAGAAAAGATTGATAAGTTCATCATTGCTCTTGCTAAAATTTCAGCTGATCTTAAGAATCAGTCTGAAGAAGCTAAGAATGAAGAATATTTCCTTAAGAAATCGCTTGAAAAAGCGACAGAAAAGGTTAATAATTTCTATAATGAAATCAATAATGAACTTTCTAGAATCGAAACTGAATGTAGCGAAAAGAAAATGGCGGAAAAGAAAGTTGACGATATAATGTCAAATCTCTCTGAATTAGAGAGAGAACTTCTTATGAAATCTCTTGGTTTAAGACCAGAGATAGATGTTGACGTAGTAAAAAACCCAACACACATTGTACCATCAACTGAAGAAACTGCGATAGACGGAAGATTTACCATTGTTATGAACGATGGCAACACACGTTCCATCGATAACAGTTGGTCCGAAATATTGGGCCATCTTCGTCAGGTCGCATTAAAAAGAGAGACTGTTAATATATCAGTCTTTAAATATATTGCGGACCAGATGGCTTTAGGACTTACTAGAAAAGAGCTTATAGAAGCTCTGGGCAGTCAGCACTACGCTAAACGAGCTCTGGACATATGCTCAGAGCTCGGTCTTTATAAGCTCGATAGATCTCAGAATGCTGGAAAAAAGCGTTCTCCAGTGGCATCAGCCAAATCTGGAAGAACACTTTCTGAGCGTTCGGAGATCAAAAAGAAGGTAATCGAAGAAGATATAAAGCAGAAAGCGGAAGCTCTTCATGCTTGATCTTCATTAATCTTACAAAAATATCACCTGAGTACGTGATGTATAAAATAAACTGCTCTTCCGTAGGAGGTTATAATATGGAAAAGAAAAAAGCATTAGAAATGATAGAAAATATGGAGATCAACCCAGAGCTCAAAGAAAAGCTCATAGAAATCGCTGATGAACTTGATGAAATATTCGAAAGAATTGACAAGATCGAAGCTTGTCACTAAATTCTTTCAAGTTCGGATAAAAACAGCATCCTTCATTCGAGGGATGCTGTTTTTTTTTATATTTCTAATATGGAATCATCATAAGTATTATTATTCATATCGATTAATTTATTATATTTAAGTAAAGTTTCTTCAGCTATAAAGTCTTTATACTTTCCAATAAATGCATTTACATCTCCAAAGATGCTTTCAAGTTTAATAAATATCTTTTCACAATGTACTAATTCATGAGCTGTTTTAGATAGATAAACAAGACCTACTTGATTTAATTTATGAAGCTCTAATACTTCATCACATATATCTAATGAAGTAAAATTTTCTCCAGTAAGTATTCTTTTATTTATACAAGTTTCTACTATATCATATAATGTAAATGGATAATGATGAAATTCTAATGTTAATCCATCAATATCATCTGAAAGATTACCTAATACAGAACAGTTATGAATACCTACTTCATTTTTAAGATGTCCTAAATAAGACTTATATTCTTTAGAAGTTCTTATCTGTTTTTCTATATTCTTAATAAAAGCTTTAATTTCTTTAGCATCTGACCATTCTGTAAAATAAAAACTACCTATAATATTTTTACTATTACCTTTAGTAGCTAATACTACATCATCACCTTTATTTAATGAAATAACATTATTCACTTCATTTGGTTTATTAATTTGTTTCATATAAATATTCACTCCTTTATTATAATAACTTGCTGTTTTTAAATATATATTATTTTTGTGACTGTATTAAGACAATAAAAAATTTAAGAAAAGGAGGAATACAGTTGTTATGAAATACACATATCCTACAGAAGAACTTATGAACAAAGCTTTCGATCAGGCAGTATGTGGTTCTTTTGGAACATTTTTAGATGGTGTTTATCTTAAAGCATGCTATGCAAATGGTTATGGCTTTGAGATTGTAAAACATAAAGGTACGTATGGCTTAGAGCCGGATCTTTGGGAGCTTTACGTACTTAAAAAAGTAGAAGATCCAGAGGAGTATGATATCGAAACAAGATACACTGCCAATTATGAGACGGATATAACTGATGATGTTGTTCCATCATTAACTAATGAGCAGGTAATGCTCGTTATACCATTAATAAGATGGTTAGATGATAGAGGTCAGCTTCCGGAAGGTACAAACCTTCCACATTTTTTAAAATAATAATAAAAGAGAATATACCAAATGGTATATTCTCTTTTTTTTTTATAAAAATCTATCTTTCATTCTGACTTTTGTTAATTCTAAATTATTATCAATAAGATAATCATGTAAATTATCATTTGGTGTTAATTTACCACTTTTTAAATCGTTATTTAATTGCTTTTTTACAGAAGTTTGATACATATAATCTTTAGTCATAAAAGGAGTCATAAATCGTCCATTAACACCAAAGTCTTTTGTAGTAGGTTGATATTTATCATCAACTATTATACAATGTTTCTTTATCATATCAATAGTCATGATAAATTTATCAACTTTTGCATATTTGATAGAATCTTTTCTTATTGTAATACAGTTTGGTGTATTTGAAGAATGCCCTAATCCTAATTCCATATCACTATCTAATTTAATAGTATAAATATAAAATTCCAATAATTTTTTATCATAGTTATTCAAATTATCTTTTAAATAATTAAATACTGATTTAGTTATAATAGGATTTTGAGAGTTTTTACATCCCATATGTGTTATATTACTATCTACTTTTTTTAAAGTTTTTAAAACTTCAAAACATCCCCATCCAATAGCTGAATTATATTTAGTCCAAGTAAATAAAGAAAAGCCTTCTTCCTGAAATACATTACCAAAATCTAAACCAACAGATTTTAATTCTTTATAATAATTTTTAGAAGCATGATAAACTTTTATAGGACTGTTAATGGTTTCATGTAAAGCTCTTCTTACAGATCTTTTAAAATCATACTTTTGTTTATTAAGATCCTTTATATAATCTCGACTTCGTTTAATTTCTCTAAAGATATCTTCGATTAAAGGTCGTCCGTCTGGTCTATCTCTCTTTATTCTTCTGATACTTGCCTGTAAATCACTAGTACCCATTATAATTAAAGGAAGTGTTACCGCTTTTTCAGGAGACATTAAACAAATATTACAACCTTCAAATATAAACTTTTTACTTCTATATTTAGGATTATTTTTAGTATTATCTAATAACCAATCAAAAAATTTAATCCAAAGTTTATCAGCTTCTGAAGAATCATATCTAATTTGCCATGGTAATTCAGGATGTTGGTTAATATAATCTAATATTATTCCAGTTCCTCTTATATTAATTAATCTAGATAATAATTTTTCATATTTTTCTTTTGGTCTGGTTATTCTTAATAAAAATAAATCTAAATGAGAAACATATGCATCATATTCTTCTCCTAATTTCATAGAATAAGTACTTTTACCATCACCGCTTGACCCAGTAATCCAAAGAGGATTTCCTTCTCTCCATTGATCCACGTTTATAGCAAAGTTCTTTTCAGGAATAACTAAAGATTCATTATATGTATTGATTAATTCATTATAATTATCTCTATTATTTTTACCAAATAATTCCATAGACTTCTGATCGGAAAGCCTTTTTCTTCGATCATCCATAGAATCCCAGTTCTTCATGACTCTTTCAAGTTCTTCCTTAGAAGGTTCTTTATGTATTAACTCTATACCAGTTTCAGCTCTCCATTTATGAACTGGATCATTTTTAAGCTTTAAATATATATCATTTCCATAATTCTTTTTAATATCTTTTAGATTCATAGGTGGTTCATAGTCTTCATGTAACTTTATACCTTTTTGCTTGATAACTTCATCGAATCTAGTCTGTGGGAAAGGTTTCTCGTCTAATTCTACTTCACCATCATCATTTATATAACCAAAACCATAACACATATCAAAATGGAAATTAACCATCATATCTCCAACTGTATATACATTATCTCTTCCAACTAATTCACTGAATGGATCTATTAAGATATTAGTATCTTTATTTAATACTACAGTATGCTCATATTTATCAGCACTTACTGGTCTATAAGGAAGTTTTTTGTATGATCCAGACTTAGAAGGCTTAGTTTGCTTCCATCCTATAAGCTCTTCATCTCTTGCTATTTCTGGCATTTGTACGAACTTCTTAATAGCTTCTAGATTTACATCATACATCTCTTTCATTGAAAGATTCTTATATTCTGGATATCGGTTAAAGAATAATTTGATATAGTGTTTATATTTTTGTACGTCCTTCTTATTATGTTCTAATAATCTATCAAAATCCTTTTTATTAAAGCTATCTATATTTTCTTTATCAAATTGTTCTTTTTTCTTTAACAGTTCTTCAAGATTTATAGGAGTATGACTATCCGTCCAGCAATCTAAGTGATTTTCTTTTTCTGAATCCATATATACTCTTTCACCATGAATATGACCATGTACATTAATCTTAACTTTCTTATATTTCTTAAGCATTAATGGTTTGTGACTAAAGATAATATCTTTATATTGTAATTCATCAAATACATAATTAAATCCTAATGATAAATAATAATCATTATCTTTAAAATCATGATTACCTTTAATAAGTATCTTTATACCATTTAATTGATTATAAAAATATCTAATTAAGTTATCATAATCATCTGATAACTTTTTATATGAAGTATCACCCATATATATGAATATATCATTAGGCTTTACTTTAGCTTTTTGCTGAATTATTAATCTCTTTAATTCTAATTGTGATTGTTTACCTTTTGTATAGGCATCTTTATAAATATGCCAGTCGGTAGCTAACCATATTCTATTATATGGAGTTCTATCTAAAAGACTCTTCACGTAGTCTTCTTGACTTACATTTTCATTAAAGAAATCTATATAATCCATAATATCACCTCTTTTCAATCTTAAGATTAAGACTTGTTAACGGTACTATATAAATTAGTATCTCTCCACATATCATAATGTCCTTTAGCTTCTGTATCCCAATATTCACCACTACCATGAATATGACCATGTATATTAATATTGTATATAGATTGACATACATAAGTTTTAGTAAATCTACGGTAATTCCAAAAATAATTACTATCAACAATAGGACGTTTTGATGTTAGATTTTTATCCCATATGGCTGGTAGATGAGTGAATACTATATTCTTATAAGTCAAATGATCTACTATATAGATGAATCCACATTCTTTATAATAGTTATCTGATAATATATCATGATTCCCTCTTACTAATATTTTTTTAATAGGTAAGCTTTTAAAAAAGATTTTAATCTTTTCATTTTGCTCTAGTGTACAGTCTACATGATCAATATCTCCTAAGACTATTAGTATATCATCATTTCCTAATTTTTTACATTCATTAAAGAATTTATCCATTTTTACTTTAGTATTAAATGGTTTTTTATTTCTACATTCATTCTTATAGAAATGTAAATCGGTTGCCATATAAATTTGATTAGGTTTTTCCCCACTAACAAATGTTATGGCATTTTGTAAATCATTGTCTATCATTCTTATCACTTCCCTTATTATAAGATAAATATAATTAAAAGTTGTAAACCGTATTAAACGCATATTCTATTTATATATTATAATTGTGAATAAGTTAATAAGGTGGGATTAACTTATTCTAATTAATATTAACACCCACAATGTTATCTTTAGGAGGATACACATATGACACAGACAACAAGAAAGATACTTACAAATGCATTTTCTTTACAGATGTTAGCAGAACTGAATGCTGACGTTACTGTAAGAGAAATCACACCAGCAGAAGTGCCAGAAGACACAGAGTCAGCAATGGGTCATGCTGACATCGCAGCAGTCGCTGGAAGTGTCCTCGGACGTGAAATTCCAGTGGTTAGAAGTTCACAGAAGCTCACTGAAACAGATGAGCTTTATGTTGCACAGTTCATGGGAGGACGCCTCCCAGAAGGTGCAACGACCCTTCCGGAAGGTTTCAGTATTAAGTGGTTAAAGATTACTGTCAAGTACAGATAAAATAACCACTTAATACTGATCTTTTAATTAAGCACATGGGACTCCCCTTACTGTGTGCTTAATTTTTTACATTATTCGTGTTATTTTTTTTTTCATTATATATTAATAGAAACAAACAATGAGTTATTAATTATATAAAGAAAGGATTGATATATATGAATCAAACTGAAGGATTTATTGTTTGTGAAGAGTTTACAGCTTCTACACCATCTATTTTAGCAGATGATAATAAATCTATTGTGTTTGAAGCTACTTTACAAGAAGCTGATGCACCTAATAGAAATAAGCGTATATATGGTAAAGATGTATTATCTGAAGCTTTAAATAATCCTACTGTTAGAGAAAAGATAGCTCATAAAGCTTTCTATGGTGAGGCTGGACACCCTCTTTCTACAGATATAAAACGCCAAGCATATATAGATCAACATAATATAAGTCATATTGTATGTTCTACAAAATGGGAAGGTAATATTCTTAAAGGCATTGTAGAAACAGCACAAACTAGTACTGGTTTTGACATGAGAGGTTTAATTAGACAAGGTTCACAAGTATCATTTTCATTAAGAGCTCTTGGTAATATTATTAAACCAGATGGTCAATATCAAAGAGTCTTTGGTCCTTTAATGATCATTTGTTACGATTGGGTCGGCTCTATCATAAGATAAATAATTTGTGGCTCAATTAAAACTCCTTTAATTGCTGGAACGTCCTATAAATGGGATAATCAGCAGCCAAGACTTAAAAGAAGACTTCATTCGTAAGATGTCTTTTTTTTTTTAAGTAAGGTTCAACGACTATCGAAACCATAGGTTCTAAAAAGAACTGAAGAAGGGAGTAGAGTACCGCCTAAGCGATTGAGGTTCTGGTGTAGAGTAATAATCTAGTAATTCCAGATTAAAGGGAAATGGGGAGCAGCATGTATTAGCCATATACATCTGAAGATATAGTCTTATCTATACAGTAATGTATAGCTGTTTAATATAAACGTATATAGTGTAGCGAACTATATAGAAAAGGAATAAATGCACAATTCCATCTCATGATAAAGCATATATGGGAAAAATTATTTCTGAAGACTTTAATAGATTAGAACAAAATGGAATTATTACAGAAGGTCTTATTAACTTTAAAATGGCTGATTTAGCTGAATATGTAATGCAACAGGATAATAAGCTTAGCTGTATTTGTGAATCATTAGGATTTAATATAGATAGTGATTTCTCTAATGTAGATGTAGATAGACGTAATAAGTTATTATCTATTAAAGAAGGTAATGAAACACTTAAATTATTCTTAAAGAATTCAGTAGTAAATAATATGGATAATTATTTCAAGTATAAGTTTTAATTGAATATATAGCATAAGTTGATAACAAAAATTTATAATTACTTATTTTAAATTATATTTGTTAATTTAAAATAAATTAATATTAATTTATTCTATATAAATATTAAAGAAAGTAGGTATTAATTATGAATTACAGAGATCTTATTTTAGAATCTTATCTCGAAGATAATGATTATGAAGCATATGATGAAGAATACGATGATGCATATGATGAATATGATGAAGATGAAGAATATGAAGCATATGACGAAGAGTATGATGATGATGAAGCACTTGAAGCATACCTTGAAGGTTACTACTATGCATTAGAATCATTAGATGATCGTAGAGCTGACGGTTCTGTAAAGTACTATTCGTATAATAAGAAGGGTAAGCAAGGTGCTGAAGTTACAAGAAACGTAGATGCTGATGGTAGAGTTTACTATACTAATGCAAAGGGTAAGAGACTTAAGGATGGCGTTTCTGTAAAGGCTGCTATTAATAAGGGTAAGGGCGAATTCGGCGTTGGTACAGTTACAAGAAGCAAAGCTGCAATTCAGAAGGATATTAAGGATACAGGCAATCGTGTTGCTAGCGGTGCTTCAAAGAATACTGGTATTGCTAATGCTTCTAGATCACAAGGTAATATTTCTAAGACTGCTGAAACTGCAAGAAATGCTGAGTTTGCTGCTAAGAACAGAGAAGATAATCTTAAGAGACAGCACAGAGCTGAAAAGAAAGAACTTCAGAATAGACTTGCTAGAGCTAATCAGGAAATTACTAACTCAAGAGAATATGGTTTCAAGTCTGGTGAACGTTCAGGCTATGAAAAGGGTAATACTGCTGGTACTAAGAAGGGCCGTGCTCAGGGTGCAGCTGTTGCCGGTGGTGCAGCTTTAGCTGTTGCTGGTGGTGTAGCTGCTGCAAAGGCTATTAAGCTTGATAAGGAATATAAGGCTTATACAGCTGCTGGTGGTAAGCTTTCTAAGAAGGAATGGTTATCAAAGGGTAAGCCATCACCATCTGTTGTTGAAAAAGCTGTAGCTAAGATCAAGCATGAAGCATATAATGAAATCGCTGATATGGTTTATGAAGATGCTTTAAATGAAGGTTATGAACTTGCTATTGCTGAACTTTGTGCTGAAGAAGATTATGAATAATAAATAAAAAAAAAATATATAAAATTTACTCTAAGGTTTAAATAAACCTTAGAGTAAATTTTTTAACGAAAGAAGTGTTAGTATGACTTATAATGAATATTTGAATGAAAGTAATGAATCAGATAAAGAAAAATTAAAAAGATTAAAAGTTGAATATAGAGCATATTGTAAACAATGTAAAGCAGAAAAAAAGAAGCCAAAATCATTTAAAGAATTCTTATATGATAAACATGAAACTATTAAAAAGGTTAATACCGGAGCTGCTACTGCTGGTATAGTTGGTGGTGCTGCTGCCGCTAAAGCTGGTCATGAAGCATATAAGGGATTTAAGCGTGTATATCATGCAACACAGAATAGAAAAGATAATCCAAATGTATTAAAGTCTATCGATAAAGAAGGTTTAACCAGAAGACATGGTGGCGAAGCCGGATCTAAAGCTGATACAGAATCCGCTTTAGCAGGTAAGCATAAATTATTTAGTACTCTTGGTGATGCTCAAGAAAATAATAAAGGGCAAGTGCAATATGCTAAATTAAGTCATGTTGTTGGATATGTTGCTTTACCAAAATATACTAAGGGTTCTAAATTAAAAGATAGAAAAATTTATAAAATAGATTTACCATATGATGATTATAAAAAATCTAAAACAGATACAAATATATCTAAAGCTATACATAAGCTTGGACATGTTCCTAAAAAAGCAGCTGATAAAATAACAGATATAACTACTGGTGCTAAAATGATGGGTCATAAAGATATAGATCCTAGATTATTAGCTAATAATAAAGCATATTCAAAGAAAGAGAAAAAGGCTTTTAAGAAAGAAATATATAAAGATTATGTAAAGAATCATAAAAATAGACATATAAGTGGGGGCGTAGTAGCAGCAGCCGGAGGTGCAGCAGCTGCAACAGGTGCTGGATTAGCTGTAAAAACGTTAAAAGATGTTTCTACTAGAAAAAAAGCATATAAGAAATATAAAGAACAAGGCGGAAAATTAAGTTACAAAGAATTTTGTATTAAAGCATATAAAAATTATTAAAAAAGGTGAATTGATATGAATTATGAAGAATTATTCTTAGAGGGTTATTACGATGCATTAGAAGAATTAAATGATATCTTTTTAGAAGGATCTACAACTGCAAAATATTTAAATCATCATAGTTTAGGTGGTACATTTTTTGGACCTCCATTATTTAGATGGTTTAATTCAGAACTTAAAAAAGGTGATAGCTTTATGGGTGTCCATAAGTTATATCCTAAATATTTAAAATATTGTGCTAAAAGAGGATATTCTGCTTTATCTAAAGAAGAATTTATCGAAGAAGGTAAAAAATATTATACTTTAAAAGCTAAAGTAGATGTTAATCAACTTGGTGGTAGTGTTCTTGGTGGTGCATTATCTGGTTATGGTACAACAATGGCAGATGCTGCAGCTATGGATACTGCTATTACTGGTGGTGCTATTAGTACATCTGCACTGTCTGCAGGTACTGCATTTGGTATTGCTGGTGGTCTTATGGCAGCTGGAAGTAATATAGCATCTGAAGTATATAGAAGAAAACCAGAATTTGTAGATAAAGCAAAAATGAGACATGACCTTAAAGGTATTTAAAAATTAATCCCTAAAGACTATATAGTCTTTAGGGAATTTTATTTTTTTTTTAATTAAAATTTTGGTTTGCCTATTGATTTCCACTGATTAAATGAAATATTTTTACGTTTCTCAGGTTTCATACTTTGCCAATGTTTATAGTTACTATAATCAGATGCAGATTTAATAACTGCTGCACCTATTATAGCACCACCAATAGCTTTTTTATGTTTACCTACAAATTCACCAGTTGATTTAGCAGTTTCTTTAGCAGTTTTTATCTTTTTATCAATTTCTCTTTTTCTACGTTCTGCAAGCTTATCATCTCTTTGTAATTGTCTGTTCATTTTGATATCTTTTACATCTTCTGTATTATTAACATCATCTATACGTTTTTCTCTATTATAACTATCTTTATTACGTGTTTTTTCAGATTTATACTTATCTCTTTTACGATTATTTTCTAAGTGCATATCAAGTTTTTCAGAACGATATTTATCTTTCTTACGTTCATTATTTAAACGATGATCAAGCAATCCTTCACATATATTTAAAAATTCTTCATACTGTATATCTACATCCGGTCTAGTTCTAAGCATTTCTAAATATACTCGATATGATAATTCTGAATTGTTATTACATTCTAATAAAATATCTATATTATTCATTATATGTCACCTCTTGTATATTAATAATATAAAAAGATGTTGATCTAATAATTTATAATTCTAAAAACCGTATCTAATATATATTCTGAATATATTATAATTGTGAATAAAGAAACATTAAGACCTGATCAAGTCTTAAACAAAAACTGATCTATTCTAAGGAGGAATAGTATGGAAAATATTAATATTTCAAAGAAAAAGTAATACATACTAATTATAGTATGTATTACTTTTTTACTAAATTTTTTTAAAATATATATTATTTTTTTAGTAATTTTTAACCATGGAGGACTTATTATGAATTTTAATTTTGAGGTAAAAAAGATTGACAGAACTGATAAGGATGTTGCAATAAAGAATCATCCGGGTGAATATTATTATATAGTATCCACTAAAACAGTATACTACAGTAGAGCTAAAGCATCTGCTAATAAAAATGGGCCATTAGATAAAATGGTAACAGTACAGTTTCCAAAGGAGGTAATATTATGAAAGAAATATATACTATTTTATTTAAAGAATATATATTTATCTCAGATAGTTCTAGACATCCAGCATTTGATATGAGTAAAAATATAGCTAATTACTCGTTTGATGATTATCAAATATTTAAAAATTTTGAATTTAAAAATGTGTTTGACTTTCAAACATATACTACGTCTTTAACACAAGACGATAAGTTTATTAAAAAGGTTATTAATAATTTTGAATTAGATAGAGAAAAACGCATATTGACTTCCTTAAATAAAGTTTATGCTAATGAGTATGGTTTTGTTAAAACTGATTCTGAAGAATTATTAAAATCAAGAAAAGAATATTTAAAAGAAAAATTATCGAATTATTCAATTCATTTATTAAATGAAAAAAATAAAAATTTTTTAAAAGTTAGCGATGTTATAGCTCCATACTGTATAGACGAAATGTATGAGGATAAAGCTCGTCCGTATGTAATAGTATATAGTGATATTATTAATATTAAAAATCCAGTAGATGAGTCAATGGCAAACATTAATGTAGATATAAAAATAAACGCTGCATTTAGTAAGACTCCTTTAATACAAAACTATGTCGATTTAACAACATATAAACTATGTAAAACTTTAGAAGGAGAAAAATAATGAAAGAGATTTATACAGTAGTTTATAGCGAAATAATAGAGATTTATAATGAATCTGGAGGAACTAGTTTTAATGAAGAGTCATTAACATATATAAATACGGTTTTTTCTTTATCATTTGATAATATGGAAGTTTTAAAAAATTTTGATTTAAATTATGTATTGAATTTTAATTTATATAAACCAACCATATTAAAAGATCCAGACAAAATTCGTAGCGGTATAACAAATGAATTTGAAATTGATTATGATGAAGGATATAACGAAATTTGTAATATAATCAAAGAAGATCTTTGTAATCATTTTGGTCCTATTATTGCTACGGATTTTAAAACAGAAAAAGAAACAAATCCAAAGTTTGTTTCAGATATGTTAAAGTTCGTAACGATAAGAGATGCTTCAGAACTCAGTAAAGCATATAAAGATGAAAAGATCACTATTCTTAGGAAATCGTATGAATTACACAGAGATTATTTATATGATGAGATGATTTATATAGATATTGAGTTAAGATGTTGTATTGTATCATCTCCTATATTTACAGGAGATGACAATGAATTCGTAGAATATGAACTAATAAAAAACTTGGAGGTATAATAATGAAAGAAGCATTCTTAATAACATTATCGGAAAATTTAGAATTTAGAATGGCTGAATATACTTTTCCATTTATAGTTAAGTATGAAAATGTAGAAAATTTTGTTGTCAATGATTTTGACAATATTAAAAAATTCACATTAAACTCTATTATAAATACGTATATGCCAACAATTCAAAAAGAAGAAAATACTGAATATTTAGCAATAAAACTTCTTTATGAATTTGATAAGTTGGATACATGGGGAGTATTTGAAAAAGATTTAAAAGAAGCTATTCACTCATTACCTATTAAAAAAGATATGCAAGACTATACATGGGGAACAGAGTATGTCACAAGATATCTTAAAAATGATATACCATATAAATTTCAGAAAACTAATGATCATGAAATATTCTGTAAAAAATATATTCTTACTAAGAGAGATATAGCTTTAATGTTTACTATAAAGTATAAAATAAACAAAATTCCTGTGCTAGGTAATAAAGAAGAAACTGAAGCAGCTCTTGCAGAATATGATCTTCTTAGAAATCTAGGTGTTGAAAATTAAGGAGGAAAACTGATGGATACCATATATACTGTTATGATAAAGGAAAAGTTAGAAGACTATTGTGAAAATATTCCAATGTATGGTAACTTTTATAAAAATGAATGGATGCATGATATGTTATCTTTTAGTAATAAAAAACAGTTATTAAAATATCTGAATGAAATTAAAAATACAAAAGTAGAGAGTAAACTTCTTAATGAAGAGTATAAATCTTTTATTAGACAGTTAGTTGGCGTTGTAGCTGTTCGTAATGGTATTTTTAAGAGTTCTGATGAAATATGGAGAGATCTTCAATATCATCATAAAACGCTTATTTATAATGCAAGAGATATACATGAATCAGAAATAGATAGGGTAAATGGTGTATTCTGTATAGTGTGTGAAGATTTAAGAGGTTCTTATAAATTGAACTATCCAACTCCAAATTCAGATGATCATATTAGAGTAGTAAGTCATTTATTAACAATATGCATCTATAAAAACGATTTAGTACATAATGATACTGAGAGAGTTGAACATCAGTTAGTTAAGAATCTGGAGGAAAACTAATGAAAAAGAAATTACCATATCCAATAAAATGTAAACAGTGTAAGTATATTACTGTCGAAAAATTTAATGGTGAAAAAGAATTTTACTGTGAAAAGTATAATGAATTTTGTGCTTGTATAAAAAAGTGCAAAAAATTTAAAACAAAATATCCATTAATAACAAGTCTTCAAGATGTATCTGTACTTATTAATCTTGGATTTGGTTTTGTTTTGTTAATATTATTAATACTTCATATGATTGGTGTTATTGATATTAACGAATTATTTAATAATAAATAAAAATTAAAAGTAAAGGATATTATCCTTTACTTTTTTTTATAAATTCAACAACTATTTATACTTTTTTAATAAATAATAAAGAGGTGAATACAATGTCTGAATTAACTACTAAACAGAAAGATTCATTTGATGATTCTGTTTTTGGAGTTCCAGAATTAAGGAAATTTCCATTAAATGATAGAGAACATGTGTTAAAAGCCATTCAATTTTTTCATCATTGTCCTTTAACGTATAAAAAAGAATTAGCTAATAATATTAATAAAAAAGCTAAAGAATATAATATTTCTATATCCAAATCATCTAATATATATGAGTATTTAAATGAAGAAGAACAATATGAAATAGATTTATTTGAAGATATTCATTTATTAGAAGATTCATTATTATTTACAGAAGCTTTTGGTATGAATGAACAAGAAGCTAAAGGTTGTGTTGATACAGCTATCAATATGTGGAAAAAAAGAAAATCATTTATAAAAACTTATAAAGATAAACAAGTTTTATTAACTGATATAAGAAATGAAAAAATGATGATTGATAGTTTACAAAGATCTGGTGATTATAATGGTATCATTTTAAGAGCCAAAAATTCAGCTAATAAAATGAATACTTCTATTAATAAGCGTAATAATCAAACAGTTCAAGGATCTAAGAATAATGGTAGAGTTATGGGAAATCCTATATTCCAACGAAGAAATACAGCTTTTGGTGTTGGTGCTGCAACTCTTGTAGGTGCTACAGTAGCAGGTGGTGCTTTAGGTAAAGCAAGTGCTAATAAAAGAAATAACGGTCGTTTAGTTACTAAAGCTAAAGTAGGTGCAGGTGCTGTTGCCGGTGCTGCAGTTGGTAATGTAGCTGCTATGGCTGCTATGGGAGCAACTGCTGGACATCAGGAAAGACAAAAGAGAATAGCAAGAGATCCTAATGCTCCATTACAACAATATGCTAATAAATATGCTAACTTTATTAGTAATTTCCAAGGAGAAATTCTTGAATTACAACCTAATGTTGGAGGTCAGCAAAATCAGCAAGAAGGAGAAGGTGAAGATTAATGGGTAAGTTTTTACAAGAGGATTCTTTAGAGAAAAAGACCCTAAATAATTATTTTGATAATTATTTAGATACTACTGAAAGATATTCAAAATGGCTTCAAGGTGCTCCTACATTTGTAACATACTATTCTATTAATCTAGAAAATTCTACCCAAGATCAAGGTCTTAATAATGTAATGGAAGTAGTTGGTGGAGAATCACCTATTAGATATAATAAGATAGAAAATTTTCCTATTTACCTTGAAGGAGAAATGAATTTTACAACTAATTTAGAAGAAGATGCTGGTTTTGATAGTGATTCTGAAGGTACTGGTATTATATTACCGGGTACAATAGTTCCTCAAAATGATGATTTATTAGTATTTGAAATATTAGAGCATAAGCACATATATCGTGTGGCTAACGTAGAATATTCAAATACAAGTATTAGAAAGTTTTATAGAGTTTCTTTTTTTGTATCTCCGTTTGATATAGAAACCTTAGAAACTAGACAAGTTAAAGAAGAATATAATGTTATATATAATAATATAGGTACTGAAGTAGATCCTGTAATATCTAAGAAAGAATTCTCATTAATAACAGAAATTGATAAAGTCTTAGACTATTTGACTGAAAGGTATGTAAGATTTTATTATGATAAGAAAGTTAATTCTTTTATATATAACTATGATAAGATGAATATGATTATTCATGAATTCTATAAAGATAATGGTATCTATGATCCAAAGCTGGCTTTTTTCATAAAACGAAATAATTTATTTATAAATAAGAAAACTTTTTTAAAAAATATTTATGTAGAAAGTTTATTACCTGATAGAGATTTAGATTATGAAAGATCTATATACTCTTTATTTGAAACATTAGATACTGATGAATTTGAGTATCCTTATTTTTATTTTATACCTATAAATGAATCTGTATTTAAATTACTTCAAGATAAATTCCATGAATTAGTTCATAATAAAGATGATGTATATAGAAAGTTTAAAATTATTCCAGATGGTAAAATAAGATCTGGACAATTTACATCAGTTGATTTAATTAAATATGTAACTGATACAAAACTTTTAATTGATGATTTACCTTTAAATGAGCAAATTATGATTATTTATTTAAGGTGTAGAAAATATGAGGAACAAAATAATATTATAGATTATCTAGAAGATATAGTTACCCTTTCGAAAAAAATTAAAATCGACAAGGATTTCTATACCTATGTTCAAATACCATGTATAATCTTTATACTAAAACAAATCAAAAGTATTATAACACATAGTACTAATTATATTAAATAGAAAGGATTGAATTTTTATGTTTAATTCATTAAGAGACGAACTTAACAAAATTGCTTTAATGGAATCTGATGATTTAGAATATTTCAATGATCATACAGTCGATGGAGACGAAGGCGCAGCTGACGATGAGCTTTACGATGATATCGAAGAAGGAGAAGAAGAAGAAGATTTCGATGATCTCGATGGCGAAGCTGTAAATGAAGCTATCGATGCTATTGTAAATCAGATGCTCGTTAATGAAGCCTTAGAAGATGCTGATTATGAAGAAGATTATGATTATGATGCAGATGATGAAGGCTATTATGAAGAAGACTATGATGAATACGAAGATTACTATGATGAAGAAGAAGCATATGGTGATGACGTATTTGATGATGATTATGATGACGACGAATTTGATGATGACGACGATGAAGTAGATATGGATGAAGGCGTTGTTGGTGATGGTAAGACCGTTAAGGGCGATCCAAGCGATGATGAATATGATTCTGTAGATATCGGTGGCGTTACAAACTCAATTCATTATGATCTTAAGGAAGATATTGAAGATGATGAAGAAGATGATCTTGATGAGCTTTTAGAAGCTATGCTCAATGAATCAGATGATACAAATGATCTTAGAGCTACATCAAATGATATCTTTGGTGATAGTGCTGATATGCCTTCACAAGATACACCTCCTTCACCACAGTATTCTAAGGTAACAGGTAGATGTGGTAGAACAGGTGCTACAGTTCCTACAACAGTTATGGGTGATGGACAGTTTGGTACATATGGTAAGTCAAAGTTCAGCCGTGACGTTTTAGGACAGGCAACTGTTGATGATGATGCATATGATGAAGAAGGTAATTCATATGATTTATATGCTTCAGCTGGTAATATCTATGATGATGATGAAAATGAAGAATATTATGGCTTAAGAAATAAGGTTCAGACAAAGAATCTTTTCGGTAGACATAATATCAACAACATCAACTATGCAGAACTTGGTGACAGATTTGCTGGTACTAAGGATGCATTAGATGAATCAGTAGAACTCTTCCTTAGAGGCTTAGAATAATATATTAAATAAGGAGTAAACCCTATGAAAGTAGTAATTTTTGATGAAGGCTTTATTCCGGGTTTAGGCCGTGGTCCTTTTAGAACACCTATTGAAATTAGCGAAGACAAGTTCTTTCTCTACAAGAGAATGGGCATTCAAGTAATAAAGGCTGATGTTACAGCTCCTATTGCTGAAAGCGGTATATTCAATAGAACTGTTACTAAGAGTATTTCTGATAATATTCCTAATGAAGAACCAGAAGCAGTTGAAGAAGTAAAGCCTATTATTAAAGAAACTAAAGTTGAAGAAACTAAAATAGAAGAACCTGCTGTTGAAGAAGTAGCAGTAGAAGCAGCTAATGATTCAGAAGTTGATGAAGTTATCGAAGAAGCAGTTGAAGAGGAAGTAGCTATTAGCGATCTTACAAAGAAAGAGCTAGTAGATCTTTTACATGAGAATGGTATCGAAGAAGCTTCTAAGAATATGACGAAAGACGAATTAGTTAAATTAGCTGAAGAATCTTTACAATAAAAAAAAAATATCCCTAAAGACTATATGTCTTTAGGGATATTTTATTATCTAGATAAACTTAAGCATTCTTTATAGTATTCGACCATAATATTTCTTTTTGTAGCTTTCTCTAAGTAAGCTGGATCAAAGATACTATTATAAGAATATAATGGAATAAGCATTATACAATCATTAATATTGTCTCCTGAATTATCTAAATAATCATACATATTAGATAACTCATCATCAACTATAATAGATATATTTTCAATATCTTTTATAACATCAGATTTCTTTTCATTTATGTCTACAAATAAGATTTCTACATTTTCAATTATAGGTCCAAGTATACGTTTAATACATTTAATCTTAGCATCAGTATAAATATCAAATGTTCTTGTTACAACGTATACTTTATCAAAATTAAAGTGCTTATATTTAAATAGTGTAGGTATAAATTCACCTAACCTAGTAGTGATAACTTCTTTATAGAAATTATCACTTTCATTTAGGTATACCTTTAAGATATCCTGCATAGCTGCTTGCTTTTCTTTCTCTGTTAAGCTTTCTTTTAAGAGCCAATCAGAGAAAAGATAAGTTGGTCTAGAAATTAAAGGATAGTTAAAGAAATCATTATAATTGTAGTTTAATGGAATAACTTCTGGCTTTATTTTAGTAAGTAAATTTTTGTTATTCATTACACAATAAAACCATAAGTTAGTTGTGTATGTTAATACATCATCCATGTCTACTACAATTGAACCTTTTTTCACATTTCCCAATTTTAGCATTATAGTGTCCTCCTTATATCTTAATAATATTAGTTGGAATTAAATTCTTATCAATATTTGGTGTCTGTATATTAAGAGCATCTAATAATACAGTACCAGAATTAAGATGATCCAATACCATTTTATTTACATTTAAGAATGGCATTAACAGATCTGGAATCTTTGTTAGATTTTTTGGAAGACTTACGACGTTAATAATACCGTCTTTACATAATGCATTTTCTACTGTTGTAGTTTTATCTATTTTATAACTAAAGTTGATTACTTCATCCATTCTTTCTAAGAATAAATTATATTCATTTTCATCAACTTCAAGATTCTTTTCTTCGATATATTTGTCTATTTGCGATTTGATTAATTCAATATTTGGTTCTATAATTACTTTTATAAGATTAATATTGTTTGGATATACGATTTCTAATTCCGGGAATAATAAATTCCATGTCATACAACCTCTTACCTGCATTACATTAAGAGGATTCTTATATCCACCAATTTCATTAGCTCTTAATGGTAAAGTATAATCTACGTTACCATCTTTTAATGACTGTTTAATATTATTACTTAACGTAAAATATTTTCTCAATATATTATTGTATTTAATTTCATCTGATAATAATATATCATTCTTTAATAAATCTGTAAAGTGTTTTGCTACATTTTTATTAGTATTTGATTTCTTAATAGCAAGACCTTTAAGGTCTATTTTCTGTTTCTCAATAATATTACCTTCTTGCATTAATACTGTAGAAGCATAAGACTTCTTATTCTTCGTAAGTAAGAGTCGTGAAAGCATAAACTCATTCTTCATATTAATCAATGGTCTATACTTTTCTGCAATAAAGTGTAATTTTCCAAATTTAAGATATGCTTCATTAATAACATTTGTAATTAAATACGTTATACAATTAATAGAAGCAACCTTCATTTCCTTACTATCATCAACACATTCAATATTCTCTCTAAAATATTCATATGCTGGTTCAAGATGTAAAAAGTTTGAGTCAGTATCAACAATTGGTACTACTTTTCTCTTACCAAACTTACAGAAGTTATACTTATTAATATCTATAAAATTATAGAATACCCAATCCTTTACATAACTCCATACATTCTTAAGTATTTCCTCATTCTCTTTCCATTCTTTATCAAATGTTGCCTTTAATTCTTTATCTTCTTCATGACCCTTTGGTAAGTTATTTGGACCATTAGGATTTAAGAATGGAATTTCCTTATTTAATATCTTTTCAAATTCTTTATATAATTTAGTATCTGTTAAAAATTCAAAAAGATTATTTTTATAGTAGATCTTTTTAAGATCTTCTTTAGACAATTTGTTAAAATAATTAACTAATGATTCACATTCCATTAAATTAACATTTTCTACTGGAATCATTGTTTCTGGATCATAAAATAGTTTACTAAATTTATCTAAGATTTTCTCTACAGTTATTTTTCTATTAGTATTTATTTCTGTAGTATATTCTGTTTCCAGAATATTATCAACGTAAACTATAATATCTGAAGATGTATAGAAATGTAAATTTCCTTTTAAGAACTTTTCGAAGGTATCAATGGCAGTCATGATAATTTCTTCACCAGATGCAGTAACAGATTCACCGCAATCTAAGTCTCTAAATATACTACCATTAGCAGTCAACACACCATAATATGAATTCATGATACTAGCTTTATAAGTCTGCTGTTCTGAATCATACCTATTCATTAATGTAGGATCTTCATCATTAATATGCTGGAACTTTAATTTCTTCGCTTCTTTTCTTTTGTTACCAGTATATTCTAACATTTTAGATTCCAAAGCTTCATGTTCTTCATGTTGTGCATATGCTGTTCCATACTTATTCAGTATGTGACCTTTTTTATTAAGGAAAGTTTCTAATTTGTCTAAAGCAACATCATTTACATCTGTACTAATCTGATCCATAAATCTGATATCGTAAGATATATTTTCATCTTGCTTATTTCTTTCTTTAATAATCTTATCAAGTTTCTTTTCTAATTCATATTCATCTTTTTCTGGAAAGGATCTTTTTAAAAATGATAACATTTTAGATTTATAATCCTCTACTTTGTTTGTCATTATTTTATCCTCCTTGTCTGAAATTGTACCATTACAGTACAAAAATATAATATATATTTAAATACAGAATTGTTGGTTTTAGAATTTTTATTTTAGTCTAAAAGAATGTATTAAAAAAATAATGGATTAGTAACAATAATTTATTATACTGATATTTTTATCTAAATATTACAAATTTTACTTCGAAGGGAGCAATTAATTATGTCAAAGTTTTTTGATAATTACAATGCTGATAATGTAATTGAATATATGAATGAAGCATTCGATCTTATTTATGAAAACGCTCATGCTGGTGAAAATACAGCTCTTAATGAAGCTAACGTTATTAAGCTCGATCAGCAGACAATGAAGAAGAAGATGATCCGTAGAGCTGAACTTGCTGCTGCTAAGAATGCTGACGATCCGCTTTTCCATAAGTATATCAAGCACTCAAAGCTTAGAAAGCAGTATAGAAGAGCTATTCACGAAAAGTATAACTCAAAGGCTAACATCATTTATAAGCAGTGGGTTGCTAGAAATAGAGGCAACGACTAATTTTATTTAAATTAAATGTCTTAAGGATAATATCCTTAAGACATTTTTATTCTCAAAAAAAAAAGGTTAAGGATATAATTGATATCCTTAACCTTTTTTATTATATTTATTAAATTATTTATTTATTTATCTTTTTTATATATTTTAATACTGTAAAATACATTTTTGCTATCAGGATATGTTTTATCAATATATTCTTCTACAGCATTTTTTATCTTTTTATATTCGTTTCTATAATACATACGATTAAATAATATATTTCCAATAAGGCATCCAATAAGAGTGCCTATAAAAGTACTAATAATTCTTGCCATTTTTATTACTCCTCATCATTATTATCATTAAATAATGTACTATAAAATATTATATTAAAAATCGTTAATAATATCGCCACTACTACTGCAATGGCGATATATAACTTAGTTGAAGGTATTTTACTAATAATTATTAAATAGATAATATCTAAAGCTATTGGAAACAGTAATCCTATTATAGCAATAATAACTGCAACCATTTTAATGAATACTTTTAAAAATAATTCTTTTATTTCTATTAAAAATTCCAATAGTTCTTTTAATTCTTCATTCATTTTTACACCTTTATTTTAAAAGAATATCATAGTTAGAAAATCCCTTCTTAGATAATGTACCATACTTATCTAACAGAAGCTGATCTTTAATCTTTTCAAATACCAGTGGCTTAGAAATACTCTTACTACAATAATGAATAGCGTCCGGTACAGAGTATAATTCATAATCTGGCATTTCTTTACCCTTGAATAAAGATCTGTCTAACTTCATAAGATTTTTAATTAATAATGCAATATGAATGTAATCTGTCTTAGAATTACTCTCATAAAGTATATCAATAATCTTATTAAATAATTCGATAGCATTATGATTTCTTATAAATTCATTCTTCTCAATAATTTCTTTGAGTTTAAGCATCGGTCCAGAAAGTGAGTTATTATCAACAGAATAACTAAATATGTAATCAAAGTTCTTTAACTTCTTAGCTTTAATTACATACTTATCTAAATCCTTGTCTAAATCATTAAAGAGTAATTCATTTATTTCTGGATTTATTACAAAGTTAATATTATTATCAAGTTCAACCACATTACCATTATCAACAAGTGTAATTGAACTAATTTCATATTCTTCACAATCTTCATCAACAAGGTCTTTACTAAATGCAAATACTACTTTATCGATATATTCTTCTTTAAGAATTAACTTATCAATTTCTATTGTGAAGTACTTAAGAATTTCTGGCTTAATACTTGTAAGAATAGCAGCCTGAAGAAGATGCTTTACAGAAAGATTTGTCTGTGTAATCATATTAGTAATGATGAGTGATGCAATAATTCCTACATTCATATCCTTGTTAAAATTATACATACCACCATAACATTTTTTACAAATACCTGACTTACATGCACAAGTCATCGGTGTTCTAAGATAAATCGTCTTACCGATTAAATCAGAATCATCTTCACTCTTAATTTTCTTAAGATTCTTACCAGTAGATGTTTTTGAATAATATAAATTATTGATGTGCTGTAACTTCTTCTTATTTTCAACAGTAAATGGTATAAGATGCTTTGTTCCACAATCTTCTAAATCTGATACATATTCATCATTAAGAAGAATCTGAAGTTTTCTTGTAAGATATCCTGAATTCTTTGTCTGAATTTTAACAGTAATAAGTGCCTTAAGACAACCTACTGCATTAATATAGAAGTCAGTTACATCTCTTAATCCCATACAGAAATTTGTATCAATAGATCTTGGAATAATTTTCTCTTTAAGATCTGGCTTAAGGCCTATATATCCGAGAACCTGTCCAAGCTGTCGATTATTAATTCCAGCACCAGAAGTGATAAAATTCTTAAATGTGTTTTCTTCATCATTAATTAATATTTCCTGAATTTTATTTACTATACTATGTGTATGATCAATAATTTCTTCTGGTGTTACTACACCATTCTTTTCTTTTATAAAGCTATCTGGTTCATATAAAATCTTTCTGAACTCTTCATTTCTTTTTGCTAATTGTATAAATGAATGAAGATCAAAAGTTGGACCAAAGTTTTTAGTCATATCACATGTTAAATTATTAAGATTGTCTATGATTTCTACAAGAACTTCACCAATCATATCAGGTTCATATCCTAACTGAACGCTGAAATAATCAATACACCAGTCGAAGTATTTTTCAATTTCATTAATATTACTTACATCTGGAAGTATATCAATATTAATTTCTTCATCAAATACATAGAATGGCTCTAATATAATTAAGTAAGTAAGATACTGACCTAATTTAATTTCTCTTGGTTTTTCTCCATTAAATGTAACCTTAATTGGTTCATGTCTTCTCTCTATTTTCTCAGTTATATAGTTAGAGAGTTCTTTAATTTCATTTTCATATACGCTGACATCATTAATTATTCTATCATCAGCGAATAATTCTTTTACATTCTGAATTTCCTCATCAATTTCTTTAATTTCTTTTACATTTTTGTTCTTTACCATTATTTTTTACCCCCTTTAAAAGATAATAAAATATTAAATTAAAAATTTAAATTTTAATTTAATACCTTATAATAATATATATTTTAATTGGATTTTTAATTTTTTTTTAAAAATAAATTTTAACAAATTTATATCATAAATGTATGAAATTTGGAGGTTGAATATGGAAATTTTAGACAAAAGTAATGGTAGAATTTATTTATATCCAACTAAAATTGTTATAGATCCTTATACTGAAGAAGTAAAGCAAATTGAAAACCTATTTAAAGTTTGGGACAATGTATTACATAAATACGTATTCGAAGCTTTTATTAAAGATGGTGATAAATTAATACTTCCTACAGGAGTTTCATTAGTTAAATTAAAAAGTATATTTAGTGATTATAAAGTTGAAGATAAAAGAATGAGTTCCGAACGTTATATAAAAGCTAATAGATTAAATACAAATATAAAGATGAATTATGATTTTAAAAATGAAGAACAGAAAAAGGTCTTTAATTTTTTAAATAAACAGCAAGTAGTTCATAGTCGTAATATGCAGAAGTATATAGCTGTTAATACTGGTTTTGGTAAAACTTTTATAGCTGTAAAATATATAGCATCAAGTCATGATAGACCAATTATATTTGTAGATCAGGAATCATTAGCTGAACAGTGGAAGTCTAGAATTACTGAATATACTAATACTAAAGAAGATGAAATATATTATATTTCAGGAAGTAATTCTATAAATAAACTAATGAAAATGTCTAGTGATGATATTTTAAAGATTAAATTCTTTATTTGTTGTTATAGAACTTTAACAGCAAATATTAAGAATAATAATTCAACTGAAGATATAAGTAAATTATTTAATCAAATTAAAGTTACAGTAAAAATATTTGATGAAGCACATATTGAATGGAAGTCTATCTTTAAAATAGATATGCTTTCTAATTTAAGAAGTATTTATCTTTCGGCAACTCCTAAAAGAACTGATCCATCAGAAGATAAAGTATATCAGAATATATTCCATAATGTAGATAAATATATTTCAGATATATCAAATACTGATACAGAAAATTATCATAATATTTTAATTTATGAGTGGAATTCTCATCCAGATGTTTTATCAGTTAATCGTTGTTCAAATAAATATGGATTTTCTACTGCAAAATATTGTGAATATTTATTTATTAGTAGATATGAAAAATTTAAAGAATTATTATCTGATTTAATATTTAAAACCGTATTGGCAAAAAGAAAGAAAAAAAAGATTGCTATATTATTTGGTACTAATATGTTATTATATCAATTCTATGATGATTTAAAAAATATATGTACTTTAAATAATTATAAATTAACAGTAAATATTTTCAATGGAGATACTAAAAAAGACGATAAATTAAGAATACTGGAAGAATCTGATATTATATTAACAACAGATGTTTCTTTCCAAAAAGGTATAGATGTTAAGGACTTACAGGTTGTTATTAACACAGCTCCAACAAGTTCTGAACCAAAATTAATACAGACAGTAGGTCGTCTTAGAAAGCTTGAGAAAAAAGAAGTATTCTTTATTGATGTAATAGACCTTGGATTTTCATCTATGGTAAAACAGCTAAATATTAAAAAGAATAAAGTATATAATAAAATAGCAAAGAATATTTTTATTAAAGTAAATTAATTATATATTATTATTGTAGTGAATATTGATATATTCACTACAATAATGATGATTAAAGGAGTAGAAACTATGGCAAATAAGAAAGAAAAAGTAGAAAACTTTTTAAATGCCTCTAAGGATATGGACAATTTTCTTGTTGTTTGTAAAGGGGAATTTGACAAAGAACTCAAAAATGTAATAGGTATTACAGGAGAGATGAAAGACAACTTAAGTATAGAATATTCTCCAGATAAGAGATGTGTTTTTCTTCAATATACTTTTCATAGTGAATATATAAAGGAAGTTATTCATGCAACTACAATGACTAACGAAGATCCTAAAGCATATCTTTGTGTTGTAGACTTTCTTACAGAAACTTATTATATTCATAATGAATTAGATAAGATTAGAAAATTCTGTAAAGATATTACTAATGAGTTAACAAAGTATTTTGTAGATACAGAAAAGGATGTGCTTGCTATGCTTGAAGCTTCTAAGAAGTTTTTCTTTAGATTAACACATCCTAGCACACCACAGGTAATAGAAGAATTAAACAATAAGATTTCTTTTACAAAGAATGTTTTAAAAGAGTTTGATCCTGAAGTTAGATTTATATCATCTGATTTGAGTGAAGAATCCATAAAGACATTTGTTGAAGTAATTAAGTATGTTTATGGTTATATGGATCTTAAGCAGATTAATGATCCGGAAGAGGAATGAATATGAGAAAGCTTTTTATACGAGTATTTTATGACTCAAATAATATCAAGAATGCTTCTATATGGAAGATATCACTTGTTTCTGATAAGGCAGATATGCTTTATATAGAGACTCAACATGATAATGTAAGTGATTCTATACCAGAAGGAGTATATCAGCAGTTATTAAAGGATAGCTATTTTAAAGGACTAACTGGTGTAGATAGTAGTATTGGTTCTTTAAAAATGGTAGATTCTGTAGATGGTAAAGAAACATCTGACATTAATATATTTATAAACGATGATAATAAGATCAGAGAAAAGATAAATCAGTTTATAAATACATATTATAATAATGAAGAAATATTATATATCTTCAAGGATTGTTATGAATATATACTGTTCATGAATTATATGAATATTTCTTTAGATAAAGTTAATTATGAAGTTTTAAATCATTATTCCTTAGACAATAAATGTGAAAGGTATAATGAGATAATTAACTTATCAATTGAGAATTCTTTAAAAGAACTCGAAGGAAATGATGAGATGAAGTCTTTATTTATGTATATGAGAATCGTTATTGAGACTCTTATACTTAAGGACTTTTTCACATATATATTTAATAATTTATAACTAGGAGGAAAAATTAAAATGAGATCTATCGAGAAAATTTACAACAGACTGTTTAGTGTAGGAAAGCTTACATTAGAGACCGTAGTCACTAATGGAGCTAAGAATGCTTCGGATATGCGTCTGGATGCATTCAAGTATGACACATTTAAGTCTAATAAGTATTCAAACGTAGATACACTTGATCAGCTGAGAATTAACTCAAACGCTTATTTATCAGTATCCTATAAGGGATATAATGAAAATAATGAGTTTGAAAATGAGGAAGTATGGATTGCTGAAAAATATATTGGCAATTTTAAGGACTTCCTTGTATCAGCTTATGAGCAGATTATTGAGAAGCAGTCTGAAATTTATGGAAAGAATTCTGTAAATCCAGAATACGAAGACTTTATCATTACTACTGGATACGATGAAGAAGGTAATGGTTTCGGATTCATTGATGGTAATGGACATACTATTTATATGTATCCAGAAATGCTTGCAATTCAGGGTGACGATGATACTAAGACACTTTATCAGGGCGTAGTGTTTGTTATTGAAACAAAGGATGCAAAACAGTACGCTATTGAAATGGGTCTTAAGACCCTCTACAATATGAGTCTTATCGTTAACAACTATGATATGACTCTCGATGCAAGACTCACTTCTATAATGGGTCTATTATATCAGAGTGCTAGTGGTTCTTCTTCAGGATCTGTTAAGGCTTCTAACACAAATGTTAGACCTTCAGGACTGTCTAGACCTCTTAAGAGCAGAAATGGAGGAACTAGCCCAGTAGCACCAGCAGCTGCTAAGCCTACTTCTGTAAAGAAGCCTTCATTAGAAAATGCTCTCGACGATATGGAAGAAGACCTTGATGAAGAAGAAACAACAGCGCCAGCACCAAAAGCTGCTCCAGCAAAAGGCGGAAAGAAGATTATTTCTAAGAAGCCTGTTACAAAAACAACAAAGTCTGTAAGCATTAATGACATGCTTAACGAAGCAGACGATGTTGATGTAGATATTGATTTAGATGAGGAAGGTGAAGACTTCTAATGAAAGGACTTCCTAAAATAACTCTTGATCCAGAATTAGAAGAGTTATTGGACGAGAGTTCTAAATTAGAAACTTCTAAACCAAATAAAAAAATAAAATCTAAAAACACTAAAGTTGAAGACATTATTAATATACCAATAAAAGAAGAAGACGATGTCTTCGCTTTAGCAACAAAGAATTTAATAAATAACTCTGGCTTGACAAATCAAGATCTATATGATCTAAAAGGTCAAAGAGATGCTTATAATATGATCTATTCCTTTAAAGTTAAAAATCAATTGGGAATAGATCGTATAAAAGAGTGGGCTAAGATTCTTCATAAGAAGCCTATATTAACATTTGTTGATATGACTGATGAAGAAATCAAAGAGCTCGAAGAAAACGAATAAAAAGTGCCGATAGGGAAATTTCCCTATCGGCTTTTTTTTTAGTCTAATTTATTTAAAGTTTCTAAAGCATAATTATAACCATCTAAATGCATTTCACTAAAATGATTAGCCATTATATATGCTTCTAATTCTTCCTTATTAAATTCATAATCTACTAAGGTATGTTTTTCACCCTTACCGTCTTTATTATATGTGGTATACGTCTCTATAATCCTTACAGTCTTATCTTCTTCAGATAAATATCCTTCATAGAAAACTTCTTGACTACATGTAAATGGACAATCCGGTTTCTTATAATTTCTATAATAATGCTTAACAAAAATTTTTTTCATAAAACCCACATCCCATTCTTATATTTATAAATATGTGTTAAATTAATACATATCTATGTTTATTACTATCTATGCGTTCACAACTAAGTAATGTAGTTTCCTTATGTTCTTTATAATGATCTTTGAAGGTATTCCACATATTGTTAATTTCCTTAGTGTTAGGAATATTCTTACCAGTAAAGTAATAGTTTGGTAAGTATTCTGTTTGTGATTCTAATTCTGCAAAGAGTGTTGGATCATCACTATGAACGCAGTAATCTGTTAATGGGTCATGACCTAAAATAATTCTATCTACTACACCATCAACATCTCTTATAGTAAAGATAAGAACATACATTTCTTCATTTTCTTCTATCTCTTCTTCTACTTCTGGCACTTCTTCCTCTGGGGTCATAGAAACTTCTTCATTTTTCTGTATTGCATATTCTTTTGTAAACTTTCTTGGCTGAGTAGGCTCATCTTTTACACCGCTAAAGCTCTTTATATCTTTAGAGACAGCTTCTAAAGATGTATGAATCATTGTCATTGTATCACTCATGTGATAAATAGTATTCTTAAGCTCTTCAACATATACCTTTATCTGAGCCATTGTCATTTCATCAAGATCTCTTTCAATATTCTTTAAAGTTAACATAAACCATTCCTCCGTTTAATAAAAAAAAAAGGAGTCCAAAGACTCCAAGAAATATTACTTCTTAATTATCTCCCTGTAGATAAATAGGTAAAATATATTATCTATAATGTTGCCTATTAAGGCAAATATAAATAACATATTAAGATCAAACTGTTTAAACATTATGACACTAGCACCAGCCAATGTTGCAATGCTAGATACTATGTTGCTATTATTGTCATAACGTTCTCTACTTTTTTCGTCAGGATTTACCTTAGCTCTCATCCTGACGCCACCACACGCTAAATTGCGAGTAATTAAAGCATAAATCAATATATTCATAATGAAGTATACTTTAAGGTTATGTGAGAACATTGCTATCCCGAATAGAATTATATCTAAAATCATTTCTGACCAAAGAATTATTCTATAAAATCGGAATAGTTTGTCTGAATGTTTATTCCAAATACGACAAAAGATTATTGTACTCAAACAAGCTAAGATACTTTCAAAAGAAATGTATCTTTCGCTAATTACCCGACACATCTCTTGATAGATGTATGGATAACTTAATGAGTAAAATAACCCAGATATGAGATTAGCTACTAACATTAATGTTGATAAAAATCTCATTTTTTTGGCTGATAAATTTTTTGGCATGGCTAGTCCTCCTATTTTCTTTAATTGCCCTTTTCTTTACATTGCCTGTAATACTTACATTTTAGACATTCTTGATGCCTATAATAAATGCACTTAAATATTACTATTGGTAAAGCAAATGCACTCACTATAGTAATCAAAGCTAAAATGCAAAATATTATAAATAGTATATCCACTGCAATTAACCCCCTATAAATATTATATTAAGGATGCAGCTTTTACACTACATCCTTAATACTATTATTATAATATATATCTACTAATAATGTTTAATTCATATTATTAATAGTATACCTTCTCATATGTGGTCTTGACATTCATTACAAGTTCCTTATTAAGAACTTTATCTGTGCCTGTATATGTTTTAACCTCATCCTTTTTAGTATCAGCAAGCTTACTTGTATCAAACCACTGACCGCAAAGAATCTTAGCAATTCTTATACCAGCAAGTCTAGCTCTTGTTTCTACTAAAAGCTGCTTAAGATTTGCAAGAACAAGCTCTGTGGTGAAGTCTTCCTTATGAGAAAGAGCTTCTACAAGATAAGCATCACCATTTGCTGGCTTTTCAACTACTGGTTCATTCTTCTCATTAAACTTAATAGCTGAAAGCTTTGAGAATCCCTTAAGGGATACTTCAAATACTCTCGCTTCATAATAATCAGAATCTGCTACACTTGGTACAGAAGTTGAGATACCATTATAGATACCATTCTTTATACCAAATTCTTCAAGAAGCTTTACCTGTTCTTCTGTGAAGTGCTTTTCTTCATAGGTCTTAACAGTTTCTTTAGTAAGTTCTTTAGCAAGCTTAAGCTGTGCTTTAAATTTGTTCTCCTTACGTACAAGATCAAAGACTTCTTCGATTGTAGCTTTACCCATAGCAGCATTAACAATCGGAATCTTCTTAAGATCAAAGGTTACTGTAGAGCCATCTCCATTGCCTTCTATAGAATGAATGCAGAACTGATAATCCTTAATAAGCTTATCTAAAGTTTCCTTATTAACCATTACAGTTAACTCATCCATGTTTAAGAAACCATCCTTAACAATTGTGTGATTTCTAAATATCTTACAAGGATAATTTTCAGGTAAGTTAACTTTAGCAGCCTGCTTTGGATTTATCGCTACTGTACCCTTAACTTCAAAGCCTATTGATATATTAAGCTTCTTTTCATTATAGGTAATATTTTCAATAGGAGAAGTCATAATGCCTTCATCCTTCTTAAACATATTGAAAGAATCTTCTGTCTTTCTTCCAATTCGTTTATAATTCTCTGTTACCACATATTTATTTTCTTTAGAAGAAGAAAGGAGTGTTAACAGATCGATGAGACAAGTTGCGTTCTCATCAGGAATATACATCATACCTGCTGAACCCTTATCTCTGCTTATATTTCTGAATGCAGCCTTTTTAAGCTTTCTCTTAAACTGTTCACGTTCATCTGGAGTGAACGCATTTATAAGCATATCTGAGAAGGTCTTATCTTTAAGACTATTTCCCAGAATCTGAAGAGCTGAATATCTGTCGCCAAAAGTATATTCAGCGAGAGCCAGTTTATACAGAATACTATCGAGTCTATTATCTGCAAGTTTGTTACCTTCTTCTGAAAATGCATTTTCATTAATTTCGCCTCTTATCAATGCTTCAGTATCATCATATACAACAATGAACTGATTTGTTCTTTTGTCAATATGTGTAAGCTTAATTTCCTCATTATAGATATTAACACTATTACTTGTTAAGTAATAGATCTTAGCACCCGGAATCTTAAGGAGTACATTATCTTTTGTAACATCCTTGATTCTTTCCATATTTTCTTCAAAGATCTGATGATACTCATTAATATCATTAGAGTGAATGAAAATACCGAAGTCTGACATAGAAGCCCATTCATTGAGCTTTGTTTCATTACAATAGTTACCATATCCTATTGTATTAAATGAAATAATCTTATCCTTAATACGTTCAAGGACTTTTTCTACTCTAGCATGTTCTGCTGAAGTAGGCCAAGGAGTTACTGCTTCTCCGTCAGTAAATAAAGTAACTGAGAAATTCTCACATAATGGTGCTAGTTCTTCAACGATCTTTTCAGTTTCTTCAACTGATTCACTAAAACAAGTACAGCCTATAGTACTTTTCAGTGAGTCCAATACTCTAAAGGAGCTTTCCTTATTTTCTGGAATATTCTTAATTCCTTTAAGGACAGTACGATACTGTCCTTCCCCTGAAAACCATATGATTGTATAGTAGTCATTTGCTCCCATCTGTTCTATGGTCTTCTTACAGTCCTCGATAAGTCCTTCTATGTGATAGTGCATAGAACCAGATCTATCAAGAAGCTGAATATGATGTACTTCCTTTGGGATCATAGAAACTTCTTCTTTGTCCTTCTTGTAGTCAAGTACAAATACGTTCTTATTGTCCTTTCCAATAAGTGTGTTTACCTTTGATACTTTTAACATTTGCTATTCCTCCTAATTAAATATTAAATTTTTTGCATAATATTTTATTATGCACATTAATATAATATATAAATATTTTTAAGTAAGAATTTTTTTTTAATTATATATTATAATAGTGTAATTGAACTTACATCAATTATAATTTTATGAAAGGAAGAGTAAAAAATGCTAAAACTAAATTATGTAGGAGATTTGGAGGAAATTAATGATGAGTTAATAAACTCTAAACTCTCATTCACAGATGATATGATTGATAAGATGATTACCATTGAATTGATAATTAATAATCATGATATCTATCATCTAAGAGGAAGAGTGTTAAAAAATTATGGATTTAATCTTGTTATTGTCGAATTTCGAGGATTTACTGAAGGAGGAGGAAATTAATGAGTTATCCTTATTTCAAGGTGATATCATATGATATCTATGAACTAAATATAGTCGAAATATTATTTATTAAAAATAAAGAATATGAAGACAAAGTTAATGGTATAATAGAAACTTTAAAGAAGACATATAAGTTTATACCAAAGTTATTTTTCACAGACAATAAATATATAAATGATGAAGTTATTGTTTGTGATATCCTGTTTAATAATAATGTCGATATTGTAAATGTCGATTATAAAACAGGAGATGAATTTTTAAAGTCTGCAAATCAATATAGCAAATCTTTAAGTAAAATAACTTTCGATGATACAGAAGTAAAATTATATATACCACAATTAAAAGACTTAGAAGAGTCTATATTGATGAGGATATATAACTATATTACAAAATAATAAGGAGTAAAAAACAATGAATAATGAAAAGAAAATGAATGTAATCAAAACAGCAAATGACTACGAAATTTATAACGATAATGAAATTAAAACATTTAATTTCTTACCGACAAAAATCTACACTGTAGAGTTTCATAAAATGCGAGGCTTCTACCTCAAGGAATATGATGGCCTTGATGTCAAAGAAAAAGTTTATGGAGTTCATGAAACTAAGATTAATAAGGTTATGAACTCATTTAAGATGTTTGAAAGAAGCCTTGGTGTAATACTTTCGGGTGACAAAGGAATTGGTAAATCCCTCTTCTCAAAGATGCTCGCTAATGAGTGTCTTAAAAGAGATATTCCAGTTATTCTTGTAAACACGTACTTCCCGAACGTGGCTTCATTTATAGACTCGATTCATCAGGAAGTCATGGTTCTCTTCGATGAATTTGACAAGTCTTTCGGTGAAGTACAGGCAGATAATGGTCACGCATCACCTCAGACAGAACTCCTTACTCTGTTTGATGGTATAAGTACTGGAGACAAAAGATTATATGTTATTACATGTAACAGCCTTCAGAAACTTAATGATTACCTTGTTAATAGACCAGGTCGTTTCCATTATCATTTTAGGTTTGCTTATCCAAACGAGGAGGAAATTAAAACATACTTGGAAGATAAACTTTCTGAAGAATATTATGGAGAGATTCCATCTGTTGTTATGTTCTCTAAGAAAGTAGATCTTAATTATGACTGCCTTAGAGCAATAGCTTTTGAGCTTAATAACGGCTCAACATTTAAGGAAGCCATCGAAGATCTTAACATCATTAACTTTAATACTGCTCTTCCAAGCTACAATATTAAATTCGTGTTTGAGAATGGCATGATTATTAAAAAGAAGAATTTTAGATTTGATATAGACGATGAAGATAATGAGTATTTATGGCTCTCTCCAGATGGATATAGCCTATCAGATGACTTTATCAGAGTATCATTTATCCCAGCCGATAATGAGTGGGATGATAAGCTTCTCACTCATGTAATCAAGGATTCTGATATAAAGACTGAGTGGTTCGAAAATTATATCGATGAAAATGAAAAAGAAAAAGCAAAGTCTATTATTAACACAAAATGTGTTACTATAATCTTTGACAGAATATACAAGAGTACATCGCTCAATTATAGAGTATAAAATAATAACATATAATTAATAATAAGAATATTAATTATACGTATAATTAAAAAATACCCATAAGACCGTAAAGTCTTATGGGTATTTTTTTTTTTTTATGATAAAGTCTGTTTAGTCTTATAACGACCTTCAATCTGGAACCAATACATAATACTATCGAGTTCTGATTGAATATATGATGGATAATTATTCTTACCACACTTATCGATAACGGAAATAATAAGATTAAATATCTTGTATATAGAACTAAAGATTTCTTCAGAGTCATATTCCTTAACAGGAAGTTCCATATCTACTTTAGATTTAGAAGCTATATTTTCTAATTCTTTAGCAGAAGGAATCTTTTCATTTGCTAAAATCATCATCTCTGCAACTTGATCTATATATTCACCAAATTTATCGATATATCCATCCAGAACTTCAACATGTGTTGTATGAAAATCTAATCCAGTAGACTTCCAGTGAAGGATTCTTAGATTATATTGCTGTTTTTGAAGTGCAGCTAATAAAACAAATAACATTTGGATACCTTCTTTCATATATAATAATACAGTGTTATAAAAAAACATTGACTTATATTGTTATATAGAAAGGAATGATACTTTTATGGGTAAGATATATGTTAAAGGAAAAGCATATGGTGAAACCAACGAAGTTATAGAAGAATATATTGAATCTCTTGAACAACAAATAGAAGCCTTAGAAAAGAAAATTAGAGAAAATAATATTGAAGATATAACAACTGTATACTTTGACAGCGAAGATTTATTAAAGCTCAATTCTAAAGCAGATGGCGAAGCTTTCTGTAAAGTAGAAATTAAAGAAGGCGGTAAATCAACAAAATGTTTTGCTACATGTAAAGTTCAAGGTAATACTTCAGCCGGATTTCCTAAGAAAAATTATACAGTCAAATTCTATGAAGATGATACACTTAGTAAGAAATTTAAGATTGATATGGGCTGGGGTAAACAATCTAAATATTGCTTTAAAGCAAATTGGATTGATGCTACACATGTAAGAAATGTTTTAGGTGCTAAAATAATGGGAGAAGCTGCTAAAACAAGACCAGATAGTGATTTTAAGGAATTAATTACATCTGCTCCTAATATGGGTCTTGTAGATGGTTTCCCAATTGTTGTAATGGTTAATGGCCAATTTCATGGTTTATATACATGGAATATTCCAAAGGATGCTTGGCTTTATAACTTAAATGAAAAGAATACTAATCATGTTTTATATTGTTCAGATTTCCATACAGATGTAACAGCATTTAAATCAATATGGAATACAACAACTGACCCTGAATTAGATGACTGGGAATTAGAAGTTGGTACTGAATCTCAAACATTATATGATAATTATAATAGAATGGCTAGATTTATAATTCAGGCAACAGATTCAGAATTTAGAGAAAATATTAATGATTATATTGATCTTTATAGTGTAATTGATTATTATTGTTTCTGTGCTTTATCTTTCCATCCAGACGGTATTACTAAGAATATGATTCTTGTATCATACGATGGCGGTATACATTGGGGTCTTGGATTATATGATATGGATGCTACATTCTGTTTACATTGGAATGGTCAATCATTCTATGATATAGATTCTTATGGTGTAGAATGGGATGAAACAAATAATAGACTTCTTGATAGAGTTAGAAATTGCTTCTCTGAAGAGTTATATGCTAGATATCTTGAACTTAGAGATACTTACTTAAGCTTAAGTTATATTAGTGAAGTTGCTGAGAAGATTAGTAATAAATTTACTGATAAATTAAAGAATCTTGAATTTACTAAATGGCCAGGTATTCCACAACAATCCACTAATACAGTTGATAAATTTAAGGAAATTGTTTATCAGAGAGGTAAGATTGTAGATCAGAGAATGGCTAGAATTGAATGGGGAGAAATTAAAAATCCTGATGAACCATATAGTTTAAGTGATAATCCAATTCAATCTGGAGACGGATGGATAAAAGTTGATGAGGCTATTGCTTTAGATGGTGGTCCTTGTAATTTTGATGATGAATTTGCTTTTTATGGTGATGTATATGTAGACTGGGCTAAAACATATACAGATGATTCAAACTGGAAATATACTAGAATAGCTGCAGCTACAAAAGATACATATAGATATCATGGAGATTTTTGGTATTTTAGTTCAAATAGCCTAACAGCTAAAGGTGATGATTATAATGGCTATTTATTATATATGTCTAATTATATATTAGATGAAAAAAAGGATACAACTGATCCGATAAATACAAAATTTGTTATTTGTAAACGAAGAATATATGAAGATATAGAAGATCATTCAAATGATGAATTTGCAATTCAAATCTTTTTAGATGATGGTAATAGTTTAACACTTCCATGTGATAACCATCAAGATGAGCTTATCAGAGTTCCATCTATGCCATACGATAGTTCTGATCCTTCTGCTCCTTATTCACATACAAATGAATTTTTCTATAAAGCTGGATTCTGTCCTACTGTAGAAAATATTAGTAAATTATTGTATAGAGCAGATGCTAAGAAATCATTAGACCATATAACAATTAATGGCCTTAATATATCAAAATATAGTAATTTAGCAGATAATGAATATCGATTAGGTAATCATGAAGATTTTAAAGAAAAGGATGGTTATAGGTATGTAGTACCTATCACAGCGCATCCATTTGAAGCTCAACCATCAGTAATTAATATAGAAAGATTACCATTACCATATTATGCTAGTGCTGCAGAAAAAGCAAATCCAGGTGCTACAGATGCAAATCATAATTCTATAACATCATATAGTTTAGGTTATAATATTAATAGATATTATTTAACACTTAATTCTCCAGCTTCAACTAAACCATGGGGCAGAGATAGATATAAGATTTCTATTCCAGAACATAAATATACTAAAAATATTAATTTTTTCTTTACTAATACTGAATATACAAATAATACTCCTGTTTATTTAGGAGACTTAGCAAATGCTATTGATACTAATGTTCATTTATTTGATGAGGATAGAGATTTCTTTATCACTTTAACATATAACGCTAGAACATGGGAACATGGATCTGTATTATATCCATCAGTATTACAATGTTTTGATAATCCAACACAAGAAAGAAGAGCTTTAAAAAGCCATATCAAAATATATGAAGTAGCTCCGACGACAGGTATAGATCAAACATTATCAGGAGATATATTTAATGAATCATTACTATCACATATTAATAATGGCAATGAAATTAGAATCGTTTTAGTAAAAAGAGGTCATACATTATGTGCTTTTGCTAGAAATGCTACATTAGGCAGAATTGGTGGTTCATCTGGTAACTTTTTACCGGATAACTTTATTTATAATGCAAATGCTACATTATTAGTTGGTTATGGTGATAATAATCCTAATATGGATTTTAAAGAAATACGTGTTGGTTATGGTTCACTTACTAATGTAGACATCTTATCATATTTAGATTATCAACCAGAGACAGATCTTTATACAAATGGAGATTCATTACCATTCTTTGATGCTTTTGCAAAATTAGATACAAGTATGTACTTAGATGAAAAATATAGTGATGCTAATCTTGCTACATCAAACATTAATACTAATTTAACAATAATGCCATCCAGTCTTTCAGATACTAGAAATTTTGCTATTTTCTCTGAATTTACTATGAATCATGACAGTTATACACAATCAGCAGACTGGTATCCAGGAATTTTCTCATGCTATAATGCTAGAATAAATAACGATACTAGCGATTTAATATTCTTTGGTGTTTGTGATGCAGCAACAGGTAATATAAAAACTTTTGTACTTAATCACAATAATCATTTAAAAGATGAAAATGATAATTTATTAACAAGTACTCCATCAACATTACTTAAATGTATAATATTTAAACGTGGTTGGAGATTAATTGCTATTATACGTAAAGATAATACATTATATTACACATATCAAGATTTAGATTCAGAAAATTATGATCCTAATGATGGTGCTGTATCTCGTCCAACACTTCATGTCGGACATGGTACTGCAGTACATGCTGAAAACTATTATCATAGAGTTAGCGTACAATATGGCGATTTAGAAGATAGTACAATTCAAACATATTTCGGTTCTGATATTAAAATACCAGATGCTTTACAAGCTATCTTAGATGGTGAATAATTTATTTATATTCCCTTAAGACATTTAGCCTTAAGGGAATTTTATTAATAGCAACATCTATTTATAAGTTAATAATTTGTAAAGTAGGTGAAACTAGTGAGATATTCCAAAAGTAAATATTTTAATTTAATATATAATGAAGATGGAGAACCAACACAGCAAGGTATGGAAGCAGCCGGTGGTCCTGGAATGCAAGCAGATCCTAATCAAGTGATGATGGATCCAAACGCTATGCAAGCTCCTTCATTTTCTATGTTAGATATTGAAAAAGATGAAGACAGTAAGACAGATAAGAAATTTCCAGAAGAAAAAGATGGTATTTCTCCAGAACAAGATTTAACTAACTTTGTTAACTATCAAAGATTATTATATTATGATAAGTTCCAAGCAATATTAAAATTAATAGAACAAACAAAAGTCACTTTTAATAATAATAAATATTATATAAATGCTGATAACGTTCCTGACGGGAAACAACATAAGATTATTAACTTACTTATATCTTCTTTAGAAGAAATTGAAGAACAGATAAATTTTTTTTTACAAAAAGGTATTGCTACAGTTAATATTGATAAGACAAGAGCTATATATAATGCTATTTATAAAAAATTAGATATATGCGTTACTGCTTTTGAAGATACTGTTAAAAATGCATTTGTTGAAGATAAAAGTAAAAAGAAAAAGTAATTTTAGAAAGAAGGTAACTATTTATGAAACTTGTAAAGCTTTTAAGTAAGCCTTTAACTTCAGTAGCTGGTATCGTAGGTGTACCTAATGCTGAAGATGTTGTAGTTCCATCAAAGAAATCACTTTTAGTTTCAGATGATCGTTTTACATTATTACAGCATAATCATGTAAAGACATATCTTATTAAAGATTTCTCAGAAGTAGCAGTTGTTAACCTCGGAGACTTTGATAAGAAGAAGACATATGTTATTGCTGATATTGTTAAGCCTTCAGAATTCTCAGGATTTGATCCTTCAGAATATGAAATTGGTGATCATATTTTTGTATATGCTGACGGTCCAGTACATCCGGGTGAACCACCTAAGATGAAGAAGCCTAAGCCGGGTTATGCTTTTACTCCACAAGAATATATTGACGCTCTTAACGAGTATAATACAGCTATGAAGGCTTATACTGAAGAACTTGAAGCTTATGAAGCTGCTGTTAAGGCATTCATTACTACAGGTGAAGCATCATATCAGGAATATGGTTGGCTCATCAGAATTGTAAGCGATACTCAGTATTATGTAATCGCAGACTTCTCATTTGAGACAACTAAGGATACTGCACAGTTTGGTGTTATGGGTAAACTTCCGAAGGAAGTTGCAACTAAGGTTACACAGGCTCTCGGTGGTTTTGCAGCTGACGATTCTATTAAGGGTCTTACTGTTGCTGAAATCATTGAAAAAGCTCTTGGTCTTGAAGTAGAAGAAGAGTTAGTCGGTGAATTCCTTCCAAAAGACGAACCATAATGATTAATTGATTCCCGATAATGATTATTCATTATCGGGAATTATTAAAATAAAAAATTTAAGAAAGGAATGTTTATTTATGAAATTAATTAAACTTTTATATAAGTTTGATACTCCTTTAAAGGAAGATGTCAAGGCATTTTTCCCAAGAGATCTTGAAGAAACTCTTAAAGCTAACTATATATTAGTTTCTGATGCTAAATTCAGACTCTTAGAATTCGCTAAGGTTGGTATGTATGTTTATCATACATTCTCAGAAACTGAAGCTGATGATATGGAAGCACTCTTTGGTTTAAGAGAAGATTACATTATTATTAAGAATGTAGTTGATCCTGCAGAATTTGATATTGATACTTTTGATCCATCAACATATAATCTTAATGACTATATCTTCTTCTATAAGGAAGCGCCAGTAGCTCCTGAAAAGCCAGTAGCTCCTAAATTCCATTCAGGTACATTCAATTATGAACTTACAGAAACAGAAAAGAAGATTCTTTGGGATGCTTATTTAGCAAAGGAAGAAGAATATAAGGCTCTTTATGAAGCATATGAAGAAGAATATGCTACATTTAAGGAAGAAGAATTAGATCTTCCTATCTATGGTTGTCTTGGAATTATTACTAGAAAAGAAAATGATATTCCGGGAACAATCTTAAAGTACTATGATGATAAGAAGCTTCTCATCCTCTTAGATGCTTCATTTAAGACAACAAAGGATGTAGAACAGTTTGGCATCTATGGTAAGATTCCGAATGGTAGACCAACATTAGTATCTGCTGATATTGGTGGTCTTAAGGCTGGTACATCATTAAGAACATGGAACTACAAGGAAATCCTTGAAACAGTATTTGGTCTTGAACCTGAAAAGGAAAAGGTTGGTACAATTCAGCCTGAAGCTGAGTCAGATAAGGTTTCTGCTACTGTTTCTTATGGTGAAGGTAAGACAGCTATCGGTTCTCTTACAGATACAGCTACTATTACAGCTACACTTAAGCTTTCAGAACAGTCAGAAGCTACTACAGTTAAGCTTATGAATGGTACTGAAGTTGTTGATACAACTGCTGTAGCAGATACTGTAACATTTAGTGTAACAGGTCTTTCATCTACTACAATATATAAGATTGTAGCAGTTCATACAGATTCAGAATCTGGTGAAGAAGTTATTGATGCTCAGACATCAGTATCAGTTGTTGTTAACTTTGTTGCTCCTACTGTAACAGGTCTCACTGCAACTCCTACATCTGTTGATAATACTTCTACACCTGTAACATTTGCTGTAACAGTTAAAGAAGGTTCTTCTGCAATTACATCTGTTAAGCTTTATAAGTCTGATAATACTGAAGTAATGGCTATGGCTCTTACTGATGAAGAAACATATGGCTGTGTAGTTAACTCTATTACTTCTACTTCAGGTTATTATGCAAAGGCTGTAGATGCTAATAACAAGGAAGTTAAGTCTAATACAGTTAATGTAACTCTTAATATAGTTGCTCCTACTGTAACACTCTCTGCTGATAAGACTACTGTAACATCTAAGTCTGAAGCAATTGTATTTACTGCTATTGTAACTGCTTCTAAAGCTATTACATCCGTTAAGCTTTATAAAGAAGATGGTACTGAAGTAGGTACAATGACTCTTGATGGTGCTAACTATACTTATACTGTAAATGGTATTACTGAATCTACTGGATTCTTTGCAAAGGCTACTGATGAAGATTCTATTGAGGGTAATTCTGCAGTTAAGAATATTACATTAAATATTTCTGAACCTACTATTACTCTTACAACTGATAAGAACTCTGTAACATCTTCTACTGATTCTGTAGTATTTACTGCTACTGTAACTGCAGGTTCTGGTTCTATTACTAAGGTAGAACTTTATAAGAGTGATGATACTAAGGTAGCTGATATGGTTCTCGATGGTTCTAATTATGTATACACTGTAACTGGTCTTTCTGAAAATACTACATTCTATGCAAAGGCTACTAACTCTGAAGATCTCTTCAAGAAGTCTGCAAACAAGGCTATTACTGTAAATATTACTGCTCCTACTGTAACTCTTGCTACAGCTCCAACATCTGTTGGTAATACTACAACTCCAGTAACATTTACTGCTACTGTAACTAATACTTCTGGTACAATTACTTCTGTAGAGCTTTATAAGAGTGATGATACTAAGGTTGGAGATATGACTCTTGATGGTTCTACTTATACTTACACTCTTAATACTCTCACTGAGACTACTGCATTCTATGCAAAGGCTACTAATAGTGAGACAAGAAGTGGTGTATCCGCTAACAAGACCGTAACTCTTACTATGGCTGGTCCTAATGCAACTCTTACAGCAAATCCTGCATCTCTAACAACTGTTGGTAAAGTAACTCTTACAGCAAATGTAACTGCAGGTTCATCTGCTATCACTCAAGTAGAACTCTTTGATAATAGTACTGCTACTGGAACAGCAATTGAAACTGAGACATCTGGATTTGATGATCTTTCATGGGAGATTCAGGGTGTTGATGAAACCTGTGCATATTCTATTAAGGTAACTGATGCTAATGGTTTAACTAAGACTGCATCTGCTAATATTACATTTACTGTACAGAATCCAGTAATTACTATGACTGCATCTCCTACAACTATTACAACTAAGAAGGATAATGTAACTCTTACAATTACTGCTACTAAGAAGTCCTTTGATCTTACTAAGATTGAACTCTTTGAGGGTGCAACTGCAACTGGAACAGCTCTTGAAACTTGGACAACTGATCTAACAACTGCTAAGACTAAGACAATTGCAGATGTAAATACTAATAAGACTTATACTGTTAAGGTAACTGATTCTAAGGGTAATACTGGAACAGCTTCTGCTTCTGTAACTTATAACTATGTACATCCTGCTATTACTGTAACTAGTGTAACACCTTCTTCTACAGATAGTCCTATAACACCTTCTTCTGTAGTTACTGTTGCAGTTGCATGTACAGCTCAGACAGGCGCAACTGGTTCTACTGTAAAACTTTATAGAAATAGTGTTGCTACCGCTAACCTTATTGAATCTAAAGAATATGCTGCAAGTACTTCATTTAGTGTAAGTGGCGGTCATACAAATGGTGATAAGTTCGTTGCTGTAGTTGAATACACTGCAGATGGTGATTCTTATACAGCTCAGAAGACTTCTGCTGCTATTACTGTAGAAATTCCACCAACACAGGTTTATTATGGTAACTGTCTCTGGACTCCAACGCTTAAAGCATTATTTGTAGCTAGTGACGGTAATAGAGATACATTACCATCTGACTGGACCGATGCTGTTGCTAAAGAATTTATGACAACTACTGTTTCACAAGTTCATTTAGCTAAATTTGCTGCTGTTGCTGGTGAATATGATAGTAATACAAATGCTGAACGTATGACTGAAATGGATAATGATACTCCAATGCAAGCAGCTTATATAGTTCCATCAACATTCACAGTTCATTTTACTCAGAATGGTGCTAATGTAGATAGCTCAATGGTAACTCAGAGTGTTACAGTTGATGGTGTAAATTATACTGTTTATATGTGGAACGGTGTTTCATGGGATAATGTTGAACAGTGTAAGATATACTTATCATAAGCTGTTTAGAAAGGATTGGTATATATGGCTATTAAATGGAGTGACAATATGTCATATGAAGGAAAAGGAAATAACTTTGAAAGAGATTATTTTGAAGTCCTTCAAAATGTATTAGACCCTGATACTGGGGAGATTATTAAAAAAGGTTTAGTAAATGTTTCTGATAGAAAGATGCCAGAAATGTTTATTGCAATGTGTGGAGAAACACAAAAGATTTATCTTTATAATAAATCAAACGATGTTGATCCAGTTTTAGGAAAGTGGAGAGAAGTAGGTTCTGCAGAATTAGGCGGTATTCTTAACTTCAATACTATTGCTGTAATGGCTTTATTTACTCCTAAGTCAAAAGCAGCTTTAGCATATTGTGCTGAAGATGAAAAGACTTATTTATATCTTGTATCAAATGAATCAGATCCTACTACTGGTAAATGGAGAGTTTTCGTTACTGGTTCAGTAAATAAAGAAATGGTAAGATGTATTGCTGTTGATACAATTGACCCTTCAAGTCCACCAACTGGTTATGATAATGGAAATTACTTATATGATTGTACTAATGATAAAGTATATCTTTATAATGTAACATGGATTGAAGATACTCCAGCAGCTGGTCATGATGAATATTCTTTTGAAGAAGTTACAGATGTTCCTTCAGGTACAACTCCAACAGAAGTAGAAGACATTACTCAAATATCTGCAACAGAATCAACTGTTGGTGTATACTATCATGATACAACTACTGATAAGTATTATATTGGTATTAAAACATGGGTTGAAGATACCCCAGCAACTGGTCATGATGAATATTCAGTAACAGATGTTACAGATAACGTAACAATGTTTGAATGTACTATTACCGAATCTTTATATGAAAGTTTAGATAATGCAGTACAAATGAGAGATGTTACATGGTACGTTGACTAATTAAATATATCCCTTAAGGCTATATAGCCTTAAGGGATTTTTATAAAAAACAGCATATTATTATGTAATATATATAGAAAGGAAAATGATATTTATGGGTAAAATTATATATAAAGGTAATGAATATGCAACAACTAGTATATCTGCAAAGCATATAACTGTTGTAGCTATTAATGTTTTTCAAATAGATAAAACTCCTCATGATTATTATGATAATCACAGATCAAAATGGAAAAATGTTTGTGAATATGGTATGGTTGTAAGTAATGTATCTGATGGTTCTTATACTAAAAATGTTCCAGATTTTTTAACAGATGGTGATATTTTTAAAATATATTATGATGCTAGCGGTTCGTCACCTCATTACCGTTATAAAAAATTAAATAGAGAAGATTATATTATTGATAATATTCTTTTTTTATATAATCAAGATACAGAATCATTACAAGGAAATGGAAACGATCAAAGTTTATATACTTGGTATACTAGTAAATCTTATTATGATAAAAATATTCCATGTACTGTTATAAATATTAGATATAATAATAATTCATCACAACCAGATATAGCTCAACCAGGTATTTATTTAAATAATAAAATAATAACCGATCAAATTGATATGGGAAACTTTGGTTTTAATAAAAGAACTAAAGTAGTTTTTACTGATCCATTAGACGGTGATTGTAATTTCTATCAGTATAATGGATTAGTATTTGAAAAAATATTTAGACGATCAAATTATAATGATTCTTTTGAACGTTTTGACTCTAAATTTAGAAATAATGCACCTCCACCAATTTCAGATAATCTTAATGTTGGTGAAATTTTATTTATAAAAGATGATTCATATAGTGATAATGATACGGATATTTCTTTAGATTTATCATTTAAACCTAATGATGTATATAGTGTAATAAATGAATACCATCAACTATCAACAGAAGAAGAAAGACGAAATTCTTATGAAAATGTTATAGAATCTATTGAAAATACTATTCTCAAAATTGATGGAAAGAAAATATTTAAGTTAGCATCATATTATTATAGCCCTAGTGCATATTCTACAGCATACAATTTTACATTTATACTAAAAGATGGATTATCTAATAATACATTAAATGCAATATCTGATTCAGGATATAGATCTTATAATACAAATATTGAAAAAATTGCTTTTTTTAAATTAAATATTGAACACCATAGTCTTAAATCAGATTCTGTTAAAATTAATATATTTAGAAAAGTGCCTATTACTAATGATACTAAATTAGTACCACATAAAAAAAGTAAATATGATATAGGTTCTATTTATCAAACTGTGTCATCTGAAACTCAGATAAATATTTTTGCAGATTATGATACACCAGCTGTAGATATTACAGATTCAAGTAATCCAGTTATTGCAGATCTACATTTTACAATAAATAACACTAAATTAAAACCATATAAAATAAGATCTGAATTTGTAAACTTTGATTTCAATATAGATCCTCCAGTAGATGTAGCTCAAGAAGATAATATGAGTCCTATAACATCTAATGCTGTATATGAAGCATTACAAACAGGTTCGGCTGATACATTTATTGGTACACATGATGAATGGAATCAGAAAACTACTGAAGAAAAGAAAGCATATACTATTGTAAACTTTACAGATGATTATTATAGTGTGGATTCTCAAATAGAAGTTAAAATAATTTATAGTAGTTCAACAGATTTAATATCTCATGATGCTGCAACATCTATTACAGCATCTGCTAATAATAGTCATGTTAGATTAGCCAAAATCAATAATTATCATTATAAACTTATATTTGAAGCTTTTAACTTTATAGGACGTGGTGATGGTGGATATGTAATATTATTCACTATGTCTAAATCGTTAATTAGTAATAAAAAAATTGCATTTACATGTGAATCAGTAATGTCTGATACGGGTTCTGATAAATTCTTCTCTATATATGCAACTACTAATAATGATAATAATGTTACCATAGAATTAAGATCTCCTTCTATAGAAAATAATACTACTTATAATCTTTGTGGAAATCTTGATTTATATCTTAAAGACTAATTAAGAAAGGAGAAATAATTATATGAGTATTGGAATTGTTGATAAACAGACTGGTAATGTAAATACCATTGCAGGTGGTAATTCATCTTCAGTTTTAAATTTACTTAATAGTTTTATTGATTTAAAAGCATCTAATACTATTTCGGCTTTTAATAGAAAATGGGTAGATGTTAATACAACATTATCTACTACAATGCCACAGACTGGATTTTTATTATTCTTTATTAAAAAAGCTAGAGATGGTTATTCTTTTTATGTTGATAGAAATGGTAAAACTGTTTGGAATTATGATAATTTTGCAGGTGAAAATGATTCTACACCAAATGTAAACCTTGTTTTAGGTGAAGCAACTTGTATGATTCCTGTAATGAAAGGTGATACTATTACAGTATCAAGTAATGCTTTAGGTACTACCGATGATGAAAAATATTTAATAACTAACTGTAAAATTTTATATAATAATCAATCTGTATATACAATTGATGGAGATAATATTACTACTACTTTGTTCTCTCAAAAAGTTAAAGAGCTTCAAGGTACATTAACATTATCAGGTAGAAATGGAAATGGTGATGCACTTACATTTACAAATATAGTAAATATGGGTGGATTATTAAAATATGTAGGAACTGGCACAGATGGAAAGAAGTATTATGAAGGTGCTTTTAGATTTTCTTTTGATGTATCAAGTCCTACATCAACAAATAAATTTTTAGATATTAATTTTAATTATTCAAATAATTTTTTCTGTGATGTAACATCTGTTTCATTTGATGGAGATCCTCATAATATATATCTAAGAGGATTAAAAAAAAGTCAAATATCTTTAGAATATTCAGAATCAGATCCATTAGATTCTACAGCTAGAACTATTGAATTAAGATTTACTGGCACATTTTATGTAGAACCGAATCCATAATATTTATTTTATCCCATAAAAGATTATTTTTTATGGGATAATTTTATCTATTATAAATATAACTAAAATACTTTATTATTAAATATTTAAAGAAAGGATGATATTTATGCCAAAAATTTATAAAAAAAATAAAATAATTTCTGAAACAAATGACTCTTGGTATGGTACTCATGAAGAATATGAATTACAAAAATCGAATATTCCTTTTGGTACTAAAATTGTATTTACAGATACGGAAAATAAATCTATAAGCTTTAAACCTATAAATGATGAAGATCCAATATCTCCAATTGCAACTATTGCTGATTTAGGTGATATACAAACTGCACTAGAGGTGATTCTTAATGGATAATGAGAAGACTATTGCTGAGCTTTTAATTGAGCTTAAAGATGCTAAAGATAATATAAAAAATGCCCTTTCTAGAAAAGGTATCGAAGTTTCTAATGATATGACAACATTTGCTGATGATATAGATTCTATAGAAAAAAAAGTTTCTATTCCAATAGTATTATCAAATGGTACATTTACTAGTGTAACTGCAGACTATAATTCAGTTACTCATGAATATTCAATGCCAGATATTTCATTTTTAAATTGCAATGATTTCTCAGTTACAAATGTTGAACTTCCTTCTGAAGTTACAATACTTCCTGATAATTGTTTAAAATTCTGTCAAATTACTAGTATTGATTTATCTAATATTAAAACAATTGGAAGATATGCTTTAGCCAATACTGCTATTGCAACTATAGTTATACCATCAACTGTAGAAAAAGTAGATGCTTATGCTTTTGATAATTCTGGTTTAACATCAGTTACTTATGATATCACTTCAACTGCTGTAGATTCAAGAGCATTTACTAATACTGTATACTATACTAATAAAATGGCTAATGTTACTGATGAATTAGTTGAAGGTAATTCACTTATTGTGGTAAAACCTGAAGCAATTGAAGAAGGTACTTATACAATTCCAGAAGGTGTTACTACTATTGAACCAGGTGCTTTAGCTGAATTAGATACTTTAACAGAAGTTGTAATTCCAGAAGGTGTTACTACTATTGGTAATAATGCTTTTGAAGATACCGGTTTAACATCAGTTACTTTACCTTCTACTATTACAGAGATTGGTGAAGATACATTTGCAGGTTCTAGCTTGACTGGTTCAGTTACTCTTCCTGTTAATGTCGAAACAGTCGGTGAAGGAGCTTTCGCTGGAACAAATATTACACAAGTATTAACTGATCCAGAAAATCCTAATGAAATTGAATTCGGTATTGATGCATTTAAAGATACACCTTATTTAAATAATATGGGTATTACTGCTGATGGTGGTGCTTTAGCTGTTACATCAGATCAAATAACTGATTTAACAATCCCTAGCACTATTAAAATAACAAATGTAGATACATTATGTAATACAACTAATAATACATTAACAACTATTACTCTTAATGAACCTATTAATTGCATTAAATCATATGCATTTGCAAATATTCCAAATCTTGTAAGCTTTACTTGTCCTTCTGTAGATATTGTAGAGGCACATGCATTTGATGGAAATACTGCATTTACTGCATTTAATGTAGGTTCGTGTAAAGAAATTCGTGATTATGCATTCAAAAATACTGCTATTGAAACATTCGATATTCCTGAAGGCTTAGAATATATGGGTAATAATGTATTTGATGGAAATACTTTATTAACATCTTTCTTAATGGATAGAAATAAATGTATTAATAAAATGGATAATGCATTTGATGGTTCTGCAATAGAAAGACTTAGAGTTAAAGTAAATACTCTTAAAAATACATTTATAACTAATCTTACATCTTTAACAAAATGTGAAATCATTATTGATAAATTTCCGCCTAATTTTGGTGCTCTTGGTAATTTAACTAATTTAGAAGAATTAGTTCTTAATTGTAAAGAAATTGATATGAATTCATTTAATAGATCTTCATCTAATACTAATGAATTATCTATTGAATTAATAAATGTTGAAAAGATTGGTCCATCATGTTTCAATTATGCTATTAACATGCCTAATGAAACATTTTATCTTCCTAATAGTTTAAAAAGTATTGGTAATGACTGTTTTAAAAATGCAATCGTTAATAATTTAAATATTGGTAGTGGTTTAAAAGAAATAAATAGTTTTAATAATTTAACAGTACTTGGATCAGAAGGTCTTACAATTCCTTCCAATATTAAAAAAGTTGGAGGATTTATGGCACTTAATACTTCTGCATTGACAATTGAAAATGGTGTAGAAGAAATAATGTCTGGTACTATAAAATTTGAATTTGCATTTAAACAATCTACTGGCTTTACAAGTTTAAATATCCCTAATAGTGTTAAAGAAGTAGGTTATGGTTCTTTTAGTGGGAATACTACATTAGAAGATGTTTCAATGTCAGAATCTACAAATCTTGGAAGAGATGCTTTTAGCGGATGTACTAGTTTAAATACAATTATAGACCAGACAACTCATACATTACTTTTCTTGAAAATAGGAAGTACTATTCCTGATGGGGTTATTAAATTAGGGCCTAGATCTATTAAATCTTATACTGGTGATGCTCCTGCGTCTGTAACAGTTCTTGGTTTTAAATGTTTACAAAGTTCAACTGGTGATATAAACTTTTTAGGTAATGTAACACGAATTGAAGACTACGCTTTTTCAAATTCTACCATGACTGTTAGATTTAAAGGTAATATAATTCCTGATACTACATATTTAGAATATTTTTCTCCATGTTTATCAGATTTATCTTGTCAGCAATCAGATAATAATAAAACTTGGAATACTTATGTATGTCAATATTATACTGACTTACAAACAGTAGTAGAGCCAGGACAGATTATAGCTGGAAGTTTATTTAAAGTAATTGATAATTTAAATAGAGAACCTACAATTGAAGATCCATTTGTAGTTGAAGATCCTGAAACCGGAGATTTATCTTGTCAAGTACCTGAAGGCGTAACTGGTATTGGTGATATGTGTTTTATGAAGTATCAAAAAGCAGTATATCTTCCAAATTCAGTTAAAAAGATAGGAACTTATGGTGCTGTAAATGGTAATATGCATCTTAAAGATCCTTCAAATTCTCAATTAGAATATGTAGGTTATGCAGCTTATACTAGTAAAATGAGTATGTCTAATGGTAAAGCAATGAGTGGTTTGGATGTTGATGCATTCCCACAAACTAATAATCTTTGCACTTTCCAAAATGATAGTATAATTTTTGCAGCATCAGGAAATAAAGGTATTGAAGGATTTAAATTTCCTAAAAGATTACATATAAATATATCATCTAATCTTAAAAAATTTTTTGATACATGTATAGAGGATGAATGTCATTTAGAGTCTACGGATGGTAGTCAATTTTATATCGGATCTGGCAGTTGTTGGTTTATGATGAATAATACTGATGGTACAAGTTCTGGAAATATTTGGTTTGGTATTAATAGAGGACAAAATATAACTCTTCCTGAAGAAACAAATATATACATACCAATGTATAACAGAGGATCTACATCTATATCTTTTAAATCATTTTATAAGAATATTCCTACTGATCCAAAATATAAAGATTATATTACACCATTTGCATTACCAAATAAATTGTTAGAATGTACTGAAGATAGTACTGGAACACTTACTCCTGATAGAATAGTATTTCCAGAAGGTCATAAAGTTGTATTGTCATATGCATTTAATAATTTATATAGTGGTAACAATGCTAATATAACTATTGAAAAAGCTCTTAATATACCAGAGATAGTATTATCAAGTACTATTGAAGAGATCAGAGGTAATATTTTTGGTGTAGCTAAAAAACAAACAAATAATGGACTTTCTAATACATCCGCTATTTGTTATATTAATAATTTAAAACCATTTAAGATACCTGCTAGTTGTAAGAAATTATGCACTGCAGCGCTTATTGGTGCTGGTGGTTTTATTGGTATTGATTTTAATGATAAACTTGAATATATAGGAGACTATGCATTATTCAATTGTGGAAGTATAGTTGCAAACTCAAATACTGATGATATAAAAAATGCCATACTTCCTATAACAGTTCCACCATCAGTAACTTATATAGGCGATTATGCATTTGGTAAATGTGGTTATAAGAAAATTGAATTCACTAATGGTAATGCAGTTTACGGTAAATATTTATGTTGGAATGCAAACAAATTAGAAGAAGTAATTATTCCAGAAGGTGTTACCGAAATTCCAGATTATGCTTTCTATGGTTGTACTTCTTTAAAAACTGTTAAACTTCCTAGCACTTTAAAGACTATAGGTATTGGTGCTTTCTATGGTTGTACATCATTAGTATCTATTAATATACCAGACAGTGTAGAAGAATTAAAAAATACATGCTTCTATGGTTGTACATCATTAGACTTAATCCATATACCAAATTCAATTAAAGTAATAGGTGAAGAAGTTTTTGTTAACTGTAATGCTTTAGATTCTCATGTATTTGAGTTACCTAATTGTATTGAAAGTATAGCTTCTAATGCTTTCAATTTAAACGGTACAGATACTTCCTCTACAAAAAAGTGTTATATCAAAATAGATAAAAGAACTAATAGCGTTATTAATTCACCATTTGACAATGGAAGAAATCTTAATGAAGTAACATGGCTTAGAAACTAAAAAAAAAAATATCCCTAAAGATTATATAATCTTTAGGGATATTTTTCAAAAGTTATTATTAATCATTAATCTTTTTATAAAATAATTTATAATATTGTATTTTATTAAAAAGCCTTTACCAAAAACAGCTATTTATAAAATATATTGAAAGAAAGGAAAGTGATATTTATGAGCAAAATTATCAGAAAAGGTAACATCTTAGCTGAAAGTAATGACACTTGGATGGGTACTAAAGCTGAATATGAAGCTGTTAAAGAAACCATACCTTTTGGTACTAAGATAGTTATTATTGATGGTGATAATAAAGGTGTATTCTTTATGCCTGAAGAGTCTATTGAACCATTAATTCAAACTGGTACAAAGGGTGATCCAGGTATAGGTATTAGAACTGCTAGTGTAAATCAGCAAGGTAATCTTATATTAACATTAACAAATAACACTCAAATAAATGCTGGTAAAGTTGTTGGTGCAGACGGTGCTGATGGTAAAAGTGTAACATCTGTTACAAAAACTAAAACTGAAGGCTTAGTAGATACATATACTGTTACATATACAGACGGTACTACAAATATCTTCACAGTTTCTAATGGTGCAAATGGACAAGATGGTAAAGGTATAAAAAGTGTTACAAAAACTGCCACTGTAGAAAATGTAGATACATATACTATTAAATATACAGATAATTCTACAACTACATTTACCGTTACAAATGGTATTAATGGTGCCACAGGTGCAGCAGGTAAAGGTATAAAGACTATTGCAAAAACAGGTTCATCTGGCAAAATAGATACTTATACTATTACATATACTGATAATGCAACAACTACATTCTTAGTTACTAATGGTAGTGATGGTAGAAACGGTAATGATGGTGTTGGTATTGAAAGTATTGCTTTACAAGGTCATTTAGGAAATGTAGATACTTATGTAATTCAATATACTAATGATACTTCAACTACATTCAATGTTACAAATGGTATTAATGGTGTAGACGGTAATGATGGTAGTGATGGTATTTCTATTGTTAGTGCTGTTGTTAATGGACAAGGTGAACTTGTCCTCACATTAAGTGATGGTAATACTATTAATGCAGGTGAAGTTAAAGGTAAAGATGGTACTTCCATTAACATCATAGATAGCTTAAGTAGTTCAAGTCAGCTTCCTTCAACAGGACAAGTTAAAGGTGACTCTTATTTAATCTCTGGTGACTTATGGGTATATACTAATAGTTCTGATCCAGACGCTGTTAATGGTTTTAAAAATGTAGGTAGAATTCAAGGACCTACTGGTAAAGGTATTGTAAGTGCAAATATTACTGATGGTAAATTATATTTAACATATTCTGATTCAGCAACCCCAGTTTTAATAGGCGATGTTAGAGGTGATACTGGTAGAGGTATTTCAACTGTTGCCAAGACTGGTTCCGCTGGTTTAATAGATACTTATACTATTACATATACAGATGCAACTACCTCTACATTTACAGTAGTTAATGGTGCTAACGGTGCCACAGGTGCTGCTGGTAGAAGTGTAACCAATATTGCTAAAACAGGTAGTGCTGGTTTAGTAGATACTTATACTATTACTTATTCAGATAGTACTACATCTACATATACAGTTACTAATGGTGCAAATGGTGAAGACGGCCAAGATGGTGTTGGCATTGCTTCTTTTGAAAAGACTGGTTCTGTAGGATTAGTAGATACATACACTATTACATATACAGATGGTAATACTGATACATTCACTGTTACTAATGGTGCAGATGGTGAAGATGGTTCTACAGGTGCAACTGGTGTAGGCATTGTTTCTGTAACAAAGACTAATACTTCAGGATTAGTAGATACATATACTATTACATTTAGTGATGATACAACTACTACATTCAATATTACTAATGGTGCTAATGGTTCTACAGGTGCTGCCGGTAGAGGTATTCAAGGTATTGCTAAAACAGGTACGGTATCAAATGTAGATACTTATACAGTAACTCTTACTGATGGCACAACTACAACATTTGATGTTACAAACGGTACTAATGGTGCAAACGGAATATCTGTTACAAATGCGACAATTAACTCTAGTGGTGAATTAATCTTCACATTCTCAGCTGGTGATCCTGTAAATGTAGGACGTGTTGTAGGTAATAACGGTGTATCAATTTCTAGTATAGCAAAGACTGATACTGAAGGCTTAGTAGATACATATACTATTACATTTAGTGATAGTACAACTACAACATTTAATGTTACTAATGGTGCAAACGGTGCTGCAGGTGCAACTGGTAGAGGTATTCAAGGTATTGCTAAAACAAGTACTACTGGTTTAACTGATACATATACTATTACATATACAGATAACACTACATCAACTTATACAGTTGTTAATGGTACTGTAGGTGCTACTGGTAAAGGAATTGCTGATATTTCTTATACATCAACTTCAGGATTAGAAGATACATATACTATTACATACACAGATGGTGATACTGATACATTTGTAGTTACAAACGGTGCTGCAGGTGCAACTGGTAGAGGTATTGTTTCTATCACTAATACAGCTACAGAAGGATTAATTGATACATACACAATTGCTTATAGTAATGGTACAACTTCTACATTCACTGTTACTAATGGTGCTAAAGGTCAAGATGGTGCTAATGGTGCAGATGGTGATGATGGTAGAGGTATTGTTTCTGTTGCTAAAACAAGTACTTCAGGATTAGTAGATACATATACTATTACATATAGCGATAGTACTACATCTACATTCACTGTTACTAATGGTGCAGATGGTGCATCAGGTGGTATTGTACAACGTTATGTACCAAAGTATGCACACCGTGAAGGAAACGATGTTTATTTTGAAGCAAAGATTGATCCAGGTTGTGATTATGTATTCGATACCACCTCATACACTTGGACAGGTTTACAACCAAAGGATTCAAATGGCTCTAATACTCGTGGTGAAATAGCTCATGGTCCTAATGATACAAGAGTTGCGTTTACCGCAGCATCAAATGAAACTCAATGTCAAATGCGATTCTATCCGGGTGTCGGTGTAGAATTTGATCAAATTGATTGGACAAAGATTTCATTTATTAAAGTCGGTGAAACTGCGGCTGAATGTTCAGGTCATAATGCTGCTGATATTGAACGACTTGATGGTTCTGCAGTAATGCCTCCAAAACAATCAACAAATATTATTGATATTCTTGAAGGAGCTACACAAGCAAATCCTGTTAAGATTACACTTATGGGTGACTCAATTACAAATGGTTACTCTGCAGATAGTGGTAAATCTTGGGCTGCTTTATTAGAATCATATATCGAAAGCAAGTATCAGTATGTTACAGTAGTAAATACTGGTGTATCTGGATGGAAGAGTTCAGATGCTGTATCAAATCTTGAAACTGCATTACCATCTGGTACAACTGTTGCAATTGCAATGTTTGGTACAAACAACCGTCAAAGCCAAGCATATATGGATGCATTATATGGTGACTACACCACAATGTACAATCGTGCTAAGAGTATGGGTGCTAAGTTCATACCAATGTGCTGTACAGCAGAAACATTGGTAAATGAATCAATCACTGCAAAGTATGTTGCAACAATGGATGCTGTTGAACGTATTATCGCAAAATGGGCAGTGGATCATAATATGGAAATGATCAACCTTTACGAAGGTTTACTCAAGTACTGTAATTATGATTCGGATAAGTTTGATAAGCTGTTCAATCAAACAGAAACAACAACTGTCGGTGGTCAAACATATCCATTTCACATTCATCCGAATAATGATGGTCACTACATCATGTATCGTTTGATTTGTGAAGCTTTAGGATGCAATGCGCCAGTAGCTCAGTATACAGCACCAGTTGGCGGTGGCGGATCAACAAAATACTTACATAGAATATATCTCTATAGAAAAGGATACTATTATGTCGGATTTGATTTATATACAAGTTCAGATACATCATTCCAAGGTGATACTCAGGAAATGTTTAATGCACTTGCTGCAGAATTCACAGCTCAAAACTTTACTAACTTCTCATGGAGAAGTATTCCTCATGCAACTGGTTGGTATAGAGAAACATCTGATGGTACAGCTATTACAATTGGAGCGATATACTATGATGGTACTGATTTCGTTGGTATTCGTGAAGGTGTTTCATTAACAACATTTAATAATGCTACAATCAAGCTCACTAACATGAAATCATTCACTACTGCACCAAAGGGTACTATATTTGATAATAATATCATAGCCATTGGTTAATGAAGAGGACCTTCAATAGAATTATCTTCTAGATATATTTACATTAATAGTTCTTATTTAATCTAAAAAAATCCCTAAAGACTATATAGTCTTTAGGGATAACTTTTTAAGGATAAATTGTTACAAGCTTTTTAATTACTCGTTTTTCAATTTCTCTTTTTTCAGTTTCTACAACTTGTACCAGTACGATGGTAAGTTCTTTTCCTTTGCTTCCTGGCAGTCTACCAATAGATAGCTTATTTTCTTTAAAATTCTTATTTCTAAATAAGAAATCATCAGCTCGCCAGTCTGTATCAAACAATAATTCACTGTATATTGGTAATACTTCTTTAGTCCAAGAACCACTCCACTGGAAGTTTTCACTCTTCTTTATAGAACAGAATACATGATGATCTGATTCTACTACTTTGCATACCTAAGATTTCGTATAGTCAAACTATTCATCATATTAATTTCTCCGTTATAGTTTCAAATAATCCTTTACTTCTAAACATTTCAAAGTATTGAGTTAAAAGATTTTTTCTTTTTTCATCATCTTTTATATTAAGTAAAGGTATACAAAAACGCTTAAAATGTTCAGCATACCAATCTGGTTGATCCTCAAATTTATTTGGATCAAAATTTTCTAATAGTTCATAACCTCGTTTACTTGCATCTCCATCACCTATCATATCTTTAAGTTTTTCAATATGATCTAGGTCTTTTACATACACATCCCATTCCGCTAGGAAATATGGAAATGCAAAATTATTGCATTCTGGATTATTAATTAATTCATCCATATGATTAGAGATGCAGTTTGCAAAATCATCATCATTAAAATCTTCATCATCAAAGATTTTATAATATTCATCCGTTAATCTTTTATCATCTGGTTTATATACAGATAATGCCGCTATTTTAATTTTAGCAGAATAATCCATAGGTGTATCTCCACCCATAAAATGACCGCTCCAGTATCCCATAATAAAAGTCCTCCTTTAATATAATTATTTTCTTGGGATCATAGAAATAATATTTCTACATGTATATAATATATATGTGAAAACCGTATCAAATGTAGATATTGAATATATATTATAATTGTGTAAAATAGAAACATTAAGTGACATGGACAGGTCACTATAATAAAAGGTCCATCCATAAGGAGGTTATATTATGGATATGACAATTACAATAACTACAAAATGCGATGAAAGAGAAGCGAGATACCTCTCAAAAGCGGCAGCTCGCGAGAAGGCACTTGAAGCTCTTAGACTTCTTAACATGATCGATAACAGAATGGATAAATTTAATAATGATTGGTCTGATATTGAGCAGGCTAAGACTTGTATCCGTTATGCTCTTGATCATTTGGATTCAGCTTTAGGAGAATAATCCTAAAGCTGAATTAGAAAAGTTAACCCAATCCGGATATGGTGAGGGTTAACTTTTTTAGTAATTTTTTTTAATTATATATTATATATGTGTCGATAAAAAGACGTTATTATTTCAAGGGGAGGAATAGCAATGTATAATTATTACTACTTATTTAAAGATGGTTAATAAAATTTATTTTTAAAAAACATTATCAACATAAAAATATTATAAGGAGTAAAAAACAATGACAATTAAGGAAATAAAAAATACAAATAAGGTAATATTAGAAATAAAAGATAAAGCAATAATGTTACCAAAAGAATTAGGTGAATACTTAATAAAAACTAATGGATTAAATGATTCCAATATAGTAATCACCGAATCTACAACTGGCGTTAAAACTCTTAAAATTAAGAGTTTAACATACACTATCTTAGATGATGGTGAAAAAGAAAAGGTGTTAAATCTTTACAAAGAAAAGTTTAACATCAAAAATATAATAGAAAATAAAGAAAAGAAGGAAGAAAATAATATGAAAGTAAATATTCGATTTATGAATCCTAAGAAGGATTCAGAAAAGACAAATCCGTTTAAGAAATTTATACTATCAATCATTAAACCAAAAATCGTTGATAGAGAATTTAAAGATTTCACAGAAGTAAGTTCCGTAGTCTATGATGCTCTCAAACCGTTTATGACGGACAACTCTAAATGGACTATTGAGGATAACACTAAGGCTGAAGGTCTTGTTATTAAAAATGAATATAAGAAGGAAGGCAGAGAATTTCCTTCTCATAATATCTTCTTTATCAATAAAGTTGAAGAAGATAAGACTGCTGAAACTAAGTAAAAACAATTAAGTTTTTATATGATCCCATAAGACAATATGTCTTATGGGATTATTTTTTTTTTTAACTGTAATAAAATATTTACTTGAATATATATTATAATTATGAATATTCAACATAATAAATCATGAAAGGAGGTGATATCATGTTTGGATTCGGTAGTACATCTACCAAGACATCTTCCAAGAAGAAGTCCGGAAGAATCTTTGGAGGTAGCTATAGCTATAGCTCTTCATCTTCAAAGAGTTCAAGTGGTTCTTCTTCAAAGAAGACTAAGATCACTTATAAAAAGAAGAAGTAAAATTCTTCAAATGAGATGATCTACTCTGAATAAGATTCCGAGTTGGTTAGCTTGGGAACAGAATTAACTAAAAAAATAATTCCTTATATGAGGAGTTATTTTTTTTATTTTTTATAACTAAATATATATTATAATTATACTAAGGAGGAATTATTATGAAAAAGAAAACTTTAAAAGAATTTGAAAATCAATTAATATCTATAGATCCTGAATATTCATTAACTGAAAATAGTGTATATATAAATGATTCAACGCCTATTGAAATTAAACATAATAAATGTAATAATATTTTTATGATGAGACCGGGTAAATTTATAGGAACTAAAAACACTAAAGGTAATAGATGTCCATATTGTTTTGGAACTCCTAAGAAAACATTAGAAGATATTAAAAATGAAGCATTAAATTATAATTGTGAAGTATTAAGTAAAGAATATATAAATAATAAAGAAAATTTAACATTTAAATGCTTAGAATGTAATAATATATTTGAAATGCCTTATAATAGATTTTCTAAAAAGGATATTGATATTAAATGTCCTGAATGTCGTAAGAAGAATAGAAAGAGTAATAAGACTGCTAATAATAAACTTATTATAAAGAATACTGATTCTATTAATAATAAAAAAGAAGAAATTTTAAATTTTATAAAATCAATATATAATGGAAATATTAAAATCGATTTTAAAATTAAAGAGTTTAAAATTGATTTTTATATCCCTGAATATAAAATAGCATTTGATTTTGATAATTTATATTATCATTCAGAAAAATTTATATCTTCTAAAACATATCATCTAGATAAAACTATATTTTGCAAAAATAATGATATAAGGCTTATTCATATTTTTGAAGATGAATGGGATAATAAACAAGAAATAGTTAAAGATAAAATAACTTATTTATTAAAAAGATGTAATAATAAAATATATGCTAGAAAATGTGAAATTGTTTTATTAGATAAAAAAGATAAAGGAAAATTTTTAAATGAAAATCATATTCAAGGAAATGATTCAGCTCAAATAAGTTTAGGATTAAAATATAATGATAAAATTGTAGCATGTATGACATTTTGCAAACAAAGAATCTGTATGTATAAGAAAACTAATAATACAGATAAAAGTAATAAGTATGAATTGTCTAGATATACTACTTTAAAGAATCATTCAGTTATAGGTGGTTTTAGTAAATTATTTAAATATTTTATAAATAATTATAAATGTGATTATATTATAACTTATGCTGATATGAGATGGTCATTAGGAGATGTATATGAAGGATTGTTAACATATTCTCATACTGCAAGGCCCGATTACTTTTATTTAGCTCCAGAAGATCGAACTAAAAGATTACATAGATATCAATTTAGAAAAACATCTATTAAAGAAAAATTTCCAAAAATATATTCAGATGAAAAAACTGAACGTGAAATGATGTTAGAAGCTGGTTATTTAAGAGTATATGGTTGTGGTAATTTAGTTTATACATGGGAGAGATCTCATAAAAATTCAAAATATACTATTAATGAGGTAAGAAAATATATCAATTCAAATAAAGATTATGAATTGATATCTACTGAATATATTAATTATAAAGAGAAATTAAAAATTAGACATTTAGATCATGAATTTGAAATGTGTTTTGATTGTTTTAAAAATCAAAATCAAAGATGTCCAATTTGTAATGGTACTAAAAAATATACTATTGAAGAAGTTAAAGAACTTATACATAAAACAGATAATGAATATATTTGTATATCGGATTCATATATTAATAATAAATCTAATATAAAAATTAAACATTTAACTTGTGGATATATTTATGAAGCTAATTTAAATAATTTCTTAAATAAAGAAAATAGATGTCCAAAATGTAAAAATATTTCTAAAGGTGAAAGAGATATTATGAAATTTTTGGATAAATATAATATACCTTATGAATATCGTTATAAAGGATTTAAAGATTGTAGAGATAAACGTACCTTAGAATTTGATTTTTATCTAAAACAATATAATCTTTGTATTGAATTTGATGGAGATTTTCATAGAGTAGAAGGCCGTTTTAAATCCATAGATACTTTAGAAAAATTAAAATTGCAACAAAAGCATGATAAAATAAAAGATGATTATTGTGAAAACAAAGGAATAAAATTAATAAGAATTCTTTATAGAAAAGATATTAAACCAACTCTTATTAAAGAATTAAATTTATAAAAAAAAATCCCCTAAAGACTGAAGTCTTTAGGGGAATATTTATTTCACACGGAGATTTTTTTTACATTTCACACGGTGATTTTATTATACTCTGTCGTAAACAGAACCATCGTTGTTCTTGATAATTACCTTTGCAATGATCGGAACGAATTCTTCAATCGTGTCACGCTTTGTGAGCATGATTGAAGGAACATTCTGGTTAACAGTGTTAAGGTAGTTCTTAACAACGTTGAATGTATATGGATAGTATTCAAATGTCTTGAACTTATCTGTAGTTGGAACGAAGAACATTGTGAGTTCGCCCTGCGGAATAAGATCTGAAGATATGATTGTGTACTTATTTGCTCCAGAAATAGCACCGATAGAATACTGTACTTCTACACCATTTTGCTGATCGTTAACAGAATTGAATGACCATGAAACATTAGGGAGAATATTTGTATCAATCGGATTACCAACGATTACAAAGTAACCATTATAGCACTTATAATCGCCACGCATCTTAGTAGCAAGGAGATCGAAGAGCTTCTTAAGTTCATTGAGCCATTCAGATGGATTCATAGCGAAGTGACCTGATGGATAAACGTTAAAGCTCTTTCTATACTGAGCCTGAGTACCAGCATAAGCTCTTTCAAGGAACTGATAAATTCTCTGGTCAACCTTTTGAGCACATACGTTTGACATAATGTCAATGAGTTCTGCTGCACCATCAACCTGATACATAGCCTTAACATCCTGAAGGAATTCAAGAGGTAAGCTTGACTCGATGTGTTCGCCAACGCCGATTTCGATATCTCTCTTGTCGATTTCGAAGTCAACATTAGTAGCCTTCTGATGTGTTTCAGATGAAAGGAATGCCATTACACGAATCTTAACAGCACGACCAGACATTGATACGAATTCAAGGAAACCATTTTCAAGATCTACTGAACCGAAGATAGTATCCTTTGTAGAAATCATAGCACCCGTAGCATCATATTCTGTGAAGAATACATCAGCATAAAGTCTTCTATAGAGGTCAACCTTTGCATTAACCTTAATAGGTGTAACAACAACTGTTGTACCGTCAGCCTGTACTACTGGATAGTAAACATCAGTAACTACAAACTTTCTATCAACAGCATATCTAGCATCATTTGTTGGATGCTTATGATCAAAGATCATTGAAGCTGTGAAGAGATTGAACTTTTCAATCTTACCACCAACACCAAGCTGGATTTCACCCGGAATTGCAGCATCAGCAGCAGTTGGGTCAGCTTCTACAGCAGTTCTTGTAACTGGAGTAATAGCTGTAATACCATCCTTAGTGATTGTAGCCTTTGCAAAGAATTCACCAGCTGGATCTGTAGGATCTGTAGCAGGATCGAAGTCAGGGTTCTGAGCGAAACCTTCATTCATTGGAAGCTGATAAAGTTCAGCAAGTTCATTATCATACATGTTAAGGCATTCTGGGAGATAGTGCTTTGTCTTACCATCTGCACCAAGAATATATGGCTTCATGAATGCAACTGAGAAAGCTGGAACTGTAACAGGTTCTGTAGGGATAGCATACTTAAGTGAAAGTCTAGCCCAAAGCTTTACAAGAATAGGCATTGTAAGTGAAGCGTAAGGCTGTACACCTTCAAGAGATTCTGTAAGAATATTTTCTCTTGTAGAATCTGCCATTTCCTTAAGCTGAGCCATTTCTGTAGCTTCGAAACCTTCACAAAGATGATTCATGTAATCCTCGTAAAGTACGTTATCTGTAAGAATATCTTCAAAGTTCTTACCAATAATATTGGTCTGATGTCTCTGAGCGAAGTAATCTTGAGTTTCATTAAGACGTCTTGAGAAAGCGTCTGTTGGTGAAGATGTAGTCATCTTCTTCTGATAAATAACACTCATAGTAATTCACCATAAGATGTAAAAGTTACATCTTACTTTTCCTTTCTTTAAATTTAAGTAATAAAAATCAACTAAACAAATTATAAATTATATAAATAAATTTAATAATAAAATTATGTTAGCAATATTAGTTAAAAGGTTTAGTAACTATCTTAGCAGCAGTCTTACCAAAATGTTCACCAGCACCTCTTAATAAAGAAGTTCTAAAAGCTTGCTTCATATCATGAGCATCTTGTTCTTTTTCTTCTTGTTCTCTTTCTTTTTTCTTAAGATATTTAATTTTCTCTTCTTTAGTCATTTTATCTAACTTTTCTGCTTCTTCTTTAGCTTTCGCTTCAGCTTTTTCTTTCTTAGTCTTTTCTCTCTTTTCGTGTTCATTTTTAACACCATTAACTGCAGACTGAGCGTATCCAGAAATAGACTTCTTAATACCTTCAAAATCAATTTCATTTAAAGGTGTTAATCCTTTAGATTCCATCATAACACAATATCTGCGATATGATTCTCTCATAAAGTCTTCATTATCTAAAGATTCTAAATAATTAAATACATCTTGTTTTGAAATATTAACAAGTTCCTCACAGAAAAGATATTTGTTATTCTTAGCTGCATCTAATTTATTTTTAGTATATTTACTATTAATAGAAGCATCATTACTAGATTGTCTCATTTGTTTCTTAGCTACTTCATTTTGTTTATAATGCTTAAATCTTTCTGCTAAACCTGCACCATCATGAGTTTTTCTACTATGAATATCGGCTGCAACTGCACCAACTGCAGCAAGTTTAATTAAACCTTTTTTTAAAGAATGCTTACCAGCTTTCCATTCTTTATATTTTTTAGGTTCTGTATGAGCAGCTTTACACTGTTCTACGTATTGCTTATAAGCTTCTCTGTCAGCTGATTCATTAGTATAGAATGTATAATTTTGTAATTCTTCCAAGGTAAAATTATTAAAAAGTTCTTCTTCAAAGTGTCTTCTAAAGAAACCTGTAACACCACCTGTATTTGTAGCTATACGTCTTTTTTTAGCTTCTCTTTGTGCATCAGCTTTAACTTCATTATAATTTTGATCTCTTGTAATATCATCTATACGTTTATTACGTTTATATTGTTTAACTGCTTGTTTTTTTGCATCTCTCTTAGCTAATTGAACGTTTTTCTTAAAAGCAGATTTATTTGCTTCTTGTTGTATATATTTTTGACTACTATTTGGATCAGTCTTAATCTTATGGTTTTTATACATATGTCCAGCTAAAGCACCTGTTGCTAATACACCAACTGCACCTTTTATAAACTTTTTACGTTTTTCTTCCTTTTTCCAACCTTTTTCAGATTTGACAGCTTTACCTTTCATAATCTGTTCGTTTTTATAATCAGTGTATAAAGGATTTTCTTTCTTTTTATGTATACCATGTTTTAAAAGACCATCATCATCGTCATCATTCTTAGAACCTTCAAGAAGATAGTCTTCATTATAAAAATCATACATGTATTATCACTTCCTTTTTACTATATGTTTAATAATATATAGTTTTTAGTTATTAAAAGTACCATCAGTTTTAGCTAATGTATTATCAATCTTTTCACGCACTCTACTATAAGGTTCATCTAATTTAAGTTCTATATTTTTAATAAGACTTTTATCAGATGACATCGTCATTAACTTTTCCATTTCATCAATTTGATGTTTAATTTCTGCTTTTTGTTTACTTGTTAAATTACGTTCATTTTCAGCTAATTCTTTTTTATACAAAGCTAGTATTTTTCTACATCTTGTGATATGTGTTGGATGCTCATCTACGAAATATTCACCCATATATAATAAAAATAATGAACGTATTTTTGATAATACAGCAACAACATCAAAACTACTAATTTTTCTCATATTTTCTAATGAAGTATATAATTCTTTACCATAACCATGTTTAGCTGCAAAAGCATCTGCATATTTTTCAGCTTGATAGCTCATAGAATGTAAACCTAAAGATGCAGCATCTTTAAATAAAACTCTTATTAATAAAATAAATACAGTAGCAATAAGTATTCTTAAAGGTGAAATTATCATATTTATAAGAGATGCTGTATTACTAATAACTTCTCTTAAAGAACCAATAACTTTGTTAAATGCAGTTAAATTTATATGAAGTTTATCACCAATTATATCATAACTACCAGGATTTTGTAGAAAAACTATAACCTTAAGTATTTTTTCATGATATTTAGTAGGAATTAAATCTTGCATTTTAGAAAATCCAAATTGAAGTAATAAAATTTTAATTTCTGAAATATATTCTATAATTGTTTCATTTGGATTTATTATAAACTTAAAAGTAGAGTCTAGTAAAGCATCTACAAATCTTCCAATATGAGTACTTAATAAATATTCTTTTGTTGTATAGAAATTATGACCTACTTCATGAAGAAATACAGCCATTAATTCTTCTTTTGTTAATCTACCATCTAATAATGATGGATATAAATAAACATTTATACGTTTATTTTTAGAATCTTTAAATTTAATCCCTTCATTAGTTTCTACTACATCATAATTATCTTTAATTGCTAAGTTAGACATATTCTGCCAACCTATTGTAAAAGCTTGTGAATATCCATAATTACTACCAATATAAATTTTTATACTTTCAAAATTAAATAACTTACAAAGCTCTTTTTCAGCGTTATGTATATTTTCTTTATATTTATAAGGATTTTCACCATTAGAAACAGCTTGTATCAATGTTCCCCATAAATCATCTTCTAATTTTCTAAGTATTTCATTTTTGCCATAAAAAGCTTCATCTAAAATTTCAATTGATTCATTAGATGCTCTTAAATTGCCTATTGCAGACAGTGTTGCTATACCACTAACACCTGCAGATGCTATACCAGAAGCAATATAACCTTTAACAGCTTTATTTAATTCTTTAATTCTATTATCTTTCCAAGTATTAAAAGGTTCTTTACTTCCAGAAAGTTTATATAATTTTTTAGCATCACTTAAATTATGTAACTGTTTTAATTCTTTTTTATATTCTACTATTTTCTTAAAAGAATATACACTACCAGCAGCACTCATACCGGCCATTGCTCCCAATCCAGCTACATTTCCATATTTACTTTTAGTAAAATTTGCATCTGGTCCTAAAGCTGTAATAGCTCTTAATGGTTTATCAGAATCAGAAAATATATTAGCAGCTCCTAATCCCATACCACCAGCAACACCGGCATTACTATATCTTATAGTCTTTAACTGTGCGTTAAGATACATTTTACGATCATTAAGCCATGTATTATATGGTTTTCTACTACCAGAATCTCTATATAATATTCTAGCTTCTTTAGGATTTGATAATGTTTTTAATTCTTTCTTGATATCAGACATTTCTTTAATGTTTCTAACACCTAATGAAGCGGCTGTACCAGTCATTATCATCCCATATGTTTTCTTATCCATAAGAACAATGCTCCTTTCTCATTAAAATATAATAATAAGTTGAAAGCATTTTCTATTATTATATGAAAGAAGATAATAAAAAGAAGGTAATCCAATTACGGATTACCTTCTTTTTTAGTAAATTATTTAATATTTTATATGTACCGAATTATTTTTTATTCTTCAGCATATTCGACTTCTTCACCATCAGATGTGTAATAATTACCATCTGAACCAAGCCATACATCATTTTCTTCATCGATACATTCTACAAGGTTAATTCCTTCTTCCTCTTCAACTTCCTCTACAATAGAAGCATTAGTAACATCACTACCAAGATCCTTATCAAGATAGTTTTCTGAATTAGGAATAAACTTTACATAGTTTTCTTTAACAAGTCTTGCAACTTCCTTCTGAAGATTCTTATTCTCAAGGAACTTCTCTTTAAAAGTCTTTAGTGTGAATTTAACATCAGGACAACCTTCGAGATAATAAGCTCTTGGAGATCCCTTAAGAAGTCCTAATTCCTTAAAGTTAGCAAGGTTAGATAAAATATTATCAAAACCATTTGCCTGTGAGAATATCATTTCAAATGATCTACCAGCTTCATTAGATCTAGATTTAACAAATTCACCCTTAACAACAAAGCCTTTAATTCCATATGTATCCTTTTCTTCAAGCTTTGTTGATGTTGTGCATCTAATGATATTATTTGCTAAGTACAATATCGAACTGCCTCCAGGAATACTTTCCATATAAGTCATATGAAATCGCTACTTTCATACCGTTCTCTTATGAACTGCTCTAATTTTATATATAGTTAGAGATAAGACTATATCTTCAGACGTATATGGCTAATACGTACTGCTCCCCATTTCGATTTAATCAGGAATTACTAGATTATTACTCTATACCTGAACCACTTGGCTCTACTCTACTCCCTTCTTCAATCCTTCTTAGGATTTATGGTTTCGATAGTCGTTGAACTTTATTATTTCTTCACTTAATTCTTGTTCTATTGTTCTAAGATTATCTAATATAATTAAATTATAACCAAGTTTTTTTGCTAATAATTTCTTATTATTATCAATTTTTATTCGTTGTTCTAAATCTTTATCTGTCATACACCATTTTTTCTTTCTATGTTGCTCTCCTTGAAATTCAATTAATAGATTAAAATCTTCAATATAAAAATCATATGGTTTATTAGATAGATATTTATTAGATTTAATTGAATAATTATAAATATAAGAATAATTATTTTTTATTAAAAATTTTTCAATTATAGTTTCACCTATTGATTTATTAGAACAATATTTACATTTTACATGCCTATTAATAAATGAATCATATGATAATTCTAAAATATGATTACATGGTAAGTGTTTTATTTGTAATAGTTGTTTACAATTATCATAATCTTGTTTATTAGAAGTTAAAATATATTCATTATCAAATTCATTTATAATTGTATCTAAATTTTCTTTAATATATTCTTTTTTGCCATTTGTAGTATTACAGCTACATTTAGGACAAGAAATGTTACTTTTATTAGATAAAATATGTTGAAATTCTCTATTAAAGATAAAATTACATTTTCTACATTGTAAAGAAACTTTATCTTTATTTGAATTTGGTATTTTAATTATAACAAAATCATCATTTAACATTTTAGTTAATTTATCTATAGCTTTGTCTTTTTTACTTTTAACGTGATTACATATAGGACATCTATTTCCATTTGAAATAAAATTATTAGGCTTAATTTTCCAAATATAACCACATTTATTATGTTTACATGATATTTCTGTTGAATTATTAACATAATTTTCTAAAAATGTATAATCATTTCCAACTAAATTATAAATTTCATTAATAAATTCTTCATTTGTTTTCTTTTTAGGCATTTAATCACTTCCTTTCTAGAGAAGTGAAGAAATAATCTTAGCTGCTGATTGTCTTTAAATAAAGAGTTCCCAGCAATTAAAGGAGTTTATACAGGACTCAAAATTCCGTTAATCCTGTTTAAGATAGTTAATGGCTGCCTGTGTCTTAGCAAAAGCATTAATTTCAATCTTCTGTGTGATATGGTTAATAGCTATTAAAGTAATATTACCTCTTTCAAGAGAACCAGCAATTCTTTTAATAACAGCGTTATTAACCTTTGCGATAGAAGTTGCTGACATTGAACCACTAAGCTTTTCTTCTTCAGAGATATCTTCAGGCATCATCAATGCCCAGCTATCTAATAGAATAACTGTTGGTGGAAGCATATAAATTGGATTACCCTTACTATCTTTTTTACCAGTATCTATTTTAAATTCATCATAATTTTCAGGTGTATTCTTAAGTTTATCAATAGCCTTTACAATCTTGTAAATAGATTCTGAATAGATATTTCTCTGAAGTATCTTATACTTTTTTTCTATAACTTCATCTGACCATCCTGAGAGAGTCTTAATTCTAGCATAGTTAGTTGCTCTTTCAAAGTCATAATGGAATACAGAACCGTTTTCATAAGGAGCTACCATAGCACAAGCCATCTGAATAGCCATTGTAGATTTACCTGAACCTGACTTACCGATAACAGTGATAATTTTACCACCATCAAATCCAGTAGTTACTTCTCCTTTTTCAATTCTACCATTACGATAATCCATAACATCAATACCGCTTGAGAATGTAGGTGTATATTCTACTGACTCACCAAGGTTTTCTTTTTCAATTGTATTGTTGATTAAATCAAATAACATAATAGTACCTCCGTAAAATTGTCTTAAATTTTTTTAAATTATGAAAAATCAATTTTCATATTTCTATGTTGAACCTAGAATTTTTCTTTTAATTTGAAAATCGTATTAAATTGAGTTTCTGAATATATATTATAATTGTGAAGAAGAAACATAAGTGACATAGACAGGTCACTATAATAAAAGGTCTCATAATAATGGAGGTATTTATTATGATGTTAGCTAGCAAATATTCAAGACTGTTTAAACAGGGTACAGTAGTTTCCCCTAACGAGGAAAACTACACTCTTAACAAAATGTTCCATCCTGAGCTTAAATTTATAAAGTTCAAGGATGGTTCATATCTTGGAACAAACAGTTCAGACTTTGAGTTATTAAAGAAAACTGTTTCTGCTGAAATTGCTCGTGAAAAAGCTTTCGAAAAAGCAAAAGAAGCCGCTGCAAAAGATTCGAAGGAATCGAGATATGAATATATCTCATTGGTTCTAAGTAAGTATTCGTCTGAAATTAATTTTGGAAAAATGAATACTCATGAAGTTGAAGTACTTGTGTACTCAATTTCAAATAGGGAAGACTTTGAAGTAGCCGTTTTGAATGCATTTGGACTGATCTAAAAAAAAATCAGGTAATTCACATTAGTGGGTTGCCTGATTTTTTTCGTAATTTTTTTTTATTTATATATTATATATTTGGTTATAAACCAAATTATATTTTAAAGGAGGAAAATAAATGACTAATTATAACCATATTATTAAAATATTAAACGAAGTGTTTGAAAAACAACTACGAGATATATTATATCATAATGTAGGCACTTATCGAAATGAAAAAGATTCTAAAGAATTCTTTGGAATTGATAAACCAACGTTTTCGTCTAAATGGGGTTTCCCAAGTAATTATATTGCAAATAAATACAAGACTTCTTTCTGTAAAGAAGCTAGTATGTTAGAAATGCAAATAATTGTTAAAGGAGAATGTGCTTTCTTGGTGGTGGAAAAATGAGAATTGTAGGTTTAATAATTCTTGTTATAATATTATTTACACTTATAGGTTTATTAGTTTATAGTGTAATAAATGATATTAAACAGGAAAATGAATTAATAAAATTCTATAAAGAATAAATAAGGAGAATAGATAATGAAGAATAAAAAGTTAAAAGAATTATCTACTATATTACTTAAAGAGAAAAATTCACAGATATCTTACTTACGATTTAATTTAATATTAAATCAGATAAAAATAAAAGCTTCGATAAAATGGAAAAATAAATATATGAGTGAGTTAAATGATATACGAGAATGTATAGAGAGCTCGTCATTATATAGATTAATTATAAATTCTGCATATGGAATTTTATGTAATGAGAAAAAACAATCTAATACAAATTATTATAGATTTAATGAAACTATCGTAATTGATTCATCAGTATTCGAAGGTACAAATATATATTTGGTACATGATGATAAAATCTTTGCTCAGTTATCTTCCTCACTTACTGGAGTATTTAATGTTGAAGAACATTCTTTAGAATCAGAATATCCAGATTTAAGGTTCAAACCAACCATATATCTCATAGATATCAAAGATTTTAGAAATTTAATAACTGAAGAAAATTATGATGATTATATCACTGATATAAGAATCTTCAGTGAAGAAAAAGAATTGGAAATTGTAAAAGTTAAAAAATATGTTAATAATCATGATATAACTTTAAGAATAGATGTATCTGATTATATTAAAGCATATTTTGATACATTAATGACGTTAGGAGGTGAATAATAATGGTTGACCCAAGAGGATTTAATGAAGTCGAATATTTAATATATTCATGTAATGATCACAAAGATATATGTGAAATAATTAGAAAAATTAATGAATTAAGAAATAAAGCATATATCAAAGAAACTGAAATACATAAAAATAAAGAAAAAGAGGTTATTGAATGAAAATAACGATAACTTTAAGAATTGATACTAATATAAATAAATTAAAAAATATAATTAGTTCTATAGAAGAAAATAACCCAGTAGGTATAACTAAATTAAATATAATAGTAGAAAATGTTACACTTACTAGATTATATAGAAATATGCGTGATCTGGAAAATTTATTTTCGGCAATATTTAATAATAAAATTCATCATATTAAATTTACTATAGTAAATAAATATAATAAAAATGAAAAATATACAGAAATTATTAAACATGTAATGTTTGTAGCTGATTCTATTCAAGATAAATTATATCTTGATGGATTAAGAATAATTAATCCAGTAGCATTTTATAAATTATATATAAACGATACATTAGTTATTACTGCTAATGAAAATACTCCAATGAGTAACAGTGTATATTATCAGTTTTTCTATAGTGATATTCCATTATTTAATATGGAGAATGCTTCAATAATATTTGATAAATCTAAGAAATCAATATATTTTAATAATGTCAATAATACAGAAGCTGCAAATTTTATATTAAGTCATACGTTAAAATAATTAAAAGCCTCTAAGAACTATATCTTAGAGGCTTTATTTTTTAATTAGTTAATTAGGAGGAATAAACATGGATTACCAGAAAGCCAAGGAATATTTACTTAAAAAGAAAAATATACAAGAAGTTAAAGACTTCTTAACAAAAGCATCTGAAGCTTATTATAATACAGACTCATTAATACTCTCTGACACTGAGTATGATGAATTATATAAAGCTTATGTAAATTTAACAGGTGATAAATTTATAGGTGCTAAACCATTAGAAGGTTCTAAAACTGTATCTGTAGAGCATGATTATGATAATCTTGTAGGTACTCTTGATAAAGCTAAGAACCTAGAAGAAGTAAAACCTTTCTTAGACAGATATAGAAAGATAAAACTCGAAGACGACTTATTTATGCAGCTCTCTTTAAAGTTTGATGGAAACTCTGTTACAATAGAGTATGATAAGGACGGAAACCCTAAGAAAGCTTTAACGAGAGGACAAGATGGTAAAGGAAAAGACATCATTAATGTCTTTAAAGATGACAGCATAAACATGAATGGATTTAATCTCTCTATGCTAGATTCTGAATTTGCTATTAAATATGAGATGATTACTACATATAGCGATTTTGATAAACTATGTGAAGAAAATGATATCTCGCTAGCTAATCCAAGATCAGCTGTATCGGGATTATTAAATAAGAATGATGGTTATAAATTTAGAAAATATATAACTATGATTCCTCTTGAAATGAGAGTTAAAGAAGAAGGCTTTGCTTTCGATGACAGTGGGTATAAAAAACTATATTTTGATGAAATAGAGGAAGCTTTCCCAGAGAATTATTTTAATAAATATACAGAATTAACATGTCCTAAAGATCTCGATAAAGCCATGAAGAAAATTGAGGAGTACTATAATCATGTAAATGAGATAAGAAGTTCTCTCCCATTTATGATAGACGGTATAGTAGTTCAGTTCTTAAATAAGGAGATTATTGATGAATATTTCTATGATCCGAGAGGATTTGTTCCTCAATACTCCTTTGCAGTTAAACTTCCTTATCTGGAACATGTAACAACTGTTACAGATATAGACTATTGCTGTGGAAATACAGGACGTATTACACCTAGAATATGGTTTGACCCTGTAAAGTTTAATGGTACTACACATACTAAACAACAGATCTCTAACTATAAGAGATTTAAGGAGTTAAATCTTGGTGTAGGTAGTAAGATAATGGTGTCTTATCATAACGACTGTTTATCGTATATCACCAAGGTAGATAATCAGCCTAAAGGTATTAAACCTTTTGAGTTTATCAAGACTTGTCCTTTATGTGGAGAACCTATTGAAATAACTGTTAATGATAAAGGTGAAACCACATTAGCACAGTGTGTTAACGATAATTGTATAGGACGTCTTAAAGGAAAAATAGAAAACTATTTTAAGGCAATGTCTATTAAGGGTATTAAGATGAATACTATAGATGAGCTTTATGATAATAAGATAATAACTGATATAACTAGTCTATATAGTATTGATTATAAAAAGGTAGCAAAGTTATTAGGCCCTAAGATAGCTCAGAATATTCAAAAGGCTATTGAAGAAAAAGAATACTATGACTATGAGATCTTAGGTTCTTTATCTATTAACGGATTTAATCTAGAAAGTGCAAAGCTTCTTTGTAAAAAATACTCACTAGATGAAATCATAGACTTCTATAATGAAAACAAGCTTAAGACAAAAATGCTTGAAATTGAAGGCTTTGCAGAGATTTCTACAAATTACTTCATAGAAGGTTTAAAGAATAATGAAAGTACTGTAGAGTTCTTATATTCTAGGGGCTTTAAGGTATACAAGGATAACTTTAAAGATGTTAATAACGAAATTAATATTTGTGTTACTGGATGGAGACCTGATCCAATGCTGGATATTAAGTTAACAGCTAATGGATTTAAGGTTAAATCTTCAGTATCTAAAAAAGTTAATATACTTGTTTATTCAGGAGAGCCTGGAGCTACGAAGACAAACAAGGCTAAGGAATTAGGTATAGAGATGATGTCTAAAGAAGAATTTCTTAAAAAATATAATTTAAATTAAATATATATTATTTATATGTCTAAAGAGTAATTACTCTTTAGACATATTTTAAATACTTAGGAGGTAAAAACAATGGAAGAAATTTATGAAACCGACGAGATGACAGAAGAGGAAATGGATGAATTTCTAGATTATCTAGAAGATCTAGAAGATGATTTTGATATCGATGAAAAATATCATCCAAGAGAAGACGATGATGAATCTGAGGAAGATTCAGATGAAGATGAAACACTAAATAATAAGAATAATAAGAAATATGAAATAATTGAAAAAGCGAAAAAGAGTGGTTTATCAGTATTGAAATCAAACAAAAACAATGATATGCCATTAGCACCATCAAGTAATGGTTCATCGATTAAAATAAATAATAAAGATGGTGGATCAGTAGAAATTCCAAAAGATGTTATATTTGATGGGTTCAGTACATTAATGAACCTTGGTAAAGAAATAGGTTATGAATTTTATAAAAGACAATATTATAAAAATAAATATAAGAAACACTAATTAAAGACAATATCATTAAAAAAGAAAATAATGAGAGTAAGGTATAATATTATACCTTACTCTCTTAATATATTTTTTTTTTAATTATTCTTTAATGAATAAATAGTAGACTCAATTAATGTAATAATTTCATCACGTTCTATAGTAATATCAAGCCCTAAACCATTACAAAAATCAGTTAAATAAATGATTACATTCTCAACAGTTCTTTCTAAAGCTTCAGTTTGCTTTTCCTTATCAAAAATACCCTTCTTCTTTAATTCGTTAACAAATGTCTGATTTGTTTCATTAACACAATGAAGTACTGTTTCATATAAGAAATCTCTTATTTTAGCACTATCATTAAGTTCAATATTATCATTAATCTTTTCTGTGACCTTATCAATCAGTCTAGTTGTTGCAAAACCAATAATTGCAATAATAATAACTGATACAAGTCTAATAATTGAAGTCATTACTTCTTCATTAAATAAATCTTTAACAGTATCCATAGTTAAATCTCCTTATTCTTGAATTAATAATTCGTTTGATGATATAATATTATAGAACTCTGGATAAGAAATATTTATAATTCTTTCAATAAATGTTTCTGGTGAACTACCAACCATTAATTTCCAGCAATCCATAAAGAAGTCTGGACTTATGAGATGTTCAATGTGTTTATAAACAGAGTTATAATAATTTATAGCCCATTTGCTTAACTTATTAACGTCTTCAGCTTCTCGGTCATATAAGACTTCTATGCAATAAAAATATAATCTAATCCATACATTGGTAAAATGTGCAAGCTGTCTTTGACCTTTTTCTACACCTCTGTTTTTACATTCATCATATACCCATATCATATTCTTTACATAATATTCTATGCTCCAGAAATAATATTCATGACCATTTTTTCTAGTTATAGAAGTTTCATTATAATGCCATATATATACTACTTTATCGAGGAATTTGTATTTATCCGTTAACATCCTAAACAAAGTAGTGAAAGCATTATCTTCGTTAGCTCTTGTTGAATTAAAAGTAATATTGTTACTAATTAAGAAGCTTCTTTTAAATAATTTACCAAATACCCAAATAAAGTTCTTTTCTCTTTTAATTGTAGAACCATCTTTTAATTCTTCAAAGGCTAATCCAGAAACCATATTAAGAGTATTATCTGCTTTAATTTCTTTATATAAAACTTTAATTGATGTATTATCATATAATTCATCATCAGAATCTATAAAAGTTATATATTCACCTTCAGCTAATTCTAATCCTTTTTTTCTAGCTAATCCGGGACCAAAATTAAAATCAAATCTAAAATATTTAATATTAAGACTCTGAGAATAAAATCTAATAGTATTATTATAATTAATATCTGAATGATCATCTATTACTATAACTTCTATATTCTTGTAATCTTGCTTACATATACTGTTTAAACATCTTTTAAATGTTTCTATCTCAGTATTCCATAAAGGGATTATAATAGAAACTAATTTATTTTCTTCATTATTCTTTTCTTGTTTCATATTTATTATATCCTTTCATTTATTTATTTTATATAATATATTTTTTATTTATATATTATTAATGTGTATAATATCAAAGATATTATATAAAATAAATACACAAAGGGGATGTTAAATTTGGTAGGATGTTTATATTTTTATGATAATAAATATTATATACCAAAATCTGGAGAATATTTACTCGAAGAAAAAGAATTAGATAAGGAATTATTATATAATTATCTATTCAGACAAAATAGTAAAACCTTTACTGAAGAAGAAAGAAAACTAATTGAAGACATTGTATGGGTAAATACACAAGAAGCAGAAAACTGTACAATGAATAATAAAAGAATAATAGAAATTTTAAAAGAATATGATGAAGAATTAGAGATAACAGATAGAGAAAAATTCTTCAAAGAAAAAATTGAAATTATTAACGTTAGACTTACTGTAGATTATTATGATGATAATGCATTAGTTAAAAATTCAATAGATTGTAATAAAATGATGGATATTGATTCTATGTATACTGAATATGCTGTAGTATTTGTTGATAGAAACGATAATTTTTATATAACTGATAATGATTTCAATAATATAACTAAAATTAATCGTAATACTGAAAGAATATCACAGTTAGAATATAATATTCGTATGGGTTCTATTAAAAGTCCATATATAAAACCTATATACTTTAATGAAAAATATAAAGATAATCCAACTTATCAAGATCCATATGCATATGGTAAAAGACATGAATTTGTTGTTAATAATAAAAATATATGTGATTTTGATTTTGTAAATAATTTAGATAATGATAGTAAATATGTATCATATATGCCAATTAATAATAAAATAACTATTAATGACAATATGATTGGTTATTGTGAAATTTTAAATGATATATATGAAAAAATTAATAAATCAAAAGTAACTCAAAGTATATTAGAAGATGTTGAATTTATGCTTATTATAAATAAAGTTACTATTGATTGGAATAATGATAATAAAATTTGTGATTTAAGTTTTTCATTTTTAACTTTATTAGTTAGTTATATTAGAGAAATTGAATATGTATATAACTACTTTGAAGATAGATTTGAATATAAAACTTATTATAATCCATCATTTACTAATAATGGTTTTATGTATATACCAATTAGAAGAAAATATATATTAAAACTTGAAAAAGTTTTTAAAGAAGATCTTATTCCTAACTTTAACATATACAATAAAAATATATCTAGATCTTTTAATTTTAAAGATATTAATAATTTAGGTAGTAAATATTTAGATATTTTTATTAAAAAGATAATATTATCATCATTTCC